GTTCGGGGCGCCGGACAAATACATGCTTTGTCCCGCGATACCGCGGATACCACGTGACTGAATAGAGGGACGGGGGGTGACCATTCCCAGTACCGAGAACCCCACCTTAACCGCACCCGTGCGTTTTACCGCATCGTATTCAACCCGCAGCACCCCAAAGGACAACCCCATGGTGGTGTAACGTCCCTTGTGGGTTTGCTCCAGTTCTTTTACCCAACGGGTATAGGCTTCCACTGAAGATTCCCCACGGGTGAGGCGTTGAATCTTCAGCAGCAGGTAGCCGTTGGTAGTTTTGTCTTTGACCAGACCGTAATAGTGTCCTAATTTCATCGCTTCTACTCACAGGTTAAGGGTTTACTACATAAAGGCAATACAGCGCACGCCCGCGTGCACGTGCTCCACGCGGAACAGTCCGTTGGGCAGTTGATTGATAAGGCTCTGGGCGCGGGTCACCAGGTTATGTTCGGCATCCGAGTCGGGCAACGCCGGCAGAACAAACACGTGTTGCCAATCGTTGCCCTCACTTCCCTGGTAGTGGGAGGTCATCACGGTTGGAATATCTGACGAGGCAGCAATCGCTTCAAATTCAGTGGCGCGGTCGTTAAGCCAGTCAAACGGAACTTCACCCCAACCGTACAGTTCAGTCAGCAGGGTCTCGCTCAGGTTTGCGCCGTACAGGTTCAGTTGCATGCCAGTTGTTCCTTGATGTGGGCCATGGCGTGAGCGAAAATGTCGTCCGGGGACGCTTCGCCGTTAAGGTAGATGACGCGGGTTTTGCCACCGGAGATATGACGGACAAAGGACTCCGCGTAGTCGTAGGCCGAAGCAAATTCGTCTGCACGCAACAGGACCTGCTTTTCGATGTCATCCAACGCACCCCGTCCGGCAGTGCGCTTAACCGACGTTTCCCCGCTAACGCGAATAACAAAGATAATGTCCGGGAACGGGATGTTGGCTTTCTGATGAATTTCGGTCACCAGATCCAGCTGCCCCCCAATGACCCCCTGGTACACGACGCTTGACATAAACGAGCGCGAGGCCAGGATCGTGGTCCCGGCTTCCAGATCCGCGCGAATCAGGTCGGCATTCATGACCCGGTCTGCCGCCATCAACAGGGTGCGCACCATGTTCTTGTCCTGCTGGGCGAGCATCGTATCCGGGTCGGTCATGATACGACGCAGCTCGGCACGATCACCATGTTGTCCCGGTTCCTCGACCAGGGCAAACCGCACCCCCATCTCAACCAGCGCCTGCTGAATCTTTTCCTGCAGCGTGGTCTTGCCACAGCCGTCCAGGCCTTCCAATGCAAAATAACTACTGATCACTTGCTGCTCCTTCTTCTTTTTCAATTTTAGCCATCTCATCGGCGAGATGCTTCTCAAACTTCGCCAGCGTCTCTTTAGGGATCTTTTTTCCTGTGGCATAGTAACACGTGCCCTCAACGCACTGCATTGCATACAGGTCGTTTGGTGCATCTTGGGATGCCTTTGCCTGCTTGCTTAAAACAAACATTAGCATAAAGGCTGACAAACACACCATGCACACGCAGAAGACCACCATTGTAATCCGGTACAGCTTGTCGTCAAAGCTCTCATTCTTTTTCATCAATGAATCCCTTAGTGGCGTAGATGTTGTCAAACGCATGGCCAATCAAGCGCTTAACATCCTCATTATTTTTGAACTCGTCGTTGTAGACACCGAGGTAGAAAACGAAATTGTCGTAATACTCATCGAATTGGTCCACTGTGTCGATAATTACATTATCCCGACGCATCTCTGCTTCGATCACCGCTTGGACCATCCAGGTGCAGTTAGTGTCGAGGACCTGGGCGCTGTTAAACAACCGATACAGACCGATGTGACGATAGACGTTGGCAACCTTCGGGTCGGCGTTGAGGAAACTGGTCTCGTAATCCTTGATCGCATACAGGTGAAGCTGCATCACGTCAGATGCATTGGTGTCGGTGGTTTTGATCTCGTTCATGGTCATTTCCTTTGTCATCATTATCACGAAAGTAATGTAGAAGTGAAATTAATTACAATACAAAATCAGCATAAAATGACGGGGTCCCTGCGAACCCCGTCAGTGTGAACTACAGTGCGTCATCAGCGTTGCTGATAAACGCAGTGAGGGCGGTGTTGGCCAGCATCGCAGTACCGACCAGACCGGGTTGCGCCAGCTCGTAGTTTGACTCTGCGCCGGTAAGAACCCCGTAGCGTTGGACTACCTTACCGTCTTTCAGGTACAAAAGCTTTACCGGCATCCCTGGGAAGATCAGTGCCGGGTTACTGCCCTGCCAGGTAAATTGCCCGGTGGTGCCGTTTACGGTGGCGGTACGACTCAGCACCCTAGAGGTGTTATCTGTGACCTCAGCTGTCGAAGGCGCCACGCTTACCCCGCTGCGTCGTTCGTTGGTCAGCACCTCGGTGTTGGACTGGCTGCGCTGGAAGATCACCTGCCCTTTATCCACAATCCGTCCTTCGTCACCGGAGATCGCCGAGGCGCGTACCGCACGCGTCCCGTTACCCTGGTTATACTGTTGACGGTTGGTGGTGTCTTCGTACACCGTATCACCGGTTAACAGCACCACCAGGTTGCTCCCGCGTTCCACGTAGGTGGTTTCGATATCCGGGAAGCGATCGCGCGGGACATTGATCAAGGTCAGGGTCTTCTTGGCAAGCTCAAAGCGTCGGGTGTTGTACAGTGGCCAGATGTACCAGGAACGCTCGTGGTAGAACGACCCCAGTCCGGTGTTGTACAGCCCGTAGTGGTGCTGCAGGTAGCCGGCCAAATCGCACAGCGCCAGCCCCTGCTTTATGCAGATCATGTTCTTCACCACTTCGGTATCCGGCGGCACCATGTCCGGCGCCTTGGGCTTTTGCTCAATCGGCAGATCAAGCATCGAACCTGCGCCTCCCAATAAGGTCACCAGCACCGCCGCTGCAGAAGTCACCGGGTAGTTACCCCCGGTCTGCATGGCACGCATGTGTTCTACCGCCACATCCAGCAGCTGGAACTGGAACACCCCCATCTCCAGTCTACCCACTTCACTTTGGTTAAGGTCCGCGGTACGGTTTTGCTTCAGGCGGTCATCGGTGGTGTTCTTCGGGAACGCCCGCATGGTCAGCTTGGTGATGTTCGGGGGTTTGCCCTGGACCGAGGAGTCAATGAACAGGTTGATCATCAGCCGATCCTGGTTATCAATCACCGCGGTGTTAAACAGCGCCGTGTTCATGACCAGGTCCACAATCCACTCTTCAGCGTAGGCGTTCACGTAATCGCTACGTCTACGCAGGTTCGCTACACGGAACACGTTAAGCGCGGTGGCGTCGTAAGTAAGCTCGGCGGTGATCGTGTGGTACAGACGCCGCTGGGGTGCCGCAATCTGCGTGATCTCGTTGATCAATGCCGTGTTATCAATGCTCATTGGCCGTTGGCTCCTTACGTGGACGGTAGCGGTAGCCGAAGGCGGTGCTCAACTGCGACTGGTGTTCACGCTGCGGCACTGAACCATCCTCATTCAGCATCGGCTGATCCTTGGTACTCATCCCGGCCTTAACCATATCAAACGAACGCATACGACGTCCACGCAGACGTGACAGGAAGCCACCGGTCTCAACCTCAGACTCGTAGCAGCGGTACAGGCGGTACATACTCTTGGCGAGCTCATCCAGGGCCTCAAAGTCCTCCTGGTCCGGCAGCTGCAGGTTAGGGTACATATCACTGAGCTCACCGTAATACACGATGTAATCGGTGCAGGCCTTGTAGATGATGCCGGCGTAGGTGCCGGGGTTCTCCAGCCAGAAGTTGATCCCCTGGGCACAGAGCTCGGTCATTCGCTCAATGGTGAGCAAAACGGTATTCTGCTGCTCATCGGCCAGCTGATCAATCCAATCAATGCCGGTCACCGGTAACCCACGGTTTTCCAGGTACTGCACATCGTACTGGTCACGCTGGGTCATTCGGCACTGGTAACGGCATTCGAAGATCACGGTCTGGAGCCGTTTGACTTCTTCGACGATAAAGTCACGGCGGTTGCTTCTGATCATGGTGACTCCTTACACCAGACGCTGGGAAGCAGTACGGCACAGCGTCACCAGTAACGGGAACGCGTAGAACTGCACCAGCTTCGGTGACGTATAGTAAACGTTCAGCATCTGGTCAACGTTATCCACGCTGATCGGCTGTCCGGTAATCAGGTTGTGCACCTCGCGCTCTAGCAGTGTCATCTCCACACGCCGCTGATCGTAGAAGGCAGCAGACAACACGTAGTTGCGCGTATACCCCAGCCGCTTAAACAACATGCCGGTCGCATCGCCGTTAGTGGACTCATCGCCTAAAATGTCGCGCTGCGATAACGGCGCGCCGTCGGTAACCGGGAAGACCACGTCGTGGAACCCGCTGTAGGCAACACCCCCCATCAATACCGACCCTCCCCTGAAGTACGAGGTTCCTACCATCTGCATGTCACGCTGCACGTAGGCAAACTGGCGCACATCCTGCTTCACCAGCATATCCCACAGCGTTACCGGCGCGTTGATACCGTTCATTGATGCATCGAGGACCAGCATGCGCAACCGTGACGGACGCTTGCTGTGTTCGATCAGGCGATCGACAAACTGGGTGTGGTACGGATCATACAGCTTGTTCCAGGCATCAGCATCTGGCACCTGCAGCGTCCCCACATCCTTACTAAAGAATTGGCTAAAGAAGTGGTCGCACAAGCCCAGCTCTTCGCGCTCCAGACGTTCACGGGTGAAGTACTCGTCGTAGGCGATGATCGGGTTCTTGCCGGTGTGGACATAATCCATGTCGTACACCGCATCCTGCACTACCCGGCTTTCCATCTGTTCGCTGATGGCGGGGGTGTAGTAGTCGTACAGCCCGTACTCGATCTGGTAGGCCGCATCGTTGTACATCGACAGCTGTTCGACGTTGGTGATGACAAAGAACCCCACGTTACCGTCACCGATATCGGCGGTAAAGGCATCGTGGATGTTAGGCACCACACCGGGGAGAATAATCGCCGCCCCGGTGACCTCCATCTCCCCCTTCTCCTGGTTAGGGTTACGCGACAGTTCCGACTGCACCTTCAGGGTGAACTTGCGAATGCGCAGGTAGCTTTGCATCGATTTCGCATCGTCGAGCTGCGGGGCCATCGGTTCACTACCTGGACCGAGCTTCTGGTTAAAGAAGGTCGACATCCAGTTCTTGCCGCTGGCGTAGGTAATCAACGATTTCAGCGGCGTGTAGCCGGCGTTGACCACCTCGTCTTGCAGCACGTTGCTTTTAATCTCGGGCGGCTGCGGCAAAGGGGCAGCCGGTGCAACCGGGGGTACTTTAGCGATAGCCATCGCGTTCACTCCTTGCAATAATAACAAAACGGCCCGTGTACAAGGTTTCGGTTACCGGTAGGCGGGTCCAGTCAATCTCATCAATCAGCTTGCGCCAGTCATCATCGGAGATGCGTCCATCCTCGGTCAAACCCGGGACCTTGTCCGGGTACAACACGGAGACCACCTCCTGAGTCCAGACCCCTCGGTCTTTCAGATCCGAGACCACGTCCTCCCACAGGTGCTTCAGGTTACCGTCCAGATACACCACCAGACGATACTGCTTGCGCAGGTCCATATCAAAGTTCAGTCTCACGTCCAGCGTACGGGGATCCACCGTTACCTGGCTGGCATCAAGCAGATCGTCGCCGCAGAACAGCGCCAGCTGGATAACCGACTGGTGGGCATGGAAGCAACGGGTATGCACATACTGCAGGTACTTTAGCGTGCGTGGGGTAAACTGGTAGGGTCCGAGCTCACGCAGGTTAACCACCGCACGAGGATCGGCGGGATCAACGCTTAATAAGACCTGGTACTGCGGCACGTAGCGGTGATCAAAGATCGGCAGTTGCCATTCATCAAACTCCGGATACACCAGCCAGTCGGTCAGCCGGGAATCAAAGTGTTGGCCGATGTCTTCCTGAATACCCTCAAAGCGGGTCTGCTGCAACGGTTTCTGGTAAAGCTTCTCCCGGTAGGTCGGCAGACGACGTTTCGGAATCAGGGTGGCGTCAAGCACCTGATTGTGGATCATGATCGGATACTGGATCACCATCCCCAATGGTTTGTCAAATTCAAAACGGTACGAGAACTCGGCCTGCCAGTTACCAAGGTTGTTGGCCTTGGTTGGGAACGGTGGGGTGTCAAACTCCCAGTTGCCGGTGATGTTCTCTGCGGTCTCGGCAATCACCAGGTCCGACTGCCCACCGTCGAGGTTAGCAATGGCGGTGAGCTTGTTGGTCGAGTACCGGCGGAACCAGTGGGAGAACGACTCGTTATACCCGCCCTGATTCTCACGGTACTTCCACAAGGTGTGGAGCAACCCCAGCACCTCATCCGGATAGGCATAGTGGTAGGTCGCCTGGTGCAGCACGTCCTTGACCATTTGCGCAACCAGCTGCTTCATTAACGAGGTCCAGGCATCAGCGCTGGCTTTGGAGGTAAAGCGGTTGATAAAGTTAATGCGCACGCTGGTGCGTTCTTTGATCGGGTAGATGAAAATCCCCAGCGACTCATCGGCGAAGATGTAGGGCCATTCCGGGTAGGTAACCGGCATCTCCAACAGCGTGGTCTCCGGTGCCTCTTCTTCGATCTCGATGAAAATACGCTCCCGACCCACGGTGCGAATGTTTTCTTTGACGCTACCGGTGGGTTTAACCCCGATCACCCCATTGGGCATCAGGGCGATATCCGCATGGCCGCGGAAGATCACGTCGGTGTTAGGCTTCAGCTCCATGAAACGAATCAGGTCGTTCACCACATCGATCACCACCGGGCGAATAATCGATTTATGCTGTTCCTTTATTTGGCGCTTAACGATAGGCATAGACAACCTCAGGTAATGTGGAAAGCTATACGATTTCGTCACTCCCTTAATAGGGCGACTATGTATTATTGAAAATATACTATGATCGTAGAAACCGCCGTGAGGGAGACCTTGTATGACCATCCTGAAACAGCCTTCGGATCTGATCTTGCTTGCCCAACTGAACAAGGATAACAACACCGCCTTGACCAGTGCGCAAGTTCGCTTCGGGATACCTGACCAAGTCGTGAATCCAGTCAATGGGGATACCAATCTTCCCATTCTGGCTAAACCGGGTGGCGGGTACGTAGGCAGCGTATTAGGCAATTATAACCGCCTGGACCTGGAATCATTATTCCGGTTCAAAGTGGTATTGACAGTACCCAGTTTACAAAGCGTTGCGGACATCCTCGTTGCCTTTAATGATCGTTACGGTCTTGGGCTTAGCCTCAGCGAGGTTGTCAACGACCCCATCAATCCAGCCAACGTAGATGCCAATGGCAACATTCTCTACACCATTATAACCAATAGGTCATTAGCCTATCAGGGTCAGTTAACCGTGGCGGTTATCGGCATCCCGATTGGCGCTATCATGACCGAAGATGACTTTGCATTGTTAACTGAAGACGGCAAATATTTGGTCGTCGAGGGATCCTGATTTTATCTTTATCCATTTTCCGAATAAGGTGCTGTAATGGCGAATAGCAAAACTCCAATCAGTCAGCTGCCGGCAGGCAATGCTACACTCACGGGAACCGAGGTAGTGCCGGCGGTTCAATCAGGACAAACCGTTAAAATTCCACTGTCGCTGATGGTTGGACCAAAAGGTGACACCGGCCCTGCCGGGGCTACCGGTGCCAAAGGTGATAAGGGCGATAAGGGTGACAAAGGTGATACCGGGAGCACGGGCGCTGCTGGTGCAACGGGTGCCAAGGGTGACAAAGGTGACAAAGGTGACACCGGTGCTAACGGCACCAACGGTGTAGACGGCACCAACATCCGCCTGCTTGGCACTAAGCCTGACTTTGCATCGCTGCCGGCAACCGGCAACGTCAAAGGTGACACCTGGTTTGTCAAAGCCGAAGGTTGGGCCTGGAATGGTATCGACTGGACGAGCATCGGCTCCTTCGTCGGTAAGGACGGGGTGTCTGTCTCCATCATCGGCGTCTTTGCCACTGTGGGTGCGCTGCCACCCGCGGGCAGCAACCTCAACGCCTTAGCGATGGTCGGCTCAGTGCTGTACGGTTCTAACGGCACCACCTGGGTTAACCTCGGTGATCTGCGTGGGCCACAGGGCACCGGTCTGGTGGCCAAAGGCACTCTGGCGTCTACCACTAACCTGCCAGCGGCATCTGCCGGCAACGTCTCTTGGGTCTACACCATCGCCGGTCACATGCACGTGTCTGACGGCACGCAGTGGCTGGATATGGGGGACTTCACCGGTCCGAAAGGCGCTAAAGGCGACACCGGCGCAACCGGGACCACCGGTGCCAAAGGTGATAAAGGCGATAAAGGCGACAAAGGTGACCGTGGTCTGGGTATTCAGGTTATTGATCATCTGGATGACGTTAGCCAGCTGCCGGATGCCGCCGACTACGGTAACGGCGACACCTTCGTGATCAAAGGTCATTACCACACCGTCTCCAACGGCGTCTGGGTAGACCTCGGTGACATGTCCGGTCCGCAGGGCCTGTCCAACTATGACCTGTGGCTGAAAGAAGGTAACCAGGGTACCGTACAGGAGTTCCTGGAAGAGCAGAAAGGTGCCGACGGTATTGGTCTGCAGATTCGTGGCTCTTTCAACTCCACCGATGACCTCCCTACTCAGGATCAGATCGTCGGTGATGCGTACATCATCAGTCAGCAGATGTACGTGTGGGACGGCACCCAATGGTCTATCGTGGGTCAGGTGGGACCAAAAGGTGACAAGGGCGATACCGGCGCCCAAGGCGTGCAAGGACCGAAAGGTGATACCGGTGCGCAGGGTAACCAAGGCGTGAAAGGCGATCAGGGTATCCAGGGGGTGCAGGGGCCGAAAGGTGACCAGGGTGAAATGGGTCCGGGGATCACTATCCTTGGCAAACTCACCTCCACCTCAGAATTGCCGGGCACTGGTACGCTGGGCCAGGGCTATCTGATTAACGGTAGCTTCTATGGCTGGACTGGAAGTGCGTACGAGTACCTGGGCGTTATCCAAGGGCCAAAAGGCGACAAGGGTGACAAAGGTGATACCGGTGCCCAAGGTAGCCAAGGGGTTAAGGGTGATCAAGGTATTCAGGGTGTGAAAGGCGACACCGGTGCGCAGGGTGTGAAAGGTGATAAAGGCGATCAGGGTAACCCGATTGTACCAAAAGGTTCTGTCGCTAACGCTGCTGCACTGCCTGCGGCTGCCCCAGCCAACGCCGGCTGGATGTACGTCACACTGGATGACAAACACAGCCACGTATCCGATGGTTCGGCGTGGGTTGACTTTGGTGACTTCTCTGGCGCGAAGGGTGCGGATGGTGCCAAAGGTGATACCGGTGCTGCCGGCGCCAAAGGCGACAAGGGTGACAAGGGTGATGTGGGTCCTGGCGTAATTGCCAAAGGGTCCGTAGCCAACTTTGCTGCATTACCTGCACCCGCTACCGGCAATACCGGCTGGTACTACACCTTAGTCGACACCAAGCACTCTTGGATCTCTAACGGCACTGCCTGGGTGGATATGGGTGACATGTCGGGTGCCCAAGGCGTGAAAGGCGATACGGGTGCCAAGGGTGATAAAGGCGACATCGGGGCAGGTCTGGTACCGAAAGGCACCGTGGCATCAGCCTCTGCCTTACCTGCTGCCGCCACCGGCAATACCGGCTGGATCTACGTAGCGTCCGATACCTTGCACTCGCACGTATCTAGCGGGACGGCATGGCTGGATCTCGGTAGCCTGCAGGGGCCAAAAGGCGACAAGGGCGACAAGGGGGATACCGGTGCCACTGGTGCTAAGGGTGATACTGGCGCGAAAGGTGACGTAGGCTCACAAGGTGCACAGGGTGTTCAGGGTGATAAAGGGGATACCGGGGATAAAGGTGACAGCGTTTCCTTTAAAGGCTACGTGGCTACCGATGGGGATCTGCCAACCACCGGGCAGGTGAAGGGGGATACCTGGGGGGTAGGTACCAACCTGAAAACCTGGAACGGTACCGACTGGGTAGACATGGGTGACTTTGAAGGCCCAGCCGGTCCACAGGGTGAGAAGGGTGACATCGGTGCGGGGATTAAAATCCTCGGTAAGAAAGCCAGCGTCGGTGATTTGCCAGCGTCGGCCACAGAGGTCGGTGACGGCTACATGATCGGCACCAACTTCCACGTGTGGGACGGCAGTGCGTTCGTTGATGTGGGTCAAATCCAGGGGCCGAAAGGTGATCAGGGTATTCGTGGTCTGACCGGGGTGAAAGGGGATACCGGGGATAAAGGGAACAAAGGCGACAAAGGGGATCCGGGTACCAAGTGGATCGTTCTTGCTGGCGACCCGAACTCCGCCACCGGTGTCGTGGGCGACTTCTACCTGCGCACCGATAACCTTGATTACTTCCAGAAAACCGATACCGCAACCTGGTCTAAGCTCGGGAAACTCGGCGGCGGTAACGTCTACGATGCACCGGTCGACGGTGTGCGCTACGTGCGTAAAGACGGTGTCTGGACGGCGCTCAAGTTTGACTTCGATCGCTACGACCTGAAGCTGATTCAGCCGTCGGGCAATACCCTGGACTTTGCGCTGGGCAACGGCTTTAAGCTGTCCGGCACCACGACCAAGGCGTTGACCATCACCAACCTGCCAGCGGCAACCCGTATTGCGACCATCGTGATCGTACTGGAAGGGAAGGGGGGTAACATCACCTTCACTAACCCGATCAGCTGGTCGCGCGGTGAAACGCCGGTACTGGGTGACACCCGTACGGTGATTGCACTGCTGTGGGACGGGGCGAACCTGACCGGTCAAACCTCGATGTCCGTGTAACCTATCAGGGGGTGGCAACACCCCCTGTCTTTACCCTTTTCTTTTTTGTACTGAGGACGCTATGAGCGAAACTGAAACCGTACGCGTGATTAATGGCTCCACGCCGTTGATTAAACTGGAAACCCTGGAGTTTCCCCGCTACTACCGTAACCTGAAAGACGACAACCGTCAAACCATCTTCTCCTCTGATACCCTAGCGGTGTCCGAACTGGCCGGCTTTGGCTACGCGGTAGTTAACGCGGTTGAGCAACCGGCCGGCGACGTGGTGATTCAGGGTGCACCTGAACTGCGCGAAGACGGCGAGTGGTACCAGACCTGGGTGGTCAGCGAAACGGATGCAGCCACCACCTTTAACGCACGCCGCACGGCGCTGTTAACTGATGCAGATCAGCTGGTTGAAAGCGAGCTGAAGATCGGTATTCCGTTTAGCAAAGAGATCAACGGCGAAACCGTCAGCTATCATCTGCAGGCGGCACCGCGTGATCGTGGAAACTGGGTGGGACTGTTCCAGGTTGCCCTGATGCGTAAAGAAGCAGGCGCTACTGATGTCATGTCCATTCGTACCTACGAAAATACGTTTGTTGATTTCACACCGGCTGAACTTGTGGATCAACTGTTGGCGCTGCTTGCCGGTATCGATGCGGCGTACAAGAAGTACTGGGACTTCAAGGATGCGGTGCGTTTGCTGAACGTGGGCGATACCCTGCCTGAACTCCCGCTTGGTTTTGTAGATTAACCCGGCATAAAGCACAGCGGCCTCCTCTCCCTGGCTGGGGAGAGGAGTGCCACTTATGCCGACCTACTCTAAGATGTTGAATACCAGGTACAAACGCCGGTTAAAATACCAGCTGCTGAGTTCGATGCCAATACAGTAACTAAAGCGGTTGCTGGAGGGAAACTCCGGCAGGTTAGGCCCGCGATAGAACACCGTGGCGCCGTACAGCGTATACGGCTGCTGAAACTCCGTGGTCCAGGGATGGCCGGTAATCTCCGCTAGCACCTCGGCCAATTCTGGCGTAGGCGGCTGGTTGATCACCTGCGCTGCCATGACCTTGGCATACGGGGTGAAATCCAGCGGGTACTCATACTGGTACGGTATTTTTGCAGGAATCATTCATCCACCCCGGTGTTTTGGTAGAAGCACAGCGACAGGATCATAGCTTCACGATACAGCATCAGATCCCGCAGCAGGTTAGATTGCCAGCGGGCTTCGGTCAACAATAACCCCAGATAGGCAAGGCCGTGCTTGAGCCAGCCTTCTACCTGCGAGCGGTTACACTGCGCCATGCTGTCCAACAAGATACCTTGGATGGTGCGGGTGTGCTGCACGATGCGGTTAATCGCCTGCCAGTGATCCGTTAACGCAACGTCCAGCTCCACTAACACAACGAGCAGCTCCTGGATCTTCTCCCGGGCCTCGGCATCCGGGGCGGGCACACTATACGGTGCGGGAGCGTCAGTCGACAGCGAAAGGCGTGCCGTGGACACCGAACCAAATGCGCTGCTGCTGACCAAGGCCTTCAGCTCTACGCCTCCGGTCAGGGTCACATCCTGCAACGCCGTACGGCTTTGTGCACCCACGGCATCATAGACCTCGGTTACCAGGATATCAGTGTCGCCAAGAGCTCCCACCACCGTATCGGTTCGAGCACGGAAGTCTGCCAGTACACCAATAAGAGTGCGCACGCCATAGCGGGCCCCTTCCATGACACCTTCGCAATTCGTTGGAGTCTCGCTACCGTAACGTAAATATTGAACATAGCCGGATTCTCCCAGGTAGCCGTGCTTCTTCAACAACGGACTGGTAGGTTTGTCCTCTTCGGTACGTACACGGAACAGGAGGCGAAACTCCTTCATGGACGTGGTGCTAAAGAGGTTCAGCTCACGCTGGACCGCGTTCATCATCTGCATCAGCGATTCCGAACAGTCTGGCAGCTCGCCCGGGTAAAGGTAACGCTGATGGTTAAGCAGGCCGTCATAGCGAGCGAGTGCCGGTTGCAGATCGGCGCGTAGCAACTGACTGACGCTGTGATCAGGAGTGCCGCTTTCGGCCAGTGATTCTACCGCGGCGCTGAGCGTGGTTATTCCCACCAATGCGCGATCCAGGGTAGCCTGCCGCTGATCAAAGTATTGCCCCAGCTGCGCCACATGCGACGCTGCACCTTCACCAACAAAGGATTCGTCATCGGCCAGGTCTTCAACGCCCACGCCATCGGCCCGTAACGACACCACACAGTAGTCCATGGCGGCTGACATGGTACTGCAAGCCATGACCATGCTGCGATAGAACAGTCGGTTCTGCTGTTCGGTAAACCAGTTGATAGTGGACTCCACCGTACGGTTATCCGTGTTTGAACGATCCAGGCTGCGTTCGGCGTCACGCACCAGGTTACGGAAGTCCGTGGTCAAGCGGCTACCGACTTTCCCGTAGAGTTCGTTTACCACCTTCAGGAAGTTACGCTGTTCGCTGACCAGACGTGACAGGCTTGCTCGATCCGGACGGCGTGACTCTTCGCCACCGACGTTGAGTATCCCGGTACGGTTGATTGTGGCCCAACAGTCGGTAAAAGAGTCACCCTGGGAAATTTCCACGATGTAACTGTTAGGCAGTTGGTTAAACACCAGACGACCGTTACGCTGTGAATCTGCCTTGGCATTCAAGCGGTTAGCCAAATGTCCCAGGTAATCACGAACGAGCTCCAACACCTCGGTGCGGTTACCGGATTCCATTGCACGCTTGAAGGTGTTCTGGTACAGGTTAAAGTCGTTGTGGACGGTGGTGAAGAGCCACTTGACTTTGTTGACCGCGTTCATCACCTCCGAGGCGTTAGCCGGAATCTTCCCTAACAGTGAGAGCATCGCCGCAGACGGCGGCAGTTTAATCACATCGGTGGGAATGGCGCTGTCGCTGCTCGAGTCCAGCTTGCGCTCGATCATCATCAGGCGCACCGATAAACGCCCCAGACGATCGCTCAGGCGCTTATAGGCCGCGACAAACTGTTTGGCCAGCCAGCGGATGGCTTTTATCACCCGGTCTTTCACCGCAAGTAATACCTGCTTGTAATCCTCAAGGCCGATATCGGTCAAGGGTTCATCGAGGCCGCTGACCTCCAGCTTGGCCTCGCCGCTGTGTTGACCTAAGTAACCCAACACGGCTTCGCGTACACGGAACAGCAGGGTCTCCAACTCCAGGTCGGTCGGAATGGCTTCCGGGGCATGGGCGGCAATCATGACCAGGGCTTCGTTACCTTCAGACAGTTCGGGACTGTCCTTGGTAAGGCGTTCGGTAATGTCATCTAATGCCTGACTGTCATCGACAGCCCGGGGTGAATACTCGTCGACGAGCATCTGGTGGTTGACACCAAGGGACAGTCCTTCACTCATGGTTTCACCTATAGGGCGGAATAAAGGAGGAGGGGAAAACCCCTCCCCCAGTGGTTAGACAATGTTACGCTGGTACAGCTTCGGCATCGGCGTCACCGTCTTTCTCGGCAGCGTCAGCTTTCTTGGCTTTGGCAAAAGCTTCAACCAGGTCAACGGCCGATTTAGACACGTCCAGGGCCGCGCGGGCAACGGTACGTGGCAGCTGGGACACGGTATCCACCAGACCCATTGGCAGGTTAGCGGCTTCTTTCGCCATCTTCTTCACATCAGCATCTTCGCTGGTGATAGCTTTGAAGTCGATGCTCTGTTTCACCAGGGCATCGATAGCCGGTTTGAGGCTGGCCACTTCCGCCAGCAAGCTGTCTACCGAGCTCAGGATTTTAGAAGCCAGTGCTTCGTTCATCGTGATAGGCTCAGGTGGGGCGATACCGATCTTCGCACGCTGAATGTTAATGCGTGACTTGGCGGTAGCTTTCAGGTAGGCGACCGCACTTGCGGCGTCGGTTGGCGCACCGGCTTTCACCGACAGCTCAAACACCGCGTAGTTACCGAGGGTCACTTCGGTGCGCTTCAGTACCATGCCTTCTTCGTCACGCACGGAGGTAGTGGCGTTCTTCATCGGCGGCACAACCAGCTTCTTCACGTAACCCAGCGCTTCATCGGCGTCACCGGCGGCAGCGATCTTGTTGATCCACTGTGGTGCGGTTTTGAAGTACCAGTTGCTGCGACTGGTGATGGCAGCAATGGTGTTGGTGATCATTGCTACTTTAAACTTGTCGAGGTCAGCTGGGATGTTGGTGGAGTACTCTTTGCTGATCATCAGCTCACCCACACGGATCTCAACTTCTTTCTCCGGCTTGCCTTTGATGGTCTTCTGCAGGCCGGTGACCTTCGTACGCATCTGGGTTGTGGCGCCGAACATTTGGTCGATAAACCCACCGATCGTTTTCACAATCGCTTTGATTGCGTTCATGACCTTGGTGGCCAGCGACTTCTTCTCTTCTTCCAGCTCAAGCAAGCCAGCGCCCAGAACGATCATCGCCTGGTCCGGAGAGTCACCGAATTGTTCCAGGCCACCAGCCATGGTTTCACGGCCGTCTTTACCGAGCTTGCGCATCGCGGAGTTAACCGACTGCTGCAGCAACATGGCGGTTGAGGCAGAGATGCTACCTACTTCCATAAAGTGTTCGATACCGGCAGTCACTTCCTGGATATGGTTAATCGCATCGGTGTCAGCGGCCACTTCACGCTCGGCGACAGCCAGTTCACCATCGAGGGTGGCCAGCGCAACGCGACTGTTGGCAATCTCCAGATCCGCTTCCGCTTCCGCCACCAGTACCGCAGCGGCGTTAACCGCGGCTACGTCAACAGGGTCTGGAGTCACTACCGTTTCAACCACAGGCTCTACTACCGGCGCAGCCACGATAGGTGCTGTCACCACTTCAGGTTCCGCCACAACTGGTGCAACCACAACCTCAGGCGCAGGCTCTACCACCGGTGCTGTCTGGTCATCAAAAGCTTCATTGCCAGCACTGGCTAACAGGGCGTCAAGAAACATACTCATTGTTTGTACTCCGTAATTTCATGAAATGACGTATCGTCAATTAACCCGTGTGTACCGCACGGGTGGCACATATAATGGTTAATCAACGATACGGTATATTACAGGGCCGCGCTCACCTCAACGTAGTGTTTCACCGCGTTGGTTAACTGGTTGGCGTAGCTAATCAGGTCGCGCGGGAGCGCACCGGTGATACCGGTCAGGTTGCTCATCGCACGGGCAATTGCACCGCGGTAATCATCAGATGCTTTACCGGTGTCGAGACTTGGCAGCACCCGACTGGCAATCTCGTCGGCCTGCTTCGCCAGCTCGCCTGAGGCTTTATCAAGCTTGGATGAAATAATGGAATCTACCAGATCTTCCACGCTCGCAATGGCAGCTAGGCTGTCCTTCTTATTCAGCGAGAGTACTGAACTGTCGAGCTGTGTGCGTTCAGGATTCCGGCAGCCCAGCGACATCCCCATTGACGCATAGCTGTTGGCTGACTTCAGCGCGTCGTTGGTGTTTCTGCCGGCTGCGGTAAACACCACGCACGGCGGACCGTAGAAGTTAAAGTCTACGTCACCCAACATCGACTTGCTGTAGACACGTGTCTGGAACTCGTTGCTGTCCCGACCAATTTTCATCTTGGACAGAGGAACATACTTCTCAAGCACCAGGCTGTTAAAGATGGCGTCCACATTAGCATCCGACACTTTGGCTGCGGCCTTAACCGCCCCCATGACATCGTCGTACAGCTCACAAAAGCCTTCGGCAGATTTCAGCACTACACCCTGGAGCTCACTGACCGTTTCCTTTAATACCGGGACAAACGGACTTGGGATACGCAGCGTGCCGTTGGCGCTAGTAACGGACAGAAGCGAGGCATGCACCCGATACAGCGCATCAGGCGTTAGACGTTTACCGTCGTCAGCCGCATACGGGGTCAAAGGCTCATCAGCCTGTGGATCAAAGATGGTTCCACTGGGACCGTGATTCACCTTCACCCCGGTACCGCCACCAATGGAGATCTGAAACTCTTCCCAACCTTCAAGCTTGTTGTTGACCGAGTTTTTCAAATCCATCAGTGCCTTCAGCTGCTTACCCAGCACTACCTTGGCGGAGCTGAAGAAGCGCATCATGACTTTCGCACCGGTACGGATCAGCTTAATCAGTGCTTCCAGTGCCGCGCGCAGCATGCTACCTACCGATTCCAGCCCGGCATCAAGCACGTATTGCCCGGTGCTGCCACCGTAGTGCTCTACCGAACCCACGATGGTCAACCCGCGCTGTTCACCCACTACCGCTACCACCCGACGCTGGAGCTCCGTAATTTCAGCCGGGGTGAGCGTAGCACGAATGCTTTCACCGTAGGCACGTACGTCAGTCAGAGTCGCCACACGCTGTTGTTGATCGTTAAGGGCCTGGACGGTTAAGTCCACATCACGGCTGACTTCCGCTAGCTCATCATCCCTGACGTCATCCGGCAGATCGGTTACTGCCGGCGCATCTTCAAAACCCTCGAGGCCTGAGCCACTAATAAAACCTGCAATGCTTGACATAGTAACCTCAATTAGCGGATGCCGGCGCTGACCGATACGTAAGCACGCACCGCATCGCACAGCTCATTGACGTAGGCAATCAGCTCGCGGGTAGCGCTTGCTGTTACACGGGTCAAGGCGGACATGATCTCAGTGACACGACCACAGAAGTCCATACGGCTATCGCCATCCAGCTGCAACAGCACCTCATGGGCTAAACGATCGGCGACTTTGGCCAGGGTGTTCATGTCATCGGCGTAGTCGAGCTTCAGGAACACGTTCGCGATGTAGTCCACCTGGTCCAGTGAGGCAAGACCTGCTGGTTGTGACAGTGCTCGTACGCTAAGCTGAGTCCGCACGTTCCGCAGGTTAACCGAGTTAACACCGGCGGTGGTTTGTGACATTTGCTTGACCACCTCTAAGGCATTAGCATCGTGCCCGTAACGCTGATGCATAACGATCGGCGTAGCACGGATATTAAAGACCTTTGCCCCCATGAGCTGATTGGTCGACAACATACACATACCGTGCTTATCCGGTCCGCTGGCAAGCAGACGGTTAGCGGGTACAAAGCGGTCAATGTGCAGCTGCGCCAAGTGCAGGAAACGGCTAGGCTCCGACATTGAAGGTGATTTACGCACCAGCTGCAGGATGGCTGCGTAATGATCATTCAACCCGCTCAGTCCAGGAATTGCCGAGTTCAGGATAAAGTGCGCGGTGCTCTTTAAGATACCGACGAAGTCCTCGGGGACGGTGAGGCTAGAACCGTCAGTGGTGCACAGGGCACGCAGCTGGGGTCCGGTAACCTTAGCACTGCCGATCGTCACGCCCCGGTAGACATCCTTCGCTTCCAGCGCCCAGTTCTGCCACGGCGCGTCAGAGCTACCCAGGGCCTTACGCAGCAGATCGTTGGCTTCGAGCTGTTTGCCCAGCACGACTCTTGCGGAGCTGAAGTATTGCATCATCGTGCGAATACCGGTGCGGATCAGACGGATCAGCTCGGCAATGGCGTTGCGCAGGAAACCGGAGATCGATTCCAGGCCACAGGTCAGCAACGATCCGGCCAGTGGGCCGTTGTAGCTTTCCACGGAGCCCACGATGGTGGTAGCACGTTCTTCACCCAGCACTACAATGACGCGCTGCTGCAGGTCGGCTGCGGCGGATTCCGATAAGGTCTCACGCATCGACTGGCCGTAGTCATACGCTTCACGCAGTCCTACCAAACGCTGACGTTCAGCTTCCATCTCCCCGAGTGCTGTATCAACGACGGCACTGGTTTCGGTCAGCGGGGTTAGGTCAACGGTCAGATCGAGCGCAGGCGTAGGCGCCTGCGCATCGTCAAACGCTTCCAACCCGCCGCCTTCTAACAACATGGCGATGTCGGACATAGTTAACCCTTACTCAGATCGGAGCTGTAAACGAAGGCTTTCAGTACCGCCGCCATCGCATCCACGTCTTTGGCTGTTGGGTAGAAGGAGATGCAGACCATGTCAAAGAGAGCAAGGATAGCGCCCGCCTGAGCACCCACGCGCGCCAGCACCTGTTTGTCAACAAACGAATTCTTCTTAAAGTTTTCGTAGTTGTTGGTGGACTGCACGTAGTTGCGATAGCTCTGAACGATCAGCGACTGCTGCTCCATGTACGCCATCAGATCTTTGATCACCGTCTTCAGCTGCTGCACACCTTCCATCAGCTGAGCTTTGGTAAAGGTTACCTTAGCCGGCTGGGCGTTGCGGGCGCGTTCGCTGGTCATGACGGCTTCTGACACGCCTAAGGCCGATGCGTTCGCATACTGAGTACTGACGGACTGCGTACCCTTGTTCGGGCGTGCCACATAGACCGAACGGCTACGGGTGCCGTAAGACTGGTAAATGTCGTACAGGTCGAATACGTAGTACTTACCGGTAACGGTATCCACCTGTGCCGCGGATGATGGCAGTGGAACGGTATACAGGCCAGCCTTCGCTTCCACCACCTCGTTGTACTGCTCTTCGCTCGTGGTGTTCAGGGTTTCGGCCAGGTGAGCCGAGAGCAGCTCGATGCGATCCAGGATGTCCGTCATCGGCTGGAAGTACCAGGCCTGAACAGCCTTTGGCAAATCAGCCAGCACCGCATGAGCGTCAACCTTACCCTGCAGGGAGAACAGCACCGCATCGTCTTTTGACAGGGTACGTTCATAAGTGACATCCGGCAGGTTGGCCAGACGCGCTAACGTGTCAGACAGCTTGCGATCGATGAGTGACAGCATCTCCTTATTACCGCCAAAGCTGCGCTTCAGGCTGTCGAATAAGTTACCCACCGCGTAGCCAAGCTTGGTGCCGACGTTTTTCAACAGGTCGCCTAAACCTTCGGTAGAGCCTTCCAGGCGGCCTTCCAACACACCGTCAAACACGCGGCGCTCTTCTTCACTCAGGAACTGACGACGTACCGCCATCGCGGATTCACGCAGCACGGCAAGCTCTTCGCTGGTGACGTCATCTTTCTGTTCCAAATGTGCAACTTCGATCATCAACCCTTCCAGGCCATTGCCCAGACGGGTGAGATCGGAGACGGTTTGGTGGGCGTGGGTTAAATCAGCATCGGCGTCCAGCGCCAGTCGGTGGGCACTGGACATAACGGAATCTGGTGTAGTCTCTGCATTGGTATCTGGAGAGGCGAACCCCTCCAGACCAGTGGAGAGCGCATGATCAAGAAATGACGTGCGCATCTCGTTATCCTTATTTCAGGTTGTTATCGGAATAGGTGGCCAGGGAGCGTTCGCACACTTCCAGCACACGGTTCAGCACCACGATCAGCTTCTTCGACAGCAGGATAGTCGGCTGGGTAGACAGGAAGCCGTACGCGCTGTTGATGTAGTAAACGGTATCGGCCAGACGCATGTTCAGGGTGCTGGTCATCACGTAAGCATCACCGTAAGCATCTTCAGCGGTACCTTCGTACTGCGCTACGTCGCCTTCCCAACGCACGTTGATCAGGATACCCATCAGGCGATCCAGTTCGTTGTTGGCTTCATCCCACGCACCCCAGGTCTTGGAGTAGGTTTTGATGTCACCGAGGATCGCATCGATGGTTTCGGTGATCTTGACGATCTCCGCCGGCTTCAGGGTGTCGATAGCCAGATCCAGCTTGCTTGGCTTCTTCGCCACTTCCTTCAGCGCAACGCCGTTCGCCCAGGCCTGGTCTCCGGCAATTTCCAGCTGCTTACTCAGGCTGGTACCTTTGTCCAGATCAATCGGGACTTCCACGATCAGGGCTTCATCACCCGGCAGCACATCACTGCGGAAGGTGTCGAGGGTACGCGAGCTGGTTTGAATCTTGGTTTTCGCATAGCCCGGTTTTGGCAGACGCCATTCGCCGACCTTCTTCGCAATGCCTGACGCGGTTTCAATGTCCGCGCTGGCCAGCGGGTTCACCAGATCGATGAACTTCTTACGGTGCTCTGCCAGTTCGTTGTTGTTAACACGCATCACCGCTTCGGCAGTCTTGGACAGGTCAGCGACCAGGTTGGCCAGGTTAGGTGCCAACTTGCCGTCTTTTACCAGGTGCATTGCGGTATCGATGCTCAGCTGGATTGCAGAAGAGTTAGATTCACCGGTGGTGCCTTTTGCCAGACGCTGTACGGCAGCAGAACGCTTGGCCACTTTGTCAAAGTTGACAAACGCGTCTTTGAAGAAACCGCTCACGCGTGCACGCAGGGCAGCAACCAGACCGGACAGCTTGTTCTTCGCTGCGGTCAGGAATTCACCGATCCCTTCCAGACCCGCCTGCAGGGCGTCGTCAGTGGTAATATCGGTACCGAAGGATTCCACGGAACCTACAATGCGTTCTTTACCGTACTGACCGCGGGTTGCCTGCACCACACGCATCTGCAACGCCAGGGCGTCCTGTTTGGACATTGGGGAACCGATAAAGCTCTCCATGGACGCTACCACTTCCACGGTCTCGCACACCAGCTCGGTTTGGGCGTCGACCAGGGTGTCGGTTTCAATCACGGCCTCAACGCTGTCCAGCATTGCAGCTTCTGCCTGTACGGCACCAGTCGCAGCTTCCACCACGGCAACTTCGTCTTCACAGACGGCAACGTCAATAGACGGTACCGGTGCCACTTCCGGGGTTTGCTCTTCGAAAGCTTCCAGGCCGGTGCCCAGCAGCGCATCAAGAATAGGTGAACTCATTACCATTTCCTCTTATGATAGATAGATGATGCGGGTCTTAGCGACCCGTACCAAACATGACATATAATGACTGCACCAGGTCGCGGAGCTTCTCCGGGGTGTCGGTCAGGTTAGCCAGCGCACGACCGGCATCTTCTGCGCGCAGAGATTCAATCAGCTGGATCGGCAAATAGGTGTTGAGCTTATCCATATCGCCACGCAACTCCACCGGATTGGACAGCACCGCGGATTCGGTCATGAGCGTCGCACGCATACGCACCGACATATCCCGCTCCCCACCGAGGGCAACCTTCGCCAGATCACGCACGAACAGCAGCGCGTGCTTGGAGTGCATGCTGTTGGCACGCTGTGCCATCACCCACGGGGCTAGCGGGAACAGCAGCCGTGCCGCCACTTCCAGCACTCGCTCTTTATAGCGCCAGTTATCGAACACCGCCGGGGTGGCGATCTGTTCGCGATACAGCTTTAGCACATCGGCATCGGTTTCAAACTTCACGTTGCTGCGGTTGGCGTACGAGGTAAAGCCGGTGTCATAGATGGCATCCGCACCGGTAGCTACTTTAGACATACCGACCCCTTACGCTTCGTTGTTGATGGTTTCGATTTCGAAGTTCAGCTTGTTCAGCACGTTGGTATAGTACTGAATTTGCTTATCGAGCGTCGGATCCTGGCTACCGCCGGCCTTGAGCTCCTGCAGCTTGTTCAGCGTCAGCTCAATGGCGTGGGCAGAGGCTTCCGCAGCACGCAGGCGCTTCACGCGACGTTCGGCACGGCGTTTACCGATCAGGTAGAAGATGTTGAACTCTTTCGGGACAAAGCCATTACGGAAGGCGTTCACCTTATCACCCAGCACGGCACTGACCGCCGCTTCATCCGCTTCCGACACCACCACCGTTGGTACTGCATCAAACAGCTTCTCGGTAGTCTGTACTGGCTGAGAGAACAGCCCGATCAGGTAGGTGAAGAACCCCGCGGTTTCGGTCAGGAACTTGGCTTCGGCCATCAGCACCTGTTTGTCCAGCTGGTAACCCGCCTCATCGCCAGAGGCCTTGATGCTGGAGATCACCAGCAGCATCGAGCGGGCATAACGCAGGTAGAAGTCCACCGAGTCAATGTAGCGCAGGAAGTTGGCGGTTTTGAAGTCCAGGTTTTCGGTGGCGATGTTCTGCTTGGCTTCACGCTCCAGCTGCTTGCGCAACCACGGCAGGATCAGCGTCAGCTGGTTCAGGCTCAGGTAGGTGGCCTCCACCACCTCAACCGCACGCAGACGGTTCTCGCTGCGTACCGGCTCGTACAGGCGGGTCAGCTGCTTTAGGTAGTAGTTGTTGCCTTCCGCCTTCAGCCCCATCCCCACGGCCTGCTTGTAGCCGCTTAAGGTAAACTTGCTGAGCTCGGTTTCCAGGCGGTCGACTTCGCTCAGCAGATCGCGTTTTTCAATCCCACCCTTAAAGATGGACTTGGCGTATTCAATGATGTTCATTCAACCGGGTTCCTTAGAGTGGTGGAATTTTGTTTTCAGCAAAGGCAGTGAAGATGGACATGATGTCCGGACCGTTACCTTTACCGGATAGCTTCAGGTCGTAGACCGAGACCACGTTGCCGGTGGTTTCGCCACGGTAGTAGAAGGTCACCATGCCGCGGTCCTGGTTCACGATGACCAGCATGTTGCAGTGCACGGTGGTGAAGACCGACTCGCGGATCTTGTAGTTGTCCAGCTCACCGCCGAGCTCACGCGCGACCGCTTGGGCAGTCTGAGAGGTAATGACGATGATGTTGGAGTTGGTGGCAAGCGACAGGTTGCCGGTCACGATCCCTTTGGTCAAGTTGCCGTTGGCGCGACGCACCACCTCAGCATAAAAGCCGGACTTGTCTTTGATCAGGATCGACTTGTGCTGCTTGACCACGTCATCCATCAGGATAAAGTTGGAGAAGGTCAGCTCACCGGCACGGAAGCGCTGCCAGCGTTCTTTTACGCTGTTCTTGGTCGAACCGATGGACAGGGTCGCTGCAATGGAGGCCGAGTCGGTGGTGATCGGCTTCATGCGAATGGTGATCGGGATCTCAATCGAGTTACCGTCAGCGGTCAACACCGCCTTGATCATCTTACCGACCGCCAGGTTGGTGACCTGATAGATATCGGCGACGTTACCCGGCACGCTAAGGTTGCTCTTGGATTCCTTTTCATCCTTCGCTGCGCCCTGGTTCGCAATCAGCACGTTGCTGCCGTCGACCTTATCGTCGATAGCTTCAAGGCCGATAGTATAGAACGGAAGGGTAGCCTGGGCCAGCCTATGCGCATTAATGTAGTCGGTGCTTTCCCCGGCAAAGGAGTTGAGGCCGATCCCGGTACGGGATGGGTTCAGCTTGTCCAGGGTGCCGATGACGTCAACCCCACTAATCTGCCCCAGCAGGGCAAAGGTCTGCAGATAGTAGCCGGCAACGATGCTGGTCAGCACCTGCAACAGATCAGGCGTTACCGGATCATTACGCAGACGGTCATCCAACAGCACCAGGGGTTCCATACGGCAGACTTTGGTGAAGGTGATCAGGTCAGCCTTGTTGGTCGCGGTGATGGTCTGCAGCGTTTTATCGAGACTGTTGCCGCTAGCGCTCGCCTTGTCCTTGGCCGATTTAAGCCAAGCACCTAACGAAGCGATTGCCGAGGCCAGCGTGATCACGCCAGTAACTGGTAACATACGTCACTCCTTTAAGAGACTAATATATACATGATTTTTGAGGAACTCAGGAATGGCCGACGAAAGCAGCTTTAACCCGAACCTATGGATGAACGAAATTGATGACGCGGCAAGGGTCGCAGGACACGGTAGCGTCTCGTCTTCACTCGCACACAACTACTACGGCTTTAACAAGTTCAGTAACCGTGCCGCATTTCTGCCAACAAACCGAGACGTCATGGGATATACCTTCTGGACTCGGCCGATCCTTAACTTATCATACGATAACCTGTTACGCAAAGAGAAGCTCTATTCCTTGGCCACCAACAACCCGGATACCATCCCGGGGGCGATTCGTTCGATGTTTGATGCCAAAGGCACGGTGCTGGAAAAGCGCTACAGTCGGTTGTTTGACAACAGTCAGGCCTTCGTGCCGATTCTGGGCAACACCCTGGAATCCTTAACCGGCTTCCCGGATATCGTGGTGGACCTGTTTACAGCCTCTCCCGGTGCGCGTAAAGAGACCTGGCAGATGGTGGATGGGCAATCAGAGTTTCATGAGGCCTATCAGCTTTCGGCATCGTTCAGCAATATCTCCGGTGACCCGATCACCATGATCCTGGATCTGCTGCAAACCTATGCCTCGGCGGTGTACTTAGGTGAGATGGTGCCGTACTGGGATGCGATCGTCAATAACTACATTGACTACACCATGCGTCCGTATCGTATCGTGCTGGACCAGACCTGTCGCTACGTGACCAAGATCGGTGCGCCGTATGCGGCCATCTGCAACACCAACCCGATCGGTGCTGCCTTCGACTTTATGTCCACCAAGGACACGCCGCTGATCAAGGCCAACAACCAGATCAACTGCAGTTGGTCCTGCGTCGGTTTTCGCTACAACACCATGTCACTGATTCAGGACTTTAACTCGACGGTGGAGATGTTCAACCCGCAGATGAAGTCCGAACACCGCAGCACCTATTATCGCAAGCTGACGCCAACCGAATACCAGTACTACAACTTTGTGGGCTATCCGCGTATCGATCTCAACACCAACGAGTTCGAGTGGTGGGTGCCGAAGAACGCTAAATAACGAGGATCATCATGAGTGAGTTATCTACCCTCTCCACCGTGGAGCAGATCATGGCCGTACGCTATGACCCCTCCCGCATGGTGGACCTGTCGCTGGATCTGCTTGACCAGGCAATGAACGGTGAAATCGACATCCCCGACGCCAGCAACCCGTTTGTCTTTGCGCTCGAGATGGCGGCCTTAATGAACGCGGCCAGCATGCAGACCATGTCCGACGAGATTGCCCAGTTCTATCGCGTGCAGGCCAACACCCAGGAAGACCTGTACCGCCACATGTCGGATGAGGACTACAAGAACCGCTTCTGTACGCCAGCTCGGCTGCCGTTCATGATGGTGCTGAACGCCGATGAGGTACGTCAACGTGCGGTGCCGGTGGCAGCAAGTTCCAACGATGACTTGAACGCCGTGTACTCGAAACTGGTGCTGCCACGTAACTCGATGTACGGGATTGCCGGGGCCAACTTCAGTCAGGAGTACCCGCTGGAGATCCGCGTGATGAAGCACGGTGGCTTCATGGTGGTGTGGGATGTGTCGCAACCAACCCCACTGCTGAACCTCGAGACCAACCAGATCAACTGGCGGGTGGACCGCATCAACAACACCGACTACCTGTCGATCATGTTTAACATGCGTCAGTTTACGGCGACCCCGTACTTCAGCGTCATTACCGCCATGTCCGGCTACAAGAATACCTTTAGCCTGAACGACGAGCAGTTCTACTACGCTCGGGTGTGGACGCGAACCAGCTCCGATGGTGCATGGGAAGAAGCCCATACCACCCACAGCGATCAGGTGTTTGACGCCTCTCGTTTGACCTTTACCCTGAAGGTGCTGGAACGAACGGTTGAAGTACGCCTGCCGGAGATCTACGTGGCGAACGGTTTGGGTATTGGTCGCCAGGTACGCGTCGATGTTTATACCTCACAGGGCGCACTGTACTTAGAGCCGACCGCGGTCGATGGCTCAACGGTCACCGCCCAGTGGTTGGACTTCAACTACGACAACCGCCAGCTGGATAAGTTTGCCACACCGATTACGGTATTCAACGAAAAGACCATCATGACCAACGGCACCATGGCCGGAGGCACCAACGGTCTGTCGCTGGAACAGCTGCGTGAGCGAACCATCTATGCCAGTAACCAAACCAATATCCCGATCACCCCGGGGCAGATTGACGCCACGCTCGCTGACATGGGTTACGACACCCTGAAAACCGAGGACCTGGTGACCAGCCTTATCTATCAGGCAAGCCGTAGTGTCGGTAAGCAAAGCAACAAACGTCTGACCTCCTCGATCGGTACCGGGATCATCACCACCCAGATGACCATTGAACAGCTGGTCACCAACTCGGCGGTGCGGGACAACGGCAACCGTATCACCATCACGCCAAAAGCCATGTTCGAAGTGGTAGACGGTATCTACAAGATGGCCACCGATGCCCGCATGACCGAGCTCAAGGGAATGCGCCCCGAGAACCTGGCAGCGGCCATCAACAATGGCCTGTACCTGTACAGTCCGTTCTACTATGTGCTGGACACCAACAACGATGCCTTCGTTACCCGCGTCTACGACATGGATCGCCCAAAGGTGGAGTACCGTTCGTTCTTAAACGAGAACAACTCCTTAGGGGTGGAAGCGGGGATTGCCAACTACGCCTTTAGCAAGGACAGCGACGGCTACGTCTTTACGGTGACCACCGCCTCCGGGGACTACTACAAGAACCTGGCCGATGAAGACGTCTTGATGCAAATGATGTTTACACCGGAAGGGGAAAGCACCGCAGCCTACCTGAACGGCAAGATCATCGGACGCACGTCAACTCGGGAGCGTGTATGGGAGTTTCGCTTAACCTCCAATATGGACGTCACCGAGAAACACGAGCTGGTGCTGACCGCCTTTGGTCAGTTTGGTAACGCCCCGTCGGCATTGCGCTCTTTGCTGTCCGGTTCCTTCACGGTACTGAACTGTATTGCGCGCAACAAATCGCCGAACGACGTGGTGCTGACCAGCAGTGATGAACTGTTAGGCAATCTCTATACGACCAAGCCGTTTGTGGTGGTGACCGAGCAGGTCTACCAGCTGCAGTTTGGCGTGGCGTTGGACAAGCTGTACACCCGTTCACGCCCTATTCCTTCTGACGTGGCGTATAAGCGTTACGACGTGGATGTTTACTGGCGCTATGAGGCCGACGTCTATAAGCGCGATTCCCGTCAGCAGCTGGTGTTTGATGCGCAGGGTAACCCGATCAAGCTGCACAAGAAAGGGGACCTGCTGCTCGATGCCGAGGGGCAACCGCAGATTCGCTTCCATGTCGGCGACATCAAGCGGGATGATCAGTTAAACCCTATTCCGATCAGTCAGCGGGTGGTGCTGCACGAGTTTGACCTGGTCGGGCTGGACGGCGCGTACTTCTTCTCCACCAACTCGCTCGACGCCACCTACATCACCGAGGTGATCAAACAGCTGGTAACCTGGGTGGTTGATGACATGACGGCGGTGCACGCGAAGCTGCTGAACCAGGCGGAAGTGGTGTTCCGACCGAAGCAGACACTGGGACTGATTGACGTGGTGGCAAACGCCAAGGATGCACGCCAGATTTCTGCCGCTGTGGCCTTCTCGCTCGACGTCTACTTAACCGACACCGGTTATAAGAACACCTCGCTGCGTGATAACCTGACCAGCGCCATTCCGGGAGTGATCACCGAGCTGTTATCGCGTGAGACCTTCTCGGCAAGTGACCTGTCCGATGAGCTGCGAGCGTTCCGTACCTCTGAGGTGGTCGACATTGACGTGGCAGGTTTTGGTCCTGACCGGGACATTAAGGTGTTAACGGTCTCTGATCCAACGCTGCGCTGCGCGGTGAAGAAACGTCTGGACGTCACCACCAACGGTGGCTTAACGGTGATGGAAGACATCACGGTCAACTTCCTGAAGCACAAAGACTCGAAATCCAACTTAACGGCATAACGGCATAAGTGGCACTCCTCTCCCTTGACGGGGAGAGGAGGCCGCTGTGCTTTATGCGCGGTCCTGCATCAACTGCACCCATTTACCCACGAAGTTACCCAGGGCTTCCCCGGCACTGTACGACATCGAGTCGAGGTACGCCACCACCGTGATCAACCGCGAGTAGCAGTTCATCTTGTCGGCGTAGACGTTCACTAAGGTCACGAAGTCATCCACCAACGTCTGGTCCGCTTCAAAACGCTGGGACTGAATCGTTTTATAGAAGGCGGTGAAGTCGGCGTACAGGGTGTCAAATGCTCGGTTGGTTTCGATGCTGTTCAGGGAGTCGTACACCACCCGATCAATCATGGTGTAGGTCTCAATACTGCGCCCGATGCGAAGGAGGTTATGGGCAAGCGCCTCCTTATCATCAATGCGCGGCAGCAGGAACATCTGCCCCAGTCGACTGTTGAGGTTGGTTAAGGCGATGGTTGGGTTACGGTTAAAGTCCGCCATCGCCTCGTCCAAACTACACGGTTTCCCATCACGCTTCACACCCTGCGGCAGTGCCTTAAAGAAGCGGGAGAACGCCGCCGAGTCCTTTACTGCTGACACATTAGCCTTAAAGGTCTGGCCTTCCAACAGCGCCTGGTAACGGGCCTTGATAGCACGGAACTCGTACTCCATCTCCTTTGAAAGCTCGGGCCACCACTGGGTCATCGAATCGGCATCAAACTTAAAGGGTGCGTCAACGTCGTCACGGACCGAGATCAACCAGCTGTAGCCGTTGGCCGCGTTCACGAACTCGCGGCTCTTGCACAAGCGGTCAATGATGTCCGCAGGCGTATCGTTAACCGACCCTACCTTATTTGCCGCTGAAGTGGCGCTTAATCCCACGCGGTTGATTTCCCGCCGCGACTTCAAGTAGGCCTTCAGGGTGGTGATGCACCACTGGATGGCTTTTAGGATGATGGCGATGATCCCGCCTAGTCCACCGGCTAACAGCACGGTCTTGCCGGTGGACAACGACTCCATGGCGTAACCGAGGTTGTGCTTGGACAGCGCACGGGTATAGCCGTTTAACGGGATCTCCGCGGCAATGCCCGGCAGCATGGTTTGGATGCTTGACATCACCTCCTGGGAAATTCCGTGCTCACCAATGGATTCCATCGACCCGGTAATAAAGACAATCTTCTGGCTGATGGCCTCGTACTGGTTCATGAACGCCGTGTGTTCGGTGGTCAGGGATTCCAATCCGTCAGCCCGTTGTGCCAGCGCCATGAGATCGTCGGTAAGGGTCACCGTCTCACGAATGGCTTCTGCTAAGGTCTGCATGGTGACTCCTTAGACGGTGGTGGCGCGCTGGATCCAGGCACGCACTTTCTTGCGCAGCTCATCCATACGGGCTTCGTTGTTTTCCATCATCACTTCTACAGGGCTGCTGGCAACAATCTTCGGTACGGTTAAGAGGCGCACACGATCACGGCAGGCGGCAATCTTAAATACCGTCTCGGCGTAGTTAGCAGTGATCTTACGCACCACCTCCATGATCGCCTTGACGTCAGCCTGCTGGGAGAGAAACTTGGTGGAGATGACTTCAAAGCCGTTCTCCTCGGTCATGTCCGCTGCCACGTAGCGATCATACACCCGCAGCGCATCCAGGTGCTTCTTGAAGTCACGGGCCTTGTTACCGTCAACCGGCTCAAAGCTCTTCAGCTGATTAACCAGCTTATTGAAGTCCTGCTTCTTGGCCAGGGTAAAGACGTCGGTGGCCTGCAGGGTGATCGGTGACCGGGTGGTACAGGCCTGCTCCAACCCTTGGAGGATATCCCGCAGTTTACCGCTGCGCAGGCGATCGACAATCGGCTTCTTCTCCTTGTCATCGCTGTACAGCTTGGAGCTGGTGACTTTAGCAGCCAGCTGCTCCATCAGCTTGGTGATCTTCTGGAACGCGTTGGTGTCCAGTAGACGGGAGATACGCAGCGCCATCTCGCGATACTCTTCCGGCGTCGGGGTCTTCGCCTGCGAGGCCTCCCACAGACGGTTGTAGGTCACCTGGTTGATGGCCGACTCGGAAACCAGGTCCTCTACCGCACGCTGCAGCTGGATGATCAACGGTTCAAACACCGCCAGGTTTTCACAGATCATGTTGGCGTCATTAAAGAAGCCGTCAATGATCAGCTGGGCGTTGATCTCGTCATTACCGCCTTCCTGCAGATACTTCAGCACGTCTTCATCGAGATCAGACTGCATCAGGGTCCGCCAGTTCTTGGTGATCTCTTCGGTGAACACCTGCTGCTTGGCAAGTTTGTACGCCGACGGGGCAATGCCGGTCAGTGAACGGTAGGCGTCAACCAGGTAGTTAAAGCCGGCCTTCAGCTTTTCAATCAGGAACTTGATCAGCTTATAGAGCCCGGTCAATACCGTATTGACAATGCCTTCCGTACCTTCACGCAGCATCACGTTGCTCGGCAACTCAGTGAAGGCTTCAAGGCCGTAACCACCCGGCACGGCTGACGGGGCAATGCGCTGCAGCTCCACCACGGCAGCACGCGACATGCCTTCACGACTCACGCGCCCGTGCAGACGAATCAGGTCGTTGATGTGTTCAACAGAGGCAGCAACCGCTTGGTCTTCGGTGGTGGTGACGATTTCGACATCGTCATTGGGTTTCTTCACAACCGTAAAGGCCGAGCTCGGCACCGTACCGTTCGGCCCCATAAAGCTGGTGATCATTTCTAAGGACATGGGATCTCCTTATTCGGCGGCCGGAGCAGCGTCCAGGGATGGGGTAGACGCCACGGCAAACAGGTTCAGTGCATAACCCACTGAACGCCCGAGGTCGGCAGAGTTTTCGCTGATTGCCAACATATCGGCAATGGCCTGCGGGAAGTTATAGCTGCCGGCGGCAATCAGGGCGTGCTGGGCCAGCTCCTGAGCGGCTTTGGTCATCGGAGCATGCACCATGTCGTAACGGGCACGGTAGATGTTGGCAGCGAGCTCCAGGACCTTACCCATGTTAACCACGGTGTTTTCATTGACTTCGGCGATCACCGCTTTTGCCGTCTTGCTGTTCTCGGCAAAGAAGGCCACCGGGTTATCCACCGGGTTAGACGGAATGGCGGTGCCATAGGCCACCAGGCGCGCCAGGCCAAAGACCACCAGATCTTCACGCAGGGTAGAGGCAATCTCGGACATCCCGCGCACGGCAATCACGTTGCCCTTGAGCGTTTCAACATTCATTAAGACCATTTTCACTGTTCCTTTATACGGAGTATTTTGCCGCAGCAACATACAGGGGGTTATTGGTTAAGGCTTCAAGATCCTGCAGCAGACGCTTCTGGCGAATCTGGCTGCGCTGGCTGCTACGGACCATCTGGCCGAGCTTCTGCGACACTGACCATTCGTAGTCGGTGGCAGCGATGATTTTGTTCATCTGCTCAATCTCAGCCACAATCTGTTTCTTCTCAACGGCAGTCAGACGCGGATCCTTCAGCGAGGCGATGGATTCATTACGCAGGCGGATAAAACGATCCTTGTCCACATCGTAGGTGGCGCTCACCCAATCGTTACTGCACAGTGCAGTGAGGAACATCGGGATCATGACCGGGAAGAACAGAATGTGCGCCAGCAGCGACTTCGTCATTGCCACGTACTTGTTAGGTCGATAAGGCGCATAGAGCAAGTTGATGCGGTTGATACCGCTGACCATCGCCGCACCGGCGCCGTGACGGGCCGCAAACATGTCCGCCAGCTGTTCACACATGTTGGTGTTATAGGCCGTGGCTCCGACCGCGTCGTAGATCTTCGCCGAGTACTTGGTCAGCAAGGTGATGTAATACCCATCATACTTGTCATAGTTAACCAGCTCAGCCTGGTTATCGATTTTGATACCCAGGGTGTTTTCCACATCGGACATGATCGCGTGCTTTTGTTTAACCTCGCCTGCAGCCAGGAGCGCATTGGCCGCTGCATGCAGCACCATGTTAGTGGTGCAACTATAGTGCAGCGCGTAGCAGTAGGTAAAATCATGCCCCAGCTCGTGCAGAAGAATTGCCGTGTTCTCTTCAGCCGTGATGCCGTGCTTGGGATTCAGCATCTGGTTGCCGAGCGCAATGGTAATCGGGATCTTGCTAAAGGCACCGCTGACGCGTCCGGTTTCAAGGTCGATCTGCCCGGTCAACACGCCGCTGACGCGACGATACAGGTTATAGGCATCGGCATGACCGGAGTACGCCTGGCGGATGCTGTCGTTGAACACGTGGTTCTTTGACAGGGTGATGGCCTGCGTATAGGCGTTAATCGGCGCGGCGGCATCAGCAATCATGGTGATCTTCTCAAACCCGCTGGCCTCCTGCATGATCTGTGCCAGCTTGGAGTCATTAAGCAGCGCATCAGTCAGCTGGGTTTGATTGGTCGCTGCCATCTTATCCATGATGGCCTGAACCTCGGCAGTGAGTAATTTAAAGATCGGGCGGGTGCGTTGGAAGGCAATAACTTCTAAACCACTGCCAAGCAGCATGATGAACTCCTTTGTAAAAAGATAAATGGGCGCGTTGATACTATAGCCTTCTTAAAGGGGATACCGCTTGCCCTTGTTGACATAGGATTATAAATTCCATGAGCGACACCGCCACTCAGCCTAAGTTTGAATGTAAATTTGCTGTCTACAGCCCGAGCATGTCGGGGAAATCCGACATCGTGTTTATTAAGGAAGTGATTCACCATCCGGACGGACGACAAGAACCGAACACGCGCATGATCAAAGACATGCCGTACGATTACTACCTCACCCGTGAAGCCTTCCGTGATCACCAGGATAAGAAAGATTACGAAGAGGTGAAAAAGCTGCAGAAGTTCACCACCCAGTACTGGAACCTGGCCAACCACATCAGCCGTTCACTGGGGAAAGGCGCCACGTCGCTGCCGCTCAAACAGGTCTGCCGTAGCCCGTACGTGTACGGCGCTGACATCAGTCCGGCCTCAGTAGTGAAAGCAATGTACGACCGCAAGTTCCCCGAAATCGGCATGACACCGTTTAAGGTCAGCGTGATCGACATCGAAACCGATGTGATCAACAAAGACCACATGGGTGAGCCATTGATGGCATCGCTGTCGTTTAAGGATCGCTCGTACACCTTTGTGGTGCGTCGTTTCTTCCCCGGCGAAGACGATGCAACGATTATTCGCAAGCTGCACGAATGCGCGCATAAGCACATCGGTGAAATCATTGATCAGCGCAAGCTCGCCATGGAGTACGAGCTGGTTGACCATCCGGCCGACGGCTTTGTGAAGCTGTTTGCCAAAGCCCACGAGTGGAAGCCTGACTGGGTTACCGGCTGGAACAGCTTGGACTTTGACTACCAGGTGATCACCAACTGCCTGGAGATGGCGGGGATTAACCCAGCGGATGTGTACTGCGATCCGTCGGTGCCGAAAGAGTACCGGAACGTGAAGTACTTCCAGGGTAAGACCCACCAGGTGAAAAACGACGGGGTCAAGGAAACCAAACGTCCGCTGGCCAACTACGAGAAGTGGCCGTACGTCAACGCACCGGCCTCGTTCCGCTGGGCCGATTCGATGTGTGCCTACTACTACCTGCGTACCGCCAAGGGTAAAGAGTTGAACTACAAGCTTGACCACATCGCCAGCAAGGTGTTGGACGGGATCGGTAAGCTGTCGTTTAAAGAGTCTGAAGGCTACTACGGCCTGGACCTGCACGAGTTCATGCAGACCAACTACCGCTACGAATACGTGGTGTATAACTTATTCGACTGCATCGTGGTTGAGATGATGGACGAGAAGACCAATGACCTAGCCGCAGCGGTCCCGGCGTTCTGTGGGGTATCGGAATACCGCAACTTTACTTCTCAGCCTAACCGCATCGCCGAAGCCATGCACTACGACGTAATGGACAACGGCTATATTTGGGGTACCACCTCTGACCAAATGCGCACCGACCTGGATGACCACCTGCAGTCCTTGGGCGGTTGGATCGTCATGCTCCCCACCGAGCTTGTGGCGGTGAACGGGAAGCCGATGTTTAAGGAACTCCCGAATCTCCCGTCTTACGTGCGTACCGGCACCAACGACATCGACGTAGAGGGGGCGTATCCGTCGGGCACCGTGATCATGAACGTGGGCAAGCAAACCACCTGGATTGAGATGACTGCCATAGAAGGACTGGACGATACCCAGTACCGGCAGGTGGCCGTCAACCTGGCCGCGGGTGGCTTTAACAACGCAGGGGAAATTGCCCGTATGGTGTACAAGGCACCGGACTTCGTTACTCTGGCCCAGGCTTACGCTGCAGAACACAACCACACCTTTACCTACTTAGACGCCGCATAAAGTGGTCTTAACCTCTGGGGCTCCGAAGAGCACCCAGAGGACTTTATGCCGATCATATAGGTGGCATTTATTGGCGAGGAAACAAAACATGTTAGAACTGTTAATGACAGGTAAGGTGGATAAATATCCGGATTCGGGCCCTGGCCCCAAGAACCTTAAGTTTGGTGATACCGACGCCGGGTACTTTGGCGTCGTATCACAAAGTGAGCTCTTTACGGCGGCAGAGATCATCTCGGCAATTACGCTTTCGGTGATCCAGCGTGCAGACGCGAACATGGTGTGGTGTAAGTTCTACTGGAAAAACAAGGTGGTTTATTTCCCCAGCCAGTTCTTGTTTAACGACAACACCTGGAACGCCTTTGCCACCAAGAACATCGTGTACAGCAACGCTACCACCCGCACCATCAGCAAAACCTTTAGCGGTGTGCAGCGCAAGTTTAAGATCCGGATGCCAGCTGGCTCTACCGTTGACCCGGCGTTGCTAACTGTCAGTCCCAGCGCCGAGTTCTTTGCCCTGTACGCCAAGGTCTTTGCGAGATCCGTCATCAATGCGGGTTGGGCTACCGGGGTCTGGGACAGTCTGGTAGAACCTGTCGCCAGGATCAATAAATACACCCCCACCCAGACCACCTTTAGCACCGATACTAACCAAGCGCTATGGGTGACCTATACGGGATCGTTAGTTAACGCGCTCAAGTCGACAGACCCTAATCAGGGAGATCGTGGTTTTATGCCAGTGCTGGAATTGGTTAACTTGACGGCGGGTGGCGAGACCTTACTCAATAGCTTTACCCGTTCTGACGGCGGAGTAGCAGGTTACTACGGTCAGGTAACACAAAATGACTTGATTACCATGACTGACCTGCTCACGGTCACCGGTGTGCCAGAGCAATTTACCCGCATCAATTTGGATGCCGGATGGTTAAAATTTGCAGTGGATGACAAAATCATTTACATTGCGAAAAAAGCCATTCTCGCCGGGGTGACGCGCAATAACATTGCTGGTTTAAATTTGTTAAAAGGAAACAAACAAATTACGATTAAGGGCAAAACGTATATTGTTCGTTGCCCCACCGGCACAACCTATGAACCTGCTTCAGTTCCTGCACCTACTGATCGATCGGAATGGGAGCGTTTAATGTACAGTGTTCACGCTTCCGCCATTACCGGTCAGCAGGTAACCAATGGCGTAAAATGGGATCAGCTTACCTATGGTGATTTGGGAATGGCCAGTTCACAGGGTAGTCGTACGTTGGCGCTGAATGACTTTAATGGCGGCGCGGCGTGGCGCGGTAGCGCTAATGACATGACCACCTTCGCAGGGATGGATTATAATACCTCGGACATGACCTGTGGGTGGCGTCCGGTGTTGGAGTTGGTAGGATAAACATCAGACGGCATAAAGGAGCACTGGTTCCCCAGCGGGAACCAGGCTCACTTTTATGCTGATTAAGGATTAACGCAGGGCAGAGAAGTAAGCGGACATGTTCTGCTGCGCCTTGGCGTTCTTCACGCCTTTCAGTGCGGCACCGAGATCTACCTGGGTCATGGCACGGCTGCGGTTAGCCGATGCACCGACGGTAACCAGGATCGACAGGATGTCGTCGAACTCACGGATCTGCGCCTGGGTCAGCTGCGGATACAGGTTCTCAAAGAAACGACGGCTGTAGAGCTCGCTGAACGCCGCATGGCGGTATTCAAAGATCAGCTTCAGCAGCAGGTCCATCCCGAGCTTGAAGTCCAGGAACTCAAGCTTCATCAGCTCAACCAGCATACTGTACAGACGTTTCTGGTGTGGCACACCGGACTTGGCATCCTGGTACTTGGATGGATCCATGTGGTCCACGTACTCGCGGATGTAGCCAATGATGGCTTCGGCTTTATCAGAACGCAGCTCGGCCACGGTCGGGACAACCGGCGCCACAGCAGCCAGCTGACTCAGGGTGGTGATAGACTCATCCACCACAGGTGCAGCAGCGTCAGTATCGCCATCCACACTGTCGCCACCACTACCATCCACACCGGCCTCATCTTCGGAGCCAGATGCTGGGGATTCTTCGCCCACGGACGACTCACCATCGGTATTGGTGTCTTCGGGTTGCTGCTCGGTGCTTTCTTCAGAAACCGGCAGCTGTTCATCTTTCTGTACTTCTTCCACGGAATTCTCCTTGGTGGCTGTTTTGCTACGCTTGCCCATATGTAATCCTCTTCGTTATCAAAAGGGGGTGATCACATAGGATGAGGTCAAAAAAAAAAAAGAAGAGGGGCCGAAGCCCCTCCTTGCTTAAACGAAGTGCCAGTCCTGGGCGTAGACGTAGCGCTGCTCGGTCGGGGCGGTGATTTGCTCCAGCACAAACCAGGTCGGTACATTACGGGCGTGGGCAAACTGGTTGATGTTGCTGTACAGTCTGCCGTTGGCGGAGATCGGTTTGTTGCTGATCACCTGCTCCTGCTCTTCGCTCAGATCAATGGACACGTCGTGGTAGTCCAACAGGCGACGATCCTGACCGTAGGACACCCGGTCATAACCGCCACGCTTAGGCTGCTGATCGCGGTGGGTTTCAATCAATCCACTTGACTGGATCTGGTTGTTCTCGTCAGCCAGGATATACAGCGGGTAGACGCCCTGATCGAAGTAACCGTGTTCGGCATAGTACTTGCCAATGTCGGTGACACGGATAAACTTGCGACGGTCCTGGTCGGCCGGGGTAACGTCGATAAAGCCGTCAGCATCCAGCCAATCACCGATGTTGGCGATCACGTCCAGGCCTTCATGGCGCGCCAGGTAGTCACGAATCAACCAGTGCCCGGCCATGTAGCCGGTCTGCCCCTCGTTGACAATGAACTGGTGGAACACCACGTCATTCGGGTCCGGGTCGAGCAGCCCCATCTCCGCCTTGGCCAGTTCGTAGGCGGTTTGAAACTCCAGGTTGCGGAACGCCTTGGTGCGCAGGTCTTCGTTGCAGTAGCTGACAGCTAACGCTGCGTCATCGACGGTCTGCATGTACACCACCGGCCCTTTACGAAAGCGAATGATGTGCAGCATCCTCGCCTGTTTGTTGATGAACATAGTTCGTTTCCTTTTTAGATGAAGTTATTTAGTGCGATTGCCCTGACCGTGGCTGGCGATCAGGTTAACCAATTCGGCTTTCAGCACCAGCTTCATGGTGGTGCTGTGGCGCAGGGTGGTGGGTAGTGGTAAACGTCCGTCAAAGTACAGATCAATCAGGTTATTGGCAAACTCCTGCAGCATCAGATTAATATCATCCGGGTGTGCTTCGCGCAGGGCACGGCAGTTGTGCATGAAGGCCGCCAGACGGGCGTCGGCCTGCAGGGAGAGCTGATTGGTAATACGCTGCTCTTCACTGTAGCGATCGGCATCAATCAGCGGCTGGTTCGGGTCATAGTCCGTTACCCGCATGGTGGTCACGGTATCATCAGGGAGAGTCTGGCTCACGGGGGCATCCTTTTTCGCAATGCGCGTTTCATAAAGAGGTTCGGGAATCTGCAGATCAGCGTACGGATTAGGGTGAAAAGGCGAACCGCTGGCAACACTCACGTGTAGACCGGCGTCGGCGCTGCTGCAGGCAATGTGGACGCGATTGTTAAAATCGTTACTCATCACCGCCCCCTTATAATACTATCGCCGTACGTACAGCTTTACTAACGGTGAACCAGATCGGCTCCTCGCTGCGCAGATCGCTCTCTGAGAGGTATTCAGAGATGGGCAGTACTTCGTTGTCCTTGGCGTCCTTCATGCGCACATAGAGCGTTGGGGACGGCGTAAAGAAGCGGTTCGGGTGGTTAAGGCAGCTCAGCACCAGATCGCGGGGATTGTTAACGATGTGGTTCTGGACTGAACGCCAGGTAATCAGCTTGCCACAGTTGCCGAGATTAATGCGCTGCAGCGGGCGTTCCTCTTCTTCGATGCTGGTCAGGAAGGTCTCCACCGAGTCGTACTGATCGGACATCGCCAGATGCCGCAGGTTGGTGTCGCAGCTGATCCAGTAGATGGGTTCGCCCTTGCCGTGGTAGTCGCCAACGCGTAAGCCAATCATGGATCCGTTAAGATCAACCACGGTCGCCCCGCTGCACATGAACAGGTCTTTGAGCTCAGCATCGTTCATGTCGATGTACTCGAACAACCCGTGCAGCTTATCGCTGGGATGGGGGGTAAGCTCCATGTGGTGACGGTAGACAGTAAGCAGCGGGTACTCACCGATGTCCAGGTTGCTAATCGTTACCACGAGGTTTTGAATAAACTTTTCTAATTCTTGCAGCATAACTTGTCCTTTTGTAAAAGATTACATACTTAGCTATTTGTATAGAAAGCATTGTTGTTTTCTAGCGAGCTAACGCTAACGAGACAGGGTTTTATGACAATATAAATTTAATATAATTAAGAAGAATACCGCCACTAATTATATTAAATATACATTAAGTATCGTAATACTACTTATTGATCGCTACTAGCCTGTGTATTATATGAGCAAAGTCTTGCCACTGCAGTACCCTGTTACTTGGCTGGTAACAGTAATCAGTTTTGAATATCCTCTGCATAAATAAAGAGTCCAGGGTCCTTGACGGAACCCTGGCTCTTTTATGCCGCTTATGCTGGTTTAACTGACACGGGTGTAGTCAATGTCAAGGGTAAAGGTGAGACGGGCCGGAAGATCCACGGCAACATCCACCCCGGATTGTGCCAGTGCCGCAATCAGCTCCCCGTTGGTGGGTGCGTCGCCAAGCTTCAGGAACAAGCCGGTGATGTTAGCACCCTGATTATTGCTTGACTTCAGGTTACGCCCGTCGCAGGCCAGCATCCAGTGCTGCACCGTAAAGCTGAGGTTACTGTACTGGGTAGTGTCGCGCAGAGTGCGGACACGCCGCCACAGCTTCTCCATGTCGCTACGGTAAGCTTCGTCCGTGATGATGAGGGTTTCTTTCATGGTCACTCCAATTGATAAAACACATAAGATCGACTACGCAACCTTCTTCTTTTTCGCCAGGTAACGGATCTCGATGGTCAGGCTCAGGGTGACGGAGCCGTCGTCATTGATACCGGCCTGATCGTGCTGGTTGATAAGGCGGATGTAATCACTGAAGCTCGGGGGCTGTAATCCTGACATGGCTTCCTGGGTGATGTTAATACGGGTCTCATCACGCTGGTCAATCAGCCCACCGCGACGGTAGGCTTTCCAGGCGATGATCTCCACCTTCTGTTCCATGAAGCGCCCATCCTTGGCAAACTGACAGGCCTTGAAGAAGCGCTGGTTCCATTCCTCGTTATTAACCAGCAGCACGTTGTTACGCATGCGGTGCTTACGGCTCATAGCTGACCTCTAAGGACTTGGCCACCTGACAGGTATCTGGGAAACTGCTGCCGTAGGCTGCATTGATCGCCAGGATAACCTCCTGTTCATCCAGCAGGCCGTACTGGTCAGGGATATGGCTTAGGTCAATGCGCCGTGTGTGATCCTGACCGGCGACCGCCTGACCGTCGTAGACGACAAACCCAACCAGCTCTACCTTTGGCTGAATTCCACGCTGGCGCAGTGACTGAATGCCTTTGCAGAAATTGAAGTGCTCCTGTTCAAACTTCGGCAGCGTGATGTTGTATGTTGACGTGGTCATTACCAGTTCCCCGATTCAAAGTTAAGACAGCGAATGTCATCGACATATTTGGCCAGCATCTCCTGCGACTTCTTGCGACACACCGCCTCGTCGCCCTTGGTGATTACCTGGTAATAGATGTCATGACCCTGACAGCGATCGTACATGCGACCAAAGCGCGGTAATTTGGCTTTCAGTGCATTATACAGCGCGGGTGGGTTTTTCATGAACGCATTTAAGCGCCGGGTCATGACCACCACAAATCCTGGGTCTTCCGTGTGCTTGATCATGATGCAGGCACAGACGTCCAGCTGTTCATCCCGATAGGGAATGGGTTGGCTGGTATCTTCTTTCCCTTCCCCGGTGCCCTGGGGCCAGCGGTCTTGGGGAAGCGGGTTGACGGTAATGGAATCCGTCCAGGCGTTGAGGCGGACGATGGCGCGAATCAGCGACTGGGTGTACTGCTTGCTGCCGTCTTCAAACCCGATATACCCGGGCTCGTCTAACCAATCACCGATGTTCAGGATCTGGCGTAGATCCTCACCCTTCTTACAGGCGATGGTGTTAAGGTACTTGTAGGCCTGACGCCGGGCCTCTCGTAGATCTTCAAAGGTCTTCTCCTCAGCGTCGAGGAACTTCAGCGAGTCGATGTTCTGACTGGCCGATTCGCTAAACACCTGTTGAAAGTCTTTGTTCTTGAACAACCCTTCCTGTAGCAGTCTCCGCCATTTGAGCAAATCATTGCTGTCGGTGGAGATGTTCAGATGCTTAGCGTCAGTCCCTGATACTGTTAGCAATTCTAACGCGTACATATACCGCTCCTTTCAAAGGCTGCTGTCATACAGCCGGACATAGTCGACTATCAGTAAGATAGGTTCGTTATGTTGAACTTAACTAAATACCTGCTGCTTCGCGCTGGATGGCTTGACGCAAGAACCGGAGGCTGTCTTCCAGCTCTGCGCTCTTTTCGGTTAGATGAAGGATCGTACGGTTGATTGTGTTGAATGCGGTGGCTGATACCTTGGTCTGACCTGCCCAACCCAATCCCGTGGTCATAAAGCGCGCATCCATCACTTGACAACTGTCCGCCGCTTTCGCAAAGGATTGGAAGATTGATGTGGTGCCCATATCTGTTGGGTCTTCCAGTAACAATTCGTTGACACAATGGGCATGGGTAAGTGCGTCATCCAACACTTTATAGAGACGGTGCAGGAACGGCTCTTCTTTGTGCTCGCGCCACTGCAGGAACTCTCTTTCACTCTGGTTGACAAGATCCAGCAGGGTAAGTTTATGGAACATCAGGTTTTCGTGCATGTTTATTACCTTATGAGTTAAATAGCGTTAGACTGGCGTAACGGTGATGGTGTAAACCATTTCAAAATCTTGCGACAAACCCGGGGCAAACTTATCAACCTCGTAATGGCAACGCAGGTCTTCGAACAACTCAAACAGCATAAACCCGCCGCCAAAAGTATTCTTATCGTCCACGTAGAAGTGGCGATGGATCGGGACGTGAACATCGCTATCACCCTTTACCAGCTTACCGCCTTCATACAGCTCCCACTGGGTGACCTCGATCTTGTTGTGCCGCGTACCGGACTTCAGCTGCGCGTTCACCTGATCAATCAATGAATAGTACTGCGTTCCGTTAGCAAAGTCTGGGCTGCGGGTATCGAATACGACTTGGATAGGTTGTGGGTTGGTCATGATAGATTCCTTATTGATGGGCATAAGTGGATTACTAAAGCAGACACCGATTGGCATCCACCTTAGTAATGTAGGTATGAAAGTAGCTGTATTAGGGAATTTTTTTGATATCAAAATAATACATTTTACCCTGAAAGTTGGGTACACCGACACTGGCAAAGGCGCTGTGTCCCAGCTTAACGTATTGATCTACAAACGCCCCGCTGGCCCCGTTGTCCATCCAGTTGAAGGTGATCAACAGTTTACCACCGCAGTAGACTTTGATGGTGCGGTTGTTGATCACGTATTTGATCACCACTGGGTTCGCCTTTACCGGTTCTGTTGACACCTTGGTCTCTGCGCCAGGATAGGCAGTCTGCAGCAGCATAGAGCTATCGTGAGACCAGATCGGGAAGATAAAGTAGTAGCCGTTGGTTTCAGTCGGTCGGGTATCCAGTAACGGTGGTGGGTATGGGTTAGGGTTTTTTACTACGCCACCGATAATGAACGTGATCTCTACCGCCGCAGCATTGACCAGGCTGTTCTTAAACTCAAGCCATGATGAACCGTTGAAGTTCATGTATGTGCCAAAGCTATCGCTCCCGGCCACTAATCCGTAGTTGCTAAAGGGGATGTTTTTGCCGCCCGTATCTTTAATGTCAGCCGTGGTATTAAATCCGCCTAAACGAAACAGCGTGTTGCTGTCGGCCAGCGGCAATATCCCGTTCCACGCCACCTGTCCGTTTGGATTGGATAGTAAGGATTCTAACATATGCTGTCCCCTGTTTAAGTAAGGCTTTTTATTTCAAAGAAATACAGCCGCATCTGGATATCAGCCACCACGTTATTGAACGCGCTGCGTCCAAGCTTCAGGTTTGCCGTGTTCAGAGCCGATCCGGTATCCACCTCGTGCGCTACCGTACCGTTCACCAGAATCTTGGCTCTGGCATCCGTCAGCTGTAGCTTGATCACGTACGGACCCGCATCATTGCCGATGAGCCCTTTCGTTAAGCGAACGGTACTGCTGGACGGATAGTTATAGTTAATGGGGTACGGCGCCGTCAGCTGCTGGTTAATGCTGAGTATGTGGTAGTTGCCGTTGGTCCCCGTGGGGCGGGTGTCAAGCAACGGACTGGCATACGACGAGTTGGATTTCGGAATGCTGCCCACCACCCACGTCAGTTCCACGTTACTGCGATTAAGCAGGCTTGAGGCAAACGTCAGGTACTTGCCACCGTTAAACAAAATGTACGAGTAGACTTCATCGACACCAACGGTTGGACTGCCGTTACGGGCCACCGCAATCGCGTTAGGGCTGCGATCCACAATGTCGGCCGCGGTGGTAAAATCCACCAGACGAAACAGCGTGTTCGCATCCATCGGTGGCGGGCTCCATTTCGACGGTGACCCCCCTAATAACGACTCCAACATGACGCCTCCCATAGATAAAAAATAAAGCAGTCCCGAAGGACTGCTGCTAGTTATACTATTTTGTTACCCTCGGCATCGCAGTAGAAGATCTCGGCATCATCACCCTGACGCAGGCGCCGGTGGATCATGGACGGGGTAAGATCCCAATCCGCGTTGGCCCGCACTGCATCCACAATGGAGGGGTAGATCTTGCCGCGAATACTCACCTGCTTGGCGTTCGGGTTACCACCCCCGGTGTATTGCTCAGACTGGTTAGGGGTAACGTCTGCGGCCTGGTTAACGGCAGTGATGGCACCCGCAGGAACCAGGTCAGTTTCATAAGTCCAGTTCCGCCATTGCTCGTCCGTTGAGTCCAAACGATCGTACACCCACTCCACTGGGATGTTGTAGGCCAGCGCTACCGCCTCCACCGATGGATAAGGCAGTCCATCCACCGTGACGGCAAAGTTCCCGACCGGGTTGTCGTCGCCGGCTTTGACATAGCCAAAGAAGACACGCTTACCGTTAAGGACACGACACGCCTGATCATAATAAGCGTCACGTGCGGTCAGGTGGCTCATCACCGCACCGGGCTGCTGCAATACCGTGTTCGCATCTAACCAGTTGAAAAAGACCGGGGCACTAAACAGACCTTCCATAGCAAGATACTTGTACGCATCCGTCACCACAACCGCATTGCCATCGGGCAGCATCAGGCTGGCAGGTTTTCCAATCCAGTCACCGAGATTGCTAAACTCCCGCGCATCCCGGTTAGGTTGACCCAACGCTTCCTCAATCAGTGAGAAACCACTGCGCCACACATCGTTGATACCGGGATGGCTGATAATGATTTCGTCGATGTGTTTGCTGTCGCTGTCCAAATAGGCTTGTTGGAAAATAGCGTTGGGGAATACGCCCGCTTTGATCTCGCTAAGCACCGTCGCCTTATGAGGGGCGAGACTGTTCTCTTCATGGACAGTCATGTGTTTTAAATCGGTACCGGCAATTTTTAGTATCAACAGATGGTTCATATACACTCCTAGTATTATCCAAGTGACCGGCACACTGCCCGTCACAAGGATAATGTAGGTTTGTACTCTTTTACATTCGGTTAGAAGAAGATTTCATCCAGGTCTAACTCAACTAAGTCAATCTTAGACCCCTTGTGCATTGCCTTCATGCTGAGTAGCATGATACCACTACCAATCTTCGATGCCCCGGAGGACATGCCGCGGTCGTTCATGGCGTTGTGTGCACCCGCACAGTAGCGACAGGAATCCCCGTGGGTCTTCTGGCAGAAGTCAGGTGAGCGGATCAGGATCGACTTGCCAAGGTTAGCCTTCAGGATCGCTTCATCGAGCAGCACCGTTTCCCCGTTGATGATGGCGTAGGCGTTCACCTGCGACTTCACCACGTGGTTGTCTACCCGCCAGGGTACCCCAAGCGTCGTCCCGCAGTCATCCTGAGTGATCATGATGTTCTGCGTGGCACGGATCAGCATCTTCACCTTCTCCCCGCCGTCCGCGGTGGAGGCCCCGCGACCAAAGGACGCTTCGATCGAGGAGTTGGCTAAGGCCGGCAGCTGTTTTAAATCCCAGCCTTCGTACAGCGAACGGGTTACCACGGTGGAGACCCCGAAGTTGGTGGAGATCCCGCCGGAGACGAACATCTTGTTAAAGGCGTCGTTAATGGTCTTCGCCTTGATAAAGGAGTTCTTCGACGGGGTGGTCGCCAAGAAGGCCTTGTAAGCGTTGAGGAGCTCTTCCTGGATACGCCCCATGACCAACGGATCACTCAGCTGATCGCGGTGCTCGGCAAAGAGCTTGTCGCGCATCTCGACCAGCCACTTCGGCGGGTACATGGTTTCCGGACAGGCGGTGGCGACACACACCCGGCTGAACGGCGCCATGGCATAGCCGTTGTTAATGCAGGCGCTGAACTCGGCGTAGGTGATGGTGTCCGGATCGTTGTACTTGGGGTGGTCCCGGTCGCGGAAGTACTTGCTGAAGTAATCTTCCAGCATCCCTCGGCTAAAGGGTTTGTTAAAGAACGGGGCACGGTCGCCGAGCACGTCGTAAAAGTAATACAGGTTCGCCAGGATCCGCCCGAAGGTGGTAGTCGTCGGTTCTTTAATGATGCTCCAGTCACTCGGGGTCAGGGCGATCTCATCGTCCGGGCGGAACACTGGGAAGTTGGGATCGAGCCCTTCCAGGGTATCGAGCTGCTGGGTCTCGGGGTTCCAGAACATCAGCTCGTCGCCCTTAGGCGTGCGAAGCACCTGGTAATCCTTTAAACCTTGCGCCCGGTCGGGGAAGGTCCAGTCAAAGTCGTGGCTGGCAATCGACAGCACGCTAAATACCCAGGCACGTTCCCGGTAGGCGCGATGACGAATGGCGGCTAAGAGATAGTCTTTCTGGTTCATGCGAAGAATCCTGTTACGATAGCACCCAGGGGCTGCAGGGCCAGCTTGTCGTCGATGTAGATGTCCAGCTGCTTGCAGACTTCATCCTGCAACAGATCATCAATGACATCGCTGATCAGGGCAAAGCCAATGAGCTCCTGCGTGAGCACGGTTTTGTCAACGTCGATTAACGCGCCCAGCGGATCGTTGTACAACTGCAGCAGTGATTCGTAGCTGACGCCTAAGGCACCGCCGCAGGCAATGTACTCGTATGCCATGCCCTTATACAGGCGGTCACGATACCGCACCAGGCGCTCTTTGACGTAGTTCAGCTCGCTGGTCGGTGGGACTTCATCTTCTTCTGCGAAAGGCGTGGTGATGGCGCTGGCGATCCCCTGCAGGGCTTCGCTGGCAACGGTGTCGACCCGCTCCAGCAACCGGTGCATATCCTTGGCCAGGGTCAGCTCAAAGATGTCGACCACCTTCTCTTCGTTGCTCAGCAGGTCATCGTTAAGCACGCGGGTAATCTCGCCGTAGTCTTCAACGTTGTCCAAAAGCGTTAAGGCGTTAAGCACGTCGCTTAACAAGTTAAAGTCTTCGGTCCAATCCAGATCCTGACTCCAGATAAAGCCGAGGTTTAAGGTGGCGTCGTGCAGGTGGTTGAACAGCAGCTTGTGCAGGTCATCCAGCACCTCTGGCGCTTCCCCGTCGTTGGCCATGTTCAGCAGTCGGTCCACGTCAGGCTGTACCTGGTTAAAGCCGGCGTTGGCCAGATTCTGACAGGCGGTGATGATGCGATCACGACGCACGTCGACCACTAAGGGCATTAAATATTCATTCAGCTCGCTGAAATCGCTCATGTCAATACTCGCTTCTTTATATGGTATTCTGTAACATTTGGTATATCAATATATGAAGACCCGCTCATTATTGTTTTAGTAAAGGACGTCCACCATATGACCAATACACCTCTTTATCCGCTGGCACGTCCAGAGGAAACACAGCCGGCAGACTCCAGTTGGGAATACCTGGAAACCGGTGTGAGACACTATACGATTGATCTGTTGACCCAGTACCGCAACCAGTGCCTGCTGGCGGTCAACAGCAACATCATTCGTTTTCATCCGAACCCACAGCTGCTGGATGGCTGGCTGAATGCGTTGCTGACCTGTGTACAAAGCGCAGAGCAAAAGCTGATCGACATTCATCCGAAGCATGAAGGTCGCACCGGCACCGCCATGACGGTAGCTGACATTGCCAACTTCCTGTCGATCCACGAAGAGTACGTGGTGATCCAAAGCGAAATGCTGCAGCTGTATAACGATTACTTTGTGCCGCTGTTCAACTCTAACGAACTGGCACACGCAGCGGCCGTTGCCGCCCAGCAGACCAACCAACCACAAGGATCCGTATAATGGAGCACGTATTACCTGAAGACGAGATGAGCGTTGATCTCGCCAGCCTAAATACCCCAACCTCATCCGACACCATGCTAAAGGGCGACACGGGCCCTGCAGGTATGATGGGGCAGCCATGCAATGTTCCCGGTCACGCACAGGTGGATGTCGACGTTGATGACACCCTGCCAGTGCAGGACGATATTCAGCTCGATAACCTGTTTGAAGATCCGCGCATCAGCAAAGTGATCGAGCCGTATAGCGAGCTGGTTGATTTGCTGCACGTTACCCACGGTGATCAGATGACCATTGCGGATCTGGTCGGCGGGATTAACGAAGGTCGCGGGGATTCAGCAGAAACCGAACTGTTCCGTGAGATGATCCGTCTCAAAGGGGCCCCGGCGGCGATGGAGTGGCTGGCTGCGACCCAGCAGTCGATCAACCACATGAGCTACCAGAACGGCCTGACCGACACCGTCATGCGCGAAAACAGTCAGTGGTTGCAGGGGATCCTGATCGACGGTCGCGTGAAGGGTGGCTATCGTCCAGGCATCAACAACAGCAACCACAGCAAGGGTGCGCGTCTAACCGGACGTGAAGCCATGATCCGTGTGCGCCAGGAGCTGAAGGTCGGTGACTTCATTACCTTCCCTATGCCGCACACCGGTATCTGGGCAACCATCCTGGTGGCCGGGGAAGATGAGATGCTCAACTTCCACACCCGCGTGCTGGCGGCCAAGTCCGTGCTGGGTCGTCGTACCGCCGGTCTGGTGTTCTCCAACTCCGAAGTGATCGTGCTGCGCCATCTGTGGGATCTGCTCTCAGGGATGATCGTCAATACCTCTATGGGCAAGGTCAACAAGAAAGAACTGACCTCACTGGTGAAAATCCAGGACATCCCGCTGATGGTCGGTTATTACATGGCAGCCCGTTTCCGCTCCGGCTACAACCTGGCGCAGGCCTGTCAGGTCGATCCGGCGAAATGTGGTCACGTGGAAGTTCAGCGTGTCAACATTAACCGCCTGATGATTATCGACAACGCCCGTCTGACGGAAGCTCAGCGTGGTCATATGCGCAAGCAAAGCAACCACGACGTGAACTCGGTATTGGCGTATCAGGAATACTTCTCCGCGATCCGTGATAACGTGGTGAACATTACACCTGGCGTGCGCGTGGTGTTTGGTGCACCATCGGTTGAACAAAACCTGCAGGCCGGTACCGCCTGGCTCGATGCGATTGAAGACGCGGTGACTCTGTCGTTTAAAGATGAGTTGACCCGTGAAGAGCGCGTGAACTACATCAACAAACAGGCGGCATTATCTGCGCTGCGTAACTATGCGCACTGGGTGCGTCGTATTGACTACCTGGACAGCAACGGCGAAGTCGACGGCTTTATCGAAGGTGATGAAGACATCTACAGCCAGCTGGCCGAGCTCAGCAAAGACGAAACCTTTAAAGAAGCGTTCTATAAAGAGATCAACACCTTTATGAACGACATGACGATCGGTATCATTGCGCTGCCACGCTACAAGTGCCCGGCCTGTCAAGGTCGTCAGCCGGCGGTGAATGACAAGTTCCCGAACTACACGCCGATCAACATGAACCGCGCTTTTTTTACCCTCTTAGCGAATACGCTCAACAGTTCTATCGCGAGCGCCGACATCTAATCCATCCGGATTTCGGTAACGCGTACCATGATCGCAGCGGTGCCTGGGAAGAAGCCTTGAATGACCCGAAGTTCATGTCAGGTGACCCTGAGGTGGCGCAGCTGCGGTTATTGGAACTGTACGATGACACCTACGGGTTCATTGATCACGACACCGATCCGTCCCCTTTCTCGTTGGTTAGCCAAGTCGAGCAGGAAGACCCGCTGCTGGTCAGCGGGTTTGGCGGCTACGTGGATGAATACCTGGAAGCCCGGATTTACGAGCTGACGGGAATCACGCTTGACGTCTGGATGACCTACACCCACGCTAAGCAGCAGATGATCAAAGAACGGGCGGTTCGCTACGGCAACAAGAACGATGCGAAAAAGCTGGAAGGGATGTCTGAACTCGAGAAAACCCTAAAGGCCATTAATCCGAATAAACCGGCATAAAGGTGCTTCTGCTCCCGTTGTGGGAGCAGAAGCCCTTGTGCTTTTATGCCGATGGTAAAGCCACAGAGAGACCAACGTCCGCGCGATACTCCCATACCAGACGCTTAAACTCGTCAGGCGATTTAAGCTCGGTGTGAATACAGTTGGCCTGCAACCGACAGTGGTTAATGTGTCGCTGCTCGCAGTCGGTCACACACTGTCCAAGATAGATGAGCTGATAGGGGATTTCCAATAGCTTCAGGAACCGCAGGGTGTGTTCGCTGGTATCAACGATGATGACATCGCTGCGTTTCATTGCCGACTTCACGTCTTCAGCAAACTGGGTTGCGGTGGCAAAGTTGTACAGTGACGTGATACGGGTATGGGGCGGTAGGCATTCTCGTAACGCGGGAAATGAGAAGTCACCGGCAAAGTCACTGGCGATTGCCACTATCTTGCTATAGACCTTGGTCATTACTCCACCTCAACAAAAAAAAAAACAGCGAGGTGAATCCCCGCTGTATATCATTGTTATTTAACGATACCCTTTTAACGCCAGATATTTGTTTAAGTTATCGAAGATCATGTCCCACATAGGCAAGCAGCGGGCATCCGGGAACTCGTTACCGGTAATGTACAGGTAGGTAGAAGGGTTGCGCTCAAAGGGGAAGGTTACCACGTTGGTGGTCACCCCGGCTTTGACCGGCTTGTCACTGACCAACACCGCACCCAAAACGACTTCACTGGGACGACCGTTAGTTTCACCCTTGACCAACACAAAGTGATCTTTGTTGATATACACCCACAGTCCTTCGGGGCACTTGTCGCTAATGAGCTGTTGCGGAATTTCTTTCATGTGATTACTCCAACGGGTTAGGTTAATTTATTCCTTACAGTCTGACAGGTCAAACTCGATGGTCTGAAAGAACTGACGGAGCTCTTTCACCGGATATACCTTAGATTCGATGCCAGAGGCCGTACGGTACTGGATACTGTCTGAGGCATGCAAGACAGTGTTGTAGAACTTGGCGCGCTCCTGAAGCGTTGTAGGGGCCTTATAAGCGATACCGTCAACCACGATGAAGGTCTTCTCGTCGCGGGAGTTAAACTCGTCACCGGTTTCATCGTCGTGTAGGGCAAAGGTCATGTCACCAAGGAGACACTCCATGGTAATCTCCTGCTCATCTTTCGCAGCAGAATAGAACGCGGAGGCGGTGTTGTACTCCACCGACCAGACTTTACCGCTGGTTACGGTATCTGCGGCATGAACACAAAGGCCGGCGCTTAAGCCGGCCAGTAGCGCAAGTTGTTTCAACATGTTAAGGTCATCCTTTAAAACGAACGGGTTTCTTGTAATACCGCGCTTTGATTTTGCCTAAGCGGCTTTCCAGGTAATACCCTACCTGGTGCTGCAGTCCTTGAATAAAGGCCGCAGGGTTGCGGATGTTAAAGTGATAGCTCGGCACCAGCTCTCCAATGTAGAGATGGTTACCGTGCATATCACAGTACAGTGGACGATCGGAGATAATCAGGTTACCGGTGTATTGGCGATACACGCTCTGCTCTCCGTAGCGGTTAAGCTGTGGGATCAGCGTCCAAATGTCACCGAAGTCATCGATGTGCATGGTGCTGCCTTTGGTCACCGTCTTGCTGCTGACCGCTTTGTAGATTGCTTGCGTGTAATCGCCCATGGTAGTTACCTATTTATTCTTGGCTGTGGTTAGGCTCGTTGCCCGGTTGTTGATCAAGGTCTTGCGGTGCGTAGTTAAGCGCACCTGGCTGATACTGCTGCCAGGGCTGATGGGTCACGGTAGCAAAGTCGGTGCCTTTCAGCAACCCTGACCAACGCTGAACGAATTTATCACGGCTGCCGCGTAACATCGTCAAGGCCGGCTGCGGACAATGAATGCTGGCAAGCGGGGAGCTGTCCTTCGTCCAGTTACGTACCGAAACGGTTTCCACCACGAAGCCGCGCTCCTCGAGTTCCGCCACAAAGGCTTCTACGATCAGCTCTTCAAACACACAGGCCACGGTGATCTTTTCGTACAGGTTGATCGGGGTGTCGGGACTGTTGAGATTATCAATACGCTCCTGACGCTTGGTCAGGTACAGTGAGCGAACGTAGTGGATATGAGAGGAGAAAGATTCGTTCTTGAAATACTCCGCCGCAATGACCGCGCCCTGATCATTAATGGCCAGCCAGCCAATGGGCGCGTGATCATAGCTGGGCTCGCCAGACAGGGATGGCTTTTGGCGTTTGCCTAAAATCACGCCGGTGTCGGGATCAATACGGTAATCCACGCCCGGGCTCACCTGCTCAAGCAGGGTATTGACGTCGTCGATCAGCTCAGCGATCATCGGCGTTAAGGATTGAACCGGCGTTGGGGATAAAAAAGAAGATTGATACATGGGGTGTGTCCTCGTTGTGTAGATGCTCTAAATGAGCGGGAATGCATTCACCTAAGTAATGTAGGGGTGAAATTAGTTACAACGCAATTTATTTACACCGGATGTCGAGGAATACTTGAGCGGCATAACAGCAGGGCCGAAGCCCCGCCATTAGCTCAACAGTTCAACGGTGTAGGATTTTAATAAGCCCTGGAACGCTGCTGCGTAATTATTCACATATCCGCCGCCGACATGCAGTAGGTAGTCGGCTTGGGTATCAAAGTTAACACCCACGCTCTGACCGGTGCGGGGATTGCTCATGGTGATCACTGAGCCGATACGGGTAACAATGATGGTCTCCAGCACGGAAGGACCCGGGTTGGTACCTGGCAGCAGCAGTCGGGTGTACACCACATTCGCATTGATTAAAAACATCTGCATGTACGTGTCCGGGTACTGGTTAGTCGCCAACTCCCAACCCGCTGCCTGACCACCCGCATAAGGGTAATCACCCGCACAGATAATCTGCGAAGAATTCATGCCGATGTTAACAAACTTTAATTCCATTCGGTACTGCTTATTCCACAACCCGGGATGTTTGTTTCCTACGAATACTGACGTGCCATCAAACTTGTAACATTTACCAAAGGTGGGGTCGTCAACGACGCCATCATTATTTACCCCACCTGAGACAGTGCGGTTAAACTCTACCCCGAGTGTACCACGATCGATTATCGATCTTGACCCAACCTCCGCATCTTCAAAGTTGATATCAATATAATGTTTGTTCGTCGCCCCGGCCCTACCCAACAGTGTTTCTAACATACCTACCTCTCATTTCCATGACATAAGATCAACATAAAAAAAAAAGAAGGCCGCCTTGGCAGCCCTCTCTTTTTATGCAAAGTGTTTGATCATAAGCTGAATTAACGTTTCATTAAGATCAATCAGCTGCCACGACGGCATAGTGACTTCATGTATCACCTCAGAACCGTGGGCGGTCATTACGATCCGATAGCGGACGGCTTCGTTCTTAAAGTTACTGAGATCAAACGATGACAAGGAAGCAAAGACCCGCACCTGTGGACGGTCATCCCAGTGCTTGAACGCAGCACGCGTGCGATCGTCTTCCGGGTAAAGACGAGTTTCTATTTCAGGAACATCGCAAAAATTCCCGATACCAAGGCCAAGTAAACTACCCAGTGATGACAGCACGGTTAACAGTTGTGGGCGGTCTGACCCCACTTGCTCAGCAATCCCTGGCCGGCAAACGCGCACGGCATTGAATGACTGACTGACTGCTTCAGGGAGGGATTTGTAGCTGCCAAGCAAAACGTCTTTCCAAAAAAGCTCAACAGTCGGCACCACGACGGCATCCCAAGTATTAACCCCCTCATAACGGTGATGCATCTTTACACGCAGACCCGCATAATTAAAACCGGTCTCATTTTCCAGACCTAGTTTTTCTATTTCTTGACAGGTACTCATAATTATCCTTAACGCCGTTTGCGGTATTGACGTTGGAACGCCATTTCTTCGGCAGTGATGAGTTGGAATAGGTTAGGGACCACCCCGTAGTCTTCACTACGAGGCGGTTCGTACGGTTCTGTTTTAAACGGATCGTGCTGCTGAATAAACTTCAACGCGTGATCGTTGTAGCCCGCGGGCTTTACCTTACGGCTGCGCCGGCGTTTACGTCTAACCGGCGCAGCGCGACCGACCTTGCGTTTTTTCTTTACCGCCACGGAATGGTCATCCTGAGTTTGCCCTGCGTGATAGCCGGCCGTGCAATGGCGAGCTGCATGATACCACGCTGGCCTTTGTTGGACTGATTGTGGTGACGTCGCTTCAACCGCAACCGCTTCTCTTGCTTAGGGGTCATGGCCACGTCGTCCAGGACGCCATTTGCTTAGAAGATGCCCGCCAGGTAGAAATCTGCATATACGCAGTATTACGCTGACCCTTACCCGGTTGGTTGTGACAGCGACGCTTTAACTGCTGTCTTTTCTTTTGTTTAGGTGTCATGACGTAAACGGCCCCATGTGTTGATCTTCGGCGCGAACAACCACCCCATTAACCTTAAAGATCTCTGGAATGAACGGCTCTTTCTTCGGCAGTACAAAGAAAGGTAAACGTGCGCGATCGGACGCCTGATCAATCTGATACTCGATCGTGTCTGCATACGTGACGTTATGCTGGTGTTGATCCATGTTCGGTCTCCTGTTTTATACTGTCTTCGGTATCAATAAATACAAGACCACCCAGACTCTCAGCCCGCTTAACGAGGTTTAGTAGATCCAGCGTACCGTCGCTATGATACAAACCTGGTAGCAACGCACCGTCATCGAGGAACATATCCAATGCACGGTCGATGTGGTTTTTCGGCGGCGCAGGCGGCGGCGCTTCTGCGCGTTCACGTTCACGCTGCTCACGTATTGCCGCGAGTTCAAGGTCACGAGTACGACAGTACTGTTTCCATTCCGCACTTCTGACCTTAGCCGACTTGTTGTGCTGCTTACGCTTTGCCGCTTTTAAACGTTTATGTTTACTCATTGGATAGTTAACCTCAATACTTTCCGCGGTGTTTGCCTTTCTTCTTACGCTCGCCAATACCGGGCATCGTAATCGGACCTTTAGGGCCTTTCTTCTGAGGTACGATTCGACGGACACCCCAGTCATTGTTGTTAGGGATTGTCAAAACCCGTACGCCGCCGATATGTGCTGGCTCATCAATGACCCCGGTAATGCGTGAACGAGGCTTATTCGGCGCACTGAACATTACCATTTCATCGCTACGAAACCCACCTGATAGGCTCTCAAGCTGTAAACGACGCTGCTGCTGTGTAAAATAGGCGCTGCGATCAGACATGTTAACCTCTTCTTTTATTATTACGCATACGGGTTAAACGGTTAGATGGACGCTCACGGAATTTAATCTTCCCCGTGGGGTTTGACCAGCTGTTCCGCTCTTCTTTACGCTCAGGCTGGACTTTTGGCGCAGCCTTATCATCCGCCGCCGTCAGCGCCTCTTTCAGCTTTGCCAACCCTGCGACGTTGTCGGGATGGTTTGCGCCCTTGTCCCAGACTTCAATGATCATTCCCTGCTCGGCCGCTTTTTCACGCAGCCGGGCCAACTGCTCAGGGTCTATGTCTAAAGGCTCTGTAATCTGAAGGCTTTGCATTTTCTTTACCGTCTCCGTCATGCCGTTGAGTTGGGTTTCCATAAACAGGTTACCGCTGCGAACGTAGTAGCGCTGACCGTACGTGGTGGTTGCTGGCAGCTGGTTAATGGAATCGACTTTAATAAGGGGAATCGCAAGGTCAAATGGGATGATGCGTTGATACGGTTTCCCCTGGTGGAGTTTTTTGATGTTCTCGACCACATAGTCGTTGTTAGGCCAGGTATGACCATCCTGCAGACCGTAGTCGTGACGCATCGGAATCAGCACTGCCAAAGTTGTTGCAATGTTGTCGGCCTCTACCCGGTCCATGTCTTTGTTCAAGGCGTAGCTGTGGACCAGGGTGTAGTAATTATGGTTCATGGCCATTTCAGATAATTCTCTTGTTCATTACAGGTTTAACGGGAAACATCTGGGCAAGGCGTAATCTGCAGCGGTCGTCGATAGCGTACGGGTTACCCTTGAAAGGATCTGGCAAACTGCAAGGCGCCCACCAACGCGGATCCATCCCAAAGGTGTTCACAACATCCCTCCACTTTGGCTTCTCGATTGGGTCATGCCCCAGGTGCTTTTCACAGTACTCGATGTAGTTGATCGGGTCATACTGGTTAATGCGTGGCACGACCACATTAGTCAGCCAGTCAAAGGCCAAATACGACTTTATGGTATTCAGACGGCGGCCCAGCTTCACAAACTCGGGAGCGAGGTAGTAGAACGGGCGGACGAAACGGTTCCATACGTGCCATTGCGGTGCACCAAACAGGGCTTCCCACAGAAACGTACGGTTAGGGTGCTGAACAATGGGGGTGTTAAATGAAGAGGTAAGTTCGTAACCGCCTTTCTCAGCGTTCCAACGAGCTGAAGCGCTAGCGTTATGGTGGTAAAAGTCGCGTCCGCACGAATACCCCTTCATAGCGTCGCTGCGGGGTTCTAATCCGGGTGTGTTGGCCATCTTGCGCAGTGCGCTTTCCACTTCGGCTTGACGTGGACCGGTTGGGCTAAGGTTTTGCAGATGCTTAAGGGAAGTCATGACTGAATCATTTGCTTTATTGGTGTTCATACGGGTTAATCCTTCTTAATGGATGTGTTTGATTTCGTAGCCGCCGTCTGGGTAGTAGATCAGCAGCTTTGGCGCATTATTTTTTTGCGGGCTGGGCTGAACAACGGCCACCTCGTTATCAGCAGACAGGCACTGAAAGACGCTGAATTCCGTTATCGACGCCTGCAGTTGTTGGACGCCCATTACGGCCAGCCAGCGGGCATAAGCTTCGTCCTGTGCACCGTTCAGCTCAACCAGTAAATAACCTGCTTGGTTAATGCCGTAGTGCGCGTAAAAGACGCCGGGCTGCAGCACCCCCAACCGATCATTTAACACGGTAATCTGGTGCTTGCGAAACAGCTCGTCGGTAAACATAATAGGAAGCGATGAGGGTGGAGTAAGCACCTCCGGGGCTTTAGAGAAGTCGGTCATGGCATTATCCTTTACAGCAATAAAATTCATTCTCGATCATATTGGATCCCCGCTAATAACCGCACCAGGCCAGCGGCATTAAGATCATCATACCAGCGTGCTAAACAGGCATTGTATTCTTTGAGCTGCTGACGATAGCGGTGACACGCTCGGAGAATACTGACCTTATGGCGCGGGGTAATGTTGATGGAACCATCTTCCCGAAAACGCACTAAGAGGGCTTCAACACCTTCCAGGTCACGGGTGGCAAAGCACTTTTCAATATAAGACAACAATACACCCGAGGCTTTACGATCATTACCTTTGCGCATGTGATCGTTAACAGCCAGCACGCACACTTCTAATGATTCTGCATGGTTCATAACTACCCCTTAAATTTACGGCCGCGGCGTCGGGCGCTACAGGTGGCTTTCTTGGGTGGGCGACGGGTTTGACGATCAACTTCTACATCGCGCAAATGTTGACGGTAATCAAAATAGGTGACGGGTTCGGCGTAGAAACTCATTGGGTAGCCCGGTCCAGTTGACAGTGCCATCCCTGTGCTGATAGCATGTATCTGCCCCGCTATGATACCAACCCGCTTGGCACGGGGCTGACCAAAGTAATCGCGTTCTACCCCCTCCTCTGCCTCCAGCCTTTCCAGCAGCAGCTGCTCAGTTCGCCCCACATTTCCCAGCACCACCACCGTTGGTTTACCGTTGGCGGCTCTTTCGGCGACGATACGGGCGGTGTCCTCGGCGTTACATAACGCAGGGTCAATATGCAACACATACTCGTCTTCTACAACTTCAGTTACCGACATATCGGAAGAAGCTTCAGTAATCACATGCATCATCATTCCCTTTTAAAAGAAAGACACGGAAACCAGACCGAAGTCCAGCTTCCATGTCAGACAACATTAAAGTGAGTAGCCGCTGTTAAACGAACGCTGACTCAGGGTCTTGTTCGCAAAGTTCTCCAACTTCTTACGGTGGTACTCCATGTGCGGACGGATGTTCCCACAGACGAAATACACGAAGGTTGGCGTGACGTCCGGGAAGTCCTTCAGACGACGTAAACGACCGAGTGCCTGGTCGTTCTTCTGCTTAGAACCAATGGCCACCGTCATCAGCACCGTGCGCAGGCCTGGGATATCGACCCCGGTTCCGGCAGACATCAGCGTGGAGATGGTGATATCGGATTCATACAGTGTGGTCTTCGGATCCTCCTGGGTATACTTGTTGATGACTAACCCACCGTCCTTGTGGCGATGCCGCATGTAGGCGACCACCTTGATGCACATGTCAACCGTCGCACAGTAGATCAGCAAACGCTGACCGGGCTGGGCCACCTTGAAGAAGAAGTAGTCTGCCGTATCGCCAATGAACTTCACGTAGCTGTCGAGAAGATGGTTACTCTTCATAATCGACTGCTCGAGCTTCACGTGCGAATAGGTGCCGCCGAAACCGGCGTACTTGATCTTCTTGGTGCTGGTTAACCCGTACATCAAGGCAACCGACTCGATGTACTTATCGTACTCGCCTCCGCGGAAGCGGATGGCTTTCGGATAGACCACCGCATACATTTCGTTGATGAACGGATCATCGGCCTCAAGCGTTGCCGAGAGTACCACCTTGTTGCGCACGTTACAGTACAGATCAAAGCGGTACAGGGCATGGATGGATTCATGTCCTTCGTCCACGATCAACAGACCGGGTTCCATTACCTCCCAGAAATGATCCGGGGTGTAATTGTAGTGGGTCATCACCCCGTCGTTGTCCTCATACTCAGCCATAAAGTACTGGTAGGTGGGGAGCGACACGATGATGATCTTGGCAGTCAGCTTTCCAGCATCCGCAAGCTTCATGGCAGCATTAAGCTCAATTGAGCCTTGCACCACCATGATGTCTTCCGGCTGCAGCTTAACAAAGTCCGCCAACCCCACCAACCAGGTGTTGATGTATTTGGGCATCAGCGTAATAACCGTCCGTTTACCCATCTTCACCATTTGGTAGATGGCACAAAAGGTCTTTCCCTTCCCTGTTTGTAGGGTATTGACCTTTGTGTTCACCCTCACCGGGTCCAGGTTGAGCTGGTAATCCAGCCACTCCACCTGGTGTTCCCGGGGCGCAATGCCGGGGTTGGTGAAATCAAACGGTACGTCTCGGCCAGCGGGCACTTCCAACTGCACTATCTTAAAACGCTCCGTGGCATAACCACAGTTCCGCATGAAGTGCTTAAAGTCCTCAAAACAGTTAAGGTGAAGCCGTATCTCCTTACGGTTCTTGGTCGCCGAGGCAAAGGTGCGATCGGGTACCTTCACCAAGGTCTTACGTCCGTTGTGGACCTTGGCTTCGATCTTACACTGCACGAAACGGCGACAAAACTGTGAGAGGTGAACCGCAAAGTCACTGTTGAAGTCAGTCACCCGAAAACCGTGGCTGCTTAACGTGATGGTTGCGATACTGCCCATGGTTAAACCTCTCAGTCAACAAAGATGCTGTCGGCTGGATGAGACTGGCGGTGCTCTACCAGGAAGGTAGTCGGTTTCATCATTACGGTAGCCTGCTCCTGATACAGAAGCTGCACCGACAACGAACGAAACTCGATACATTCGTGGTAGGAGGAGAACTGACGATCTTCATACGCCCGTGGGAGACGATAGTCATAACCGCTCGGATTGAGGGTCATGACCGAATACAGCATCATCTCGGCATGGACGATGTTAACCTTCAGGCGTTCGGACAGCAGCGAGTAGAATTCACTCAGCGCTAATCCCGCATCCTCAGGCGTAATGAACTTGCCCTTCCATTTGGCCGATTCCTTGCTGAAACGAATAAACGCCTCGATCTGCTTTTGGTACACCGTCATGTCTTGGTGTACCAGCGGCAGCTCAACCACGTCGCAATCGAAGTCAAAGGTCGACAGATCAATTACGATGAAGCCTTTCTCGGCATTCGTCCAGTTGGCCTTTTGCAGGAAGCGCAGGAAGTCGACCGTAAACTGCCCCTGACGTGAACCTTGCACCGTCGGGATAGGAATTGCTTCGCTATAGCCTTCTTCGCGTTCGAACTCCAGCACGATTTCATTAAAGCCACCCGCACGGGTCGCCACCTCATCCAGATTTTCAGCCACGTAGATATCAGATAATGCGGTGGTTTTGTTAAAGTTTACTTTTAACTTCACCTTGTCTTTCTTGAGGCGGGGGTGTAACCGCACAGCATTATCCCGCATCCCCTCAATGATGTACATCGCATCCTGACGACGTGGCACGAACGGTTCTGTGGTCGAAGAGGTATCCAGGTGTTTGGTGGACAACATCTTCTGTGACAGATCCTGACCGATCTCTGTCGCACTGATATGCCCGATGATGATTTCGTTCTTCCCGATCTCACCCAGGGCGTTAAAGTACGGCAGACTAATGGCCAACTTCCCGTAACAGGCTTCGCAAATGCCGGAGCGGTCTACGTGGTTACAGTACATTGGCGATCGCATATGAATAATGCGACCAATCAGGTGATCGTCCTTATCCGACACGCACTTCAGGGTCTTGTTGTCGTCGGCGTAGTAGTACTTACCGGCCAGACGACTGAGCCAACCCTCTTTAACCAACACCGGTACCGTGACGGTAGAACCACAGTCCTCGTTCATGTGGATGCGCTGAACTGCCTGGGCTACCAGCTGCATTTTACGGTTAAACCATTCGGAGTCTTCCAGCGGCTTCTTCTGGAACAGCATCGCTTTGGTGGCCGAGCGGGATTCCACGAAGGCATCGTAGAACGACCCCAACCCTTCGGCGTAGCAGGCCATCACCGGTTTCACGAAGATACGGGAGTTGTGGTCGGTCAGATAACCACGCGCAATAAACACCTGTGACGTCTGACCGTCCGACACCGATCCCTGCTTGATGTCCTCGGCAATCTGGTTACCGATGAACTTGTCCATGCGTTTGATGATCCCCAGGCCGTTCTTGTACGATTCGCGAATGGAGTTCTGGTTCGGCTCCATCGCTTGACGCACCGCCACCATCTCCGGGTCATCCAGCACCTCAATGTACTGACGCATCGAGGCGGTGGTCACGTACTCCGGGATCTTCATCACGAAGGTGTTGTTAAGGTCGTTCACCGCACGCGCAATGCGGCTGTTGATATCGACCACATCAATCACCCCCGGATGCAGGTCCACGTAATCACGCAGCCCCTGGGTCAGAATCCCGAGCAGGGTTTTGTTGGACAGACGAATAGAGGTGGCGAAGTGGCGCTTGTCCAGCGCCATCCCCGGGAACTGCCGCTGCAGCGGCCAGCAGTACCAGCTGACGATCGCCAGGCGGGCAAGGATCTCGAACTCCTTGTCCCGCGCCTTGACTTTAATCAGCGGGTTGTTGCCGGTATCCAGCTGCCACAGCTGGGTTTCGTCCATTGCCAGCAGGTCTTGCCAGTTATAGGTTTGCATCATCACTCCTTACGCTGCACGGCGTTCCAAATGAATACCACGACATGCCTGAATATGCTTGTACATCTGCAGCGGACGACCCCGACCTAATGGGTTGGCCTTCTCATCAATCATGCTTTGCAAGCGCATCGGATCCTTAGCCTGCAGGATCTTGGTCACGGCAGCTTTCTGCATGGTTGGTGTATTCGCAAAGGACAGCAGGCGGTTGGTGAACCAGCCACCGCAGGCAGCCAAGAACAGGCGAATCTCCGACTCCCCGGTAAAGCGGGTCGGGGTATTACGCCACGGCAGTGAGTACTTGTCCACCTGGGTAAGCGTTGACAGCGTACCAAAGTGGGTCAGTTTCGGAATGGCACAGGACGCCCAGTATTCCCCCATCTTCTCCAGCAGGATAATGTAGATCGGCGCAATCACCACCGGGTCCTTGGTCCACACCAGTTCCCCGTTAGGTGCACGGTAGCGCACGCGGGTGGTGGGGAAGTCATGACCCCGCATGATGCGACGAATCTGTTCGGCCCCGTAGTACTTACGATCGGTTGGGCAGTACAGCTCAATACCGTGATCACAAACCCAGTTGACGTGGTGGTCACGGTTGGCCTTGACGGCGTACAGCTGGTTTTGCATCAGCTCCCACTGTTCGTAGGCCGCTGCCTCGTAATACGACATCAGGTGCTGCCACGCGCCGTCCATGTCGTTGGCCGCTTTCAGTTGACGCGCAATCTTGGTGGCGTGTACCGACGCCCCGTTGATATACTGCTCAGCCGGCTTGCCCAGGTTCATACGCTTGGTGATGGAGCAGTTGTCCATGATCACGTCAGCGCGGTTACCGTGTTCATCGATCGGTGCATCTTCATCCTTGATCACCTTGACAATAACACCTTTACCACCGTGAGTGTCAGTAATCTTAAAGCGCACCCCGGCTTCCAGTCGCTTCACGAAGGTGATCTCGGCACGCCAGTCGCCGATCGGCACCTTGTTGTAGATCTGGGCACCTTTGTCCATGCTGATCACTTCACCCTGGCTGTTCATGCGACGATCCAGACCACCGGTATCCGAAATGGCATCGGTTACCATGCGGTTCAGCTCATCACCGAGCAGCAGCGTGTTAGGATGGGCACGGGCCAGCTTCTCGTAATTATCCCGCAGGCGGGTAGAGAAGGAACGGGCGGCACGCTCATAGCGGTCAGCCTGACGGTCATAGAACTGGACTTCTGAGCGACCGGTGCGCATGCGATCCGACTTCACCGCAATGTTGATGATGGTGGCACCGGCTTCCCCGTACTTGCCCTGATCGAAGGTGTCGTCAAACTCCATCAGCGCTTTCGGTGTCAGGTTGACGATACCCACGCCAGGCTCAATGGTACGCACGGCGAACAATAACCCGTCATCACGGATCTTATCACCGATCTCCGGGAACGGACGGTAGTTTTCTGCATCCCCGTACAGGTTCAGCAGGATCTTGTTTTCCCCCCACTGGGCAATGCGGCTTTCGATCTTGGTACAGGCCATGGCGTTGGCGAAGGACTCGGTGACCACCATGCCGTCCTGCTCGACCTCAGGGATCGATAAAAACGCCACGTTGGTTTCCCGGCCGTACTTATAATCACCACCGGAGGTCAGGTTAGGGGAATAGGCAAACACCGTGCCTTTCTCTACCAGCTCACCCGGACGCAGGCGGTCCTGGTTAACCGTATGCTGCACGTACTTAAAGCCGAGCGCATGGTTACGGGTGTGGTAGGCCGGAATACGCATGATGTCAAAGACGTGCGACTCCTGCTGCAGCTTGGTGGTTTTACCGGTGAGGCGTTCGTACAGGACAAAGGTTTCGGGGTTAGAGCGAATACCGCCCGCACCCCAGGTTTTCGAAAAGCGCTGGATCACGTCAATGATCAACATGTCACAGGGTGCTTCGATCTTAAACGTGCCTTTTGCGTATTCGTATTCTTGACCGGTTTTCAGCATACGCGGGGTGGAACCCTCAATGGTCACCGCCTGTCCGGCGTGGCCACCGAACATCGCAGAACGCGGTGAGGAGTCACCGTGGACCGTCGGGTTAAGCGAGAGAACTGACGAGAGAATATCTGCCGACAGCTCACTGGCTTCTATTACTGGGGTTGTCATACTGGTTCATCCTTACAAACGAGTTAGTTACTCCATTTAGATAATATAGACTCAAGCTATTCTAAGATGGAGCCTTGTGATGACAATCACTGCACGAAGTAAAATCAGGTTTTCTCAAAACGAACTGTTTAGCGATCCTGAGTTTCGTTCCAAGTTGGAGAAACATTTACCGATCCTTCGGGAGCGGGCTGTTCGCACCATGGCGGAGAAAGCACCGAGCCTGCTGGATCAGGATAACGACCGGGGTGATTTCCGGATGGTGTTAATGGAATACGCGGTACCGCTGCACCTGCACTGGCTAACCATGCGGTTGAACGGCATCATTGACCCAATGAAGTGGGATTACCTGCACGATGGATTATTACTCATTGATGAGACAGATAACGTCTTAAAAGGGTTGATCACGCTGCACTACACTAACAAAAAATGAAGAGGGCAGGTGTGGGGACATCCCCACACCGCCTCTGACCTTTATGCCGCGCTACGTCTTAACGCACGAAGCTGAACTGCATCCCTGGCTGCATGCCTGGCTGCATTGGGTAACCCTGTTGCATTGGCATACCCGGTTGCATCATCGGCATCTGCTGCATTGGATACATCGGCTGTTGCATTGGCATGCCGTAGCCCTGCTGCATCTGCGGCTGCGGCAGGTACTGCATCTGACCCTGCGGCTGCACTGGCTGACTTACCGGTGGCATCGGTGGCTGTGGCTGACCGTTGGCCATGATCGGTTGGAAACCCATCTGCGGCTGCATCATTGGCATTTGCGGCTGCATTGGGTAGCCCGGCATCGGTGGTTGTGCCGGATAGCCTTGCTGCATTGGGTAGCCCGGTTGCGCTGGGTACATTGGCATGCCCTGCGGCCCGTACGGCATCATTTGCTGCTGTGGGTTATTGCGGGTGGCTTCGTTCCAGGAAACCTTGTTAGCGCTGTGTTTCGGATCCGCCGTACCGATGGTCGGTGCCTGGGTGGCGGGCTGGGTCGGTGCAGCGTGTGGCTGAGCGTACGGTGCTGGCGCCATCTGCTGCGGCTGCGGTTGAGCAGAAGGGTAGGTCGGTGCCGGTGCTGGTGAGGCCATGACCGGCTGTGGTGGGGTTGGTGCTGCCGGTTCTGCCGTTGGGTCGCTGCCTTCGTTGTGTGGTAACGGCGGCAATGCATTACGGAAGATCGTCAAATCCCCTTCATCCCAGCTCAGGTCAATCGGCTTCAGGTCCTTGATGGTTTTGCTGAGCGGTTTGATGATGGTGTTCAGCTGACGCGCCATGTTCGCATACCCGTTCAGCAGGACCGTGTAGTACGGTGCCAGGTTCGAGTTGGTCCCAATGGTGTACGCACCTTCATCGCCTGGGAAGATGACCTCGTGCAGTGCCTTCAGCACCTGAATGTCCTTCACCCGCAGTGCCACGTCAAAGACCTTACGCTCTTTGGCATCCTTTGCCTCTTCCGCCTTGCACAGCTCGTTGTACATTGGGAAACGCACCACGAACATACGCGAGTAGTGCTGACCGTCCTGTGAACCACCACGCTTTAAGAAGATCGCGATGATACGACGATCAATCCCGTCGCTGTAGTCATGACGCGAGCGCGCGATGATCTTACCGAAGTTTTCCTGGGTGACCGCATCGGCATCGGAGATCGGCTGCAACAGCTTTTGCTGTGACGGCGTCAGCTTGGTCTGCAGATTCGGGTCCGAGGCCACGCGCAGCAGCGCCTGGGCCACATCGATGGTCTTGTCCCACAACGATACGCGCACCAGCGACTGCGCCAGCTGCAGGATTTCCGATTCCCCACGGGCGATGGATTCACACATTGGGTGGAAAGGCATGTAGCGGTTCCAGTCTGGGTTCTTCAAGAACTCCGGCGTTGGCAGCACCACCTCCTTCCCGTCTTTCATGATGGGTTTCGGGCCATCGGCTGCGTGACGCATCACATGACCACGTTCGTCCACGAAGTTCTGGGTGTCGGATTCGATAAAGCTTTTATAGTGTTGCAGCAGTTCCATGAGATTTTCCTTATAAGACGTTAAACAGACCGTGGGTCATGCTACGGGTTTCTTTAGAGAGGCCAGCCAGTGTAGCGCGATTTTCGGTCAGCACTGGCGAGAACAACGCGTCACTGAACATCGGAGTGACGTAACGGGTCATCTGTTTAGAATCGCCGTAGGCAATATGCACCGAGCTTTCACCGTACATGTTAATGTCGATAGTGAAGGCCAGGGCGACGTACTGGTGTCCCATAAAGCCGGACAGGAACTCGGTAATGAGGCGAGCCTTAATCTGCTCACAGGCGTAAATGACATCCTTACCGTTAATGAAAGATTCACCACCCAGGGCTTCGATACGGAAATGCCCCGCCGGCAAACCGGTCAGCGGGTCGTAGGCGGTATAGTTATCACCACGCAGCACCACGCGGCTAAGTGATGCTTCCATCGCCAAGGCGGTGGTGACGTTCTGCAGCATCTGTGCGACGATCAGCTCCCAGCTGGCACCGTGCATGTATTCGCTGTCGGTACCAAACGCCCCCTGCACCTTTTGCGATTCCATCCCCACGCGGGCAACGGTGCTGTCGGTGTTCGGGAAGATCTGGCACAGTTCACCGTAGGTGATAGAACCGTTTTCCATCAGTCCGGTACGGGACAGGAACATCGACAACGTTTGGTCGTTGTTGGTGTAACCTTCGGTCAGCGAGCTGGAGATACGGTTAGCCATCTCCTGGTTGGTTGACTGCTCCTGCTGGTAGGTGCTGACGATGTTGCTGGTGTTGGTCAGCAGTTTCGACAGATAGTGGGAGGGAATCAGGTTGGTGCGCGCTGACTTCTTAATTGGCTGCCCGGCCTGGAACATCATTCGACCATCCTGCACTGTCATTCGCTGCCCACCGTTTGCGTTGCTATAGCGATCCGCAGACAGCACCATTTCCTGGGTGTGCATCATGCTGTACACGTCTTCCGGGCGCATGGTGTAAGTGGACGGGCCGTACAGGCTGGCCTGGGTGCCGGTTAACAGCTGGCTGGACTCCAGGGGAACGATGTTGGTTTCCTGGATACCGTGACCGTTGACCGTGGTGAGCTCCTGGAACATCAGGCTGCTGTTGAAGTACAGGCGCATGTTAGGATCAATTGGCAGCGGACCGTTGGTGACCATCCCGAAGTTACCGCCGATACCCATGTAATCGGTGTAACCCATCAGGTATTGCACGGTACGGATGGTACCGGCGTGGTTCTGCTGATGCACGATCTTCAGTGCAAACAGGCAGCGTTCCTGATTCCAACCGCCTAAGATCGGCGCTTCCTTTTCAATCTGGGTGCTTAAGGTTAACGAGGTCGCCGCAATCGGTGCTAAACGCTCACGGCTGAAATCACCGCCGGCGGTGACCTCCATGAGCATGGGCACGTTTTGGCCGAAGTTACCGTGGAGAGGGCGGATGTACTGTGGATTGTAGGTTGCGGTGCGACAGAACATACCTTTTTCCACGAACGCGCCTTGCATGTTACCGAAACTCATTTTACTCTCTCCTTACAGGTTATTAGTTGGTGCAATTTGGCCTTCCAGGGCGACGTGACGAATAAGGTCAGCCAGCAGGAAGTTTAAGTTATTAGGGACCACCAGGAAGCGATCGTAATCCACGACCTGGGACTCAGCTAACAGCTGGTCGGGCCCCACCACGCGATAGGTACCAATCATGACCGAATTGGTAAACAGGTCTAAGGTGCGCTGCACCAGCCCGTCATTGGTACCCTGGCGTTTATCAAGCTGAATGTTGTACATCTTTTCCAACTCGGCTTTGACGTTTTGCGTCAGCGCCAGCTGGGGCACCGGCAGCTCTTCACTGATCTGCTCGGTACGGTAGGTGCCCACAATGGCCGCCAGCTGAACGAAACCTCGATGCCACAGGGCAGCTTGGGTAATCGCCAGCAGCGCCATATCTACCGCATACCCGAAATACGGTACCGCGTTAGGTGGGATGAATTTCGCACCAACCCACTGCATAAGCATGGTCTGGTGGGGTGTAAGCTCAAAGTTCCAGTCGTTGGGAATTGCCCGTAGACAGAGATCCAGCTTATCCTTGGGTACGTCAGGCGCGCAGAATGATGCGGCAAAGTAGACATCGGCAAAGCCGTCCTCACAGATCTGAATGTCGGTTTCATAAATCTCCTGCTTGGTCTTCCAGCTTTCAATAACAGGTTTTTCCTGCTCGTCCTCCCCGGCTACGTGACGACCGGACTTGGCCATGACCCCACCACCAAACTTGCCGTCCAGCTTGATGTTGAACTGGATGTGCATGTAGATCTGCGCCACCAGGTGTCCGCTGTCATCACCCCGGCGGACGTGGTTGATACACAGGCGACGGGCAATGACCGAGGCCAGCATCCAGTCCGGGAAGCTCTTTTCCGACAGCCCGGCTAAGGTGGCTGACAACGGCACCGGTTTCTTATCGCAGTGGGCTTTGATGTAGTCCTTCACCTTGATCATTTCCGGAGCGTGCATGATGTTGGCGTACTGGAACAGTGCCAATGCGGCGGATTCCTTAAACTGCTTCCCGGTCACTTCGCTAACCGCATTGACGTAGTCCGCAATCACCGGCGCCATCAGGTGCAGCAATACCACCAGGTTAACCAGGCGTACGTAGTCGGCCTTCACGTAGGTGGTGGCGTGCGAGTACTCCTTGGTTTGCGGCAGGACGTCCGGGATCGCTACCGGCACGCGGGTCAGGTTGTTTTCATACATGTAACGGTTAACGTCATTTAAGTTAACCAGGCTGTACATCTCCTGCACCAGCGGCTGCAGTAAGGGTAACAACACCTTCGGTGTGGGTTGTTCCGTATCCAACACATAGCGAATCCGCTTGTACACGCTAAACAGCTGTGTCTGCTGCTGCGGGCTCAGGTACGAGGCGATGTAACCGTTGAGTTCATCGAACGTCCCCTGATGGTCCTTTTGCGCCGATTTGAAAAACGCGTCCTGATTAAACGTAATGGATTCGTCATTATGGTTAACCAGAATGTTTGCCAAATAGATATCGGCAGTCGAAGGTTTACTGGTGTAGGTTAAGTTCATCTTACGGGTCCTTAGGATTGCTTACACATATAGGTAATGTAGGCTTTAAAAATCATTGATTACTGCGTTGATACGGACACTTATAGAGTGTACGGAATATGTCAGGAAAAACACAGGGCCCTAGGCAGAACGGGCATAAGGGCCAGGGTGTGACCCCTGGCCATGGTTTAGAAAGGTACTACTGCAGGCAGTTCAACATAGCCTTTCTCAAAGACGTCACCCGGCGAGAACGACTGGTAACCACCTTCGTATTCGACGAAGTAACCGCCGACGTGCGGGCGGTGCTGGTTCATGTAGCCCATGGTTACCCGCACCGTATGGTGGGTATTCTGACCGACTACCAGCTTCAGGTCAACTTCCCCGGTAGTGGTTTCGACCGGGCGGGCAATCTCCACGATCTTCCCCGCACGCACTTTCTTAATACACTGGAACTGAGGTAACATGTTTTTATTCTCCTGATCGGAATAACAGGAAGGCTGCCAAAGCAACCCTCCTGTTAAATGCCACTGCGTTTATGGTTGTTTACTGCTTAGAACGGGATATCGGAATCGAATCCGCCGGTAGAGCCACCGCCTGAATTACCGCCACCGTAGTTACCGCCGTTATTGCCGCCACCATAGCTGTTACCGCCGCCACGGTTCTGCTGACCGCCGCCGTAGCTGTTATTGCCGCCGCCGTTACCACCCTGCGGGTTCTTCGGCTCAGGCTCTTTGTAGTACATAGTGGCGATGACCGGCAACATCCCCATGTAGGTGTCGTAGAACACCCAGCCGGCAAAGTTGGATTCTTCGGCCTGGCTCGCACGCTGACCGTCTTCACCAAACAGCTCGTCGTACATGGACAGCGCAAAGATGAACTTGATCGGGGTGATGTCCTTACCGGACAGACCCATATACAGGCAACCGTCGCCGTCACGACCGATGGTCAGTTTACCTTTCTCCATTGGGTTATCGGATTTCTTGCCCGGACCAAAGAAGATGTAATCCTTCATGGCGTAAGCCATCTTGGTTTTGGACGGGTTATCCAGCATGGTTTTGATAGCACGCAGGAAACCCACCGCCGACATCAGCGGGACCTTTACTTCAAAGCGACCGTAGTTCTTGGCGTCTTTGAGCTTGGATTCCACCTGGATTGCCACGTGGTTACCGGCCATCACCATTTTAAATTCAGACGGGTGCTGGGCACCGTTTTGCACCGGACCTTTCAGACCCATGTTCCAGTCGTTAAGGTAGGACTTCTCGCGTGGGGTGAACTGTGGACGTGACATTGTAAAACTCCTGTTAATGGTTCTTTTATGCGTTGAGCATCTGTGAAAGGCTTTCGCGTAGATCCAAATCGGTTACGCTGGAAATCCCTAATTTAACGCGCTCCACGTTGGTGGACGGCGTCCATTTATACTTTTCGGCTAACTCGTGCACCGCCACCTTATACTTAAAGGCGTTCATCTTAAAGTTGGTGGAGTTATCCCCAAACACCTGAAGCGTCAGCGCGTTAAACGGAATCCGCTCCAGCGCTTTCGCACCACCGGTCAGCTTGCTGTTCCACTGGTTAGGCTGCTTTAACGCCGCGGTATGGGACTCCAACAGCGTCAGCTCACCGTAACCTTTCGGCACCAGCAGGTCGATCATGTGGTGGGTCAGCACATAGGTGTGGCGTATACCATTGGGGATGGTGTGGTCCTGTAGGCGGATGTGACCGCGCAGCTGGCTAAGTAAGCGCTTCAATACCTTATCCTGCAACGCTGCGTAGCGCCGCTGGATCTCCGTATCAGGCTGCCACAGCTTGGCTAACGGAAAACGTTTCGCTAACCCGGCGTAGCTGCAGTAATACGCTACCATATTAGGTGTGCGGTTTTGTCCGATTTTACCGAGGATTTCATAAATCCCGCCAAGGTCCTGAATCACATCCTGATACAGCTGATCCACGGTTAGGCGATCGCGCACCTTGGTTTCATAGGCCTGGTAGGCATTACGAAAGACGGTGTCAACGTTGATCATCAGGTTGTCGATCTGGTGCTTGGGATTGGCAATCAAGGCTTCAAATGCGAGCGACGTCCCCACCGAGATGGGTAACATCCCGATCGTCCGTTGGTCCATAGTTACAGCTCCTGATTAGCAGTGTCAAACAGGCGTCCCAGCATCGGCTGCTGCTCCGGAGGCAGCAACTGCTTTTGCTGAAGCCAGCTGGTAATGACCCCGAGCGCGTTATCGCGTGTCACCTGCACGCCGGTGTAACGTTCCTGCTTGTACACCGTCTTATCGGCCACCACCCCTTTCTTCTTCTCGTTTTTGATCTCCCACTGTACGTGGGGAATCTCCTGACGCAAAGTTACCAGGGCGCCGGACATAATGGTGGGATCACCGAAGTCCAAACGCACCCAGGCCCCACTATGTAATGGGGTGGCAATCTCTCGAGCCAGAGGAATGATTTCATCCAGCGTCTTGCCGCGCACGTTAATGGCGCGGTAGCTCCAGGCGTGAGGGTTGCGAATCCACTGCAGCTCCATCTTCGTTTGCGGGATGTTGATGGTGATGCGGTGATAACCCTTTTCTCCCTCTTCACCGTGCGCCAGGCGATCCGGTGAACCTGGACCCCAAACCTTTTCCCGATGCGCCGCTTTATGGATGTGGTTAACCAACACCGCGTACTCCACCAATCCGCTGTAGCGCGAAGTGTCGTGTGCGGGGATGTTCATCGCCGGTGGGAAGTGGAAATCAAAGGCCCCGTGCATAATCGCAAAGTGTACCTTCTCCAAACCGGCTGCGGCCATCACTTCACAGGTGGCCTTCCAGATTTCTTCGTGGTTGATACGAATCTCGTCAGGCACCCACAAAAACCATAACCCCAGACGTTCAATGAACTCCACGCACAGCTCGGTCACGTGCTTGATGTCGCAGCTGGTCTCATGAAGCACAAACTCCCTGGACTGCTTACGGTCGTGATCGGGGGTGCCTTCCATGACCCGCAGAATAACGTCGTTAGCCGCACAGTCTTCGACAAAACGGCGAATCCACTGACGGGACAACTCCGCGTCGGCGTGCGACATCGCCGTCAAAGAATCCCAAACGTCACCCGCTAAAACGACAATGTCGACGTCTTTCAGCGACTCGTTTTCATAGAACATGTAGTTCAGGCTACGAATCACGTTCCAGGTAGGGGTGCGGCCATGACACAAATGCACGTCGCCGGTTTGGATCATTCGAATTCGATTGGGCGTTTTAGTACGCAAAGTCTCCGTTGTCATCGAACTCAATCTCCTCAATTTTACTCTTCTTAGAAGATGAGTCGTTAATGTTGTCTTTTACATCAACCCCAAACCTGATCCGTCCCACTTCAGCGCGCACCGCCAGGTAGTCAATCCCGTAACGCTCAAAGATCGCCTTCCAGCGTGCCAGGTTCTCTTCCGAGGTATCAACCACCATGTCTTCGGCCTGATCCACCTGACTGCTGACCAGCATCAGCAGGTTAGGGTCTTTCGGATCATCGGCCATGTTAATGAAGGCGCCGTTGAGCGTGCTGCTCATCCCCTGTCCGGCTGCGCGTTCGGAGATCACCGAACGGGTCTCCAGCTGCACCGGTGGGATGGTGTACAGGTATTCGTCCCCGCGGAACACGTCCACCTCTTTATTCAACGACCCAGCAACGGCGCGCCAGGCATCAACGTTCATGAACGGACCCCCGCCAACGAACATGGGCAGGAAAGTGGTGGTGAACACGTGCTCTTGAATCTGCGGGTTGGGGTAGTTCTGAAACGCCCGGGCAATACGCTCTTCGGCGCGGCTTCCCGTTTCGTGGTGAATCTGATTAACATCGACCATGCTTATTGTCCTTCCGTAATAGTTCTAAAAATACCGTTCTTCACTTCAACCAGGATTCTGCCGACGTCGTAGCCGATATCGGCTTCGCGCAGCTTAACGTCAAACTCCAGCTGGAAGAAGCTGCTGTTGGGGTTACCGGCTGGATACTTGATGTTGGTGGTTACCGTTACCGCATCAAAGTGCCCGGCCAGATAGGTTTCCAGATTACGCCCAGCGGTTGCCGCCAGCGCATCCGGGTTATCGGTATGCTGCTGAATGTCGTACTGAAACGACGCAATGCTGTCATGACACAGGTACGACTGGGACTTCTGGTTAGCCAGCCAATAGCCAAACAGGCGATCGACCCGCTGCTTTACGGCAACAACCCAGCCGTCGGTGGACATGGTGGCCACCACTTTCTTTGCGCACATCGACGATTCCTCTCTCCAGGTTCTACATAGAGATTTAACCAAAAAAAAAAAGACCCGGGGGATGAACCGGGTCTGCCTGCATCATGCAGGCAAAAGCAATGATCAGCTAAACAACGCACGGGGTGCGATGCTGACGTTGTTATCGTCTACGTGCTTGGCGGCGATTTCAACGATGTCTTTTACGGTGCGGACTTGGGTGATCTTGCGCGCATGGTGCGAACGGGTTTTGATGGCGAGCAGGGAGTCCAGCAACACCAGCTGCTGACGGCTGGTCAGCAGATCGGATTGGGCGTCGTTCACCAGCTTCACGTCGTTGCGCAGGTTTTGCGCGTACAGCTCACGACGGCTGAAGTTCAGCTCACGATCGAGGTTACGCATCATGATGCGCAGGTTCGCCTGGTGATCGTATTCCGCCAGATTAATCTCCTTGCCGATCCACGCCAGAGCGGCGCGATGGGCATGGTGGTTCGTGGTGCTGTAATAGAAAGAGCCAATTACAAACATCACGAATACCAGCGTGGTAGCGATGGCCCAGAAATAGTCGTCAAAGAAAGTGGTCATGGTGGTCGTCTCACAGGTCAAGGTAATAAAGAGGCCTCCGTGGAGGCCAGGTCGAAAAGGTTAGGCTGCGTCAGCAACGGTTTCGGTGGTCTCGGTAGCGGCTTCATCTGCAGCCGGCTCAGCAACCACTTCAACGATGGCTTTGCCTTTCTTGTACAGTTTGTAACCGTAGAAGGCAGCGACTGCCAGACCGCCTACGGTGGTGGCGATCAGGGCGGTTTTCTTCATACGACCCATTGCGTTAGATACGGAGATGGTTTCAGTCTGGGTAGCAGTAGTAGTGGTAGTAGTCATGGTATATTCCTTACAGGTAGAGTTTAGTTTAGAGTTGGGTATTACAAGAAACGAAGGTATGGCGTTTGATTATGCGTTAGGCGTATCAGCGGTTTCTTTAACAGCCTTTTCAGACGCAGCGTCAATTTCGTTGAAAGCTTTAACTACATCGTTTTTAAACTTGTTAACTTTGTACGCCAGAGTACCTAAGATGGCAACAGTGATGCTGGCAACAACGATAGTTTTAGTAGACATGATAAGTCCTCACAGGTTAAGGGTGATGTACGTTTACGGGATTCAGGGTAAAACATTAAGCTGCGTTGATTTTCTTAATCGCGTTAATGCAGGCGATTTGAACGTCTTCGTTTTCTGGAAACTCAGTCTTGATGGATTGGAGTGCGACGATGCTTCTGGTTTTCATCCGTTCGATCTTTTTCTTTATGCGGCGTTTTTCAACGAGAATCAATCCACCGCCTACAATAACCATACCAGTAGAAACGACGAGAGCGATAGTTCTGATAGCAGACATGGTAAATCCTCACAGGTTAAGGGTTAGGTGAACAATGTTTATTGCTCTTATTCACCTGGGTTATATAGGTGTGAAAAAATCTGGAACTCAAAAGAAACAAAAATAAAAGCGCTGGTCGGCATAAAAGGTAGGGGTTTCCCCCTACCTGTTTTATGTCGGCTGAATACCCAGCTGTTTAGCCAGGCGGTTAAGATACCAGTTGTAAGACTTCTCGTTACCGCGCTTGTCCGATGGTGCTGATAACAGGTACGCGTATTGATAGCGAAGTTTGAAACGGCGGACCTGGTCAACCAGCCAGTTGAACATATCACGATTGCCTTTGGACTTGTCATCTTTCAGCAAATCAGCGTACAGCTTGCACTGGATCTTCAGTGCGGCAATCTGATGGTACAGTAATTCACACTCATCACCGTGATACAGCGGGTCATTACGGAGACGACCTTTGCGTTTTAAATGTTCTGCATTAAATGGAACCGACATCCTTATCTCCTTAATTATTATTGTCTTTCTGGGCTGCCTTTTCCATCTGAGCCGCTATGAGTCTCAGGTGAGTTTCGTGCAGCGCAGAACGCTGTGGTGAAACAGTGGTGAAACTACCCGGGTGTAATCCACCCACAAGCGCTTGATTAATTGGGTCATAACCAGACTTGATAGCAGTGAACTCAATGGTCAGCTCGTTGGTGTTTGCATCCACTTCCTTGACATCGGGATTGACAGACACCGGCATCATGTTAGTGAGTAGACTCGCCTCACTAACCTCGTAGCGATACACAGAAGGTCTCTGCGGAAACTTACCGTATTTCCACTGGGTTTTGACCAAGGGGATCAGGTCGGCCTTAACGTACAGAAAGGCGTCTTCGGTAGTACGTTGCGGTGTGCGGGTCAAAGAAGTAATTGATTTAAACAAATGCTTTACGCCAAGACCACAACGTTTATACGCCGCGTGTTTCAGTGCTTTCTTGTTAAGCCCCATTACGCACCCTTTTTATCAAACTTAAGCTCGCTGCAGGATTCCATCCAACCCATAAGACGGGTAGCTCGTTCTTTGAATCTGGCTTTGTACACGCAGTTCCAGCTGGCGTGACGTTTGGCTTTACGCTTGCTGTAACCGTGACGCTGATGGTTCTTGCTGCGCTTCAGCTGACGCGGGCGCGTAAAGGCCACGTTGCCTTCATAATCAGCACCCAAATACGGTAGTGCGTAAGTTTCATCATCAGCTTCTTCAGCATGCATTAACAGTTCAGCCTTGTTACCTTCTGCGTCAATTGGGATATGTTTACTAGGGATGATTTCATTTACCACGCCCTTCGCACCTTTAAGCACGACACCCTTTATTTCAGGTGCTTCGCTCTCTTCAAAGACTTTGGGTTGATTGCCAGGAGCCGGATGGAATGATTCACTCACAAAGTCCTTACCGGGCATCATTGCTAAACGTGGGTGGCCGGTGACAGGAACGGGACTGAGGTCAACATCAGCAATTAATTCACTACGCTTTTTAGAGGTCATACGGGTTATCCTTAATAGGAGTAAAGGTTGTATTGTTTTTCGCTAGAGGCGGTACCAGCAGTATACAGCTGTTGGCCATTCACCACGGTGGTACCCGAACCGTAGGTGTATAAAGGGTTTTCCGGTGAATATTGCGGAGTCGGCTGCTCTGCTTGTTTTTGCTTGTCTGCAAAGATCTGGTCGAAGTGTTCGAATCCAGGAAACATGTCAATTACCTCTAAACGATATAAAAGTCTGGGGTTGCCCCCAGACCGGTTTGTTACAGTTTGTTGTTCCACACCGACGTTGGGTCGTACTGCTGGGTCTGCAGCTGATGCTGCACCTGCGACCAGGTCACCAGAATATCGACCTTCTCGTAGTGGGCCAGTTCGCGATCGTTCTCGACCAGCTCTTCGGTGAAGGTGGTAGCGGACCAGCTTTCGGCTTCTTCATCCTGGACCAGCATCCCGTTCATCGCACGACGCCAGTCGTAGTGGTTGATCCCCACCTTGCTTGGCTGTGCATCTTCATAGGTTGCCGAGTAGCCGTCAATCTGGTTGTTGTGATACATTTCGCGGATCTCTGGCATCGCCATGATCCAGCGCTGCATCACCGGCTTGGCCGTTTGCAGCTCGGCCAGCGTAGACAGTTGACGAATCGCGTTCGGGTCAAACAGATGGGTGGTTTGGCGCATCAGCGCTTCCGCCATTTCCCACGGTCGGGTGTTCATTACATGGGTGTAGGTTTGGTTGGCAATCTGGTAGATTTGCTGCAGCGCAGTGTTGCCTACCGATTGGGCTGCGGCCAGCATGTTCTGATACTGATTATCAAAATAGGCCAGCGTACTCTCCTGGGGTCGGCCGTTACCCATAATAGCACCGAGGGAGTCGTAACCGCCTGGTATGAACATTCAAATACCTCCAATTGAAGTGGGTCATCACGCTGTATACCATGACATGACTTTGTACGGATTTACTAGGTCACACCTGGGTAATGTAGGCATGAGCGGATCTACAGCTTACCAGCCTAACCCGAGCCTTTCGCTGCGCTCAACTGCCCACTTACCGTCGTTAGCGGTGTTACGCACCAGCACGTCCGTGATGTTCCACGGCGGATAGAACTCATCGTCTTCGGGAATCGGACGAGAGAAACGATCAGATCCTTCTTTGTCACTTAGTACCTGAGTATAGTACTTAGACTGCTCACGCGGGTGTGAACCGTCTCCATCGTTATTGTTGCCCCATTTATGCAGGTACCCATCGGCCATTGCACACCCGCCCTGCGCCTTATCAAACACCACCACACGTTCACGACTGGCGTCTTCGTAGATGATGCGGGCGAGAATGTCACCGTCTTCAATAACCAGGAACGGGTGCAGTCCGGTCATCACCAATACCAGCAGGTCTTCATCGGTGGAGCGGTGGGTGCAGCTGGCCTTGGACTCGTATAAGGTGTAATCCCCCTTGTCTTCCGCCACGCGCCAGCACCAGGTTTTATGATAAACCGAACACTGGGCAATCATGCTGGTCAGGTTATCGATCCCTCCCGGATAATACTTCAGGACGTTCAGACCCGTCACCTGATCCACCTGCTCCAGGTCAGCTACCGCCTGTTCCGCGTCGGTTAAGAAGAACCAGGTGGTGAGGAACTCCTTGACAAATTCCGGAGCATCGTTACGCAGTTTAAAGCGCAGGTTAATCGCAGCATAGTTTGACATGATAATTTCCTTCTTACGGGTTAAGTAAACGACATAAAAGCCTGGACGAATCCAGGCATGGGATTAATAGAAGTAGCTTGTAGAAGACCACAGACCGTGGTCATCGAGTTCGACAACGTGGTTATCAACCAGCATGAGATGATCACGAGCCAGGTCAGCGATGGTGCGTGGTGTAAACTGGTCAATGGTTCGCCACTGCTGTGCGTTAAGGTCCACACTCAAATCCATTGCCGGTTGCGGGACAATCGAAAGCTTGCCGCCGAACTTCGCCTCCACGATTTGCATAATCCGTTCCATAATGCGGGCGTGGAGATGGATAAACATTACCGATTCGGTAAGCGGTTTGTAGCCCGCCACCGTGACGGCACTGAGCGCGATCTGCGTGCTAAGACGGGCAATCACACTCTGCATGTACATCCATGACATACCCATGCGTTGGCGCTCAATGACCGGCAGGTACAGCACCTGGTCATTGGCGGTGCCCGGACTGTGCAGCTTAACCAGACCGTAATTGTCATCAAGCTTCGCCAACCCTTCCTGACCATGCTGGTGATGTTTGATATGAGTCAGGTACGTCGTGAACTGCTTCAACTCGTCTTGGTTAAAGAGCACTATCACCTTGTCCTTAAAAGGTTCAGTGCGAAAAGACTGGGTGCGCAGAAAAGCAGGTTCAGACATCTTGACCTCCGGAAACATAGGTGACGGCTCGCCAGCCTTCCTTGTCGTGCTGCACCACACCCGTGTGTGACGCCATGTACTGCTGCATCACCCCGCTGTAGATATCACGATTAGGTATCTTGGCGTTCATCAGGTTGCAGACCTCATCCAACGTCCGAGCGCGGGGAATCATCCATGCCGGCATCGACACCAGGTGAACCCCCCAGTTACGACGCAGGATTTCCATGATCTTATCAAAGCTCCAGGCGGTGCTGTAGGTACGGGGTTCGTCTTCAAAACGGTGATCGGCCCCGGTATCGCGCTCAATACGGGTGAGCATGTGCTGCTGCTCGTGAATGGTGGTGCTGATAAACTCCATCAGCGATGACTGGTGGTAATAATGAATACTGCGGCAGTGCATCCCTACGATGCTGTACACGTTATTCATGCTTTTCCAATTGACCGTAAAGCCGGCGCTATTACGATAGCGATGGTAATGACGGATGATGTCCTTTCCGTTGAGGTGTGCGTTAACGTATTCGGCAATTGCGGCAAACTCCAGCTCATCCCCCACAATGAACACGTAATGGTTGTACGGCTCGTTTCTAAAGAACAGCGAGTTAACAATAGCCTCGCCGTGGGCCAGTAGCTCAGCCTGTGTTTTACCCAATTCTTCATACGGTGTCATGTTTACCTCCGCATAAAAGGCGGGGTTACCCCGCCTGTGTGGTTAGTCGTGGCTATAGGCCCAACGGTTGATCGTGGAGATCAGCGTAGCCGGCAGCGCAATGTCACCCGATACGGTCAACGGGTTGTTCATGTCCAGCACGCAGTTATGCGAACCAAAGGCTTCGGCATACGTTGACATGATCTGATCGGTGACCATCAGCAGGTTCAGCTCATCACCATCAAAGTCGGCGTTCGACGAGATAATGGAGAGCGTGGAGATCTTGATGGTGATCTCTTCCGGGTTACGGTTGATGCGGGCATAAAAACGACGGTTGGACAACCAGCGTAAGGTTGGGTTACGCAGCAGGAAGATCTTCAGCAAACGCACCACTGAGCCTTTGATCTTTTGATCCAGCTCCAGCTCGTCCAGCACCGATTCAATCACCGGGTCCGGGCGTTTGATCGAGGCGTTGATGCGCGAGAGGATCTCTACCGGGCGAAAGCCGCGACGCTTAAGCTTGTTGGCAATGTGAAAACGCAGCAGCGGAATCGCAATACAGCGCGGGATGTCCACCTCGTCCATGTCGTGATGGCCGGTCTTTGAAGTGATTACACAACGGGCGGTAAACGGCATGCGGGAACCACCGATGTTCTTACGCAACAGCCCGGGTTTGCCGGCAAAGATATCCTTGTCGTGCGACTTGTAGAAGTCCGCCAGCTGACGCACCACCTTGATGGCGATGTTCTCGTTGAACTTCAGGTCGTGGTTGTCGAGGATCTCCTTGCGGGCATCGCAGACGGTCAACGCAGCATCCTGAGCCAGTTTCATACCGGGTTCTGCATAACGCCCCGTCGCATTAGATTCCACGATGAATACTAACTTTGAGGGTAGCTGCAGGTAGGTGCAAAACATCACCGAGCGGTAACGTTGATACAGCGCACTGTAGTTACGCAGAGCTTCGGCTGAGATGTTACTGCTGCGCACCACCGGGGAATTGAGCAGCGTGTCCATGATCTTATCAAAGTTTTCCACCAGGCTGTTTAAACCGCGCGGGATATTGAGCGACTTACAGAGCAGGTAGATCTCTTTGTTCTTGTAATCCCCGCTGGCTTTGGCGGGAGTATACTGACGGTCAGCAAAATACTCGAGGGGATTGAAGCCCTTGACCACGAAGGGTTCAAACAACAGCGTCCACATCTGCGGGTTGATGTAGCCGGCTACCCCTAAGGGGGTTTGGAACCACAGCTGAGATTCGATCGCCTCTTCGGTGACCACCGTGACCGGATGGTTACAGACGCCGCAGACGCGACCAACCTTTTCACCGCCCTCCAGTTTCCCACAGAAGCAGCGCGGCTTGACGCTGAACATGTCGGTGTCGTAGCTAACGCGCATTTGCGCATTCAGCTTGGCACGCTCGGCTTCAATACTGAGGTCAAAATCGTTGATCATGACCGGCGAGTATTCGAGCTGGAGGAACGCTTTGTCGTGGTCAGCGACGGTGGCGCAGACGCCGCCATTGGCAATGGGTTGCATGACCTTTTCCTTTTTTCCGACGGGTTAAAAAAATAATGGTAGGGCATAAAAAGAGGAGGGCGTGAACCCTCCTCTTCCGTTACTTATGCAACCATCATCTTAGTTATGGTAGTGACCGAACGGGGTACGGTAGTTACCAAAGTTGATCGCACGGCCCATGTTGTCCACCTGCGTGAAACCACCCTGAACCAGGGAAGAACCGACGTTGGTGTTGAAGCCGTACATCTGTGCCAGCGGCGTGCCGTAGGACATGGAGTTGTACTGGCTGGACATGTTTTCCGGACGAACCTGCACGCCACCGGCGGCCAGGGCCTGACGCAGTGCTTCCAGGAACACGTGGTTGACCATTACTCGCTCGAAGTAGCACTTCTGCTGGTAAGAGGCACCCAGGATGGTCTGCAGGAACTGCTGACGCAGCGCAATGCGTTTTGGACCGGACAGGCCGGAAGTAGAAGAACAGATCATCTTCCACTCGTCTACGCGACGTGGATCGGATTCGCCGAGGAAGTTCAGTACCGCCAGCAGATCGACGTTACGAATATCCAGACGTTTACCGTCTTCGCTCACGTAGTAGCCACCCTGAATACGCGAACCGTCACGGATCGTGATCAGCTGCGTAGGATCCGTGAAGAACTTGGAGAAGTTCCCGTTGGTCAGGTTGTTGGCGGCGGCGATGATGGCATCGTGCGCCAGCTTACCGTCGTCCGACAGCAGGGTGTAGTTGGTGTTCGGCAGGCCACCGGCTTGCAGGAACATCGAGTTCACCCAGTTACGGTGTCCGGTTTCTTCGATGTCAAGTACCATCGACATGCTTGGGAAGCAGGCGGTGTTCAGCAGCTGCGACAGGGCATGCATGTTGAAGTCATGGGACTTGGTGTCGATCTTCTTCGGACGTGCGTTCGGGTCAGCTGGATCACGACCCAGGCCCAGCTCGTAGTTCAGGGCACCGATGTCGTTGATGTCGACACCGTTAACCATGCGCGGAGCAAAGGCGTTCTGCCAGTTGTTGTTCTCCATCAGCAGGGTAGCAGTGTAGAGACCCAGGAGCTGGAACTCAGCGCCTTCGGCATCGAAGATCCCCTGGCTGATGTTGGTGATTGCCAGCTGCGGGTAGTAGCGCTGGGTCGCCTGCACCATCTGGCCGTACGGACCTGGGATGTACTGCGGTTGGTTACCGGCAGAAACCAGTTCCACGTAGGCGTTAACGGTGGTGAAAGGTTCGGAGTTCTGAACCTGCACGTCGCCGTCAGAGCTTACGGTGAGTTTGATTTCTACGTCGTTACGCTGTGGCTGACCATCCGCGGTGTACAGCGGCAGTGGGTTGAAGTTGAAGCCGGCGGACAGACGGTCGACCAGCGGGTTGATTTCAGTCACCAGGTTCAGTGGTGGTTCAATCTGGTAGCCAGACAGGCGGTTAGCATACGCCATCGCGGCGTTTTCGGCGTTGTTGAGGTGGCGGCCAATAGCAGTAGTGTCTTTCCAATCCATTTCGGAATGGATAACACCCGCACCGGCTTCCAGGATGTTCACGCTGTCGCTAAGACGCAGCGCACGACGCACGGTGGACTGTACAGCGGCCCAGTAGATGTCATCGTACTGAGAACCGGTCATGCGCGGCAGCTCGTAACGTTCGTTGGTCTGCGGATCGTTGCCGGTCATTGGTTTCAGCTGAGAACCGGTGTTTTCCAGCAGGTAGGTGTAGGTGGCTACCGTGGTGTTGCTGATGATCAGCGCATAGATCAGGGAACCGCAGTGCAGGTTGGTGTCCTGCAGCGGCAGGATGTACCAGGTCTTCTTGTAGCCTTTATCTTCGTAGCCCTTGGCGAACTCTTCCATCGCATCGGTCGCGATCTTGAAGTTCTCGGAGTAGCTCTGAGAAGAGAAGGTACGTTCACGACGGTCGTTCATCCCGAAGATACGGGATTTACGGTCCTGCGGATTAACCTGCGGCTGCGCCTGAGCGTTCACACCAGGCTGACCAGTGAAGACCGGCTGCTGCTGCTGCGCGGTGAAAGCGGGCTGTGGCGGAACCTGTGGTGCCACCTGCGGCTGTGCAGGCTGCTGAGGCTGGGCCTGCGCCTGCTGTTGCTGCTGTGCCTGCTGAGCATTCTTCAGTGCGTCGCCCAGAACAGGGTTGGTTGGCTGGTTGTCGTTAGGATGTTTCATACTTCTAGTTCCTTTTTGATGTAGTAGTCTTTGCTACTAAGATTAAACATTCGCGAATGAAATTACCATGGTAATTACACTTAGGTAATATAGGGGTGTAAAAAGTTTGAATCTATCTCCAGGCGGCATCCAGGCGTTAGCCCAGATGGGAGATGGCATTCTCCACATACTATAACTCATTATGTTTTTTATTACAGATCACTATATTCGGGGTGGTTATGCATACTCTTTTTAACACGGATGCACAGCTCAATCATGGCGACATGATGAACCAAACCATTCAACGCCTGCGGGACATTGCCTTTCTTAACCTGGGAAAATCACAGGATTATTTTCGCAGCCGTAACTTAAGCGCACAAAATAACAACGTGGTCGTCCGTTTACTGAAACAGTTTAAAATGCCGAACCTTACACAATTATCGGTCAGCAATGTCAGGAAATACTTCGATGAAATACGCAACCAGGATTACCGTATCGGCAACATGGTTGGGATGACTTCGAGCACCAGCTACGGCACCATCAGTAAATCCAACTTCTATCCCGACAACGTGATGGAAATCCTTATCGCTACCTCCTCCCGCTACGAGGACGTCAAAGGCATCGACTGGCGAGACCTGGAACCAGTACGGGTGCACCGTCACCCGTACGACAGCACCAACTTCGGTATTCTGGACAAGCGCCAGATCTTGGGTGGACAAGGCGGTATTGCGGTGTTCAGCATTGACATCCCGGTCCTGGCCCTGCAGTTCATGCTGTTTCAGCAGTGGGTAAAGACCGCGAACATTAACCCGGTTCCGACCTTTACCCAGTTTGCCGTGGCTTATCCGTTGCAGAACCTCATTAAATCACACAACGACATTGCGGTGATCAACCGTACCATCAAAGCCTATCGCGGGATCAAAGGACACGACATGCAACCGCGTCAGGCCTTCTGGTTAATGGATGATCTGTCCCTGCTTGATCAGCTGATTGCCAAAACGGTGCCCGAGCTTAAGCGCACCCCGCGCTACTGGGAAAGCGTACTGATGCACATGCCCACCTATTATCGCAGCGGTTACGATGCTATCCGTCTGCCGGTGGATATTGACGTGCGGCAAAATCGCTGGGCGTGGATCATCGCCCGCAGCTGGCTGATCGACTTCCTGTTAGAAGTGGACGGTAACTTTAACCGCGGCAGAAAAGAAGGCGAAAAGATTAACCACATCCTGCACAATCTTGGCAACATCAAAAGCGACAATACGTTTCGCATCGGCGGTATGCCGCGGGCTATCAGCATCGTGATCAATGCGGAACTGGCCAGCATTGAGAAGCGCATCAAAACCAACAGATGATCAGACGGCGCTCCTAGGTAGCCTGGGCTACCTAGGAGCTTATGCCGATTAATGCTCGTCTGATACCAGGCGGGTTGCGTTCGGGTTCGTAAAGTACAGGCCTAACGATTCCAGGCAGGAGTACACCATCCCCAGGTTTTCCATGATCAGCTGACGGATATTGATCCCCTGAATCACCTCTTCCGGTAACCCCTGGGTCATGACGATATCTGCCGGCATGATGATCTGGGAAATCCCGGTCTTGCCGTACTTGGTCATGAAGTCGCGCATCCGCTGGGCCAGTGCCTGGTCTTCCAGCTCATCCAACCAGTCGGCGACCGCGGTCTTTGAATCCAAGCCCAGTTTTGCCTTAAGCCCTAAATACTGCAGCGCCGGTGCCGGACCGTACTTCGCAGCAAACACCTCTTCCCACATCAGGTAGTGGTAGTAGTTATTGCTGAGCGGCTTGGCGTAAGCTTCCTTATCCTTGATGGTGGCTTTGGCCAGGAAGATCGGCTCACCCTTCTTGATCGAGTTAATGATAAAGCGCTCAATGTCACCCACCTGCTGGAGCAGCTCGATTACGGAGAACTGTTCGTTGCTGTTGGACTTGTCGAGGATCTCATTAATGATCTTGTTGCCCCGGTCACGGATTTCCTTCGGTACGTTCGAGTTGCGCAGGTGCACCCCTTTGAGCTCCAGCTTCGGCTTGGCGTAGAAGTTGCCCTCACGCGCGGTCTGGGTAGCAAAGTAGTGTTTACCCATGTTGGTCAACACGAAGGTTTCGAAGTAGTATTCGTTCTTCATGGTCAGACGGAACAGATGCTCTTCCGCCACCCCGATGTTGCCGGAGACAATCGCCAGTAAGTGCACGACCTGCTGTGATACCAGGAAGGTAACTGCGGCGTTGATCTGAATACGTTCCTGACGGAAGTCATAGTCCGGCTGAATCCAGTCAATCCAATCCTGTTCGGTAAAGATCGAGGAGTCGGTATCGGAGGCCAGGACCACTTCGCGGACGTGATGCGGCATCATTGCAATCGAGGCCGGGGTGTTCGGGGTCACCAGGAAGGCACGCACGTATGAGCGGTACTTCTCGATGTTCTGCACCGACAGTCGGTAGTTGGCCTTGACCAACCCTTTGATCTCCTCCGAGTTCTCGGATTCCTTCACCCCCACGCGAATAATGTCTTCCGCGCACTTCATCGTCGCCAGCACGCGGGCATCGCCATCTTTTAACGCCAGCTCTTCGTGAAGCGGCTGATGGGTCTTCTCGGCAATATCAACCAGCATCTGACGGACAAAGTCGGGGTTAACCAAACGCATGTGGTACATGTCGCTGGTAAACATAAAGGCCGCACGCTCACCGTCGGTCATGTTGCTGACCTGTTGGTAAATCATCGCCATGTAGCGAGCGTCTGACCAATAGCGGCGCGAGCCACGGTAGATACAGGCGATTACCTGCTCGACGGTTGGGTACTGCAGATTGAACTCGCGCATTGCCTGATCAATCAGCTCGTAGTTCGAGTGCAGGCAAATGGAAGCGATGTTCTCCATCACGATTTCTGGCGAGTGGTAATGGCGGTTACCGGCCAGGAACTTCTCGTTAAAGGCGTTGGTCGAGGAGGTGGCTGAACGACAGCACGAGGTTAGTGAGCTGTGGGCCGAACGACAGTAGAACGGCGTAGAGGCCGTACAGAAACCACCGGACATCCCGTTGTTGGTCAGCTTACGCCCGGTCTGCATGATGTCTTTAATCGTGGCGGTGGTAACATCCCCACGCTGCTCGGCAACGAACATCTCTTTCTTAATGACCTTACGGGCCTTGATGTTGTTGTCGGTCGACACCGCGTACTGCGAGACTTTTTCCTTCGGATGCAGGTAGGCGGTTAACGACGGGCTAAGAATTGCCCCGCGCTTATCGACCGCATGCAGAAACTTATTAAAGGTGGTGTACTTCAGTTCACGGTCACCGTTCTTGCCGCGAATCAGGATACGCACGCGCGGATCAATCACGCCGTGCTTGGCACCCGGTGCGGTGACTCGGGTCACAAACTCACGGGTCTTTTCCATCGGTTCACCGAACAGCAAAGACAAGGACTTGGCTTTGTTCTCACAGTAGTGATGATGGATGCGCAAATCGCGCTTATACTGGTTCGCCGGATTTACGAACAATTCCATGGAAATATCCTTACGGCTGTAAAAGGTGTCTATTGGATAGCCCGGCTATGTCAAAAAATAAATAACGGGCATAACGAAAGACTGCGGGAGCCGAAGCCCCCGCAGCATCAGTCGACCAATTTCACCACCGCGTTGCGATAGCCGTTGGACTCGAGGGCGGCTTTGATCAGCGCAAGGTCGTTCACCCCGACATCCGGAATGCTGACGGTAATACGGCTGCGCTGCTTCACCGAGATCGAGGATTCTTTGATCCACGGAATCCCCAGAATAGTCGATACGCCGTTTTCCTTGGTCACGCGCACGTAGCCGTAGGACGCCGGATCATCCGCATAGCCTTTATCCTTGAACAGCGGATACAGGCTCTGGTGCTTGGCCATCACGTCCAGCCCCAGCTGTTGCGCCGTCTCCATATCCAGCTCACTGTTAATGAAGGCATTCACAAAGCCGGACGTCAGGATCTCCGGGGCTTCAACAACGAAGTCCACCGTGGATCCTTTCTTCAGCAAACTATAACTCATACTTTATTCCTCGTGCATTGTCCTGGATGAGCAGCACCGTCCAACGCTCCGGGCCGTCCACCAGGATATTGGCGACCGACAGCAGCGGAATGTTGTTTCGAAGCAGCAGGGTATTAAGGGCTTCATAAAATGGCTGATACAACCCTTGATACTCCGGGTCAATGTCTACGATGTTAACCCGTTCGACGCAGTAGGTGAACAGTTCATACACCACGTCGTTGATGGTGCGCAGGCTCACCGCCTCACCATCGAGATCGTCGGCAATGACCCGTTTTATCTGGTCAAGGACGGGATCAAATACGCTGTTGTTGAAGACCACTATCATAGTAACCCCGATAAGACCGAATGGTGTGAACCACCGTTTGCCGATAGGCGTGCATGCCGTAAGCGTCGAAGTAGGCGCTCTGTATAAAATACCCGAGCTTCTGCACGAAGCCACAGCAGATCCAGCTCCCTTGAGTTTCAGGGAAGATCTGGTTAACGTACGGCAGCAGCCGGTAGTAAGCGCTGCGCACCAGTTGGCGATCGTGGACGTTAACGTCGCGCTCGTCACACAATACATCAATCAGGTAGTCTTCGTAACCGTCATCGGCATGATCCCGGTTCATGAGAATCAGATCGATCAGGTCTTCGTACGCAATGCAGGCGTCTTCCATGTGCACCAGTTCACCCATCAGCGAATCGGCTACTGGGGCAAAGTCGTATATGACCAGCTGCATGTTTGGTCGTCCAGGCAATCGAACACCATTGCCACCGACGACCCACCGTACTCCACGCTGACAAGCTTGGCCGGCATCGGCAGATGCGCGGCATCCATAGCCAGTCGGTAGTCGTTGTAGAGTAGCGCGGCAATCGCTTCACAGGTTGCAATGATCTGTTGATGGTGCTCGTAGTTGTAGTTAGGCAGGTGTTCGCTACACAGCTGCTCGATGTTTTTGGTCAGGGCCGGGGAGATTGTTTGACCAATGGTCAGCTGGTTTAATGCCATATAGACCAGCAGGTTAATGGGGATATCACCCACGGACAGCAGACGACTGCGCACCTGCGCGTAAACCGCTTCCGAGCGTTCAAAGCTCAGGGTAAAGATTACGGTATGTAGCTCATGCTTGACCACAGTCACCTCCAAATTCAATCAGCAGCGTACGCGAGGGCAGGTCCAATACGCAACGCCGGGCCTGGCCGGGGTACTGCGTCCAGATATGTGCCAGGGTCACGATCACATCCAGCCCGGTTTGCACCGCCAGGCGTGCCTGTTCTTGATCGGACGGCGTCAGCTGTAGATAGGAACCGTTAATGTAGTTGTCAACCAACACCTCTTCCTCGCTGGTGTCGTTATGGGTGACCTTGAACAGATCAACCAGCAACACCAGGTATTGATCAAAAGGACCAATCAGGCGGGTGGGTGACGTCAGATACGCATTGCTCAATAATGACCAGGTGGGATTAAGATCCAGCACCAGGCAGGGTCCGGTCATAGCTACCTCATATACACTGCAAACGCACGACGTGCGGGACGCCGTCCTGATACGCTTTTACCAGGTCCGCCTGGTAAATCACCGGGACTAGCGTGTGCATCACGAAATGCCGGTTGTCGGTGATAAAGCTGGAGAAGCCTGCCACCACCGACTGCTGCATGCTCATGATAAAGTTGGCATCGGACATCAGCTGTTCATAGCCGGGCCTGCTGCCGACACTCGGATCCAGCTCTTCCGACACCCACTCCATCAATGATCCCCAATCGTAATCGCTCTTGCCTACTGAATCCAAAAGCGTCAGGCAGTAGGCTTCGAACAGGCTGGCGGGGGAGAAAACTCCCATGATGTTATTGGGGTTAGCCCAGAAAAACATGTTCAGGTTAACGATCAGGTGATTAGGGATGTGGTTGTCAAAATCGTTCATGCGTCACCTGCCTCGGCTACGCTGAGGGTGAGAATTACCAGCCCGCCATCCACCTCACTTTCGGTAGTGACCTTGGCCTCATAGGCATCGCTGTTTGGCATCTCGGTTAACGCTTCACTGAAGCGATCGCTGATATGCACGCTAATGCTTCGCGCCATGGCGCTGGCGCGAGAGGGCGCCAGCAGGGAATCAAAGCTGAGAATAGGGTCAACATACAGGTTATCCACCGCCAGCGTTGTTGCCGCTACCAGTACCGCTGCTGCGTCCTCTTCTGTCATATGACCGTCGGTAAACCGATAGCGGTTGAGCCATTCACGACAGTCCACCACGCAGACACTTTTTGTTTCAAGCATACGGGTCGATTCCTAACTGAATAAAGATACCATAACGTGCATCAATCTGAATCCGATGACGTCCCCAGGCCCGCCACTCCGGCAGGGTATTGTGGTGATAGAACTGGCGAATTTCCTCCCCACACACGGCAACGAAATGGTCAACGTGTGCACGAGGAATGCCGATACCCACCAGGTACAGCGATGGCCCAATCACGTCCAGCTCCGATGATTCCCCCACTGCCGTTTCAGCCACGTACTGCAATAGATCGGTGAACGCCATGCGGTGCATAGCATCGTTGAGCTGGGTCGGGGAGAACCAACGACACAACGTGGGTTCCATGGCAATGTAGAGATTCATGGCGGTTCCGTTAATTACAATAAAGAGGGGTTATCCCAATCGGTTGCGTTTCATCCCGAACCTGGAAGGTCGGAGTGGGGCTTGGATGAGGGGTATAACCGGTTAAGCTGTCAATCTGATTACTGAGGAGCAGACACAGGCCAATCACCGGGTGCTGCAGCTCGGCCGGGTTGTGGTCGCTGAACTTATACCAGTGTTCACGATTGTTCACGGATACATACAACTCCTCATTTAACACGGTCTGGGTAAGCAGCGCGGGTTCCAGGCTGTTGATCTCACGAATGTCAAGTGCGGTGACGTTGTTACGGCGCACGATGCGATCACGGATCACGGTAAGCTTGGCGGCCAGATCAAAGGCCTCATGTTGTACCTGATCTAAGGAGCGCTGATGCAGGGCACGCTGAACGGTTTCCACCGCCGGGGTATGTCCCAGAGGTACCTGCTCAGAACGCACGGTAAACTTCACCGGCAGATGACGGGTCAGCTCCAAGATACGATCACACACCTCACGCAGAAACACCGGGTTGACAAAGCGGATTAGAATATCGGCACGCATCAGCCCCGACTGCATTGCCTGCAGGTACAGCTGGTTCATGACCGCCGGCAGGCTGTTGAGTAACGGCGTGAACTTATCCGGGAACACCTCCCCGGTACTACGATCCTGCCCACCGCGGCTTTCGTTCTCCGCCAGGTTAATCATCACGAAGGCTGGGGTAAGGGGTTCCGGTTTGGGCTGCAGGTTGATCTCCTGCTGCACCAGTTCGGTTTCGTTTTCCGGCTCAACGTTGGCATAGGTAATGACCGCCTTCTCCTGTCGGGTGTAGGTAATGCCGTTACCGGCGTATTCGTAATACCACTCGTAGTCGCGCTGGGTACCCAGGTACTTGTTAAGTTCGCAGCGCAGTGCCCAACGTACGGTGTTCAACGTACCATCAATAAACTGGTTAAAGCATTGATCGTACGTTACGCCACCGTGTACGTGGTAGGTTGCGTTAGGCTGCGGCTGGTTTGGTAATCCACCACCCACCGGCACCTGGATGATGTGTTGCGTCGGCTTGGTGGTCAGCTGCCACTCGCGGCCGTTGTGACGCCACAGGCGAGGCTGTTGTGGAACCAGTACCTGGAAACCCTGATAGACGCTGATCATGGCGTCTTGTAACGAATTGTCAATTCTGGCCCACGGGAAGATCTCGTTAAACAACTCTTCGTGTACGGCACAGAGAATCAGGTACGCCTGCGCATGGTTAATCGGCTGGCCATTCATCCACGGTGCCTGATAGGCAATCGCGCTTAGGTGCTCGCCAATGGAAATGACGAAGGTGTTAGTGTTAAAGTTCACGGCGCTCGGCTCCCTTGTGATACCCCAATTATAAAGGACTACGTCCTACTTAATAGGGCGTTCATGTACGGTAATACACTGAGGTAATGTAGGACCAAAATTATTTTAGGCGGCATAAGCCCCCGGAGCACACGGCCCCGGGGGAAAGCGCAATGATAACGGGTCACATCCCCAGCCAGAAGCTGTGACCGCACTCAACGAGAAGGATAACTCGACAAGCCGCTTACGTTACATATAATAGCGGTTAAAGTACCATCCCGGTGCTTTCGACGCTGTCATCGCCGCTGACCACGTTGCTGGTTTCAAACTGCGCACGCTGGGTATCACGGATGCGCTGCAGGGTCTTTTCCAGCTCACGCAGGGCTGGAGTAACCGGACCGGCATGGATCACGTAGTGCATGGTCAGCTGGGCAAACTCAGCGTTGGTCTGAACGCTGTTCTCACTGCGCACGCCGTCGGTCGAATACGCAGGGGAGACCGGCAGGTAGCTGCGCTCTTCGTTCGGGTAGATCGAGGCCATGGTAATCGGTGCCTTACCGGCCAGCTCGTCGATCTCGGTGCCGCTGTACATTTCCAGACACACCAGCTGTGCGGGAATCTCTTTACGCACGTTGGTCCAGTCGAGGAAGTTGACGATGTCTTTGTTGTCGATGATGGTGTTGTCGCTGTCCAGCAGGTTCAACAGCCCGGACAGTACACCGCGCACCTGCTGGTCAACATCCGACTGGCTGTTGTGCTGGTTGACTTCAAAGTAGGAGAACACCACCGGACGTTTGTGCTGTGCCTGAATACCACCCAGCGACTTGATGGTGTTCACCGAGTTCTGTGCCTGGGTTTCATCACCGGTAGTACCAATAACCAGCGCGATGACCGGGGCCTTACGCTGCAACAGCTCACCAACCAACACCGGACCGATGACCGAACCGGAACCACCGCCCGCGGTAAAGACCACGATGTTGTAGTCTTCCGGCTGATGCTGGGCCAGGATCTTGCTCATCGCGGCCACGACCGGCTTGTAGTTGTGGTCACGCTGCTTGCCGGAACCGTCGGCCCCGTCCAGGACAAAGATCGAGGACTGGGTCATGTTGGCGGTCAGGTTTTTGTCCGAGGTGTCCAGACGCGAGATCTTGGTGTCGGAAAAACCGGGCACGTTGACGTAGTCCACCAAATCAGCAGTGATCTTGATGGCGCCGCCGCCGCAGGCATAAATACGGGTTACACGTTTGCTCATGTCTAAACTCCTGTTAAATTTCTATGATAGGTTAGCTGCAACATATATATTGTTGCCATAGTTACGCATTACTAAGGAGCACCCATGAGCGCAGTCGATAATGCGATCGCCGACATCCTGTTTGAGATTCCGCTTGAGATACTGAAAGCGGCTTTTCTTGGCGACCGTCAGCTGTACAGCACCACCGGCACCCGACAGGTGTACAACTCATCGTTAAACGATGTGATCCGCAACAAGATCTTTGACGCCAAGGTGTTGAAGGACTGTGACCTGTTTGGCGGGGAAGAGGTCATCATTCCGCTGTACGACACCGAGTACTGGAAGCCCGATAACTACACCACCGTGTTTCGCGTAGGGCAGGAAAAAACCCGTGGTCTGCGCATTACCGAAATCCTCTCGGTGATGTACGGCTACCCGGATGCGTTGTACGGCTCACCGGGAACCGGGATTGGTTCTTACACCGGTTCGGTTAACCAGAACTCTCACACCAGTGCCATCGGCATGATGACCACCACCATGCTGCAGTCGTATGCCCCGGCGGTGGAGATTCAGCTGGTGAACTGTGAGTTGGTCGGCTTTAACACCATTGCCATCTACGAAACCCAAATCGTCACCAATCAACTGACGCTGCGCTGCCGGTTGAGCAACGATGCGGAGCTCAACAACATCAAGAACAACTCCTGGCCGCAGTTCTCCCAGTTAGCCCGCTATGCCTGCAAGGCGTACATCTACAAAGAGCTGCGCATCAAGCTTGACCAGGGACAGATTCAGGGTGGTGTGGAGCTGGGGGCGTTCCGTGAGGTCATTCAGGAATACTCGGACGCGGCACAGAACTACGAGGACTTCCTGCGTGAGCGCTGGCAGCGCGTCGCCGCCTACAACAACCGACTGGGTCGCTACCGGGCAATTCGCCGGGCTACACCGAAACGGTAAAAAAAAAAGAACCGCATAAAGGCCGCCTGCCTCTCCCTACGGAGAGGAGGCGCCTTGTTTATGCCGCTTAGTACTGTTCGCCACTGTCCACGTTGGGATCCACCGTCCACACCCCCGGGATAAAATCACCCGGGTCAATCCAGGCCGGCGTTTTCTGCACCGTGGAGACCACCCCTTCTTCAAAGATCTCCTCCGGTGCCAGCGACGCATAACGCTCGGGCAACCCGGTGATCATTGTCGTGAGGCGATCGTGCTTGCGCTCGTAGCTGCGGGTGATCTGGTACAACGTGGCGTCACTGCCTTTATCAATCACCAGCAGCCGCTCGTCGTGGTAGTCCGCATACATCCGCTCGCTTGCATCCGACCCCACCAGATCCGACAACACCTGACTCAGGTGGGCCAGGGCCAGATCACGGTTAGGGTTGACGTCGTAGTAGAGGCTATTCACCCCCTGAGGACGAATCCACATGAACACGTTGCGGTACGCCATGGCCAGCACGTCCACCAGGCTCATGCCGGACTGGGCAAAGAACATGTGGTAGGCAAAGGTCCCGTCACCCACGGTGTAATGGCTTTTGGTGATATCCGGCGTGCTGCTGATACCCACCACCAGATTATCCAACACCTGCTTAACGACTACCCGTGGGGTAAAGGTCGGCACGCCGTCGACAAAGGTGGTGATGCTTGGCTGAGAATGCGGCTCATCCTCGGGCATGATTTCATCAAGCACCGACATCAGTCAACCTTAGCCGTAGCTTCGCCTGCATATGCGGCCATGTACGCCGCATACTCGTCTTCGGCTTTGCCTACGTGCTCAATATCGGTGGTGAGTAGAGTCCAGGTGCCATTACGGACGCTGGTATCTTTAGTGGCGAGGAGCTGGGTATTATACGACGTCACCACCGTGGTACCTAAAGCCTGGCGTTGGTAGGAGACCTTGTTACCAGCAAACTCAAACTCGCCGCCCATCCCGGTGTTTTGCAGCAGCTGCGAAGCCCCGTTGTAGTTCAGAAGCTTCATTGCTTCAGACAGTTCCGCGTGCACTTCTGCGCGGTTTAACCCAGCCGTGATAGGCTGACCCAGTGCGACGTTATTGAACACACCGGTGATGAGGTTAGACAGATCGGCAATCGGCAGATAAATGCTGTCGGTGATGTACACACCGTCTTTGTTACGGATGCGACCCACCGACAGATCCACTTTCCCTTTATCGTTCATCAGGGTCGGGTCTTGCGGAATCTTCAGCTCCAACGTCAGGCTGCCAATGGTGGCGGTCTTGAAATCCCAGGACTGGGTTTTGTTGTCACGTGCGCTCATGATACATCCTTTTTATTTTAACGGTAAATGGTGCTGATAGATACGACCGGCACGGTAATCAATGCGGAAGTTATCGAGGGTGCGGCGATCAAGCCCTTGGCGCGCAAGCGCATCGAACAGATCGGCCGCAAAGGTTTTCTTTTTATGGTCAGGGTGAAGCCACGCCCAGTAGATGTACTGCCGACCATCGTCGTGCCAGAACTGAATGCCGCGGGCAATGGCCCTACGCGATGAGCAACCATCTGGGTAGACATCGGCGACGTCGCAACGAAGGACTGCCAGGGTTCGTGCATATTTGAAGATACTGGCGTAATAATCCTCCATAACAAAATCGATGGTGGGGTAAAGGTTATTCTTGGGTTTATCAATGTAGGCGTGAGTGTCTTCCACCACCAGGCGCGGCAGTTCGGTTTCCACGTTGCAGCTGCGCAGCGCCAGCAGCTCGCTTTCAAGGTGCGAGGGAGTAGTGATCCATCGCTTTATCAGCTTGATCATCGTTACCTCGACCCAGTAATGTTAAGAGTTCATTCTCATAGACAATGCGAATGCCCAGGTGCTCGGCTTCCGCTACCTTACGTCCGGCGGCATCACCGGCAATCAGCATGGCTACGCGTCGATCCAGGCGAGCTGAGACCGTGGCGCCACGCGCACACAGCTCGTTCTTGAGGTGGTGACGGTCAAAGTTAATGAACAGACCGCTGACCACGACCCATTTACCTTCAAACAGTTTACACATACGGGTTCTCCTTGCAAAAAAGAAAAGGCTCCCGAAGGAGCCCAAGGTATTACAGGAAACGCAGATCCACGTCTTCGCCTTCGATGCCTTTCAGCTGCGCCGGGGTGGAACCGATATACACCGGCATGTTGTGTTTGGTCAGCTTGGTCAATGTGCGCAGCGGGATAGAGAAGATGCTGTTGGCAAGAATAGCGCCTCGGCCAGCCGGTTTAGCATCGTCCAGCTCATCAATCTGCTCGGGCGACATCGGGTGGATCTGGATGTTGTGCTGACTGATGTGTTGCTGGTACTCAAGGTCGTCCTTGGTCATTTCGCGTACGGTGGCCAAGACGTCACCGGCAATACGTTCATCGGAATTGATGACATAGATATCGGCAGTGCCGGACTTTACCAGGTCGATGATTTGGCTGGCGACCCACATGCGGTTAGTCAGGGGATTATAGCCAACGGCGACGGTTACTTTGCTTTTCATAATTTAGGTCTCACATGTCAAGTTATACAGAACGGTTAAGGGTGCGTTGGTCAAGCAAACTTTGGAGTACGCGTTCGACGCTTTGTGTCTGGGGCGACGGCCCAGCTTTCGGCAGTGACGGCGATAACGTCTGACGCCGCGCGTTCAACAGCTGTTGAAAGCTGGCAGCGGCAAGGCTGGTACCAGGTTTGAGGGTCGTCATACGGGCTCCCAAAAAGGTGGGTGGGTTTGCTCATGCGCGGCACGCAGCGCTGAAGCTGCGGTTGAATCTGATCAATGTAACCATCTACGTCATTTAACTGCTCAGCGCTCAGGTAGCGGGTGAGGTAGTTGATCTCAATGATCCGCTGATAGATGGTTTCATTAATTGGCTGATGACGGCTGTCTAAAATAGCAATGCGCTCGGTCGTAAGGTTAGCGCCCAGACTGGTCACTTCCTGCCACAGCTCTTCTTTGAGCGCGTACAGTTCACACATTGCCATGAGAAGTTGGCGAATACGTGAGAACGCTTCTTTCGATTCCATGATTGCCTCATACTCCGGTTTGTCAAGGTTAAGTTCCAGTCTGAGCTTGTGTGCTAAACGTTGAACTGCGGTGTCTACTTGTTCTTGGTGCTCAGGGTTTACTACCATTGTTGTCATGGTCTAACTCCTTTTACAATTATTGGTCGTAGATAGCCATGACATATGGCTGTATTAGTTAGAAATTACACATTGGTAATCTTCTTGCGTATCCAGCCGGGTTTATTCAAACCAATCCGATTAGCTTCCAGATTACGTGCGGCCGCAATGTCAACACTAAGAGCAATCTTTTTGGTGAACTCAGTCCCGTACTTACGACGGTACTTGTGGAGCTCTGTTTTTGCTTTACTGTACTCATCCCACAACCCCGCACGGCGCAGTCTAACTGCATCACGGAAAGCCTGTTCTGGATGGTGTTTACTGCTAAGACCCTGTTGAGCCGTTAAGTTATATGCTTTAGCTGCTTCATTCATACGCAGCACTGCTGAGAGAACTAACAAGTATGGTGTTTTGTTAATGTAGTTGCGACAGTTGCGACGTTTCAGGGATTTCTTGCTTAAAGCCATTTTTAATACTCCAACAGGTTAAGGGTTAGATTGCAGATCGGTAATTGTGGGTTAGTAAGTGATGTCCACGACTTCACCGTTCAGTGCACGGTGGATAGCGTCATCAAAATTATCGATATCACACTTGATATCCATTTGATGGCCATCGGTGGTAAACACCCGCATCCGGTTGCTGTCCATGTACTCCCAGGTCGTAACCTGCTTGGCCATAATGCGGGCGACGTTATCGCTAGTATCGTTAGTGACTTTAATAAACATGGGTGTACTCCTTAGGCGTGGATGTTCCATTTCCAGAACGGGCGTTTCTTGGCGTCAGCCAGTTCGGCTTTCGCGTAAGTGTGTAATTCATCATTGTGGCTGTACTCAGCCAACAGACGTTGAATGCGTTTGACGTTGTAGCGCTTGGCCAGTACTTGACGGTACATCACAAACAATGGGATACCTACCAGGCCGAGCATGCTTAACATAAAACCGTACAGCAGAAAATGGATTAACATAGCGGTATCTCCTGAACGAAGAAGGGGGTTTATTTACATCTATCACTGCGGTAATATAGATTTGAAATTAACTGCATTATGCATTTGGCTTTTAACCGGCATAAAACCCCGAGGTGTTTAGCCCCGGGGTTTTAGCCGCTACATCTACTCAACACAAGAACATGAACCGTACATCGCACCCCTGCGATGCTGATACAGGTAACCGGTCAAATTACCGCATCCCGCTGACTATTCCAAAGAACCCGGTAGTAATTTCAAATAGTCAGTAGGCTGCGTTAGCTCGAGACACCCTGGTCAATGAGATAACCCTGCGACAAGAGCAGCCCGGTTGGAACTCCCTTGCGGGACCAGACTGCTCGAGGTTTCGTTGCAGTTAACGTCGGCAACTCATCAGGCAGTACGACGTAGAGCAAAAGGTTGTCCGGAGGGAGGACTCAAACCTCATCCACCTTCGTCCATTACGCGGCATGTAAGTTATACCACTTTCCAGGACGTTGTTCTCATTAAACTATCCGGACGATTGGGATTGAAGCCCTGGATACGGCTGCAGCTCGTACAGTCCATTATCGCGAATGTTTGTGACTACGTTGAAGTTCGCAGTGACCCAGGGCTTCAAATATGAAGAGGTGCCCGGGCTTACCCGGGCGTTAAGTTAACCGGCATTAAAATCCAAGAGCAGGATGCAGGGAGCCAGGTGCGTTGTTCCCACTAGGGTAACGCGCAGAGTCGATGTATGTTCCAAAAACACCCAATACGTACTACGACGATTGCGATCATTCTCAAAACACCACGCCGACTCTTTTATGCAATGCAACGCATCGGCTTTATCCAGCGGTTTGTATGCTGACGGGTGAATCATGCGCGCTGCATCTTCAGACGCTGCCGCAACGATCATACCCACATACTCATCATACCAGACGGTGTCGGTCCGCTCTACCAGATATAAGTTCATGTTCGCCTCCGTTATGCTGAACCCTTGTCAGCTAGGATGGCAACACTCGAACCGATTAACTTAATAAGGTCGGTCCAGGACGTACCTGGGCCTATGATCCCTGCCGCTCAAACGCCATCACGTCTTCGCGCATCGGCTACGTGTATATTAGGCGGCGGCCGCAGGGTCAATTTGGTTTTGACGGTTGGCTGTGTGGGCCGTGTCATATCGAATAATGGTTCAGCGATCGAATGCCTACCGGATGAGCAGTAGTGCTTTGTGCATTCGGCTATTACGGACTTAGGGGCGCGCCGTAGGTCTAAGCTATTATCGCTGTGAGCTGGTTATCAGCCAGACTCATTGATTCGTACCCTGCAAATTAGTTTAGTCGATCAGCCAGGTCAGAATAGGTTTATCAGAAACTTTGGCCAACCACGTATAGTATTTACTAGCGCGGATCAGCTGGAACGCCTGAACGCGCTGGTCGATAAAGATCTGGCTGATGTTGATTGGCAAGACGGTGTCTTGATTAATCATGGTCCGCAACATCGGCACCGTGATAATTCGAAGCATCGCCTGCTCGACAACCCTAGGATCTTTACGAATTAATTCCGCGGTTTCTTTATGCACCTGCACCCAGCCGATCCCGCCTGCGTGCCAAATAGCATCTGGTCGTGGTTCATCACCTTCGCGATTTTCGTCAAGCCTTGCATACGCTGAAAGCTGTTGAATGATAGCTTCACGCATGGTTAGGTTGAGTGCGATCAAACGAGAATCAGGATCACGAATTAAATGCTCGATCATCCATTTGGTTTTCCCCGTTTGGCGTGGACCACCGAATGCTAAGGTATACAGCTCTTTTAGCAGCATGGGCTTATCCATACACAGGTGCGCTGCTGTATTTTCGTTGTCGATTAGACCACGTTTGAGTTCTTGCGCAATCGCATCGTAATTGATGGTTGCCATAGAATCGTCTCCTTTTGGTTAAAGGTACTGCGTAAGCGCTTTGATGTTAAAGCGTTTACCCAGTGATTTGATCCACTGTGGGAGTCCATCGATGAACTTCTTGTGGATGTGGTAGAGTTCCCTGGCGCGGCGCATCTCTACCTGATAATGTTGTTCGTCCTCAATAGATAACGGTTTGCCATTCAGTGAATAGCAGCCACTGCCGTTTCTTTGATGGTACTTTATTTTTGTTGTATGCACTTACTACATTCCCCTGTCTAATTCTGAGATGCCACGCGGTTGGTCGTGGTTACGGCTATTTACCAGCATACTTTCAGCTGCGTCCCAAGTCTCTCATTACCACGGTCCATGCGGTGACCGTGGGGTGTAACGACTTTGCGAATACACACGCCGCCATCCTGCTATTAAGGGTGCTCAACGTTGAGCATTCATCTCAGAATTATACTAACTTACTGCAGCAAGTCTTCTCGACCCGAGCTCCTGAAATATTCCAGGTAATACTTTTCAGGTAACTCTTTTAACGGCGTAACTGGCTCGCCAAAATTCATCGGCCATCCACCAGTCAATTTTATCAATTCAATGACACGAGCGTCTAAATCAGGATAATCAGGATACAGTCGCGCAATGTAATCACGGTGACGTTTATCACGCGCCGCCAATTGCTCGTTTAACATCCCGTGCAATGCTGCACACAAAATACTGTCGTCATTATAACAACAGTCATTTATTTCTTCAGACAAGTCACCAACTAATGCGGCGAATTCTAAATCCAGATCGGGGATTGTTTTCATACGAACTCCTGCTTTGATTCGTAGGCAATGACGCGCTCAAGGGTGACCTTATCGATGCCGTATTGAATCGCCAGTTCATTTATCGTTGCGCGCTTTATCTTGCGTTGTCCTTCCGTGATCAACTGAACCATTTTAGCATCCAGCTTATCGGCGATGGTCTGTGACACGTGAATGGCTGGCATGACTCACCTCATTTACCGATGTATTCCAGGTATTTGCTGAATATAATTTTACCGCAGTGTCGACACTTCCATTCGCTACGTTTATAGTTACGGTAGATGATTTCATCACCGTGGATGGTGCGAACAAGCTTGTATTTGTGGGTACAGAAAAACCGCGTAAAGAAACCCATGGTGTCATCCTTGTTTAAAAGGGAAACTGGTTTTATTTTTCTTTGAGGGTCTGGTTGGTCCACAGCGGTTCAAAACCACAGATCATTAACCACATATTCAGCTGTGCTAACCGCTGGCGCGCTAAAGCCTGTTTAGATAGATGCATGAATCCTCCATGAAGGGTAGCCGACCGGATGATTCTAATGAACCTCGACATCGACTACCTAACATACTAAGGGGTTGCTATGTATTTTATTACTTATTTTCATAACGGAAATAATTAGGGGTCTCAACGGACCCCTGATGGTTAGTCAAAATAGAACAGGGTGCAGAGATCATCCACAAACCGGAACTTGACATCTACGTCATGCCATTTCTTAAAGATAGCGGTGATTGCGACTCGCTCTTTAGGACTAATGCGCAGCGCAGGCGTCAGTACCGCAAACGTGGCGCCGTGGTTATACATCTTCAGCGCCCGCTGCACGGCGTTGACCACGCTGTGGGAAATGTCGCGGTTCAGCAACTCTTCTTTGGCGGTCTGGGTTTCATACGCTGACTTCTCCACGTACGGGGCAGGGATAATCTGCACCAGGTACACGTAGTTCGCCTTGATCAGTTTCGCCCCTTCCAACGCCAGCATCGGTTTGCTGTTCAACAGCGCGCTGTTCAGCGTTTTAACGAAAGCACGCGCCCGATCGGTCAACCTGCCATCGGCCATCGCAAACGGCACGCATAACCCCTCTGGGGGTAGGCTCGCAGGGGCACCTGCCAAGGCGGCGGCCACTACCTGGAACCACGGATATTCTTCCGGCTGCGCCTGATCGGTCACCCGATCAAAGAGCTGCATCAGCTGATCGAAATACGACTGATTAAACGGTGTGTCCTTTGGCTGCTCAGCGATAGCTTGCTCGGTATGCGGCGGGGGTGCGCTGCCAAAGGTGGAGATGGTTTTACCGTTCTCCAGGATGTACACGTTACCGCTGTCCTGCAAAGGGACGGTGATGGGATCGCTGTCACCGAACAGGGCGTGGAAGATCATCTCGGGGATGCTCAGGTTAAGGCGGCGAAACTCGATCTCGTGGTTATCCGGTACCGGGATCAGCTTGTAGCTTTTCCGGCTGTCGCTGTCCGGCAGGTTTTCGTTGGACATGATCTTGGCAATTAAACTCTTCATGGTAAACTCCTGGTTGTAGTATGCGCTCGTAAGCACGTGTCTCGTAAGACGGTTTCAAAAAAAAAAGAACTTAGGTGGTCGGCAGTGCGGGTGTTATAGGGATGGTGAAAGGTGTTTTATTTAACGGAATTTCGGGCGATTTTGGACGGTACCCCCTTTCCCCCCTTCCTTCTCCCCCCTTCCTTCTTTCTTCTTCCTCCAGGTTCTCTCCCCCTGCACCCCCTCTCTCCTGCCACCATCATCAATCATCCTACCCCCCTCATCCTACCCCCCTATCCCCCCAGTTATATATATTACAGCGAAGTGAAAATTCGCTTGAATTTAGCTAAAAAACAGTAAATTTAATATAATAACACATAACATATATACGTATGTATTTTCATACATACGGGGTGATTTAACCGAAGAAAAGAAGGGTAGGAGAGGATTACTGTTGTTACTGGACTAAGGTCCACAACAGTGAATCCACAGATAAAAATAAAAAAGAAAAAACCAAAGGATTCAGAACACCTGGTGTCGTTCGAAGAACGACCTTGTTTGACCGGGCGCCGGGCGGGCGGCATAAAAAAAAAAAGGGTGTGGGGGGTATCAAACCCCTCACCCTAACGAGGCCGTTCTAAGTATTATCGTTATTATGACACTGCAGGTGGAATACGTTTAGGCACGCAGCGTTTGGCTAAAGTAGCGCAGCTGCTGCACAATGCGGCGCAGATCCCCGACCGCGGTCATCAGGATCGAGGTGTTGAGCTTCAGGTTACGGTTGGTGACGGTGGCGAGTTCAGACTCTCCCAGCATCAACTTGTTATCCTGCAGGCGAAGGTCACCTTCCATCAGCTTGATGTCTGCGGGGTTAGCACGCTCAGGCTTGGTCAGCACGAAACCATGCTTGCCGCTGAGCTGAAGTTGTAAGACAGTCATACGGTCACTCCTATGCGACTAATACGAATGGACATCCCGTTCGGCCGCTTGGCGCGATGGGGTTCGGTAAAGCCTCGGTACACGAGGGTGCCAAGACTGGCGCTATGGATCTGCACCAGGAACCAGCTAAGCTTAGGCGACCACAGCAGTTCAACGTAAATGCCGCTCAGATCATACAGGCCGTTGGCACCGCGTACCAACCCCAACGTAATCCCCGGCTTGTAGGTAAAGCTGCGGTTGGCGTTGTTGTGATCGGTGTAGGCAGTTCTAAGCACCAACGTGTCGCTGTCACTGTAGCGGGTGTCTTCACCCCGCAGTGACAGGTCATTGATCTTAACGTGCATCCAGTCTTTGGCGTCGAGTTCAGCCCGCAGCTGGTCAAAGGTCACTAAGCTTAGCGCTTCAATTGTAATGTTATCGTTTTCGTTCATAATGATAATCCCAAATCGTCCTTAGTTTTTCTTGCTGCTGTCCAGTGACGATTCTACCGCGGTGGTGACGGAAATCTCCCACTTTGCTAAATCTCGGTACTCGCGCAGCTCCGGCATGGCATTCATAAAGTCATAATGGTTAAAGATGTAGTCCGCAGTAAATTTGCCGGTTTTCTCATCCATGGTAACGTGTGCGATGTGGTTGGTGATATCCCGCACCTGGGAGACAAACATCATCTCTTCCTTCATTTCAATACTGCCGTGGAAGCGACCGTCACCAAACTGAATACGCAGGGTCTTCAGTTGAGTAAGGTTCATACCCAGCTTAGCCATCGCCTCCGTGAGGTCTGAGTTATGTGTTGTACGAACCTCATTACCGCGTCTCACCGCTGCCGTGCGCGCTTTGATGGTAATGCCGGTCAGCAGGATGCGGGGTTGCTTCAACGGTGCACAGTTTACGCAAGCCTCTTTTAACTTATTAAACGCCGGCCGCATGTCTAACTGATTGATAGTACCCATCCTGCCAATGACCTTTCCCACCGGCACCATTCTCATGGTCGAGATACTGCCTTCGAGTGTTACCAGAAGTGGGTAGTCAGCAATCAACTTTATCCAGTGCGGATACAGCAGCTCCAGTTCATCAGGAACGTAATTGGCCGGGCGTTCAGGCAGGTTCAATTCGGTTTTGAGAAGTCGGTCCTGTAAAGCTTCAAACTCGTCAGCATTATGGACGAGGTATAAATTCGGGGTCAGCTGCTGATACATGTTAACGCACTCCTGTTAAATTTTCACGGGTTATATCAAGTCAGTAATATAGTTCTGTTAATTATTTCAATACATACCCCGATCGGCATAAACCCTCCGACCACTCACCAACCAGGGGTAAGAGGAGGAGGAGTTTATTACATAGTATTACTCAGCTGTAGCGCCCGCGGGTGCTGGCGTTATTGTATGAATCGTAACGTTACATTCACTTTTTTATAATGGAGCTCGTATGTTAAATAACTACATTTTAGGCATTGGTCTGGAAGCATTTGAAGATCAAACCGATGCTATCCCGGTGCCTGTGGATCAGGTTTACGTCGAGCCGGTTCCGGTTGAAGAAGCCAACGTGTTAGTCGTTGAGCGCAACGTGGCACTGGAAGATGCGGCCGTTTTAGAAGCAGAATCTGCGGTGATTGACGAGTCTGCTCGCATGACCGCGCTGTCGCAGGAACAAGAACGCGTTGATACCCTGGCCGCTTCACTGGAACATTTCATCGAAGCAGGCCTGACGCCGGCTACCGCCGCGCTGCTGAAAGGCCAGCTGTCTGACGTGCTGCTGACCCACGGTCAGTCCGTCTCTACCATCGGCGGTGGTTTGGAAGGCTTTGATAACGAAGAAGAGGTTAAAGCTTTCTTCACCGCAGGTCTTGAAGCGCTGAACAGCACCAAGACCTCTTTGGGTCTGCGTATCTTCAGCGCTCTGCAGCAGGTGAGCAAGAGCATCAGCAAGTACACCGAGCGCGTGGTACTGAAAGCTGGTCGTATGCGTGCCAGCGCGGAAGGCGTAATTAAAGCCGCGGCGGGTAAATCCGGTTCCACCCAAGTCACCTTTAGTAATAAATTCCTGGTGACCAAGTCCGGCCAACCGTCTACCAACCTGGTAAGCGATCTCGAAGGCTTTGAGAAAGTCATCTCCTCGCTGACCGGTAACTTCATGGACAACCTTGGTGGGTACGGTAACGGTAAAGTGGTTACTGCACTGAGTCGCATGAAAGCCGTCACCACGGTTGCTGATGCGAAGAAACTGGTTGACGCTCTGGAGCCGCCAGCATTCCCGGGCGCAACTGTTTCCGTGAAGGACACACCAGAAGTCACCGTTAAGCGCACCGAAGTCATGCTCGGCGGCTATGCGGTGTTTGACCTGCAATACAAAACTACCGGCGGTGATTCCTGGCAGGAAGTGTGTAACCACATCAAAGCGATCGGTAAGGCACGTGCGACCATCAAGCGTCCTGATGACGGTAAGCTTTCTGGTAAGGTTGAATTCTCCGCTAACCTGACACCACAGGACGCAGTGAAGATCGCCCAGTCTATCATCAAGGTGTGTGATGCGGCCATCATCATTCGTAAGAACACCAGATGGGGTACTAACTTCCTCAAGTCGGTCGATCGTCACGTCAAGGCGAGTATCCAGTCTGACCAGGCTAACAAGCAGAGTGAGAAAGGCGTGGAAACCATCGTGTACCAGCTGGCCAAGCTGCCAGGTGACATGATGGACGGTGTTAACCAGCTGGTACTGGCCGTACCAGCTGCGGTAAACAACGTCTGTGGCGCTGCCCTGACCGTTGCGAAGAAAGCAGTGGGCGGTAAAGCTGCTCCCGCTGATGATGCCGACAAAGGTAACGAAGAGTAATCCTCGATCAGCATAAATAAAGGGTACCTCTCCCGTGTGGGAGAGGTACACCTTTTATGCCGTCTTACTGTGCCTGGATAGCGTGAGTGCCAATCACAAACCACGCGCTCGGTGCACCGCCTTCAGCGACCTTGATCATGTGGGTGACCCCGGCCTTGGTGATGCGCTTGATCTCCCCCTCTGAAGTCTGCAATACGAGTACCCCTCGAGGAAGCGTGGTCTTGATGTACACTTCACTACCTACCGCCGCATCGACATCAAACGTCAGGCCCGTTTCAGCCGTGGTGGTTGCCGGTGCAAACCGGTGGTCCAAGAACAACCGTCCCTGCGCCAGCGTATCAGCGTCGTAGTAGGTCCAATCCGTTGTCACAATGACGTAGGTATTGCTCGCCGTTGCGACCCCACCGCCTGCGCTGCCACTGCCGGCTGCGTTGTTGCTACCCACCTGTGACCAGTTGCTGCCGTCGTAGATCAGATCCACCCACTGGCCTGGCACAATCAGGTTCGCTAACACCGCCTGCACGTTATCATCATCGTCGGTCTGGCGAATGATGATGTCAAGCTCGCCGTCGTAGGTTGCCCCCACGTCACGATACACCCGCACGTAGCTGCCTGGTGGTACCGCTCGCCCCTTGACGCTGTGGGTTAAGCGATAGATGCACTGGTTGTCCTCGAGTGCCGGTAACGGCTGGTTCAGGATGCAGTAGTACTTCAGGATCCCAGACTCTGGCGTCAGGTCAGCATACTGTTGCGTGCCCAGTAAATTGACCTTGGTATCGACCGCGTTGATCTGCGATTCAATCACCCAGCCCGAAGCCTTCTTCACCAGCTCGGTGGTATTGTTCCCCACCGGAATGTTGATGATCGAATCCTGCACGTCTTCACTGACCTTCACCAGGACGTTCAGATCGCCGTTATTAAACGCCCCACGGACAATCTTGACCCGCGACCCCACCTTCGCCTTAAACGGCACCCCGGCGTAAATCTCTTCCGTGGTGTTAGCGTAGTTGTAGTTGATGGTGGTTTCATGGATCCCGTCCGGCAGCAGGTTGTAGTAACCCCCCGCTTCCGCATCGATGTAGTGGTGTTCCGAGTCGGCCTTGGTGCTCAAGGTCCCGCGCACGATGATCCACTCACCGACCGGCAGGTAGGTCTTACCGTCCGGCTGCAGCACGTCCTTCTCGTCGTAAAAGGCCGTAACCGTTTCGCCGGGCAGCATGCGGTACAGCTCTTTTACAATCCCACCCGGCAGCTCCGTTTGCACGATCAGATCGTAGACCGTGGCATCCTCGTCTTCCGGGGCCGTGGTTTTAGAGCGAACAATATCGGAGCGCGCCCCTTTCTTATACTTCAGGGTCCGACTGCCGTCCCAGTTCGGTGCACCGGTCACCGGCAGGTTTACGTAAACGTCGGTGGTAAACAGACGGTCAAAGATGCAGATCGATGCCATGGCCTGTTCGTCGGCGGCGTTCACCCCGGTGTTGGATGCACGAATGACCGCCGTGCCGGCGTTGGTCGACCAACCACCCGTGCCGATGTACTCGAGTTCTTGACGGTTGTAGTAATCCGTCCCGCGATCGACGGTCAGTGCTAACGGTGAACCCGCACGCATCTTGACCGTGTAGCTGGTCAGATCGTTACCGGTTACCGGCAGCACGTTACGTTTGCGCAGCGTCAGATCCGGGTTGGTGTCTTTCGCGACCGGGTTCGGCTTCCACTTGCGCCCGTACACCGTGGTTCCGTAATCGTCAATGGCCGCACGGCTCATCATCGGCAGATCGACGTACTCATCGTACTGCATCGGTGAGGTCCCGCGGTAGAGACGAATCGTGGAGATGTCCGGTGTTTCATCCTCGCCGTAAAAATACGCTACTGGACGGAAGTAGCTTTCGTACGGTGGGTTGGTTCCGTCGTCGTGCAGCACGTTGGGTTTCACGAAGCAGGATGCTTCAAAGCGCTCGGTGGTCGGGTTGCCCTGCGCATCCAGCACGAAGCGTTCACGCTGATTACGCCCAAGCGGGATGAAGTCCGGGGCGACCGTATCATCGCCCGGGTCTACCAGGAACTGGGCAAAGTAGTAGTAGGTGGTGTTAGCCGGCATGTCAAAGTTGCGCTTGTTGTTCGACGGCGTACAGTTGACCTCCTGCACCCCTTCGAAACCACCCCACATGGTTTCCCGTGTTTGTACCGACATCTTACCACGCACGATGGTGCAGCCCTGCGACAGGTACGCTGACCAGCGATCCCAGCCCGGTAACGGGGTGATGGTGACCACGTTGTCGTTGCTCTTGTTATAGAGCCCGACGGTGATCCCGATCTTCTGGTTAGAGTCCGCGGTATCCCAGCCCTGGAAACAGTCTTCAATAACCACGGTGAAGTTGTTGTTGATCACCAGGTCGTAGTAGCCGTCTTCTACCGGCAGGTGACTGCCGTCAAAACCACGGTGGAACTCACAGCGTTTCAGCGACAGATCCGCACCAATGCCGCCGTAGAAGCCCGGACGACACTCGATGGAGTTGTAGGCCATCTTGGTGTTCTTCGAGAAGTAGCAGTCGGCCACGGAGGCAGAACCCTGGTTAAGGATGATCTGGCCAAACTCAAAGTGCGAGGCTTCGATCTGCACCTGCCGGTAGCCGTAGATGTCGATCACGCCGTTGATCACGCGCTGGATACGCATCCCCGCACCGACGTAGGAGATCTGCTCGTTGGACCCACCCTCGCCCGGTGGCTTGATGTCCCAGCTGGCCCAGTTGTGCAGACGGATCCCCTTCGGCGGCCCGTTAAGGTATTCGCCCTTGGCCCACATTTCGTTCGGGTCCGAGAGCTCCACGGTGACCGGGAACTGCACGCCATCAATATCAATGATGTCGCCCGAGCCGTTGAAGTCGAGCTGGTACTCTTCGTTCTCAAACGGGGTGTTACACTTGTAGTCCCTGATCACCCAGCCGTCGGTATAGTAATCCAGCCAGTCCACGCCGGGGCGGTGGGCAAAGATCCACACGCGCTCGCCGTTACAGGAGTGGAAGATCGCGCCGCCAAAGACCATACAGCCTTTGATACCTTTGAGGTAGTTCGGCTTGTAGTAGTCGATTACCCCGTCGGTCATGCCGTAGCTGGTTTCGTAGTTGTTGATGGAAATCCCGCTCATCCCACCGACATACGGTGCGGAATAAATGGACTCGGCAGGGGTTGCGCCAATCGGGATCTCTTCGGTGCCCGGCCAGTAGCGGTTGCCGTTCCAGATGAAGGTGTAGCCCCGCACGTAGTTGATCAACGAACCGCCGTGTTCGGCCTTCAATGGAATGAAGTCAACGTAGCGCCCGCCGGTCCCCCACATGGAGCCACCAACCAGCAGCACCGAACCCGGGATCCAGATGGTGTGGGTCAGCACGTAGTTGCCCGGTTCGATATGCAGCATGATGTTGCGGTGGGTGCCGATACCGTTGGTGCTGGTTGCCGAGCGGTCGCCGGCGCTGGTCACGCGCTTGGCAAAATCGACGGCCTTCTGCATCCCGTGATCGTGGTGCAGGCGTTTAGCAATGTATTCCGCCTCGTCCTTTACCGGATCGGGTAGCCCCAGCTGACCGGCCCACAATGCGTTAAAGCGCAGGATCGCCACCAAGTTGTTGCGCAGCATATGGTCGCCACCGGCGTAGTAACGCAGGCCGTTGACCGTGATCTCTTCACCATCGGGTAGCCAGCCCGGGTTGTTGATCAAGGCACGGTAGGCGTCCAAATCCCAAATGTCGTAGGTGGCCGCACCGTGTCCCAGCGGTTTAAAGTAGCCCCGGGTCGACACCACGGTACCGGGGGTCAGGTCATCACACGCCATCATTGCAGCCACGCTGTCAAAGGCGTGGGTGGCAACGCCGGCCGCCAGCCCCATTGCGGGGACCAGCACGTTTTCATATACAGTTTCGCTTGCGCCGATCTCTGATACCCGTTGGATCACCGGCACCATTAATCGCTTAGTTATCTCTGTCTCTATGGGCAGCTCAGAGAAGTGTTTAAAGTTATTTGTTAAACTCATCACGTTGCCTTTATCTGCGGTGTTTCTGTTATGGGTTTAACGAAAAAACCATAAACCCACTCGTTCTGCCATCATTGTTTATTACCGTTATCTTCGTAATTCATAGTATCTGGCCGGCATAAAGGCAGGTTCCTCTCCCCCGAAGAGAAGAGGAACCCAGGTTACACAGTACGTTCACTCCAGAGCTTAACGGTGATCTTACCCAGCTCGGCTTCGCTCCAGCCGTTGGTGGGTTTGTCAATCGGGAAAGGATGATAGTAAGGCGTTAGGGTGCTGTCGGTATTCGGGATACTGACGTTCTTCATCCCGCTGCCGTAATCCACGCGAGCAAAGGCCTGTGCCGCCGGATCCTTCATCCCCGCCACCCGTAAGGTGACGCCAAAGATTTCGTTACCTGCCGTCGGGGCTGCAAACATCACATCCATTTTGCTGCCGTTAGAGTCCGACTCCACGTAGTCAGAAAGGTAGTTGGGTGCCTGGATAGCCCGTGCAAGTGCCAAAGTGTCAACGATGTTAAATCGACCTACGGCTTTAAATTTGCTGTCGTTGCTGGTGCTGACCGGCAGGGCTGTGCCCACTGTCATCTTCCCCAAGCGTGCCGGTAACACCGTATCGCTGGCCTCACTGGCTGCAAAATAGTAATCGGTAACACCAAAACTGTGGCTTGATCCCGAGAGCATGGAGCTGTTGTAGTTGCCGACTGCCACCAAATCGTTCACTACAGGGATGGGGACCACTGCGCCATTGACGTAAATTGTGCGGGTATTGTCCTCGAGGTTGATGACTGCCTCAACAAAGTAAACGTTACCGGTAGTGATAGGGAAATATTGGGAACCGCTCACGACGATTAGGTAAGCGCCCGCCTTCACCGACATCGCGTAAACCCGTAGCCCATAATAGACCCGCTTCACGCCCTGTGCCCGCAGCTCGGTATACTGGCTGGCGTTTAACGCCGGACACAGCGTATAGTAGGTGATAGGGGGGTTGGAACTGACAGTGGGGAGAATGCGCAACCAGTTACGTCCGAGGGCCTGCATGACATACCACGCCCAGTTAGAGGGTTTTCCATTACTGACCGTCGCGCTTAAGAGGTTAGTGGGTACCGTGTCGTTAATGTACAATGCTGAGGTGTTGGGCGTGAACGTCGAGTTGTTACTAACCACCCCAGTGTGGTGATCCGGGTTCCATAAGCCGATAATGCGCATTAGATGTTTTCCTCTCGTACAGCATACAGTAATTGCACGCTAATGAACTGTACCGGGTCCTTGTCTTGCACCGCATACAGCAACTGGGTGGAGATCAGTTTGATCTTGTTTTCATCCTGGGGCCTTTCACTATTCCCCATTAACAGAATTTCCTGCATACAGGTCTCCTCATCTAAAGTAGGTCAAAAGGCTTTGATTGGTTTAATGGAAATAACTGCACTACCAATTTCGGCCGTTGTCCACACCCCACCACTGCTGGGCTTATCGATGGGCAGTACCACACTACGGTTAACCGTGTTGTTAAGGTTGTTATGTATTGCAGACTTGTTATCGTTGTAGGTGATAGACAATCCTGTTTGTGATGTCTCTAGGGCGTTCACCATTACACTGGCGATCACCCCAAGGATGATCGTATTGTCAGGCGGTGGCGTAAAGGTCAGGTCCATGGCGGTCTCACTGTTAGGAGAGACAACGGCCGGTATCAGGGTGGTGGGGTTACTTAGGGTCTGGTTCAGCACGGGTTTAAGTGCGCTCTCACCGGTGCTACCATCAACGCTGTAGGTATACCCCGGCGCATTCAGCACGGACGCTACCTGCAGCGATTCAATCTTAATATCACCTAGCCGCCCTGTTGGGTTAGGGTCGTCAGGTGCGTCATAGGCCATATAGAAATCAGTAAAGCCAATAGCGTTACCGTAAGTATTTCCGCCTATAACAGACACACCAGCAGCATTGGAGAACGACCCCACGTTCACCCCTGATAGGCTGCAGTCACTTGCCGATAACTGTCCGTTAATCCACACGTTTAACTTGTTAGTGTCGAAGTTACACTCCAGCTCTACCATGTACTGTGACGAGGCCTTCGCCCGATACAGGTTAACCCATGCACCATCGTCCGTTGTCTTTATCTGTAACATCGTGTTGGTGGTTGAGTTAGCCACGGTGTTGGTTAGCATACGCAGGCAAATCCATAGCTTTCCTTTCGTATAACCAAAGGTACGAGGTTTAATCTGCATGCAGGCTGTAGCTTGGGTCGCACCTGAACTAAACCGCAGTACGTTACGGCCTAAGACGGTGTTGTACGATAACCGCAGCGTGCTGATTGCATCAAACAACATCCAGCTACTGTCGGTTACGTTATTAGCGCGTGGGTATAGTTGATTAAGGTTGGCGGCAGCATCACCGCCCCACCACGCACTTTGGTAAAGATGATCTGGGGTCCACGCCCACACTAATGCCATGTTAACCCCCGTTAGGTGTAATGTAATATAAGCGAGCACTGGCAATTCTAAAGGGTCTGAATTGAGCAGCAATATAATGAAGTCGAGTTGAAACGATCCTGACAGGCGGTAATACGGTTACGCCGTTACTGAATAAAAGTATTTCCTGCATAAGTTCACCGGTTAAGTGTAAGGATGATCTATACGATTTAACCAGCATAAAAGAATATTCCCAACCACTGCCCCCGGTCCCCCACTTCCCTAGTAGTATCTGGAGATGTCATTCGTCAGAGACTCATTCCTCACTCGCTCTTCTATTCTCCTCATTCATGCCATTCATTCATCTTCACTTCGTTCAGATTCATTCCTGTCATTCACTCGATCGAATATACGCTCGGGGCAAGGGTTCCAAACCTTGCTATAAAAGTAAGCAGATAAGTAGCGTAATACTAGCTCATTAGAATTATCTTTGTCGTTCGAAGAACGACCTTGTTTGGCCGGCAAAAAAAAAAGAGGAGGGGCGTTAACCCTTCCTCTTATGCCGATCTTAGTCCTTTATACGACTGATTGTAAAATCACCTTCCCAACTGACAGGGCCGGTTGACAGATTCTTACGTTCAGCGTAAGCCAGGAATTCTGGAATGCTTAATGCATATCTCAGATCATCGCGACCATGTTTAGGATCGTTCTTCGCAGCCCAAGGCTTGACTACCACTACCAGATGAGGCTCTTTCTCCAAATCCATCAGTGTGGTTTCACCCGCCGTTTCTCTACCCCAGCTCGCCCAGCTCGTAGTGTGATATTTGCTATTCTTGTTAAATCCCCTTGGTCCAGGGATGTAACGACGAACCTGCATTGGAATCACGCCACCCCGACGTAACTCGAGAAGAGGGACCTGCAGACGGCGCGTGATCTCTTCATCAAGATCTACATTAGCTGATTTAACGGTGTTAGCATACGCATTCTCACCCACTACCGAGTGGAAGTAGAACTCGCTAACGATCGCTTCCAGGAAGTCAACCGGTGCGGCATGCGCGTAGTTACCCACGTGGAACTGGAACGGAGCGAAGGTAACGAACAGATCATCCTCTTCCCCCATCGTCGGTGTAGCCAACAAATCGTTGTCGATCATGAAGCTTTGGAACAGATTAAAGAACGCAATCAGCTGCTCTTCAGACGAAGATTTGATATACATCGGACGTACGGTGCGTTTAGCAACCAGGACGATACGGAAATTACGACCCCGTAACCGCGGTAAGTTGGAAAGGCATTTACGTGCAAATTGTTCATTGCTTTTCATAGGGAATCCCTCGCTATGGTTAGGTTGATATTACCAGTTGCTATTACCGCCGGAACCGTTGTTGCCACCTTTGTTCCAGTTTTGTGGCGCACGACTGTCTTGTCGCCCCAACGTACCAGGTTGACTGTACCCCGGCTGGCTCATTGCTTCACGCTCCGCACGTGAGGGAATAATCTTGACACAACCATCAGCAATCCGCTGGGTCACTGGTGCAACGTGTCCGAGCAGCGCCTCCAGCTGGGCTTTAACGGAACCGAATTGGATATCCGTCCCGGCTACCTGCAGATTGATCCAGGTGTGGGTTTCACCGGTAATCACCTCCGCCAGCGGGAATACATAGAAGGCCTGTTTTTCCAGCCAGGCAGCGACATGCTTCACGACCGTGTAGTTGGCGTGCGGAATCGCCACCTCGGTAGCCCCGCTACCCGTCACGTCGGTCAGGCGAATAAGCAGGTCCTGCTCTTTGCGGTTCGGGCCTTTCGACGAACCCGGGTTGGGTTGGTAAATGGCGAAGCGGAAGTCACGGATGTAATCGATCGGATCTTGTGCGTAGGTTTTCATACGGGTTCCTTATTTGGCGCCGTTAATGAAGATACAGGTTTGAGTCTGTGCGTTTACGTGAGCAGCCAGCGCCTCCAATGTTTCGGCCACTTTAATAGCGAGGTGATAATAGGTTGACGTGTCATCTCCATCGACGCGCAAGGCAGCCACCGCTGCACAGTCAATGGCGACTTTGAGCGTCACCCCCGGATTATCTGCAGTGGGGAGGGTGATCTCGGCATACGGCCAAACATAGACCGGGGACTTTTCCAACCAGTCGATCACCGCGTTATACCCATGGACCATTTTCTTGGTAAAAGTATTGACCCGTTTACGACTCATGCGGTGGTCGTGCACCCCATGGGTAATAATCAACGTGATCTCTGGATACAGATCACCGGGTTGGTGTTCACGCAGCCACGCCAGTGGGTCACGGATGCTCATGTGCAGCTCCTTTCAATGGCGTTGATCACGTTGCCGTTGTGGGCCATGATGTTAACGTCTTCACGTTTCATCCCCTTCACACCGTAGAACTCGGTTCTGACCACGTAGTCATACCAGTGGAACTGCTGATCACGCACAACAAAACCCGGTCCGCCAAGAACGGTGATTGCATTCCTTGCCCATTCAGGAAGGTCATAGCGCTGGCTAAGTGCACCGATCTGCACAATCTCTAATATTTTTTCCATACAAGTCTCTCGTTAAAGTTAAGGATAGATTGGCATAAAGACCTGAGGTTACCCCCAGGTCGGATAGTTACACGGTTTCGGGGCCCCGGCTGCCTAAGCGGTAGTCGATACGGGCTGCTTTTAACAGATCGGTAAACACGCTCAAGCGCGCGCCTTCTACCACCTGCCCGCTTAAGTACTCGCTGGCAAGGATTACCCAGGTGCGATGTGGATCAATGATGTTGGTAAGCGGATCACGGTGCGGTGCGCGCTCCAGCACCACGATCTCACCACTGTCGTTACCGTCGTCAAAATCAGGCTTAACGTAGATCAGCACGGTGTCTTCCGTGAAGGCGGTGGTAAAGCGCGCCAGCCCTTGCGGGTTGTCGAGATCATCAGCAATCAAACCCGCCGCCTTAAAGGCCGGCAGCGACGCGGCAAACATCTTCAGGAAGGCATCGGTGTAAACGTAGATCTCGCCGTTTGACAACCGCACCAGCCAGTTACCAAAGTCAAAGCCCGTCCCGGCATACATAAAACCATACTGGGTATGGCTCGTGTGGTAACGCACCCACTCAGGCCCGTTGATAATATCGCTGGGAGAGTTGATCTGGTGCAGTTCCGTAATGGTGAGAATATCAGACATGTATATACCCGTTAAGCGAGTGAGACAGTCGTCCCATCAATTTTCAATGTACCCTGCTCTTGCAGCAGATCCAGGGCGGTGGCGTACCAATACGCTTGACAAACGCCTTCACGCGGGACAGCGACCACGTACTCACCGGGTGCTTGCTCCAGATCACCACCAAATTCGATGTGATGGTCATTTACGGCTTTCCCCAGTTTGGCTTTACCGCCTTTCTGTAAGAAGCTGTAAACTTTGGAGGCATGCAGGCCTTTGGTGAAACGGTCTTGGCGTGGTGAGGTTGTCATGATGTAAATTCCTTGCAGGTTGATTCGGTTAGGGGACAAAACTGACGTCACAGGATTTGTTAGTCACAGAATGAAGAACCGAAATCAGACGAGCTGTAACCGGAATCATTACTGTCGTGGTTCCGACAGCTGTCATCGGAGCCATGGTGCGATGAGCTGTGGTTCCGAGTGGGTGAGGAATCATCACTTGCCATGCTGGCAATCATTGCCGTCGTCATGATACCGTTATCCGTCGGTTGTGGGTTGGTGGTGACCGGCGTAGACCTGACGTGAGCACGACCGGGTACCGGCGTAACAGAGAAGGGTCTCGTAAACATGGTGGGCTTATCGTACCATACTCGGTTAGTAACCCACACCATCCCATCAAACGTCCAGTCGACGCCGTCGACCACATAGCGCCAACCAAAGGGTGCCAACGCAGGAAGATCTTCTGTCCGCTTGACCTCCTCTTGTTTTGGCAGATAACACACGGGTTCCCAAGCATGCTGTGTGCGACGCTGCACGATCTGGTCAACTACGCGCACTTCGCCCACGATAAACGATTCGTCAACGAGTTGAATCACCGGGTCGATGCGCTCGCGCTCGTTAAAGACCACCTTTTGCTTGGTCGGTGACCCGCCCCGTAATCGGGTCAATAACGCGCTCCACCATCTAAACATACCTGCTCCTGTTGTTATTAAAGAATGATGATCCGGTTTTCGACGAAGTCATGCTCGTGCTGGCTGGGAATCAGTTGACTGCCAAAACCAGACACGTGTGGACCCCGCAGGAAACCATCCCCGTCTTCATCCTCGTTGTACCCGAGGTGACGAATGCGCCACATAGTGCCATATTCACCCACGATGTTCTTACCCTCCATGTGTTCGACAAACAGCCGATCACCCTGGAAGCTGGCTGGGTTTAGCGCCACCCGCTGATGAACCGACGCCCCACTGACCATACCGTCAAAATAGGCCATCTGCTTCACGGGGTTATACGAGGTTAACATCAGGAAGGACTCCTCACGAAACTGTCGCCCGAGGACGGTAAACTGCTGGCCGTCGTTTTCAAAGCTAATGTAGCTGCGCACCGTGCCGTTGTTTTTCTGAATCCACGCTGCGGTCTCGCTCAAGCTGAGGTCGGTAGCCATCCGCATTGCCTGCGGTGCCGTGTAGCTGTGGTATTCGTGGTCGCAGCCCATAGGGTCCTCTAGAACGCGCTCTAACGCCTTCAGCGGCGTTGCGCTCAACTCCTTGGTGAATTCCGCGGTGTAACGTTCCGAACGTGCAGTGATGGCGAGAAGCCCGTTATGGAAGCTCTTACCGGTGCGCTCCTGATAGATCCGCAGCAGGCTGTCCAGCACCTGCAATTCCCAGGCCAGCGGATTTACGTTTAAGCGCGTGACGTTCAGCAGCGTGGCCCGATCTGACCGGACATCAATGTAGACCACGGCCAGCGAGTCGTCGTGTGCGGTAGGGTGAGTGTAGACCGAAAAGTTACCGAAGTTGCGCAGCTGCGCGTCGTAGCGGATCATCTTTTCAAATTGACCCATGGCGATAAGTTGCATGTAATTTTCCTTACAGGTTAAGGTTGATGGTTAAATAGAGGAATTAATTCACATTGATGATATAGGTCCGAGATCCCTTTCATTACTAGAGGCCCGCTATGTTTGATCACACTATGTTCACTGACGAGGCACAGTACCTGTCAGCCGGACTCGAAGCCCTACCTTTTAAACCCGGTAACGGCATGACCATCAAAGAGGCGTTCTTAAAGAACTGCCCACACCTGGTGGCCGACCGTAACCTGGTGCGTGCGCTGGGGATGTACGCCAGTCGCTTTCGCAACAAGAACCAGGATCACATCAGCTTCTTTGGCGGCAACCTGATTGGCGTTTATCCGATCAAGTTCACCATTGCTGACCGTAACGAGTGGTTTGATACCATCCTGGACACCGACGAGGTTGATCTGACCAACGATGTGCACAACACCGCCTTCGTGAACCCGAAATTCCACGTTACCGGTGATTTGTTTAACCTGTCCATGCCGGTGCTGCTGCACCTGCTGCACCACTCCAAACACCTTAACAGCGCGGAGATTGAGCAGGGCAAGATGGACGTGGTCAGGATCTTCCACTACAAGAACCTGTCTTCGATCCTCAGCCACGACTATCCGTACCCGGCCAACAAGTCGGTGGCGATGGAAACCTACCGTCAGCTGTCAAAGAAATTTGACCTGAAGCAATACGGTAGCTGGCAGGCCCTCATAGATGCCAGAGCAAAGTCAATAATTACACAGGGCAGCGGGATCCACTACGAGACCTACGTGCGCATGACCGATGATAAAGCGGTGGTGTATATGGTGGGTGACGTCCAGGACCGCCTGCGTGATGTCATCAACTCGATCAACAACGTTTTTCACCAGGTGAAGCTGAAAGAGGCGATGATTACCGAAGGCTCGTCCTCGGTAGAGCTTGACGGCGTGAAGCACATCCGCGACGTGGAGCGTATCGTGTCGGTGTACCTGCGCTACGTACAGAACATCGTCGGGGTGGAGTCAGACTGGTATCGTCCGGAACTGGCGGTGATTATCACCAAATCCAACCCCACTATCCCGCCGGCACCCTTGGAAGCCACCCTGCGTTATATCTCATCGAACTACCGCTACGATAAGTCGGGGATGATCGACAGCCTGCTCAAGGAAACCATTCAGCACCTGTTCGAATACGTGTCGTCAAAGAACCTGAAACTCAACGACGTCCCGGACGTGGTGTCGAAAATGAAGGGCGCCTATCGTTCAAGCCGCACCAGCAACGAAAGCCTGCTGCGCATGCGTGAGATCGGCGATGATATGGTCAGCATTGCCACCGGCATTCGCACCCCCGCCACCGTGGCGACCGTTCGCGTTGGATTGTTCCTGTACATTATCCTGCGTGCTTTATCCATGAAACACTACTCATCCTAAGGATTGATTATGTCTTTAATTAACACCACCGCTGTTGACAACATGTTCCTCGGTCACGCCCTTGAAGGCCTTGAAAAAGACGTTGAGCTGTTGACCCAGTTTATCGCCCATGCCAACGGCTGCGGGTTGGAGTCGCTTGACACCGCCACCGGCAAGCTGATCGAGACCGGCCTGGCTGCCCGCTATCCTGGCTATTTCAACGTCGGTGACGGTCTGGAAGGGTTGGGCGCATTGGCTGACAAGCTCAAGCAGGGGATCCAGGGCCTGAAGAAAATGGCGCGCGGGAAAGCCAAACCGTTCATTGACAAAATTGCCCATGAAACCGCCACCGAAATTAACAACACCTATGCCAACAGCAACTGGTATAAAGACAAGTCCGCTATTGGCAAACCGGTTTCCGTGGCCTCACTGGCCAATCTGGTCGGTGACATCAACAGCTACGCCGATGTGGATCGTCAGGTAAAAGCGTTGTTGAAAACTGTGGATGATCACATGAAAAAGATCATCAGCAACGTTAACGCTTATTGGGGTAAAGCCGAACCGTTCTATAAGCGTGCATTAAAGGTAAAAGAGGATGGCGTTGATAAACTGATCAGCGACATTGTTACCGCGCTACCAAAACGCGCCAGTCAGGCCTTCGATGAAGAGCTGCCTAAGCTTGGCGGCGGCAAAGGCGAAACCATCGACGGGTTGACCGTGGAGCAGGCACAGGCTATCGGCAAGTTGCTTAAAGAAGTGATGGCCCGTTGCGTACACCTGGCCAATAATGCGTCAGACGTGATCGAGGACTGCGGCATCTCTGATGCAGGTGCCTACGACGATATCGAGAACAAAGACCTGCAAAGAGAGGTTTGGATTCGCACGTTCTGGGAAGACTACTACATGCCGGTTGATCGCAGCGCTAAACGCGCAGCCGACTACTGCGTGCAGGCGGTCAAAGAGCTTGAGAAGCTTATCGTTAACTCCGTTAAATGAGGTCGCGCCATGACCGGAATGTCACCCTACGTTAAAAGCCAGCAGATGATTGACGATGCTGAAAAGCTGCGTCAGTTCATGACCGATGCCCAGGGGTGTGGCTTGGAAACATTAAGCACCACCCCTGCCGTTGAGATCGCTGCCGAGATGGCTGAGAAGTACCCCGACCTCTTTACCCTTGACGCTGGCATCGAAGGCCTGGGCAGTTTACTGAAGGCGATGGATAAAGATATTGCAGCGCCGATGACCGGTGCCGAGCTGCAGCACGCGCAGATGCTTGACCTTGAGGTTGAGTCGCGTGAACGTGCCCAAGCTATCCGCACTCACGTGCAGCTGATGAGTGAAGGGAATGAAGCCCTGAATGATCACCCGGGTCACCTGGAGCTGGTTGCCGATCTGAACGAGCTCTACCCGGACCGTCTTAAAGATAATAGCCTGGCATCGCTGGAGCATCTGGCCGGTGGGTTAGAAGGGATGGCGGAGATCATCGCGAAAACCAATGCCGAGAACGATAAGCTCGGCGTGGTCGACTGGGGTGCGGTGTTTGAGTTTGCTAACACCGTGGCGTCAACGCTGCAGTGGTCAGCCCACTCGCCTAAAGGACTTGCCAAATCCCGTCAGCTAACCCGTGCGGCTATCACCCTGCTGCAGTATGCGGACATGGAGCGTTTGGAAGCAGACAGGAAAACGCTGAACATCCCCGGGGTGATTAAGGCCCGGGGTGCCGTGATGGACCGCAACATTATGCTGGGTCAGTGCATGCGCGGGATTGTAGGTGTGATGTCGTTCCAGGACAGCATTGACGGCCGCATGAAGGTTATGGTGGTCGAAGAACTCTATCTGCTACCCGAATACCGCACCGCCGAAAACTTGCAGTCCATGCGTGAGTTCGTTCGCACTGTCGCCCGTGCCAATGGTTACGTGGGTGCGCGCATCGTTATTCCAGGTGGTGTGGATTACCTGGAAACAACTTTTAGTGGTGACGACTACGTACGTAGCAGCACCACGGTTACCACCAAAGCTTATTAATAGAGGTCATCATGCAACACGAATTATCCCAGTTTGAACTTGTCAGCACCGTTAGCGCCAGCATGGAATCGCTCCAGACTGACATTTCACTCATCGAGCAGTTCCTGACCCATGCCAACGGTTGTGGTCTGGAGTCTTTAGATACTCCGTCCGGTCAGCTGATTGAGCTTGGTCTGGAAGCCCGCTATCCAACCCACTTCAAAGCCGGCAGCGGCCTGGAAGGTTTGCAGGAGCTGGTAGGGGTGCTGAAGAAAGGCCTCGACGGTCTTAAGAAGCGCTTTAAGGGCAAGCTGCCTGCGGAGCTCGTTAAAGCAACGGGCGACCTCGAAAACGCCATCAAGAAAACCTACGGCAACCCAGGCTGGTTCGCCGACAAGGACGAAACCGATAAGCCGGTTAGCACCGCTGAGCTGGCCAAGATCGTGGGTGACATCAAGTCCGGTAGCGACGTGGTTTCTGCCGTATCCGCCGCGTTCAAGAAATACGATGCCGCGCTGAACAGCAACCTGAAAGAAGTCAACGCGTACATCCCGAAAACGCACGAGGTCGTGAAGAAGGCGAAAGCGCTGGCCGGTGATAGCGAAGCGCTGACCAAGTTTGCTAACGAACAGATTGAAATCTTTAAGCCGCTGCACGAGAAGCTGAAGTACGTGCCGGTTGACATTAGTGCCGGTCAGGGTGTCGCCGATGCTAAACTGACTAAAGACCAGTGTGTGGCGATCGGTAAAGAGATGGCCCGTATTCCGAACTGGATCAAAAACCAGATGCTGAAAGCCGATCCAGCCCTTGACGCAGCAATGGGTCAGTCCACGCTGAACAGCATCGAAGGCGCAGAAGAGAACAAGGCGTTCGCGACCCTGTTCTGGAACTACCTGTGCTGGGAAGCCGTGCTCGGGACGAACGAGCAGCTGCTGGCCGAGGCTGGTAAGCTGATTCGCCCAACCGTGATCGCCATGGAAAAGATGATCATCACCGCATTGAAGTAAAAGGTGGTTGAAATGAACCATGAGTTAGAAAAACTGGGAATCATCATCTCAGCCTCTGGCGGAGTAGAATCACTCCAGGCGGACGTTGATCTTATTGAACGGTTTTTAGTTCACGCCAACGGCTGTGGGGTGGAGTCACTAAATACCGTATCAGGTGCGTTAATCGAAAGCGGTCTTTCCACTCGTTATCCGGATCATTTCAAGGTGGGTTCAGGTATCGAAGGCTTACGCGAGCTTGTTGATAAACTGAAGACCGGGATCAGTGGATTAAAGAAACGCTTCAAGGGTAAACTGCCGGCCGAGCTTAAAAAGGCGGCTGTTGATCTGGAAAGCGCAATCAAGAAAACCTACGGTAACCGCAGCTGGTATTCTGACAAGGATGAGACAGGCAAATCAGTTAGTACCGTTGAACTGGCTAAAGTTGTCGGCGACGTTAAGTCTGCGGAAGAGGTGTCCTCCACCCCAGCTGCAGCTTTCAAGCTGTACGACGTCGCCATCAATGATTACGCCAAAAACATCAAAGCGTACATCACCGAGACCCACAAAGTGGTGGATCAGTTAAATAAACTCGGTGACGACGACGAGGCGCTGAAGAAATACGCGGCTGAGCAGTTTGCTATCCTGAGACCTAAATTGGATAGCTTAAACACTCGTGTGGAAATCAAACCCGGCAACGGCGCCGCTGATATTAAGCTCTCTAAGGAACAGTGCGTTGCCATCGGGGATGAGATGGCGCGTATCGTTAACTGGTACTATAACGAGCTTATTGATTTTGAAGAGCCGTATCTTGATGCCGTTGGTGATTCCGATCTAGACCATCTCGGGATTGTCGAGCTTAATGAGGTTGATAAACTTTATTATCATTGCCTGCATTGGGAAGCGGTCTTGGGAGGTGGTGAAGAGCTGTATGCCAAATGTGCCGACTTCATGAAAAATGTGTTGGTTCAAATGGAAAAGATGATCATCACCGCGCTGAAGTAAGTTGTAACGTAAGCGGCAGGGTACCCCCCTGCCCTTATGCCACCGTACACCATAATAACGTACCCTACCGGAGGCATCTTATGTCTAAAGCACGTGCACTTAAATACTGGTATTTCCGCATGCTCCGTAAACTGGATTAAGGATTCAACATGTCTATTTTTGATAAGGAGCCGCAAGCCTTCGTCAACTTTGTACACGAAGGTCGCCGGCTTAAACAGGACCGTGATTTGCTAACGGCCTACTCTAAGCAGATCGAAGGTGTCGGGGTGGAAGCCTTGGCAGAAAATCCCGCCCATCAGCTGATCATGCGAGGGCTGGAAGCTCGCTACGGCAAACACGTGCAGCCGGGTGTGGGTAACGAAGCCATCGGTCTCGCCATCGTCGGTGTGGCAGCTTTAGCCACGGCGGGCTACGTCGGCTTTAAGAAACTGATGCTGGCCAAGAACAGCCCGGCGTTGAAAGACATCAAGGTGGCCGAGCAAAAGGTCAACAGCACCTACACCGCAGCCTGGCTTAACGGCAAAGAATCCGTTGAGAAAGAAGTAAGCAACGGCATGATCTCCAAACTCTTCGAGGGCAAAGACTTCGCTACGGTCAGTAAAGCGCTGGAGAAATACTTCAATGAGGTAGTCACCGAATTTAAGAAAGCGACTGCTGACCACATTAAACTGTGGAAAGAGATCGAACCCTACATCCGTCGCTGGGGTGACGAACCCGATCGTGAGGAACGTGAAGGTATCGTTGAGCAACTCAGAGCTAAATATGGCCGTGACGTCTGGACCGAACCCTGCGCCAATATTAAGTTGGATAAAGAAGATAAGAAAGGCGGTAAGTTACCGGCATTGACCAAGGATGAATACGGTAAAGCGGTCGCGCTGATCAAGTCATTACTTGCCAAAGCAACCGACGTTGATGAACTCACCGAAGACGTGTGGCATAACGTCGGGCTGTGGGATTACTTTGATAAGTTTGGTGATGATGCCGACGCTATATGGGAGTGGGGTTACGCCGAGATCGTGAACGGCAATCTCGGTCATTACGGCTACAGAATCCACACCCAGCTCATCGGTATTGCGCGTGGTCTGGAAGAATGGATCATTAAATCGTTTAAATAATAAATCGGCATAAAAGGAGAGGGGCGCAAGCTCCTCTCCTTTATGTTGGTTTAAAAAAGATCATGCAGCAACGCCGGTGGTGGGAACGTGGATGAAGCCTTTGCTGGTGTTGATCCCGTACAGGTGCACGGACACCAGATCCTGCTGCAGGGGAAGCATTGGGTAACCAATGTTTTCCATTGCATGAAGGAACTGCACGTCTGCAACGCCCGGTGCCAGGCTAACCATGTTACGCACCTTGTGAACGATTCGCTCTACCAGATCAACGCCCAGCGGGGTTACCATCCCGGGCGGGACTTCGGTTTCATAACGCCGAAGCAGATCGGTAAGGATGCGAAATTCATTATCTTTCATCATCTACCTCTTTGAGAATAAAGTGTGACACGAGTCTATAGGGTTATTGACTTATGTCACACAATACTGATTAATAGTACACGTGGTTAAAGCGCCGCGACTTGGGTCGGGCGCCGATGTTTTGCGGCGGGGTCAGTTGACGACCGGTGCGCGCTTTCAGCTGACGTGCCTCTTTCGCTTCCAGTAACAACTGATCTACCGTCATAGCATCATTACCCATATCGACGATCTGGGTTTTCAGGTTACGCAGCTGCTGCTCCAACCGGCTGATGATCATTGGGTTGGTGCTGTTCTTCAGCTGCTCCATCACGCTGGTGAGTTCGTCACGCATGCGGGCCTGGTAGTCCAGCCACGCCTGCTCCTCAATGGAGTAACCCTGTGCCTGTTCGGTGACACACATAACCTTCCGGGTGTCAATACCGTACCAGTCGTGATGGCGGGCATCGGTAATGAACCAGTAGCCTAGCAGCCAGGCGATGACCAGGTCGTCGTGTCCACCGGACTTGTGGTCCACGCGGCCGTTCTTTGCCACCAGACCCATGATCTGATCAATGAGTTCCTTATCGCGGGTGACGTAGCCGGTGTGCTTCGCACACTCCTGCAGAATACGACCGTAAAGAATTGGACGCGACTGGGCGCCGGTCCAGAAACCAAAGCAGGTGCGCTTGGAGTCGTAGAACTCCTGCGTGCGCGCACCGAGCGGCGTGTTGATCAACTCCATGAAGTCGGAGCGACGTACCGTCTGATCGTCAACCAGCGTGTTATAGATGCGCTTAAACGGATCAATACCACGACGCGGCAGTTCAATCAGCAGATGGTCAATCAACGACTGAGCCCGGTTACGTTCAGGAATGAACGTGGAGTTCGGGTGCTGCTCCAGCAGATCAGCGACCATGTTCTGGATGTTGATCGTGTTGGTGTTGCGGAAGTTCATGGTCGCCACCACCCCCATGTCGCGAATATCGCGAATGACGATGGTGTTGCTGTCCCCGGTTGAGGTGGCATCCGAGGTATCCATCCCGATGGTGTAGTGGGTATGCGTACGGTTGTAGTCAATATCCCCCTTCGAGATGTACCAGCGCACGATGTACTTCTGCTTGGTGATTTCGGTGTACACCACTTCACGCTGCGAGGCGTTGATCTTTTCGTTAAGCGCAATCGACAGAGGAGACGTCAGGTTACCTGAAGTCCAGCGGTTGAGGAAGTCACGTTCTGCCGACTCCTTGTCGTTCTTGTTCTGGGCGATGGTTTTACGCAACCATTCGTCCGTGTACCCCAGCTGGCGGTGCGACATGGTGATGTTCACCGACGGCGCCTCGGAGCCGGAGTTGTTCATGATGGTTTCCGACAGGTCTTTGAAATCGACACAGTCGTAGAACATTTCGTTCCACACTGCCGCGTCCTGCAGAATACCGTAGAAGTACTTACCTTCACGGGAGTCACGACGACCGGCCGTGGTGGTAAAGATGTTGCCGTGTGGCGTCTGGTTCATCTCAGCATAGCGGCGCGCGGTTGTCGTGGCGTTAAGCGCCGCCGGAATGGTGATGTCAACAAACGACAGGAACGGGCCTTCATCGATGTGGATGGTGGCCGTGGTAATACCACGCCCCAGGTTGTTGGCTGCGGTTTCGTTACCTTGGGCAATCGCGGCCTTATAGACGTTTTTCAACGCGGCGTAGCCCAGCCACTCGGAGTTATCCGGGTCTTTACGGTCACGCACGATCAGATAGCCTGGCAGGAAGTCACGCATCGCTTTTAGACGCTTGATGTTCTCAGTCCGCAGGTCGCCCTTAGTGATCAGGGAGATGTTGTTCTGCCGGCTGCCGAAGTACATCAGCCACAGCATGATGCAGTCCGTCGATACTGACTTCCCGGTCTGACGCGGCTGGATCAGGAAGACGTCGATGTGTGCCAGGTACAGCCAGCTCAACGCCATGTTGCCACGGTTGGCGATGTAGCGAATACCTTCCGCCTGACCAGGGACACGAATACGGATGACTTCACGGATGAAGTACCAGAAGTTGATGCTGCACTCAATGGCGATCGCCTGCTTCTGTTCATCGGTCAAGTTCGGGTCGTAGGGGTCAACGTCGATCAGTGACTTGTTAAACAAGGAGAGCATGAACAGACAGTTCTTGACCCCCATGTCGTGCAGCTTCTTGGCAATCTTGAGGAAGCTGTCGTTTTTGGTTTCATAGTGTACGTGTGGCATAACACGGTACTTACACCAGTCATTCCCATACAGTATCATAAAACACGTTCCTTAAAAACAGTACGGATTCAGGGGTGTGACCCCCTGAACCCCGTACAAGGATTATGCCACCACCAGTGCAGAGATGCCCAGCTGCAGCTCGACGCTGCCGGCATCGGTCTTCAGCCACTTGATGTACACGTTCTGCCCGGCGGTGATTACCGTGTTCAGCACCAGTGAGGCATTCCACTGGGTAACCGGATAACGGTAGACGCGCGAGGAGTCGATGTAGATCTCAAAGTGGGTCGGTGCCGGCGCTTTCGATTCCGACGCCACGGCGCGCAGCGGACGGGTGTTGTAGAACAGCGCTTCCAGCCACTCGGTGTAGGTCTTAATCCCGCTGTCGATTTTCACGGTGCGGGTGTTGGACGCGGTCGCGGTGATCTTACATACCAGGCTCGGGCCATACAACGGTGTTTGCCCCGGATCAAAGCCCACGGTCCACGGCGTAGTAGATGCGGCGTTTGGCGCGCCGTACAAGACCACGTCGAGGTTCTGCACGTGACGGTACGATTTCCAGCGCGAGTCTACCGACGACAGGGTAATGGCGTACGACAGGTGCTGGACCACGCCGTAGTTCTTACCGTCAAACGCCGGGGAGTTCACACCGAGCTCTACCTTGCTGGTCACGTCGTAAGCCATCTGACGATCGAGGTTGTACAGCCACCAGGTCATCTTCCAACCGGTTGTTGCATTGACCCACACCGGGTAGCCGTACAGCTTCGGTGCGTAAGCCCCCACCGCTTCCGTGGTGCGAATGCGGTAGTTCTGGTCAATGTGCGGTTTCTCACCCGGGTTCGCCGACACGGCCTGTTCGGTATCGTTAAGGAAGTAGGTCAGCGTCAGACTGGCCTCTTGCCCCACGATGGTGGGAACGTATTCCCGTGCGCCGTTTAACACCACGCGCTCGCCGTCCACCGTCCAGTCCTTGTAGGTGTTGTCGCTGTACCAGACGCGGGCACGAAACTCCACAGCACTCAGGTTACGAATCGAGATCGGAATCTCCAGTAGCTCAGGGTCGCTGCCGTTCAAGAACGGCGACAGCAGCTGCACGCTCTTCACGTACTTCTGCCCAAGCTCCGTGCGACGAACAAAGGCGGTGTTCTGTACCACCAGACGATACACCGGCAGCAGCGCCCCGCCGTTCTTGTCGTAGAACACCAGGGTCAGGGTTTCCCCGTCGGCCAGGTTCTGCGAACAGTGGCAGGGTAGCGGCACCCGTACGGCAATGTTGCGTGAGTCGTTAAACTTCACGAGCTCAAGCGTCATGTCGTTACTGATGATGTTGCCGGAGTTGTCGTAGCGGCAGCTCACCACTGTGCCATCCGGGCCAATGTCGTTATTGAGGAACACCTTGGCGGAGGCCACGTTGCTGCCGTAGGCCTGGATGCGGTTGTCAACTGACATGACCGGCGGCATCTGCGAGTAGTCAATCGCGCAGGTGATGAACTCGCTGGTATAGCGTGACGGTGCGCCAAGCAGGATCAGGTCGTCTTCACCCACCCCCACCCGCGACGGGGCTTCCCACGGCACCAGGGTGGAGAGGTTTTCCCCTTCCATGCCAACGTGCGCCACGTAGAACCAGCCGTTGTCTTTGTCAACCACCCAGTCGCCTTCTTTCGGGACGTAGGCGTAATAGCCGTTCTCCTGAATAAAGGAGGGGCCTTTGTAGATGTTGCGAATATCCCAGATGCGCACGACGTCGTTGGCACCTGGGAGGATTGGCTGCAGTGACGCAGCCAGGGTCGTGGTTGTGCTAAACACACTGTTTAATAAATCAGTCATCAGCTTATCCTGCGGTGATGGTTACGTAACCCGACAAGGTAGTGCGTTTGTTCAGGTACAGGTCAATGACCCGATTCAGGAAGTTATACTGCATGGAGGTTACCGCCAGAGTCCCGGGTTGGTTATGCGGCTCGACCATCAGGTAGGTCCAGTCCATCTCCAGCGCACAAGGGTCAAACTCCAACCACCATTTATACGGTGCCAGGATCTTGTCAAGCTTCTCATCTGAACCCCAACCCGCAGACGGAATCACCAGGAACCCAAGACGCAGATCGTAGATCAGCTTTTGCAGCAGCGGAGAGTACAACACGTACTTCTGCTGGATGAAGTTTGGGTCACCGAGATCGGGCTGTGGGTAGATGGATGTCAGGAACGCCGACAGGCGAGCATCAAGATCAAGCGACGCATCGCGCAGCGGAAACGCTTCGTACGGGTCAACCGAGCGCACGCTAGCCATCACGTTACCGATGTAGTACGGCTGACCGTTGTAGCTCGGGTCAAGCCCGGTAGCACTCGGCACGTCCTCAGCGTACACCAGGTCTTCCCGACGCACAATGCGCCCTGCCACCACACAGCGTACGGTTCGGTCATCACGCAGGTTGTACACGTCGTTGTTGCTGATGTGCTCCCGCGTGACCCAGCCGTGCTCGTTAATCGGTTGCGGCTGCAAATCGGTCGTGCCCGAGCCGGTGGCGCGCACGGTAAACCGCTGTGGTTGGTTGGCGACCAGGTAACGCTTGTTGGTGATCACGTAGCGCGGGAAACGCTCAATGTAGTCAATCCCCGGCACCAGTGAGCGCCCGTTCATGATGATGTCCACCACCCCCGGTGCGATCGGTGCTTCTAAACCACCCCCGGTCCAATCGTAGGTCAAGGAGAACGACAGGGTTTTATCCAGGTGATCGAGGGTAAAGTCGTAGCCCAGGAACACGTCGTTGAACAGCACCAGCCCAATATACCGCGCCTTGTTGTGCAGGAAGCTCAGCACCCCATCAACCACGCCGTAGATGCTGGCCTGGCCGGTGACGTCCTGCCAGGAGGTTTTGTCAATCGTCGTCCCGTCCCACTTCGCCTGGTACACCCGGTAACCGTAGTTGGCCATCAGCGTGACGTTGGCGTTGCCCAGCATGTAGTGCGGGCTCTTGCTGGCCTTACCGCTGTACACCTCGATCATCACCGCGTTGCGGTTGCGGGCAATGTAGCGCACGCCCCCCGACTGGTAATAGGTGCCGAGGTACAGACCGTTGGTATCGTACTCGTAGACCTGGATGTTCTCCTGCAGTCCCGGTGACAGGTTCGCCCAGTTGTTGCTGGTCGTCCCCTGGGTCAGCAGCAGCGGGGTATTGGCCATCACCTGGGTCATGGCGTTGTAGCCGTAAGCGTCACGTACCAGATCCGATGACAGGCGACTGTACTGGGTACCCAGCAGCTCGACGTACTTGGAGCGTTCCAGTTCAGCAGCGGACCATTCCGGTAGCGTTGCCCGCACGTTAACCATCGCATCGATAATCAACGCATCCGGCAGCTTATACAGTTCACGAATCCGATGAGCCTCGTGCACCAGGGTCTGGTTAAACCCGCTGTGGCGCATCACGCAGCGTACCGTGCAGTTATTCAGCTGACCCCAACCTTGTGCCGTCACCAGGTTTTGCAAGTAGGCCACACACAGGCTGTAGTCGCGGTGGGTAAGTTGGCGTACCGCATCCCGCATATTGCGATGGAAGTACACGCCTTTCTTGTCCGGACCAATCAGCCAGAAGTCCACGTCGTCAAAAAACACCACGTCAAGGTCGCTGGCGTTCTTTAACCGCGGCGGGTGGAAGATGTACTTCTGTCGGTTATCCAAGGTCGACAAGAACGTCGGCATGGTTTTCACCGCAATGTCCACCACCTTCTTCACCGAGCCGTCATAGCTGACCGTGACGTAGTCACGCTGGCGATAGGAACCCGGAGGGAAGTCGTTGACCAACATGCCGTTGACAAAGGCCTGGGCCAATCCTTTCCCCGACTGCTTCAGCGTCAGGTAATCGTTCTGCCAGCGTAGCACCTGCTTAGGGTCGTTCATGTTACCGCCGAAGCAGCGGATCAATCCGTTACGCTGTGCCTCAAGCAGGGTTTCAAAGTAGGCGTTGCTGTAGACCCGCAGATAGACGTCCACGTTACGCGGAACGGTCATGTTCTGAAAGTCGGTGACGGCAATCAGGATGTTGTGGTCATAGCGCAAGCGCACAAAGGCACCCGAAGCCGGCAGCTGCACACCGGTGTCGAGATACAGCTGGGCAGTCAGCATCTGCATGGTGCGCAGATCGGTTAACGGCACCCACTCTTCCAGCGGCAGCGGCGAGACGTACTCATTGCCGACGTTCCAGGTCCAAGGATGGTTTTGGCCGATCTGAAAGACGTGGTACAGCTCCATGCGGGTGGGCAGGTAAACCGGGTTGTTCATCACCAGGGTATAGTTGATATCCCCGACGTCACGGGACAGCCGCGCCAGGCGCAGAATGTGCTGACGGTCGGCCTGTGGGTTAGCCCACGCATTCGCAATGGCGTGGTTAACTAAATCGACGCTCGCCATGGAACCCCCTTCTTAGACATCAATGCAGCCGGCGAAGCTACGCATGAACTGCTCTTTGGTTTTCTTAAACTCCCCGCGGTCAAGGATGTTGCCGAGGGTGCTGTTGCGGTAGTAACGGTTTTCCGCCCCGCCGTACAGCATAGAGAGAAACACCGGCGGGTACTCAAGGCCAATGGCCCCGGACTCGGCGGCATGCGCACCAAACCAGGCCCCGCCCGCAATGTTGAGGAACATACGCAGATCCAGCTGGCGCAGCTCTTCAGCACCCACCACCGCATAGGCGTTGTCCACAAACTGCTGCACGGTGCCGACGTACGGCGCATTCTCTAACGTGGCGGTTACGTAATCGCTGCGTACGCGCGCCTGGTCGGTCACCTTACGGATCCCGTCCATGCGCATGCCTTCCGACATGTCGCCTTCATTATAGAACTGACAGAAGAAGTACCAGCCCACGTAGGCCATAAAGCGCGGCATGGTGTCGTACCCGAGCCCCAGCTTGCGCGACAGCCCTTCGGCAATCCAGCGCACGAACACCTGCATCGGCACCGGAGACAGGTTAAGGAAATCACGGTGGTTGCCGGACATCCAGTACCATACCGCCTTCATGCGGATCATCTGTTGCTGCAGGTCGGTAGCCGCGTTACGGTTACGCAAGGTGACCGTACCGGTGTTGGGGTCCAACATCAGGGAGGCACGCACATCGATCACGATGTTCGCACGTCCCAGGGTATCGGTAAAGGTAATCGGGTTGGTAAACGGTGTTTCGGCTTCGTTACCGGTAATGCCAGCGATCAACAGCCACAGGTTTTCATCTTTAGTGGGGCCGTATAAACCGGTCAGTCCGGCAATAGGCTTGGTAGCCGACACAAGGCGTTTTTCCACCTTGGCTAGTTTCATCGCCGATTGGATCTTATCGATCGGGTTCCAACTGGCAGCTTTGGTCTGATACGGGGAAATAAACATGGTTGCGAAACCCTCTCCAGCGCGCTTATATGTAAACAATGACAACTAATGGTATGGCACTGTTTAAACGTCGTAAATAGTGAACCATACCATTACTCCCTGCCACGACGGTGGTTTGTAGGCGCTGGTACGGTGAAACATGTTTCGAAAAAAAGGCTCTTTGACAACTATCGATAGTTAGGAGAAAGGCATGTCAAATCTTTCCAACGGGGCGCCGCGTTTTATCCTGGAAGGTATCCGGGATGAATCCACAATCGCTCCGGTCCCGGTCCCGGAGGTATATGCGCAGCACCTGCCGCACTTATACATCCTGGCAGAACGTGGGCCGTTAACCCCACAGCTGCTGGATCCGTCTCTGCTGGTGTCATACTACGGTAGCAAGACGTTTGATCCGCTGTCAAAGTACTACACCCTGGGTTCAGCCTTTACCTCGACTATCGCAGGTAACGGCAACACCGTCATGGTTCAGCGTGTGCATCCGGCCGATGGCCTGGCACCGGCGTACTGGACGCTTGGCATTGAACTGGTGGATGACCAGATCACCGACTACAAGCGTGACGTAGCCGGCATCGCCGAACGTGACGCCAACGGCAGCTTTGTACTGGCAACCACCAAACGTGCAGGCGTGGTAGCACGTCTGGTTATTAATGAAGGCGTAGATAGCGTACCGTTTGGTAGCGCCGTGAAGAAGAAAGGTCAACTGACCTCTTCGACCGCCATCCAGTCCGACTACTACCCGCTGCTCGATATCGAGATCCCGTCACCGGGTGAGTTCGGTAACAACGTCGGCTTTAGCCTGTGGGCGCCAAATACCCAATCGCTGAACCCGCTGAACGTGGGTGTCGCTGTTGACCAGCTGGCGCAGCTCTACCGCCTGCGCGTGTACGAGCGTCCGGACCTGCAGTCTACCCCGGTTCTGAAGCTGACTTCCGATCGTCAGTCTGAGATTAACTTCTCCTTCAAGAAAACCGTGGTTGACACCGCAACGGCGCAGAAGTACAACTTTGCGCTGCGCGTGAAGGACTACGACGATGCACCAAACGGTTTCACCCCGGTCCCAGGCCCAATCGGCCGTACCAAAGTGTACTACGATAACCTGGACGCGGTGCTGAAGCGTATCTTCGACAACGAGAAGGCGGCGGCGGGCAACAGTCTGTTGGACGGCGTTGACGCACACCACCAGATCAACTTCCTGAACGGCGTCGACTTCTACAACAACCCGTACTACACGCTGCGCGTGCAGTCGGTTGCCCAGGGCGGTATCAACCTCAACGACGTAGCCATCTACTACGCTGAGGGTGGTTCTGACGGTACGTATGAAGATGCGACCGGTAAGCCACTGACCAAGATCCAGATGTACAACCAGCTGTGTAAAGAGCAGTTTGACAACTACGGTGAGCTCAAAGACATCGAAGTGTTAGACGATGCCCGTTACCCACAGTCGGCGTACTGGGACTGCGGTTACGACCTGGAAACCAAGAAGTCGCTGATCAGCATCACCGGCAAGCGTAAAGACATCATCGCGTACGTCGGCACTTACATCGACGGTCACGAGCGTCTGTCCGGCTCCGAGCAGCGTTCCATGGCGTCAGCCCTGCGCAGCTATGCCCGTCTGTATCCGGAATCCACGCTGTACGGTACCGGTGTCTGCCGCGTGATCTTCTTCATGCAGTCTGGTCAACAGGTCGACGACGACTCCGGTAACTACTACCCGCATCTGCTGGATCACGCCCACAAGCGTTCCCGCTATGCAGGCTCCGGTGACGGCGTACTGAAGAACGCCTTTGCGTACGACGCCGCGGCCAACAACCGCGTCCAGATTCTGCGCGACATGGATCTGCTGTGGGAACCGCAGGACATCCGTGACAACAACTGGAACCTGGGGCTCAACTACGCACAGAACGTCAACCGTTCGCAGGCGTACGTGCCGCACGTGCAAACCGTGTACGCCGAAGAGTCTTCGGTATTGCGTGACGAAATCGCACTGACCATCTGTGTCGATATCGAGAAGAAATGCCAGCAGGCTTACCGCATGCTGGGCGTGGACACGCGTCGCACCACCGAGCAGAACCTGGCTGAGCTGAACAGCATCCTGACGGATCTGACCAAAGATCTGTACGACGGTCGCGTTGACATCTCTGTGAATGCGTTCCGCACGACCAAGGATATCAACAGCCGCGTTCGCTACTCCTGTGAAGTTAACGCCTCCTTTAACAAGGGTCAGTACATCGGCAGCTTCACCGTCGTTTCCCGTAACCGCGAGGATAATGCATAATGCGCTTATCGGATTCTATTGCCCAACCGGGTGCTGGGGCAGGGGCGTTCTCGAACGCCACCATGGTCAACGCCCTGACCGGCGGTTACCACGGCATCGCGGCAAACCTGGCACGGCATGTGGACAACGCCGGCTTCCGTCAGCAACAGCTGCAGTGCGTGGTGCTGCGTACTCCGGGTGCGATCAAGCACCTGGATCACCCGGAAGTGTGGCATGGTCACATCAAAGCAATGATGGAAAAGCACACCCGTTCCATCACGGGCTTCCAGCGTGCGCTGCAGGTGGATCACTCCTCCCAGCCAGCTGGCGGTTCCGGTGCTGAGCACTTTGACCTGGCCAACGTTACCCAGCAGCAGCCGACCCCAACGCATGAGATCGGTGAGAAGTATGGCTTCCCGAACGGGACCCTGCTGGAGTGGTGGATTCGTCTGTTCATGATGGACCCGGATGTCAAACGTCCGCTGATCATGACCTACCCGAACCCGCCAAAAGACCTGCTGCCTGACATGACCTCCATGATCTGTCTGTATTACGATACGGACCCAACCGGTCTGGAGATCATCAACGCCTACCTGTGCGTGGGTATGCAGCCGAAGTCCTCCGGTACCCGTGAATCCCGTTACGACAAGTCTCAGGGTTCTTCGGATCTGGTGCACTCCATCGAGTTCACCAGCACCTGTATCATGAACGCCGCGGTTGATAAGCTCGCTGAGAAGATCAACAAGACCCGTTCCCTGATCGGTGCGAACCCGTACAACCGTGATCTGCCAGACGTGCTGAAAACGGTTGGTCCGGACGTGAACGCTGCTAAGTCTGGTGTGGTTGACGATATCAACGACATCCGTGCGAAGCAGGCTGCTCGCTAAGCCAAAAAAAAACGGCATAAGACCCAGAGGGTTCCTCTCCCGTCAAGGAGAGGAACGCCTCTTTTATGCCGACTTGTTAACGAGATACACCTGTGCGTGCTTGATGCGAAACACTGTCGCCACCTCAGCAGGGAACACTGAGAAGTCGATACGCCCGCTCACGTACGAATAGGCAAAGGTTTGGATAAAACGGTCAAACGCGTCTAAGGTATTGGCCTGAGGTTGCCCACAGGCTGCGCAGCTTTCCAGATACAGCTGATACAGGTCATCGATAAGCGTCACCACTCTTGAGCGGTCTACGGGGCTGTAAAGATCAAACGACCCGATCATCAAACGCGTATCCGCTTCCCACTTTCTCAGCTTACGGATACGCAGTTCGCGATAGCTCAGGATAATGATGGCGGTTAGTAACGCCAATCCCACGACCAGGACCAGAAGGTTAATCTCCGCGACCATTCTGATGTGCTGGTTACTATACATGTTTACTCCGAAATGTGCAGATTACGCAGGATCGCAGCCGACGGAGTAGCGTTAAAATGCGAGGCGTACAGGTTGAGCAAATCCCCGGATGACAGCGGAACCTTAGTCAGCTCCACCGCCAGCTCGACCCAGACCGCGCCATCTTTCAGATACGGGAACTGGCAAAGGGAAGCCTGTTCGGCCAGCGGGGAAAACAACAGGCAGGCACCTACCAGATCACAGGCGCGCTGATTAACAAACGGCACTTCAATCACCTGGGTATCAATCAGCTGCTCGCTAGCGGTAAAGTGAAAGCGCAACCGTACTGGCATGTAGACGCTGTCAATCTGCTGCAGCGGGTTGATCACCATCTCGGTCGGAATAACCGCCGCGTCGGTGACCTGGATATAAATGAACTTGTTCATCAGGCAGCCCTTTGTAGTTCCCCGCCGTAGCTGAAGGGGATATTATATTTGATGCAAATATTGCGCAAAATATCAACGAGTAATAAACGGTGACAAAACTCACCTGCACTGCAATAGCAGGCCAACGCTACCCTGTCGTGGGTACGACAAAAATCCAAGAACCACTGGGGATCCTGCGTCCAGCGGTTCCTCATAAGGTTTAGGTAGATTTCCTGATAACCACAGGCAGTAACGGTACCACTTTTATAGTTACCCAACAGCTCACCGGTTGGGGCGAGCCAACGCACGTTCTGATGAAGAATCCCGGAGCGGTACGTTGTGTCGATAAGCGGGATATTTAACGCCTTCGCCAAACGCCACTGTCCGAGCTGTACCGTAAAGACTTCCATGCTAACCTCCGGATAGTAAACTTATACGTCGACGATCTCGTCAAACACCTGGCGAATAAGCTTGCGTGTTTCTACAAAGACCTCAGACGTAAACGCCAGCACCACCGCTACCTCCGATTCGTGCTTGATAATCCCGGGGTTATCGATCGTCTCATTAAACCGATACCGAGGGATAATACCGTTCACTTCTTCGGCGTGGGCCACGGCTAACGTCCGGTTAGCCGCTAAACGTTTATTGATGTCGGCTTGCACTATTGCAGCCGGAGTAGAAAGCTCAGCCACGGACGGAGTATAGTCATACAACGCACCCCAGCCCTTTTCATTAACCCGCAGTAGCTGACGCAGCACGGTAATGGCCCGGGCCTGATACATGTTTTGCGCATACTGCACGGCAGAAGTCTCGACGGCGCGTTCGAGAATGTAGCGGGCTACCGCAGCAGGCGCGTAGCCATAGCGCCAACCTGCAATAATATCTTTCGCGTAGTAGTTATCCCGAAACAATGCAGTAAGGTTTGTAACGGCATTGGCTACCACGCCAGCGGCATAACGAGCGTAGTCGGGGTATTTTTCATATTCGAATTTCCCGTCTTTTAACTCAACCTCTTCACGCAGTTTAAACATTCTCGGTATCCTCGATCACTACCGTAAAGAACTGCCCCTGACGATTAGTCAACGCAGAGCACACATCTTTGCGGAACTCATCCACGCTGATCGCTTCTTCTTTGTTACGGACCGAACCCGTGTTGTTTTGGTACTGACCAAAGACGATAGTTTCGAAACCATGATCCTTAGCCAGGTCTTGTGCACGCACGTTGATACCAACCTGCACATCTAGTGGGTCGCGCGCGCGTTCTTCCAGCGATGGAGTGTAGCCGTATTGCACACCCCAATACGTCTCGCTGGTGTCGTAACCCATTTTGGTGAACATTGACTGCAGCAGCAAATAAGCGTCTTTAACACCAAAGTCTTTACCGGCAAAGCCATTGAAGCTGTTAATAAACAGGTGATCTGCCACGGCTTCTGCAGAATAACCACGGCGCCAGCCGGCAATGACCGCTTTGATGCTGTTGTTAATGTTGCTGGCCAGGTCGTCAAAATAACCGAACAGGGCCTGATTACAAGCCGCCAGACGTTCTTCGCCTTGTGGCACGGACATCAGATTATTTTCGTTGATCAATTCGTCTTGCTTAAAGAATACAATGGTCATAATTCGCTCCTTGTTAACAAAAAAAGAAAGGAGCCGAAGCCCCTTGTTACAACAACCCAGTAGATAAGGGACCACTGTGATAATCCCCTACCGACTAGCTTGTCTTAATGAATGTACTTCGGGACAACTTATCTTCAGAATTAACCGAGGCATGGTTAATGGAAAAGGGTTTGTTGTTTTACTGCCACGGATGGAGGTGTCTTAGGTCTCCACCCGCTTGGTACAGGTACTGCAGACTACAGATTACTTACCGCCGGTCAGCAGGTCATCGCCCATGCTGCGCACGTACTTAACGGCCGCTGCCAGCTCGCCACGGTTGGCACCTGCCGCGTTGTGGGTATAGGCGCTGATGACGTGACCGTGTACGGTGGTTTTGCCGTGCTGGTATTCACGCACGATGTCGGTGCTGATGGTGTCGCCACCTACCGCCATCGATGCAGAAATTTGGCTCAAGCTGTTGTTTTCCTTCATCACCGGCATGCCGACTTCGGCCAGGGCCACCGCCTGCGCTGCCATGACCGCGCTGTCATGATTCTGGAACTGCTTGCGCTGATCCATGGTCAGGCCTTCCGGCAGGCTCTTTTCATACCAGTCAGGCGCGGTTACTGCAACACCGTTTTCACCCATGGTCATTGCAGCTTTCATGGAGTCAGCCAGGGCACGGGTAGAAGCTTTGATTTCTTTAGACATTACGAGTTCCTTTTAAATGGGGTGTTTGTGTTGAGTAGTTGTATATATCTGCGCAGATATACACTTAGGTAATATAGGGGTGTAAAAAGTTTGAACTTAATCGGCCATGACCGGCCAGATGGACTGCAGGTGATCCCGTGCATACGCCATCGCTTTGGCATGCAGCATCGCCGGGCTAAAGCCCGCGTAGCGATTGTCCGCAATGAACTTCTCGTATGCCGTATTAAACTCCATCAGCATCACGTGTAATGTTGGACCACCCATCAGGCGTCTCCTTCTTCAGTAACGGTTTCGGTCAGCACCAGCTCACGGCGTGAGGCAAGCATTGCCACCTGATGAACCAGCAGCACCAGCATCTTTTGTACCCGTGCGCTGTTGGGTCCTGGGCGGTCACCGTAGCGCAGCAGCATCTCGTTGAGTTCCACGAGATTGAGGTTCGGGAAATACACCACGTTGATGAAGTTCAGGATATTGCGGATATTCACCTCATCCCGCGACAGCAGGTAAATCAGCTGGCTGCGAAACGCCAGCCCCACGTGCAGCGGAGACATACTCACCAGCGGCCAGTCCTTGACGTTCTCCGCATCATCGCCTAAGACAAAAACGTTGACGTTGGTCACCAGCTGCCCGAGGACCGCATCCCGCGACTCCTTGTCATCCACTTTTAAACGCTCGGCGCTGTTTTGCATTTCAGCTACGGTCTTCATGACCACGTCCACGTAGCGTGGGATAAAGCTTTCAAGTTCTTTCATGCCTAGGAAGGCGCGCGCCACACTGTGCGGGGCATCGATAATCATTGTTGTAATCCTTAGTCGTAGGTAGACATAGTAATGTGGATTTGAGTACAATTTTACTAATCGGCATAAAGGGCGGGGTGTACCCCGCCCCGTATGACTTACCAGCGCAGTGCTGTTGGACGCAGAATCGGGGAGTTGCTGCCCGCTTCATAATCCTGCAGCATCACTTCCAGACGCGAGGTGTCGTTGCTGTTGGACTCCAGCCCGTAGCCCTGACCGCCGGCGTGTTTTGCCGTCACGATTTCGTTACGAATGATCGCAGGATCAAAGCGGAACTCTTCGAACGCCTCCAGCCCCGGCGAGTGGTACTTGGTGGCGTTACGTACACCCGGCTCCGGCACCCAGTCCCAGGTTACCAGCTCGTAGATGTCCTTCTTCCACGCCATCCCCATCATGGTGTCCATGGTGAGAGAACGCACGGAGAAGCAGGTGTCTTCGCTCGGGTTTTCCAAAGAGGCCAGAAGCTTGTCACCGATTGGACCACCCACCGGTTTGATTTCCCCCAGCACCGCTACCATCTGTTCGCCATGCTGCGACTTGAAGTTGCTGAAGTCAAGCTCCACCGCACGGATGTGGTGGGACCAGCAGTTCATGTCCAGGTAACGCAGACGGGAGAAGAACTGTTGCTGGGTCATCCCCGGCAGCAGCTTCGGATGGTCCTGCTCCCCGCGCAGGTGCCCGCGTTCGATACGACGCATAAACGTCGACGATTTGAGGAACACCTCTTTGAGGTAGTTGTTAAACGGGTAGAAGTTACCGGTTTCGTTATGGATGTTAAACCCGCCCAGCACGACGGTCCAGTACCCATCCCCACTTGGCTTCAACGTCCCGGCTTTGTTCGTGCCCTTGAGCGTCTGACACGTAAACGTAATATTTGACATAGCGTCCCCTTAAGTGGTTAAACCCAGATTACCCGCCCCGAGCTTTTTATAGCTGTGGTAGTCACCGCTGGTAATAGGTATCACCATGATGTCCTGTGGATTACGCAGATCCATTGCTTCGAACCAGTTGTTGTAAGTGAGTTGGTAGTACCCTGCCCGCAGTACCGTGCTTTTGTTTAACGGCAGCATGTTACCTTCGGCGATGCGGATATACGCGCGAACCACAATCCTGCGTGGCATCTTCGTGTTGCCCGTGGCCTCGCGCCCGACCTTGGTAAAGAAGATCTCACCAATCGGGGTGGCCTGGTAGCGCACGTGTGCCTTATTGTACGGCACCAGCCACAGCTCTTCGGTCTGCTCAGCATCGCCCAGAATCTTCTTGTTGGGCTTTAACGCAACGTCATACGGAATGGCGTAGATCTTCCAGCCACCCTGCCACTTCTCGTTGTCCATGTTCTCCCAGTCGTACAGCGCGGCGCTGTAGCCGGAGAGGCAGCCGTTTAAGGTGGCCGCCGTCGACACCCGCGGCACCGAACGGTCTTCCTTATTCATCGTGCGCCGACTGACGCGCGGTTCAAAGGACTTCAGGCTGTTGTTGGTGCTGATGTGAAAGGTCACCCCCGACGAGTTGTTGGGGGTTAAGATCTCCACGTTGTTACCAATCGTCGACGGCCAGAACTCCAGAAACTTTAACATATCCTGCATGTCTGAACTGTCCACGCTTAGCTCCTCAGCAAGGCTTCAACGCCTTCAACGCGATCCGATGGGTTAATGAGCGACGACACCACCCCGTCCTGGAAATACGACCCAATCAGCTTGGCCACCGTGTTGGTGGAGGTTACCGCTGGGTTACGCAGACCCACGATGGTCGGCGGCTTCTTGTACACGTCATCCAAAGCCTTAGGCACCCCACGATACTGTTTGTTCAGATCGTCCGGGTCGCGGGCAATGATGTTGACGATGGTTTCGAATACCTGCGGGTTGGCACCCATCTTAAACCCGGTGTACTTCTGTGCCAGGTGGAAGCACTTGATCAGGTCAAACAGGCTAAAGCCGTAGGGTACGTTGCCGTTAATCACCAACTCGTTAAACAGCGGCGGGATGGTGCTGTCCGACTTCGCGACCCAGGTTGACGCAATCACCACGCTACCGGCAGCAAACCCCAGCTCGTAGTACGGATCACCGGCCAGCTTCACTTGACGCACCTCCGTCGGGTTGAGCGTCATGATCGCCGGCACGAGCGTTGCACAATAGAACCCACTGTCCGTGACCATCACGAATTCACCGACCGACCACACGGTCTCGCCAACGCCGGCCAGGCCTTTGCTGACGTAGCGTTGAGGGATGTAGACTTTACACCCCTCGCGGCAGACGACCGAGTTGTCGTCAAGCTTTACCAGATTGGCACGGACCTTCTCCCGGTTACGTGTTAAGGTTGACAGGTCCATGGGTTATCCTTACGAGTTGAAGTTGTAATAGACGTCGCACATCAGGGACTTGATGACCATGTCCATGATTACGTGTGCAGCGATCGCTTTTGGCGACAGCGTCTGGTCCGGGTAGTTGTTCATCGCCGAGATGAAGTCTTCGGTACGCAGCGGACCGTAGATCAGCGTAGCAAAGGCGAAGATGATGACACGGTTAATGGCATCGGTGGTGCCCAGCGGTAAACCCTGCGCCAGGTAGTTCTGCACGTCTTGGATGACGGAGAGCTTGCTGGTGTTCGGATGAAGGCTGTCCCAGTAGCCGATGTCGATCTGCTTGATATGGTTAATCAAGACTTCGCTCAACAGGGTGATGGTCAGGCGATGCTTGTTGCTTACCCCAAGACCCGCATAGCTACTCACCACGTTGTTATACGCGGCTTCGAACTGCGGCTTCAGGTCAAGCGTGGTGCGACCGCTTGGCGTACGCTGGCTAAAGACGTTACCGATTACCGCTTCAATGGAACCACCGTTGTCGAGGTACCATTTATACACGTCACCGTTAAGCAGGATGTTTTCCGTGCGCTCACCGAGTTGCCAGTTAGCCACTACCGGCATGTTGATGATCAGCTGCTTCTGTTCGGCAGCCACCACACGGGCGTTGTACACGCGACCGACCACTTTACCGAAGTGTGCTTTAAACGCCGACATCGCCATGTTGTACTGCGCCAGGTCCAGGTTCCAGCTCACGCCGCTTACCGGGTTGTCGTACAGGGCATTGGCCAACAGGAACGCCACCAGGATCGAGTCGTAGCCTTTACGGGTGTCGGTGCTGTCACCGAACTGACCGGCCGCAATCAGACGGGTCTTGTCGTTACCACCAACCAGCATACGGCTTAAGAACACGAAGTCGTCAGTGTTAGAAACCGGACGGCCCTGGAACCAGATCTGCCAGATCGCTGACAGATGACCTGGACACTCCTGGTCTTCACGGGCGATGAAGTCACGCACTTCCTGGGAACCGGAATCCACCAGAGCATGCAGCTGCTCTTCGCTCAGATCCGGCAACTGCAGGGTAGGCATCCCGACCAGGTCCACCTGCTGGTACTGGTTAGCAATCCCGTCAACGATAACGCTGGCGTAGATCGGATCATAGTTGTAGACGTCGACCTCAGGGATAATCACCTTGGCCTTGCTACCTTCATCCACCCCGGTCAGCACCGCATCACGGGCAGCATTAATCGCGGGAATCACTACCCCACGGGCGTTCGCCACGACGGTCTGGACGCCTTTGGCAATACAGTCCACGGTGCGCTTTTTCACAAAGCCGTGTTCAGAGGGCAGGACCACTGGGTTACCCTCGGTATCACGACGACCGGTGTCGTACGGGTTCGATACCGCAATCAGCACCGATTCAGGATCGGCATCGCTTGGGTTGATGGAGGCACTGGCCATGGTCAGGTTACTGATCGGGGAACCGGGGACCGTCTCTAAACGCACGCCGCGTTCGGCCAACATCCCGGCGATTGGCATAATTGCAGCCACATCTTGTTTCTTCAGCATGATGGGTCCTTAATTCGCGCTGTTGATTAAAAGAGGGGTCACCAGGTTGTGCAGCTTGGCTGCGGCCAGGTTGGCCATCACGTTAGCGTCCTTCACGTCGCTGAGATCAGCAATCTCGTTACCACTGATCGCCTCCATCACCGCTGTGGTGGTTGATACGATATTCGCCAACACGTTGGCGTTGTCGTAGGTGTTCGTTGACATACACACTCCTCGAGGATGGTGGGGTGTCGAAACACCCCGAAAGTAATTACAGGGCCCGACGGAACTGTGGCTGCAGACCACGCGTCAGTTTGTCTGTAACTTTACTGGCTGCTTCAGCCTTGGTAATCGCCCCGTCTTTGTTCACGTCCAACCCCTTGTTCTGGAGGTACGTGGTAGGACGGCCCTGCTGGGTCCACAGCACGAAGTCTTCGGCTTTACCGACCGCCGCCGGCCACAGGATCTTCATGTACAGGTCGCTGACGGTTCTCAGTTTCCCGGTCAGCGGTTTGAAATACTTGTACACGTATTCCAGCTGCTGTTCCGCGCTCATCTTCACCAGCGCTTCCACGGTGGTCCCGCAGTCGGTGGCAGCCGCCTTGCCGAATTGGATCAAGCCGTAGTAGGGCGCACCTGCACCGTTCTTAATCGTCGGGCTGAAGGTCTCGCCTGTTTCAAACGCCATGCACGCCATCAGCATGTCCGCGCCGGTAACCAGCTGAACGTTACCGTAGCCGCTGTTGATCATCAGATCCGGGATCTTCAGATCAATTGCCATCTGACGCACTCGGGCACAGAAGGCCGGACTGACCTTCGCACTCCAGGCAATATCCAACTTTGTTCCGCTCATGTTACTTCCACCTTTACCTGCTGCAATGCATGCGGTTAAGGCGTCCCGGGACAGTTTGCCCCAGGCGCCGTCTACCACGCCGGTGTAGAACCCGGCGTCCTTTAACTGTTGTTGCACTTCACGAATGGCACTGACGCTCATCTTATCCTCTCATTGACTTCCAGAGCTTGAAGGCGTTTTTCGTGACCGTATCGAGGTAAGAGTTCATGGCGCCGATGATGTACGGTGAGGTCACCATACGGTTCGCAATCGACAGGTTGGAGAAGATCGCTCCGACCTCTTTCCCGCTGACCGTTAGGATCTGCTCGTCGTAGATGTAGCCAAAGGTCGACTTCATCTGGTTAGCAAACACCCCTTTGTCACCAATGATGGTAGGCATCGGCGTGATCAGATACACGTAGATCACCGCCTGCTTCGGCTCCAGGGTATCGCCACCGATGCGCAGCCCACCCATCACCTCACCGGTTTCGGCCTCGTTCCCCCGCAGGGCTCGGTTCAGCTTACGCCGTTCCCGATCCGAGCGGTTCGCAATTACCGCCAGGGACTCCGACATGTCGTCGATGTTTCCCCGATACAGCACGTCGATCTTGGCCACCCGCCCGACCACTTTCGCTTTCGGGTTATCATGGCTAAAGACGCGCAGGCTGTCGTAGCTCCCGTCGTCGTCCAGCCCCAGCTGGGCGCTGACCTGGTGTTCTAAGGTACATAAGATTGTTTCCTGCTCAACCTCTTCCCCCACCGTGATCAGGTTACGCACCTCCTGGTTGAAGTCCACGATGATGGGGATTGGCTTGCCGGTAAAGGTTGCCAGGTCCTTGCCCACACCACGATAGATCATCGAGGAGTCTTCATAGGTGAACTGGTCTTCCATCAACGCGGTGTTAACAATTACCCCGCCTTTCCAGGAGACCTGATCGGGTTCCATGAAGTCGCGCTCAAAGTAGTTGCGGTTCCACACCAAAATCGCCCCTTTACGGAAGCTATCGCCCGGCTTAAGGTCAGTGATGATCTCGTGCACGTAGGTGGTCCCCGATGCGGTGCCAAAGCGCGTACCGATCTCCACGCCCACCATCCGATCACCGTAGTCCGCCAGCAGGTGCTTATCACTGACTTCTTTTACCACCCCATCCGCTTCTGCCGCATACGAGAACATTTTACTGACGCGGTGTGCGACCATCCGCTCGGCCCCAGTGCGATACGGTGTGGTTTTATACCCTACCGCATACATTGCCTGCGAGTGCTGCACCGAGGTAAACATCACACGCTGCGGGGAGTCACGATCCGAGCCCGGGTTGAGCATTGCGGTAAAGGACACCAGATGGTTCGGGTTGGTTTCGTCGGTGGCCGCCTGGGCGTTACCACGCAGATCGGTAATCAACGGATCCGAGGTCATGTGTGCCGCATAGCCTACATCCGAGTTATCCACGGAGGATTCAGAGGTTACCCCGAGGTTGTCCTCGGTGAACTCACGCGTGGGCTTGGTCATCGACCGTGCCGTACGCCCACCGGTGCCGCCAAAGGTGACAATCGAGTAGTCCTTGATGTTGTGGATCGGGTTGCACTCTTCGATCGGGGTTGATGCCGTATCGTCGAGCAGCTCGTACCACACCGCATCCGGGTGCATCTCCATCCCAGCCTTTGTGGCCGCCGCGCGGGTCTTCAGCTGACGGGCCGATTTCACCAACTCCTTGTACACCGCCCCGGCCACGCGTTCGGAACCACGAATACGCTGTTCGCGCATGGAGGTCTCTTTCAGGTGGCGATCGTTTAACAGCATCCGCACCCCGTGCAGCAATAGCAGATCCCAGCGCGTTGGTGCATTCATCCGCTTGAGCTCGTCACGGGTAATCGGATCGATGAACATCTCTCGCAGCAGGTCAAGTTCACGAATCCAGCGCACCCCCAGGTTGGCCGAAGCCAGCAGGTTGGCGTACACCGACTTACGGTCAAAGTCGTAGCGGCTAAAACGCTGGACTTCTTTCTCGTAGTAGTTAAAGCCGTTGAGCAGCATGGCGGTTAAGCGATCGCTGCGGTTAAACACCAGCACCTCATCGTTAAAGGTGACCGCACGTTCATCCGCCGACAGCTTCAATCGCTCACCGCGTGGCACAAAGCGCACCTGCATCTGCAGCTGCTCCACCATGGTGGACAGACCGTAGTAGTAGGCCAGGATCACCCCTACCGGTACTGCCTTGCGGAAGATCTGCAGCTCGACGGTTTCAATCGGTGCTTTGCTGACGTCCAGGCCGAGGAAGGATTCGAAATCCCCCAGCGGGTCCAGCGCATCACCGTTTGCTACGTACAGGTTGCCGTTGTTGTCCATCAGCACCGGACTGCCCTGCTTAAAGCCGCAGATGACCAGCTTGTTCTTGTAGTAGCGATCCCACAGCTCGTCACCGACCTGCTCTTTCACCTGCTTGATGGAGAACAGGAACGTCACCCCCTGATAGTCAAAACCTTTATAGCGCTGGGCAATGATCGCATAGGTGTGCGGCACGTAGACCGACGGCGTGAAGTAGCGACCAATCACCAGGTTGCTGATCGGCGGTACGTAGGTCGAGTCGCTCGGGTTGGGGAGCGACATCAGGTTGACGCGGTTGCCCAGCCAGCGGCCGTAGTCGTACTTGGCGAGCTCCGAGCGGGTCATGAACATCTTTCCGTAGTAGGAGGTCATCGCCACCTTGACGGTGCTGACCTTACGGATCGGAATATCGACACGCTGTTTGCGCACGCGGCTCTTCACGTTGTTGGTAAGGGTGGTGCCGTCCGGATCAATCTTCGGAATACGAAAACGCAGGGTAGAGACCTTACCGCCCACCGGTTGCACCTGTACGGTGTAGACCACGAACCGGGTGACCGCGTCCTGACGCTCCTCGCGCTGGTAGTCAATAACCGCCACTCCGGTGTTCTGAATCGACATCACCACGTTGGCAATATCCGCTTCCAGCACGTGCTCGATGTAGTTCTTGTCGAGGTTGTTCAGGCAGGTCGACAACATCGCCTTGTTCAGGATACTGATCGAATCAGGGGCTTCACCACCTGACAGGTTGGTCAGCTTCGCCGGGTCAATGGTCATCAGATCCAGCAGGGTCCCCGGTCCCATTGGGTTCGGGATCTGCCGGTACTGTTCAGCCAGACGCTTAAAGCGCTTGTATTCCGCCGCGGTTAACATGCCGGCATCGGACAGAGCCTCAATGTACTCGTTAACGCCGTCTTCTGGTTTGGCTTCCACGGTGTTGTTGGGAACGGTCGGTGCCCGACGTCCGTCACGGTCGTGGTTGAACTCATCGTCGGCAATCTCGTCGTTAAAGCTGCGCTGCTCGTAGACGTCGATATCGCTAAGGGGTTCGTCACCGTCAGGCGCTGAACCAGTAGATGGGTTCTTCGCTGGCTTTGTAGCCGGCGCAGGCGTTGGCGTTTCCTCGACACTGGGCACCTCGATACCAAAGATGGTTTTCGGCACAGCCGGGGCAGGGGCGTCGTCGGTTCCGTCGCCCACGTCGGCATCGTCAGTTTCATTGGCCTGCACCTCTTGCGGCAGCTCGACCGGGCTGATGATCTCCGCCTGTTCGTCTTCGCTCGCAATGTCCTGGCCACCGGTTTTCACCTCGAACAGCTTGGTCATGAACTTTAGCATGTGCTTGCGGAAGTTGTCTAACCCATTACCCGACTTTGAGGCCTTGAGGATCTCTTCACGCCATTTCTCAACCACGTCAAGGCGCAGTACAGTGTAGGCCCCGACGTTGCCAATTACCAAGTGGATCTTCTCCAGCTGCTTTGGCGTATGGTCGAGCATGCTGAACAGCGACGCTTCCCGGTGGTTACCGAGCCACAGCCAGAAGTGGATGAACCAGTAGTCGCTTGGCGTGCGCAGGCGGTTCATCACCGACATCTGCAGTTCGGGCTTAAAGCGCATGATCTTCGACTGGAAGGCACCCAGGGCTTCGATACCCGCGTTAAGGTCGCTCATGTACGGACGAAATCCCGGCAGGTCTTCCGGCACCAGGCAGACTTCGTTCCCGGTCGCCAAACGCATCAGCTGATCCAACTGATGGGTAAAGGCTTTGTCAAGCCGCTCACCCTCGGCCAGGGCGTGATAGTCACGCAGGTCTTCCAGCGCTTCCAGCGCCACGTTCAGCACCAGCGCCTGATCATAGTCGTCCATGGATTCCAAACCGGAGGCAAAGTTCACGTCACTGAACACTTCGTTACCGGTGCCGGGAACCTTATCCAGGCCCTTTGACATGCGCTCGTCATAGACGCGCAGTTGAGACAGCTGTGGTAGTGACGCCGGCATCTGTAAATAGATGAACTGGTTACGCTCGCTGTCACGCTGCAGCTCGGTCATCTTCTCCATGACCGTGTACTGCATGTTGTACCAGCGGAAGTAGTTGACGAACATTGCCGGGCGGTAGTTCAGCTGATGCTGTGCCATCGCGTAGTTCTCAACGATGCAGTAGCGCTGGTTGGCCATGACCGAGGCAATATTACGCACCAGCTTAAAGCGTTTGTGCTTGTTGTGGTACTGTTTGATCATGTTGTTCAGCGACAGCGTCTTGACCATCGGGTTACCGAGCGGCGTTTTGATCTGACGCACGTGGTCAATATAGATGTCGTCGCTGTACTTGTTGATCAGCAGGTCGTGCTGCTCGATGCCGTATTCGGTCAGGTCCTGCGGCACGTAGTGGAACAGGGCGCCTCGCGGGAGCTCAAAGTCGCTGAGGGCCAGAAAGCGCGGGCTGAAGATATGCTCTTTCTTTCGCACGCAGATCTTACGAAAGAAGCTATTATACAAAATCATAAATCATCCCTTAGCTGGTAAGTGATTTTAACACGAAGTCGACGGTGTCGTTGGTCAGGTCAATCAGGAATTCACCGCGCCCGGTAATGTAGGTTTCGCGCTTCTCGAGCGAAGCTTTACATTCGGCAATCACGTCATCGCCGAGCAGTACGGTCGCCCCCATGGTGTCGCCGTCGAAGTCACCGCCGAGCAGACCCAGGCGGGAGCAGTGAACGGCTAACGACTCCATGAACTCGGCTTCGCGTTCGTTGGTCGGGAACTCAATAGCATAGGCGCCTTCAATCGGCTCCCAGCCCTCATCGCGTTCCTGCTTGACCGAGGATTTGATGGTGGTGCAGCAGTAGGCCTTGGTTTGGTACACCGAACCCATCCCGGTGATCGGGTAGCGGACCACGAGCATGTACAGGTCGTTCCAGCGACGGTAGCCCGAGAGGTACATCAGCTCGGTGTAGGTCATCGGATGGACGTGCTTCTTGCTGAGGTGGGTTGGCAGCTCGTCGATGTCACCAAAGATTTTAAAGGTGTGCTCATCGGCGTACACCAGCCCCAGGTAGTTACCGTTGACGGTGATCGGCTTGTTACGCAGCTGCGGCTCACGGAACCCGTTGATCAGCTTCTCCAACCCTTCTTGGGTGGTCCACTTGGTCAAGGTCATCGGATCGACTTCGCTGTCAAAAGCCTTCAGCGTTTTGCGATCAATCAGGCGGGCTAGCGTGCCGTTGGCAAACACCTGGGACAGCCAGCCGGTTTGTAGCATGTGGATGGTCAGCGGCAAGGCACCACGGGCCAACTGATAAAGACCGATACGGGTGTTGTTCAAATCCGGCGCGGTACGCGACCCCAGACGTTCAGTGCCGAGCTGGGTAGCGGTGATGACGTTACGCGTGCCGTTAAACACGCGACGACTACCCCATTTTTGCTGCAGCAACCCACGCTTTCCGGAGAGCATCCCGGCATAGTGCTCGTAGAGCTCGTTAAAGCGGTTCTGCAGCGTCCAACGCACCGGGTCGTACAAAACCCCATTGGCGAGCTGCGGATCGTCTGTGATGGTGTTAGCGGCGCTTAGCAGCTTACGGTACATGTCGTTGACTTCGTTCTCCACGGTGCGGCTGCTACCCGGGTCGATTTGAATCTCACGCAGGCCAGCGGGGAGCACCAGGATGTTGCGGTACATCGCAATGTCTTTGTACTTGTTGATCAGCTTGATTTTATCACTGCGTTTCGGTGAGCCGGTTTCCTTAAAGTCGATGTCTTTCCAGTGAGAGACAAAGAAGGCATAACCGGTCTGACCCTCCATTGCGGATGATTTTATGAAGTCCTTTTCATTCTCATCCCACACTGCGTACGTATTGCCCGAGAGGATACCGGCATACATCTGCTTGAGTGCGATCAGGCTCTTAAAGATCTCGGGATGGAAGATGGAGCTTTTAATGTGGATATAGCTGAACTTCTCATCACGCTCGTCTGACCCTACCCGTCCAAAGATGGGGATTGAGTACAGGCCAGCGTCGTTCAGTTCCGTGGATAACCCATCGTAGATATCAAGCGATGTCACAGGGCGCAGCATCGACCACGGGATGCGTTGCGGGTTCATTATTTCGATGTTAAAAGGCAACATAGCCGATCGCATAATGGTGTCCTTTATTAGTAACTTAAAAGGGTGTTCAAATGGCCGATAATTTTGAACTTGATTTTGGCGACTTCAGTCCCGACTACGACCTGGATTACGATTTCAGCGGATCAGGTGACGGCGGGGCGAAGAAACCAAAAAAGAAAGGCGAGATCGTTAAAGATTTCGCATCCGGTCTGTGGGAGGGGTTCACAGACGGCATCACCGGTTACGGGGTGCCTCAGCGGCTGATCAAATCCATGCTTCCGCGCTCTTACGGTCCGGCAATGGATACCGTGGATCGTACGTTACGCTTCAAAGATGACCTATACGATAAAGTTCGCGAGAATACCAAAGACTCGGTAAACGAGTTTAAAAACCTGACCCGTGAGGCCATGGGGATCCACGGTGCCAAGGTACCGGCGAAGATTGCGAAGCGGTTAGAAGACTGGGCCAACAGCGGCGGTGATCAAAAGAGCTGGCAGGACTACTTGGTAGACGACCCGGACAAGCTCGATGTCGACGCTGACACCACCGAGCTGCTGGATGCCTTCACCCACGGTTCGGCGGCCAACGCCGAGCTGTCACAGGCCCAGCACGAAGAGCTGATGGCCACCCTGGCCGCCGGTGCCGTATCCGGTCAGAAAGACAATGCCAAGCAGGCGATTCTCTTAGACCAGATTGCCGGCATGCAACGGCGTATGGTCGGCTTTAACGAGACCTACACCGCTACCTACCAGCGTCGCTCCCTGGAGCTGCAGTACCGCCACTACAAGCTTGACATCTCGATTGCCAAGATGCAGGAGCAGTACTACAAGCGCTCGCTTGAAGCCTTCTCGGGGCTGGTTGCTAACTCGGCGAAAACCGAGATGGAGAAAGCGGTCAAGTCCGAAGGTCATCAAAAGCTCGTGCGTAAGACCACCGGGGCGGGTGCCCTGAAGTCTACGTTTTCTCGCTACGGTAACCACCTGTACGATTCGCTCTACGGGTTGATTGACAACGCCTCACAGAACGCCGACAGTCGCTGGTCGTCCACCGCCAGCGGGTTAGCCGCTGCGATGCGGGCCGGGCAGCAGGCGAAGATGTCCGGGGCAATGAACGGGGCGCGTAATAAAGGTGCAGCCCTCGGTAACATGGCGGCCTCGGCGATGCCGTTCCTGCTGCAGAACCTGGTACGTCGTCGTATGGAACGCAACGGCACGGCCAACGGCATGGGGCACAACCTCAGCTACTACGCGGAGTCGGCTCCGGGTCTGGTCAACGGTTGGTTGCGTAACCGCAGTCAGTTCGATGAGTACTACAACGAGTTCGACCCGAAAAACAAATGGTACACCCGTTTGCAAAAAGGGGTGCTGAACCCGATGTTGAACAACGCCCTGTTTAACATTCCGATTACCCAGGGGAACAAGACCCGCGTGACCACGCCGGGGATCAAGGACCTGACCCAGCCCGCCCAGTGGGACCTGATGCAGCGACGTACCCTGGTAGAGGTCATCCCGGGACTCTTGACCCAGCAGCTGTCCGTTCAGCAGCGACTGCTGGCCGAATGGCGTGGTGAGAAAGCGCCGGCCGAGGAAGCCTTTAACCATAAGCAGGGTGCCTTTACCACCAAGGCCCGCGTGAAGGCGGATATCCGCTCCAGCATCTTTAACCGCAGCGAGTTCCAGTCCGCCGCCGGCTCCTTTAACGGCATGGTGGAAATGCTCGATCCGGAAGAAGAGCTGTCGCCTAATGCCCGCATTGCGTTGGCGATGCGCTTTGCCCGTGATGCCGATGCCGGTGACGGCTTTAACATCAACAACTACCTGAGCGACTCCGGCTGGGTCAATGCCGAACCGGAAACGATCAAGGAGATCAACGAGTTCCTGCACAAGCGCTTTGAGACCAAGGAAGCGGAAGGAAAGGCGAAGCTCTTTGGCAAATATCAAATTGGTGACACCGCTGCCATTGCCGAATTGCGCAAGAAGGTAGCCACCAACATGCAGTCGCAGATGCAGTATATGCCGGACGTGCAGGAGTCGGTCAACGCCTTGGCCAACGGCGGTCAGCGCGCGATGCTGAAAGAGATGGGGATCATCCAGCGTGTCAACGGGAAAGAAGTCTTTAACCATGACATGTACTGGGATATGATGAAGAAGTTCATCGCTAACCCGAACTACCGTCCGGACATGGAAGACAGCGAGGAGGGGGAGAAGAAGCGTGAACTGACCGATCGCATGGATACCGGTGCCATCGATGAGCTGCGTGACAAGGCCAAGGATCGCCTCAAGGGTACCCTGGATGACCTGGGGGTCAGTGACGTGGCCAGTAACGCCAAGGATAGGGTAAACGACCTGCTGGGACGTGGACGTGATACCGCCGCGGACACTACCCGTCGCCTGCGAATCAGCATGACCAAGGCAGCCTTGAGCAAACTGTTTGACAACGCCATCGACAAGTACGACACCCTGGTGGAACAGCTCAAGCGTGTCGCCCGTGCCGGCAGTGAGATTGATATTCGCAAAGGCATTGAAGAGGTCAAGCAGCGTAGCGTCGCGGTGATCGCCGATATTCGTAGCCAGATCAAAAACCTCAACAAGGAAGAGTTAGGCGAAGAGGCCTATAACGCGGCGGTGTCGCAGGCCGAAGCCTTGATCGGTTCATTGGAACACCAAATGCAGGCGCTGAACCTGTCGTCACTGCGCAGCGGGATTAGCGAGCGGATCGACGAAGTGAAGGCTGATCTGACCGACGTTGATATCGTCAACCGTGCGAAAGAAACCGTGCAGGGATTGCGTGAACCGTTGACACCACCGCCGGGGGCTGCCGATGTGCCGGAAGAACCGTCTGCCGAAGTAGTGGTGGCGACCGAAACCAATTCGCTGTTAAAAGAGTTAATCTCGGTTAGCGCCTCCGCACGCGATCAGATGGCCGCGGCCAAGGACGCCGCCATTGCCCAGATCACCGGTAACCCGGATGCCCTCAGCACAGGGGTAGAAGAGCGTAAAGGCTTCCTCAAGACCCTGAGCGGGCGAATGAAGTCCTTTGAGGGTGGGCGTGTCGCTAAGATGCTCGGCATGGGCAAACTGTACAGCAGCGGCGTGCTGACGATGACCAAATGGGCGACCGTTGGACCGGCAATCCTGGGTTACAAGGGTGCGAAAATGCTGTGGCAGTTCTTCCGTAAGAAGAAGGACAAGGCCTTAGGCGACACCGACGGTGACGGGGTACGGGAAAACTCCTGGCTGGATCTGATGCGCAAGCGGAAAGAGAAGGGGGAGAAAGAAAAGGTTGACAAGGACGGCAAGCCGAAGGATAAACCCACGTCACTGTTCGGGTTGATCAGCGGCATCTGGTCTGGTGTTACCGGACTCTTTGGCGGCTTTACCAAGTTCGGCATCTTCGGTGCACTGGCAAGCTTCCTGAAGCTGGACTGGCTGAAATCGCTGGGTAGCTTAATTGGTGGGATCTTTAAGGCCAAAGACGCGGCCAGCACCGGCAGCGAGCTGCTCGATCAGGTGAATGATGCATTCGGGCCTGGCGATGAGGAGGGGGGTGCGGATCGTGATGAGCGCAGCACCCGCGGTGATCGTCGTGAACGCGCGCGTGAGCGTCTGCGTCGCCGTCAGGAGCGTAACCGCCCGCAGCGTGGTAAACTGGGTCGGGCGGCTAACTGGCTTACCCGTAACACCCTGGGACGCGGTGCGCGTTGGCTGCGCGGTGAGCCAGGGCGTATGGCGGGCAGAACGTCCTGGTTACTGCGTGGCGGTGCGAACACGTTAGCCAAACGTATCCCGGCCATTGGCTCGCTGGCGGTTGGTGGTTTTGAGGCTTACCAGTCCTGGCAGGATCAGGACATGCAGGGCGTCGCGGATTCAGCCGGCGGAATGGCCGGTGGGTTTGCCGGTGCGGCAGCCGGTGCGGCCATTGGTTCCGTGGTACCGGTCGTGGGGACCTTTATCGGCGGCGTAGTCGGCGGGGCGTTGGGGGCGATGGGTGGCTCAGCCATTGGCTCGTCGCTCTACAAATGGATCAAGTCACCGGGCTTACTGCAGCAGATGCGTCTGTACCAGTACGGCTTGGATTCCATCAACGGCGACTACACCGGCAAGATCTTTGCCCTGGAACAGGCCTGCTTGAAGTACGTGAAGCTGACCGATTCCGGCAAGGCAATGCTGGATCCGAAACTCCCGCTTGCCGAGCTGGCCCGACCGTTCATTGAGAACCCGGACAGCCGTGATGAGGTGGAGTCCTTTGGTGGCTGGTTTGTGCAACGCTTCAAGCCGGTGTTCTTAACCCACGTGGCGGTTGCCAAACAGCTGTTCCCAAGCACCGAGTTCCAGTCGCTGGATGATTCAAAGGACAATGCCACCAAGTACGAAATGGCCAAACGCTGTCAGGAGTTTGACGCGACCATTGACCATCCGTACCGCTGGAACGGCATGCTCTTTAACACCCAGCCGGCCATGGACATGCAGCAAACCACCGGTGCGGTTCAGGACGTGATTGCTAAGCTGAAGGCGCAGATCAAAGATACCGGGGCCAACGTGAAGTCGACGTCGGTAATGTTAACCGGTAATGAAGACCGTAGTCGTCAGCAGCACCTGGATAAAGGGGTGGTCGACGCTATCAAGCCGCCGAGCGGGAAACTGAAGGGTGCCAACCTGGAAGGACACACCCTGTCCGGTGGCTGGGGACAAGAGGTCACCGTGGTATCGGTGGAGGATGTCTTAGGCAAGATCCTACCGAAGAAAGGGGAACCGCTGGATGACCTGACCGCAGCCCGAATGAAGATCTACGGTCTGCCTAACCTTGACGTCAATAAGGTGGCGGTGCTCCTGCAGCTGGAACTGGTGGTGCAAAACCGCATTACCTTTACCGGTCGGGGTGTGTCGTTTACCGGCAAGACCAAGGAAGTCTTCGACATCATGGCCAGCTCCTTTGGTCATGGCTGGCTATCAATCGGTGCATTCAGCTCCTGGTCGAAGTGGTTCTCACGGCGCTTCTTACCGGCGTACCTGGCCTTTGCCTCCACGGTGAAAAACCAGGTCGGGGACTCCCAGCCGACGATGATCGCCAACACGCTGCCGCCAGAGACCAAGCTTGCCATCATCAACGCGATGACTGCACAGACCTACAATGACGGGCGCAACGACCTCAACATCTGGACGGTTGGTGACAGTCCGTGGAGCGATTCGGTGACCACCAACACCGACGCTTCCATCATTGATGGTCACATCAACAGCCTGAAGCAACTCGCCAAGCAGGCGCAGTACGAAGCCCGTCCGGTAAAAGGCGGCTTTAAGCAAAGCGAGGACGGTACCACCGACAAAGAGTGGCGTAAAGATGCCCGTACCGGGCTGCAGACGTCAAACGGCGTACGCGGTACCGACGGACTGGTGCGCAGCTCTCAGCGTCAGGAAACGGTGTACGATCCGAAGACCGGGCAAACCAACGGCAGCTACGGTGGTGGTCAGTTTAACGACAACAAAGGTGCGGCAGGTTCCGGTGCCGGTGGGATCGACACCACCGGTAAAGTCGAACCGCTGAAGATGGGGCCGGGGACCGAAGAAGGGGTGCGGGCAATGCTGCGGGAAGCGGCAAAGAACGGCATCACCGACAAGAAGGAACTGGCGATCATGTTGGCGAATACCCACCATGAGACCGGCGGCTTTAAGCAGGTAGAAGAGAACCTACGCTACAAACCGCAGACCATGATGAAGCTTTGGCCACGTCGCTTCCCCACCATGGAATCCGCTTCGGCGGTAGCCGGGGGTGGACCGGTGGCCATTGCCAACAGCATCTACGGCAACCGCATGGGGAACAACGAACCGGGTGACGGCTGGAAGTACCGCGGTCGTGGCTTTATCCAGCTCACGGGTAAAGAGAACTACACCCGGGCCTCGAAAGCCCTGGGCGTCGACCTGGTGGACGATCCGGATCAGGTGGCCGAAGATCCGACCATGGCCGCAGCCTCCGCGCTGTACTTCTGGAAGGCCAATAAGAACATCGGCGATCGGGCGAAGGCCGGCGACGTGGCCGGCGTGCGTAAGATCGTTAACGGTGGGTCGATTGGCTTGGAAGACACCCAGAAGCTGGCTGCACAGTACAGCAAGATGCTGGACGGTGGCGAGTACGATGACATCATCTCCGGCAAGGACAAGGGTGACACCGGCTCCACCTCGGATGGCGGCCCGTCCATGGAAGAGATGATGGGGCAGTCGGCGAAGGAGCAGGCGGAACAGCAGGGTGAAATGGCGAAACCGCAGCCGGGCAGTGAGAACGCGAACGTGGCGCCGCCTCCGGGCTCAACCACCAACGCCGCACCGCCAGCGGGCGCACCGTCCATGCAGTCGACCACCGGGCCAAGTGCGCAGGCCACAGAGAACGCGACCTCGGTAACCCCGAATGCTGCGAACTCCGCCGCCTCCGCGGATGCAGATGCCCTGAACAAGAGCAACCTGCAGTCGCAGCCGGCGCCGAGTGCGCCGCCAGCCGTTAACCCGGTACCGGTCACCGTTGACGACACCCATGCGAAGACCACGGCGCAGAACACCGCGACCACCAACGACAAGCTGGATCAGATGATTGAGGCGCTGCAGCAAATCGCGGGCACCAACAAAGCCATGGCTGAGAAGGAGGCAGCCGCACCACCAGTCGCGGCGCCTGCAGCCGCAGCACCACAAGCACCGCGGCAGTTTGGTGGCGCACCGGTTGGCGCTGACAACGCCAACATCGCCCTGCAGCGTAACTACTAACCACCCCACGGGGCGGCTGTCCGTTGGCAGTCGCCCTTTTGTCTTTGGAGTACGGTATGATAATTACCATCAAGGATCATGATTATATCCAGCAGGCCTTTATGCTGTCGGGTACATCAATGGATGATGGTCTTAAGGACCGTCGTCGTTTCCAGGCGGCCCGTAACAAATTTACGGACACCACCCCTGGGGGTAACTTCTGGATCAACCCACCCCCGCAGTGGGCGCCGACCTGCGACATTCGCTCCTCACGCTTTTGGACCGACCAGTTCTCCGGCATGGGGTCTGACTACTCGGTGTCAATTGACGACAACGCCGACGTGGTGTATTTCCGTATGGGGGTGCCGGAGTTCAACGGGATGTTTACTTTCCTGTCGAACATGTTTGACTCCAACGCCGCCTACCTGGCGCGTACCGGACGCTCACCCGGTTGGCTGTTTAAGATGGCGGAGCTGGCCTCCTCGATCGTCCACTGGCCGGTGCAGGCCATTTCGGTGACCTACAACACCGTGCGCTGGCTGGCGGGGATTCCCAAGTCGAAGTTCTACTATTCCAAGCCGGCGATGCCGCTGTACTGGAAAGCCTGTACCGGGATGCTCAACCAGATCCTGATCAACATGGGGATCGTGCCGCGCGTGTTCCGCACCCGTCACGGTAACCTGGCGGACGTGGGTAAGGTCTCGACCTTTGACTTCTCGATGTACACCAAAAGCGAGCGCTCCCAGATTGCCAACCTGTTACCGGGGCTATGGCGAGCCGACGGGACGGTGGACTTGTTCTACCTGGCTAACCGCGCCACCCGTAAGCAGATTCGCTGGCAGCAGGCGCTCAATGCCCGACTGGAAGGGGCTGATAACCGCGAGTCCGCGATTCGGGCGATTTACAAGCACGGTAACAACTGGACCGACAAAGCCGGTGATTCACCCAGCTCCAACCTGAAGACCTACCTGGACTCGTACTTCAAGTCCGGACTGGGGACCGAAGGTGATCCGCAGCATAAAGGGGTGGAGCGAGCAGGTAACTACACCGTGGACGAAGACGGCGATACCGGCTCGGGTACCCCGAAGGTGCAGAACGGACAAACGGTGCAGGTGACCGACCAGGAACGGCCGATGACCTTTATGGAGTCGATTGAATCCCACCTGGCCTCTGAGCTGCGCGACGGTGGTGCCTTCATTGGTTTTAAGGTGGACCACAACGGGGCGATTGGCGAATCCTTCTCCTCAAGCTTTAAGGACAACGACCTGGCCGGCTTCTTCAACGGCTTCTCGGCCCAGACCAACGCGGCACAGTTTACCCTGGCCGGCGGGCAAACCGGGATCCCGGGTATTGACACCTTGATCGAAGGGGCCTCCGATATCATCCGCGGGGCGATCTCCGGTACCGGCGTCAGCGGGATTGCGAACATTATTCTCGGGCAGGGTTTTATCGACATCCCGCAGCACTGGGCGGGTTCGACGGTATCGCTACCACGCGAAACCTACACCATCAAGCTGCGCTCGCAGTACGGTCATCCGGTGGCACGTATTCAGAACCTGATCATTCCACTGGTGTGCTTGTTGAACATGGCGATGCCGCACTCGGCAGGGGCACAAGCCTATACATCACCGTTCCTGGTGGAAGCCTATTCCAAAGGGCGCTCGCAAACCCGTCTGGGGATGGTGGATTCCATGTCCATTCAGCGTGGTGTCGGCAACGTCGGCTGGACGCAGGACAAACAGCCGTTGGGTATTGACGTGACCTTCTCGGTGGTGGATCTGTCGCCGTTGATGCACATGCCGATTGACCCAGCGTTAAACGTCGGTGATCTGACCAACCCAGCCGCGGCCTTGAACAAGCTGTTGACCGACGACACCAACTACTCGGACTACCTGAACGTTCTGGCAGCGATGGGGGTGAACGAGCAGATCTACACCTCGGACAAGCTGGCGCGCGTATTGGCCAAAACGAAGCTGGACGTCAAGCAGTGGGTGTCACCAACCCAGATGGCGGCCACGTTTACCAACTCTCTGGTCGGTTCAACGATTCAGATGTTCGTGCAGGGAAGTTATCGTAACTAGGAGAAGAGGAAGCACGCGATGTACAATCAAGAAATCATTATTGGGATGGCGTTTATCATTGCGCTCTTGATGTTGCTAGTTTGTGCTCTGTCCTCGGAGCTCACCAAGCAGCGTAACACGATACGTCGCATTCACGATCGCTTAGATGATGCGATTGTTAACAGTGAAAAAGCGGTGCGTGATATCTACAGCAAATAGGGCGGCATAAGGGCAGGGGGTGACCCCTGCCTCTTATGCGGGTTACAGTAGCGCCAGGTTGGGGTAGTTGGTCTTGAGTAGATCCAGCTTGGCCTGTTCCGGGTAGGCTTTCGCCATCAGCACCTGATCCCGGTACTGAGGGTCGTATTGTAACAAGGTGGTCACGTCGGTCGAGCACTGGGTGAAGGGCGCCAGGCGCTTAGCAGTTACCGAACCAAACTGCACCACGTCCCAACCCGGTTCCACCATGTTAAGGATGTCGAGCAGTCGCGTGCGGTAGTTCGGGTATTCGTCGTTGGTGGTCTCGGACTTAAAGCGGAAGTTGCGCAGCAGTTCAGTCACCAGTTCACTGTTTAACGCCTTTACCTTGGCCACCCCGACCCGGTCAATGCAGGCGCGCACGGTATAGACGTCACCGTTGTTAACCGCATACACCGTGCTGGCGGCCAGTGCATCCAATCCATCCTGTTTTACCGTGTACTGATTAAGCAGGGTATCAATCCCTTCCCACAACCCGGATGATACCGTGTACTGCAACATTACGTTGAGAAACGCGGTCTGTGCCGTACGGTCAACGATGGCGTTGAAATCGGAATCGGTTGCCGAGTAGCGGTTGATCACGTCGGCCAGCATACTGACCATTTCGTACGACCCGTCCATCGAGTCGATTTGAATCCCGGCGGCGTTCAATAACCCCAGGTAGTTTTTATTCTGGTAGGCGTCCAGCAGGTCCATGGCCTGCTGCTTGATTTCGTTTGACAGATTGAGTACCGAGTCAATCGGGAACCCGGCAGCCTCACCCAGGCGCTTACCGAGCCCCATGTAATCGACCTTAAAGCCGTTACGGATATCGATATAGCTGCTGAGCTCGCTGATGGTCAGCGAACCCCCTGAGATCTTCTTGATGAAGTTGTTAACCGAGCTGATCTGGTCGTCTTTAAAGGCGTTGAGGGTGGCAATGCCTTTCTTGGTGGTGGTGCTCACCAGCGCGACGTCTTCCTTTAGTCCGGCGGTAAACATCGACGTGGCTTTGGACACGGCCCCGGTAGAGACCGTGCCGGCCTGCTTAAGCGCCGGACCAATCGAGTTCTCAATATTAACAGCCATGCGGCCTCCACGAAAACCAAAAAAAAAGAGATAGAGGTGGGGACGTCTCCCCACCGGCTATAGTATTTTACTCTTCCTCGTCCCCAATCTCATCATCAGAAGGGCCCGACGTCGTTGGCTCCTCTGGGGTGGTTGTGGGGGCTTCGCCGAACATCCGACGCTTCACTAACGGAATTGTCGTGGAGTTGGTAATCTTGGTCCCATCCGGTCGCGTACCGGTGATCTCAATCTTTACCGAGGTGAATTCTAAAAACTCCATACCTCGGATCAACGCCTGGAACGACATGGTCGGTTTCTCGATGAAGACCTTCACCAGGTTACCGCGTGCCGTACCAATGTCCTGCGCACTCATGCTCTTGACCTGCCGTAGCTTAGCAACGTGGCTGGCTACCAAGCGCGTCCACTTGGAGGGTGTAACTTGCTCAGCCGCTAGGAACTCACGCCACAGCCGCAAGAGATAGTGCGAGGTGGAAAAGCTTTTCTTACTGGGGTCAGTAAGCAGCTCCTCCATCTTCTCTTTTGGTTTCTTTTTGTCCAACGGGTTATGCTCCTTCAGATACTTCGTAAGCTACAGTCCAGGGTGGCAGCGAACACCACCAACAGCTCCGTGTACAGCGGAGTGAGTTTGCGCAGGACGTAGTCACGATCGATGTCCTCCATCTGGAACACCAGATCACACAGCAGATTGAGCTGGGTGGTGAGGGCCGCATAGTACTCGGGTACCGCGAGCACGTTGTTGTCCTCATCGACCAGCCAGTCATACAGCGTCAGGTCGCGGCTCTCTTGCAAGAACCGGTACAAGATCCGGGGTTCCGGGAGTGACGACGACTCACCGACAAGACCATTGTTGATCTCCGTAAGGGTGATCAGCAGGTGGTTTGCACAGTGGGTCTGTACTCGCATTCGCACGTCTAACATCTTGCGAACGCTAAAGTATTCTATGGGATTGTCGCTATTGATAACCTTGCGCAGTGCGCCCAGTGCCCGCAGGCCATCTTCCATTTTATAATTATCGCATCGTGCGTTCTCTAAACCAGAAAGCAGACGGTTTAATAAAAAGCGCTTTAAGAACCGCATGGATAGTCCTTAATTCAGTTCCACATTCACCTTAGTAATATAGTCCTGAAAATTCTTGGAGGAAGTATGAGTCAGAATACGCTCGACAGCGATGACGTGTTGATTCAAAAAATGCAGAACTACCGCATGAAGATCATCACCGGCGTTATGGACGCGCCCGCGGAGAACCCTGCAGAGCGCGTCATCGACAAAGACCCGAAAATGCTGCGGGTAGCGCTCTCGGCCATGGACGGGGTGGATAACTCGATTCAGAAACAGCGTCGCCTGGAGCTGGATAAGCAGACCGCTGAGAACGAAGGCGAATTCCAGCGCACCATCGGTGGCTTGATCAACCGTGTCATGGACGGCGGTGGCATGATGCTGGCCGACGGCACCGGCAGTAACAACGCCAACGCCCCTGCCGCCCCTACACCACAACTGGGTAACCTGCCTACCACCACCATCTCCGAGCAGGAGTCGCATATCGGCGTGGAACACATCGAGTACGACGACATCATGAACAAGAACAAATAACTACGGGTCGAGGTCGGGTTCGTTATCGGTGACAATGGAGAACAGGTTCACGTCCATGAACACCACCCCGACCAGCCCGACAAACATCAGGCTCATCTGTTCCCAAACGTACTCTTCGGCATCCACCTTTTTCAGCAGTTCGCTGGGGGCATCCTTCAGGTACAGCCGGGGCACCACCATCCGTACTTCCGGCATCGTGGTTTGCTTGAACTCTTCGGTATGATGCATCAGCCATTCGTTGAAGTCATACATAAAGCAGATGGCGTAGCTGTTTTTGATCAGCTGGACCGTAAGCTCTTCCGGGGCGTAATCCACCAGGTTAATCTCGGCGGCGCCGTTGGTGTAGGTTTCAATCGCTGAACGAATCGATTCCTTTACCGGCTCAGCGAGCTGGTAGGGGAAGAGGTTTATGTCGATCTTAAACTGCTGGGACAGCAGCGGCATCCCCTGGGTGGTGGTCAGCCGGGCAATCAGCGTCATCAGATACTTCGGTAGCTGGGTCATGAACGCCAGCTTTAGCGTGTCCTCGTCACGGGCTGCATACAACGCTTCGTACGCCGCCTGGTTGACATTTGCCCCCTTGCGGTCAAAGCGGTCCACGGTGCGCTTGTGGTACCAGTTGGCCTGGATCAGCTGCGACTGCTCTTCGTTCATCCGCCGAATGGTGGCCAGCCGGGTATCCATCAGGACGTCCAGCGACACCAGGCAGGTAATGTTCTCACTCACTTCACGGCTCCTTTTTCGGCAGTAACCAGTTCAAAGATGTCCACCCGACACAAATAGTAGATAAACACCAGCCAGGGGTTGTGGGTAAACAACGCCAGGGTTTCGGTGTAGGTCGGGAACACCGAGCGGTGACCTTCGTTGATCAGGTTATGCTCGTTGTTGCTTGACATCAGACACAGGCTGTCGCACAGGTGTTTCGTCAACCCCTGGAACGACTGGTTGGCGGCGTCGGTCGACTTGCCAAAGATCTTGGCGTACAGGGTCGCACCGCCGCGGTAGACGAACTCCAGCAGGTCCTGGTTCTCATCAAGCGGCCGGGTGATGGTCTCCTTAATCCCTGCCGCGGTCCACATGCGTGGGAAGAAGAACGCCGAGTTAAGTTCCACCATGTATCCCACAACCTCGCCGTAGATCTTGTCGTCTTTGATCTGACGGTTCATGGCTTTGTTGTGGCGAATACGCGCGGTCAGCCACACCCGCAGGAACTCTTCGGTAACCTCTTGGGCGGCAGCATCCATTTCCAGAATCGGCAGCTCGCCGGGCTTGGCGATCTTGGCCAGCGCGTCGATAAAGCCGGTTAGTTTATTTGCCATGACTCCCTCACTACAGGTTGTTGCTCAGCATCATTGCGGTCAGGATGGCGCCCACCGTCTTGCCGGATTTGACCTTGGTCTTCTGGCTGGCGATTACGCCGACGTTAACACCCCCGGTCGCAATGATTTCGTTGTTGTATTCCCGATAGGCCTTCTCGTCACCGCCACGCACCTTCAGCAGCTCCTGCATGGTTTTGTTCAGACCCATGGCGTAAAGAATTTGAATCTCCGGGTACGAGATCGCCGAGCCCTTGGATTCGGTAGTCGGCTGCCCGGTGAGGTCGTCGACGTGCTTGTTGTCCTTTGGCACCGACATTTTCTTTTGCAGCTTCTGCTGCTGAATACGCAGCGGCAAACGCAGAATCGGGTACTTGATCGGCGTCAGGAACTTCTGCCCGGTTTCAAAGTCGACCATGTGAATCTGTTCCATGAAAGCCCCGCCTTCCTGGGTAATCAGCCCAATCAGGTGCTCCAGATCAATGTTCTTGCCGGTGAAGTTCGGGTGATAGAACGGGAAGGATTCACCGTCCTTTTCCATGCGAACCATCAGTACCTCAAACTGGTCGTCGTCTAGCCGGGCAAAGAAGTCCTTGTAGATCTCCGGGTTCTTGTTCCCGTCCATGATCTGCGCCATTGCACCTAACAGGTAGGATTCTACGGCTTCACGTGCTGCGTTCATACGGCTTACTCCTTGGGATAGATATAGACAAAATGAGCTATATCATTCTTGACGAGGAGCTCAATCATGTTCTTGGTGCCGTGGCTTTCCCCGTCCCAGAAGATGATGGCGTAATGCAGATCTTGCTTGCTCATGTGGTGGTTGCGAATCATCCCCGCCCGCTTCTGGTATTTGTCCCACAATGCTGGCCAACCCGTTAACTGACAGCCGGTCTCACGGGCGTACTGAATCGCCATGTTATCCGGCCCGCTGTGCGCTAAACCGGTAACGATGTTGATGTCGTAGTCACGATCGAACGGTGTTTCAAAATGAGCGAGTTGTTCTGTCACCACATGCTTAAACACCACGTAGTTGTTGAACCCCCGACCCCCTGCAATTAATATATTCATAACGTTATGATCCAGTTGTGCCGTCTTCCGGTAGTCGTCATAGAAGTCCAGCTGCCATTGATGACGTTGCTTCAAGTCGCGTACCACATCGTTGCCGTACACGTAGTAGTGCTCAAAGGGCAGGGTTGATTCCAGCAGGGCGTGACGCAGCTGGGGATGCTGTTCTAAGCGCAGACGCATGCCTTCTTTAAAGCGTGCCTGGAAGTCCGGCATCTCGATACGCTCCATCTTGGAACCCACGCCTTTTGCTTCAAAGCCGCTCATTTGCTTAAACTGGTCATGCTTGCAGCCGGTGGCCAGCCAATACCAGTAGCCTTCTAAACACTCAAACCACCCGTGGTCTTCGTGCAGAAAGCCGAGCTTAGACAGGTTGCTGAGCTGGCGACCTAGCCAGCTGGCGCTCTTCGTCCAGATGTTGATGTGGGACTGATTGTCCTCTGCCGGCACCGGGAGCTTGCGCCCTAAACAGAGGTGCACCTGCAGATCACAATCCCCCAAAATGGCATAAATGAGCGCCCGCACGGACGCCCATTCAAGGTTACCGTTGCCACAGCCGAGCGGTGGCATAGCAACACTCGTGATACCCCGTTCCCGATAAGTATCACGCAGCGTGTGCAGGTTGGCTTCTATCCATTCCAACCGGCTGTCTTCCCAAGTCTTGTCTTTCGTCGGGAAGCAAAGAATTTTCGGTTCGCTGTTCTCGTAAACCCATAACGTGTTGACCAGTAATTGTTTTTGTTTGCACTGCACACGGTAGGCGTCGTAGAGACCGGGAATACACTTCTTGAGATAAAGCGCGATACCGCGACCCATGTGCCCTTCGGTATTGACGGTGCAGATGACGTGGCTGACTTTAACATCCAGAATGCCGATGTGTGATTCCGAAACGATCATGGTGAATCCTTAAGTAGCGGTGGTGAACACCCGAACGCGACTGCCGTGCTCCAAACAGTCTTTGATCAAGGTCTTCATGCCTTCATCGTTGTGGCTCGTGAAGATCAGCGCGTGGGTAGCACGCATCCCCAAAATGCCACAGTTATCAAAGAACGCTTTCTTACCCCGATCCCACTCGACAGGAATCTCCTGCAGATCGATCTGGTTTTCGAGCGCGTACTCTTTTACCTCAACCGCCAGCGTTTTAAGTTCGCCGTTGGTGATCAACACCACGTGCTCTTTCGTCAGCAGTTCGTCCTCCTCGGACACTCCGTCGTTGATTACGAAGATATCCGCAATCAGCTTGTCGAGTGCCAACCTCAGGCGATCCTTGTTGTGGAACCCCTTGTCGCCGGCAACGACTATCCGTACCTCTTTCTTTAACATAGTAGTTTTCCCAACTCTACGAACGCGTTTATTCCCAACCGGCGTAATAAGTGGGGCGGTTTTCACCACCCCGGTTAGCGCACGGACAACATTACATCCAATACGGACGGTACTCGTCATGGTACATGCGAAGCAGGTCCATGGTGCTTAAGAACGGCAGAGGATGGTTGTCTTCCTCAAACGTCCAGAAGCCACGGGTGTTCAGCAGGACGTCCCACTTATACCCTTTCTTCTCCAGCCCAACACGCAGCTCTTCCGGCGTTATGTTGTACTTTGGATCGCGGGTGTGCCACAGGTAACGCATCTGGCACATCTCCATCGTGATTTCCAACGCACGACGCAGTTCCGGCGTGTCGTCGATCTTACCGCGTACCGTGGTGCGCATCAGCTTCACGTCCGGCAGCAGTTCAACATAATAATTACGGTCGTTACCACCAAGGCCGTAGCGGTTACAGGATTTGATGTGGTTGAACTCGGTCAAGGACGGCAGCAGACCTTCAGCCTGTGACATCACAAACTCCCACGGCACACCAGACGGGCCGTTCTTCCCGCGCAGGTTCTTCGCCACCAGGGTCAGTAGATCCGGGTTACCGGCGGTTTCCACATCACCCGGTTTGGGATACATCCACTCCTTGGTGTCGCGGTTAATCAGCACGGTCCCGGTGGAAATCTCCCAGGCGTTGTTCGGCAAGGACATGATCTGGGTCGGCACTTTAGAGATTTTATCACCCTGCTTCATGAAGGTCATTTTCTTCTCTTGCGGCTTGCCATCCATGTTTAGGTCTTTACCGAGGTGTGCCGTCATCAGCACGTACAGACCACCGGCGTTGGCGTAACCCTGGGTCTTCTCAATCAGCATACGCTTGGCGTTCGACACGCGCATGGCTTCGGTCTGCATCTCACCCTGACCGATTTCCATCTTGGCGTAGTTCTTCTCCAGGTCGTTGAACTTCATCTCGGACATGGAGTCGGCGATGTTCACGGTCGGATAGTGGTACGGAATCGGGTTGCCCTTGGAATCGACAAACGGCAGATGGCCGATCGACCCCTTGTCTTTCTTCTTCATCTCCCCGTAGTTCTGTACCGTCTGTTTGAACCACTCGTTGCCTTTTGCAATTGAGTCGTCGGTCAGGTAGATGCGCCCGCTGTCCAGCCAGCTTTGAGCGATACCCGGGTCGAGGTGGCTCATCAGGCTGAGAATACGGTCCGGGCTAAAGGTACACTCGGTGTCGTAGTGTAGACCGTTGGCGTTGCTGTAGCGCTCCAGCACGCGACCCATCATAAACATGGCGATGGCGGTTTTAAAGGTGTTCCCTTTTCCCACGATGGCGGTGAAAGGTGCAAGACCGCCGTTGAGAATCGATTCACCATGCTTACCCAGACGGTACGAACCCGTCGGGATATCAAAGCCCGCGCCAATGTTCAGCATCGGACGAATCGGCTTTGATTGCTCGATGACGTCACCAAAAGATAAGCTCATGGTTTAATCCTTAATAAAATGAAATGCGTTCATAATAAGTGATAATATGTTGAATAAAACTACTGAACCCTCGGGAGCAAACATGTATACCATTAGCGATTTTGAAAACGCCGTAAAGGACCTCAACGAGGGCATCGGTAACGAAGGCTTTAACCCGGTCACCTCGATCAGCAAACTGTTCCAAGGCGTCAAGCAATATTTCCACGGCAAGATGCTGGGGCTCGATAAGCCGATCATCCTGGCAGACGTGTCGGCTGCGAAAAAGGTGGTGAACAGCTTTAACTACACCGACGTGATGGACACCCTGATTTTCCAACCTGCGCGTCTGAACAAGCCGTACCGTGAGCTGCTGCCAACCCTTGAACACTGCTGTCGTTTCTTGGCTACCACCGAGCAGGCGTTGCCGGCAGTGCTGAAGAGCCTGCTGGACATTAGCAACGGCGCGGGCATATCTATTTACAGCGTTGCCCCGTTGACCGCCGGTAAAGACAAGTTGGAGCTCGATCTGCAGAAAACCTTTAACGGACGCGAGATCACCGACATTGCGTTCTCTGCCCGCTTCGAGTCAATGACCGACTATCAGGGCACCTACGCCGACTTCAATATCCTGGTGCAGAAGCTGGTACGTCGTAATCCTAAAGAGACCCGTCTCAACGTTGAACGCATCGCCGAGATCGCCGAAGTGATTCATACGTCCATGACTGACGGTAGTGTGGTACTGAGCGCTCAACAGGTGAAGCAGCTCGGCGACCTGATGCTGCAGTTGGCCCGTACCGTGGACGTCTACAGCGTGGCGACCACACTGCTGATCTCTACCGGTTCGGCGTTGAACAACACCGCAGAAAAGCTGTTAACCAAAAAATAACGCATAAAACAGAGGCCTTCTCTCCCGGGTGGGAGAGAAGCGCCCCTTATGCCCGCTACAGCATTTTAATGTCGTGGTACATTTCCACAATTGAGCCGTACTTGATCCAGTGCGGGATCTGGGCAACGATGTCCAGCGGTGAATTGAAATTCACCCCACGAAAGGCCCCGCGCAGCTTCTCATCCATAATCTGCACGTAAAACAAACAGCGGTCCACGTCTTTGGCGCTACGGGTGATGTGGTGCTGACGATTCAGTTCGTCGGCGCTGGAGCCGGGTTGACGCTGCTGGCAGATGTAGGTCAGCAGGATGCGCCGGCGTATGGGCGCATCCAGTATCCGATCCGTGTCAAACAGGGCCGCAATGTCAACGTCGGCGCGCATGGGCAGTGTTGATGCTGTACTCACATCTCCTCCTTACGCGCACTTCTCCAGTTCCGCTTTGGACAGGATACGCAGGTTAGCGTACACGTTCGCCATGATGCAGTATCCCGCGTCGCACGACATGATTGTCAGGTAGCGGAAAGCCACGTCAGACTCCTTCACGGTCATGATGTAAATCTTCGGATTCTCATCACAGATCCCGCTTAACGTGTTACGGTTAGGAATATCAAGACCTAAGGTGCAGGTGACGTCAACCACGATGTCCTTGTCCAACACGTCACACTTCACCGGCAGCTTGATGGCTTTGGTGTTTTGTTTGATCTCCTTTTTCAACGACATCTTCACCTCGCCCTTCTTGGTGGTTTCGCTGTCGTAAATCAGGTCGGTCACCTCAACCACCCGACGCAGGCGGTCCAGCTCACCGGTATGGAACTCGGTTAAGCACTGGTTGAGGAAGATCAGGTTGTTCACCGCCCGGTAAGAAATCGCCGGCGGGTTACACTCACGCACGATCAACGCGCCGGTGCAGTTGGTGATGTCGTTGTCGTTCTTGTTGGCACGGAACAGCAGCGACCCGCCGTAGTCCATGATCTCCTTGTGGGTAAACGGGCTGTAGATGTTATCCAGACGACCAATGAAGGCGTTGCCGTACACGTTGGTGGCAATCTTCTTCACGCTGGTGTACACCAAATCCAAACAGGCTTCCGGCTGCTTTAACCACACGATGCTAAACGCGGTGTCGGCCAGCGCTTTACCCAGATACACCTGGTCGGTATCTTCTTTTGACGGGTGGCCAAAGCAGTATTCATAAAAGCCGTGCGGGTTGGTGCGCAGCAGCGAGTCGTCGCTTAAGTTAAAGTACCAGCGCGAGTGCGACACAAAGCGGTGGCGCTCAGCCTTGTACTTTTCGTACTCGTTGAAGTCCTGCACGTTGTGACGCGGTTCAGCATCACCCTGTTTGCCAAGCATCACCCCACGGGTCGCCATGTAGTCCGCCATCACGTTACCGCGATGCCCATCGTGACCTTTCACCCACTGGAAAGTGTAGTGGATGTTCTTGTCCTTAAGCTCGGTTAACTTGCTGTCAATCGCCTGCCACAGCGGTTTGTTAGCAATCTCGTCACCGGTGGACTTTTTCCAACCGTTGGCTTTCCACTTGTTCAGGTACTGCGTTACCCCCTTTACCACGTACTCACTGTCGGTAAAGATGGTGAGCCGCTCCGCGCCTTGTCCAATCGCCAACTCCATTCCGTTTAACGACGCGGTCATTTCAGCGATGTTATTGGTGGTCTCCGGCAAGAGCCCGGCAAACGATTCGAAAACCTGCAGCGGCCTCACGACTTCGCGCTGGGTCATTTTCGGATCGTCTTTGATGATGTAGCCAGTCGTGGTGGGAACGCCTACCGCAGGCTTCTTCTTCTTTTTCTTGTCTTCGGTATCGTCAACCAGGTGCGTATAGCCATGCACCCCCCATCCGCCCACATTTTGCCGATATCCACCGTCCGTATACAGGATCATGGAAATCTTCGGCAATGTTGTTGATTCCATCGCTGACTCCTCAAATTAATCGTATTCTCTCTTATCATAGACCGTTTAGGTTAATAAAAACCAAACCACCCCCTACTTACGTCTCAGAGGTGGCTTAGTCGCTTTACGGCACTGTCCCAGCAGGTCTTCATTCAAACGCGCATTTTCTTTACGCAATTCCAACAATTCGTCGCCTAAGATTTTATTCTGCTGTAGCAGAAGCTTGTTCTGGTTCAGCATATCAGTCATGTTCGGATAAATACTCGTCATGCCGCGGAGAGTACTCAGTTCGCTCACAAACTGCTTATTTTGTGTGTTCAGGCTTTCGTATTCCCGGTATCCGTAATAAACCACCCCGGACAAGAGAAATATAAACGCAACCAAGGTATAATAAAGACCCTTGCTTTTACGTGTGGTGCTGTAACGCGTGGCGCCGTCGGACATGAAGTTATTCGATTGTTTCCGAATAATGGGGAGGCACATAATAAAGATACGTAACAGTAACATGCTGTTAACCCCCGATTCACGTACCGCTGCTGAATGTTATGTCTTTTATCCACTCCCAATTCTAAAGGGTGAACTATGAAAACGATACTCGGGTTTGCACAATGCAACGCCCTGATCAATAACAGCCCCTCAATTACCAACGACATTGGCGAGCTGTCACAAATCTCCATGACGTTTTCCCGAGGCATCGGAACCTATTCGAGTGATAGCCAGCCTGGCGCAGTGTTCCAGGCCTTCACCACCGAAAACGACAACGGTAGTCCGTTTGCCCTGACCGACGTGTACAAGATCCCGATCCTGCAGCTGCAGTACTGGATCATGCTGCGCATCATTGACGGGCGCATTACCAACGACAAGGTGATCACCCTGCAACAGATCACCAGCGCCTTTAGCAGCACCTGGGGCAGTCTGGCCATTGGTCCGATGGTAACCGACGGTCAGCACTGGGCACCTGAATGGATCTCCGGCACCATCTCCGGATCCACCGCAGGGGCCAACACCGTTAAGATCTGGTTTACCGACGAAGCTTTCCAGATGCAGTATCCCCGCTTTGAGCTGGAACCGCTGCACTGTGTACCGACGAAAGACCTGGATCTGCTGCACGAAGATTTTGTTACCCAACAAAATGCTATCGCCGCCTTTACCAAAGGGATGCTGTCCATGGCGCTCGACCAGATGGTCGGCGACCACCCGCAAACCTTTATCCAGACCTACACCTTCAAGGTGTACGATAAAGCCAACACCAAGCTGTTCCAGGAAGCATACTGGCAGGTGGTAGGTTGGGGTAAGAACGGACGCAACGATGATGCCGCCTACGAGGCGATCAAACAGGACATCCTGGCGAACTCCACATTCGGTGAGGATGAATGGGCACTGGTAATCCCAGACCTCTTCAACCCGATCGAATATGTGATTGCGCCGGATTGGATTTCCTATAGCATTCCTAACAAAACGGTGCAGGCGGGTATCCACAGTCCGGTTGTTGATTACGCTACCGTATTGAACCTGCCGAAGAAGGTCATGAAGTGGTATGCCGCGGCACACATCCAAACGTCGCTGCAGGTGTTCCCAAGCCTGACCAAGTCACTGAAACTCAACGCGGTGGCTAAACCGACCAACCGTGGCGGGCAGTTCAAGCTGCTGGCACTGTACCCGGACTACGCGCTGATCCCATCGACTGCCACCGAGTTTGACAGCATCTCCAAGGGTACCCAGGCGTTCATCTTTGCCCTGCAGGAACTCATCCTGGCGGCTGAAACGATGGAAGCCTTCTCCGAGCTCCCGGCCGGGGTTAACCGCGTGGTGCGTGATGGCGTGGTGTGTGCGACCAAGACCGTTGACGGCATCAAACTGCTGATGGTTGCGAAGCCGTACACCGTGTCGCTCTACCCGTAAGGAGGGTATCCTAAATGGCTAACATTATTCCTCCTATGTCACTGCGGGGATTGTGGACGCTGGCAGAGCCGTTTAAGGTTACCGCTAATACCATCTACATGGTGGAAGCAATCCGTACCTTTGACGAGATGCTCAAGCTCAACGTCGACGTGGTCGCCCAGGTCTATGCCCCCGTGGGGCTGGATAAGGCGGCGTACGATGCGGACGTCCTGGCCCTGGCAAAGATCGTCTCCCTGACCGCCCCCGGTCAGCCTACGGTGTACGTGCCGACCACGTACATCACCCGGATGCCGGACGACACGGCGATCAGCTACGACTACGTGGTGCTCTCCGTACCACTTGGGGCAATACCGACCTCACTGATCAACGAGACCCAGCAGCTGATGGATACCATCCAGGCGGCATGCTCCGACTTGATTGGCGTGACCCCGACGGTGAACATCGCCATCGCTCCTTCCTCCGGCACAGTGACGGCGACTCAACACCGCCTGAACGAAGAGAACCGGCTGGCGGTAATTCGCAACCGCCCGACCGAACATGCGGAGAACCTGCGCCTCATCGCCGAGAACGAACAATTGCGCATGATCATTCAAAGCTATGAAGCGCGCCTTACCGGGCAGGCATAATCCAGGCAGGGGTGTTGTTGCACCCCTGCCTTTATGCCGATCAGAAAAGCGAATCGGGCGAGTTGAATTTGATGTAGGTAAGATGCGGTTCGTTAGCCAGCTGAATCACCAGCTCCACCCGGTTGTTGGTAGTGATGTTGATGCGCGCTGAATACAGCGACTGGCGGTTGATCTGCTCAGCCACCACGCTGATGATCCTCATCTGGTTGCGCACCCGCGCGACGGTAAGTACGTGAATGTTTCTGGCCATCATGCTAATCAGTACGCGATGGTCATCGGTCTCCACGTACTCGCCGGTCATCGACATCCGATTTCGCAGCTCGACCATGATTAAAGCCACGAGAGTATGATCCACGGCATGACCGCCCCGCTCAATAAACCCGTTAAGCACCGCCAACTGCTTTTGACACAATCGTTCATCCACCCAGTCAAACGCCAGGGTGGTGATTATCATCAACGCCATAAAGCTCACGATAGCACAGAGCGCTACGAGTAGCTCATGCATTCCCACCTCCTGGTTACAACAAAAAAAAAAAGAAGGAGCCGAAGCTCCCTCAGTTGATACACATTATTTACGCAGCTGGCTCAGCACCACCATGGCGCCAAGGATCACACCGGTTGTACCGATAACCGCAGCGTACGCTTTTGCGCCAGTCAGCTTAACTTTGAATTTGCCGTTTTTCATTTATTCCACCATTGCTGCGAGTTTGTTTAAGAGGTTCAGCGCCGCGGCTACTGCCAGCCCGGCACCGAGGGCTTTGACGCCACGGTTTTCACTGCCTGCCAACACCGCACCCACGGTGAAGGTAATGATCGGTGCTGCCCAGTTGACTTTAATGTGCGGCGGGCGAACAGTTTCAGTTTGTTTAGTCATCGTCCTTTCCTTTCGTCGTCAGTTTGATAAAGGCCACGCAGGCGCCGATGGCGAGGAAGCCGATACCCAGTCCCTGACCGGCGGATTCCAGTTTTTCCTGAGTAGTGCCAAAGCCTTCTTTGGTCATGGATTCATTAACCTTGCTATCGCTAAAGGCATGGGTCCCCGCAGCGAGTAACTCCGTAGCCACCATGACGGCAGCGGCGGAGATGACGCGTTCTTTGGGGACGTTAAGCACGGTAAGTCCGAGGGCTACCGCGCTGATAAAGCCCGCACCGCGGGCCAGAGAGGTGAAGGCCACGTGCTTACGGGCGCTTACCGGGATACTGATAGTTTCGACCTGGCTCATGGGTGCGTCCTTATTCAGCGGATTCAGTAACGTTAGCAACGGCTTTCTTCACCCAGAAGGCACCGATCAGCATACCGGTTGCTGCTGTCCACAGGGCGGTTTTGGTCAGCTCTTTCTTATTCACGGCTACCGCTTCCTGATAGGTGGTTTCGGTGGATTCAGCCAGGGCTTTAGTCAGGGCGCGCTTACGGCTGGACAGCGCATCGATGGCCACGCAGCCACCGCTGATGATACCGGCCACGATGGCGGAGTTTCTCACGTCACGACCGTTCATTGCAGCGCCGGCCACAACGGATGCGGCAGCCACGCTGTTCAGCAGTACGCTGGTCCCGATACGTTTGCGGTTAAGGTTCTTCACACGGGTAGCGAAGTCGGTCACGGAGATGGTCTGGGTTTGTTCGGTGGTATTGTTCATGGCGGCTTCCTCAGCTTTAGCGGTGGCAACGTTTACGGTGGTTTCGGTGGTATTAGCCAGCTCTGGCTGAGAATCAACGGTGGTGCTTTCGGTAGTGGTATTCATGGTATTTTCCTCACAGGTCACGGGTTCAAAGACAACTTCAACTTCAGCTTCATCAGTACGGGCATGATGAATGCTGGCAATGGGTGCTTCACGACGAAACTGAGCCACGTTATCAGCGGACGCAGCACGGTTAGCCTTAAAGTCACGGATTGCGTTCATTGGATTGGTCATGGAGGTTTCCTCTTGAAAAGGGTAAGTGGTTTATACACCTGGTTAATATAGGTGTAAGATTATCTGCAACTCAAATCGGCATAAAAGCGAGGGTCACCCCTCGCTCACACGGTTAACGGTTTTCTTATGCCAGTCGAGTCGACTTAATAAGGTTGGTGACAGAACGTCGGTGATCCGGGCCAGGTGAACGTCCGAGACGGTGTAGTCGTGTTCGGTAGTTTCACCATTGCGGGTCAGGTTAAAGATAATCCGTACCTGGTGGTCGCCCAGGTCGGTGATACTGCCGGTGATGGTGTAACCATCGGTGGTGGGGTCGCTGGCATATTCTTCGAACAGTGCCGTATAGAACGAAACCCATTCACTTACCCCGTAGCGTTGCAGATGGTTGCGGGCGGTGCGCTCGGCAATCTGGTACATCTGCTTAGTGGTAAAGGCACACTGGAGGAGTTCTGGTGTGGAGAGATAGCGCCAGTGACGACTGGGGGCACTGGCGGGTTTACGAAACAGTGCGCGAAGCACCAGCAGGCAGAAGGTCGTGCAGATCATCCATCCCGCCCATTTAACTAAGTCGAACATACTCAGGTCAGACATTGTAATTTCCTCAGATCTTTTCGGCGACAGATGAACATATGATACGGAACTCACGTTCAATAATACTGTTGTGTCCGATGCCGGCTCCGGCCCACAGACGCTCCAGACCATTGTCCGTAACATAACGACGATATGACATCCAAGCGTTGGCGATAGTGTCTTTGGTGGCAACGGCACCCGTAACAAAGTTACGTACGTTGCTAACAATCCATGTATAGATGTTGACCAGGCGATCTTTACGTACTGCAATACCGTAGCACATGCCAACGGCACGTTTGATGTCTTCTACGGTGATATCGATACCGTCCAGCTTAGGGTTGCGGAACTGGTAGCGGCGCTCTGCCAGGCGGCAGGTGCCATTCACACCCAGGGTGTTGAGGTTCTCACGAACCATGGATACGAATTCTTCGGACATGATAAAGGTCAGTTTATTAGTGTTCATAGCGATGCCTCTTATGCAGGTTTAATTATAGTGGGTGGTCTGCCGAGGCTCGTATGAACCCCGGTATTAGGTTTGGTAACAGAAGGGGTTCATGATCGTCCCTTACAGCTTGATGAAGGTATAGGAGCTCACGACACCAGGTCTGTACTTACGGTTGTACTTGTTTAACAGCGCGGTTACGGTTACGGATACAGCAGCGGAAACAACAATTTTAGCGATGATATTTTTCATGATCGTACTCCAACGGGTTAAGGTAGGTAGGTTAACAATTTTGTACAGCAGGGATTACTTCTTTTTCTTCTTGAACGACAGTTTACGCATGACTTTGGCAGTCGGGCCAAACGGGTTATGGTAAGCTTCGAGTTTAGCCATAACAACAACAACAGCGGTAGCAACAACAACGTTAGCGATTTTCATGGTTTCGATTCCTGAGAGTAAAGTGGATTAGTTTTTCTTGTAAGCTGCCAGACGGGCATCGGTATCTTCAATAAGGCTTTTCAGCTCAGCCTGTGAACGTTTAGCGATCTTGCGGGTTCTGTAAGCCACCACACCACCGATCACACAACCGACTACGGCAAAGGCTAATGTGGCAACTGCGAGTTTTTGTTCATTGTTCATGATGTATTCCTTAAAAGGTTATGTGAAAGCAAAGTTCATTGCTCTTATTCACCTGTTTAATATAGGTCTGAAATAATCTGCAACTCAAAACAAACACCAAATCGGCATAAAACCAGGGCTTCTCCCGCTAAGGAGAAGCGCCTGGCTTATGTCTGACTTATACTACGGTTTCGAGGATAGTGGTCTGGCCGTTGCCGTACTTGGCGTTGAAGCGGGATTTAAAGTCGTAGTCCACGTGGAACCACATATCTGGCTCAATGCGTCCGGCGATCATCAGTACCGCTGCTGCATCTTCGCGACTCAGCTCGATCTTGGTCGTTGCCGGTTCGTCAGGTGTGCTGTGAGAGGCTTCCAGCAGACCGGTAGTCGGGTTCTGATCAAACCACAACTTGCTGCCTGCCGGTACGGCCGCACAGGCACGCTTGTAGACTTCTTCTACGACCGACATGATGTAATCCGCCAGCTCAATAGAGAAGCGCTTATACGCGGCCTGAGACGGTTTAACGACACGGGTCCAGGTGCGGTTTTCCGCAGCATGGCGTGCCACCGCCGAACGGATGTTCAGCGCCTGGGTATCCCAGTCGTCCAACGCCAGGCCGTCGATCTCGATGTCGGCCAGGTCGATGTAGTTCATCTCACCGTCTTTGTGCTCGATCACGTCAAGCGGATGTTTGCTGTGGGTCACCAGCTGCAACAGGTTCTCGTCCTGGTTGTAGGTCAGCGCCAGGCCGATGTACTTGCCGTCATCGTTTTCCTTGCCGTACTCGAGCTCCAGATCACGCTTGGTGTCCTGCAGACGATCCAGGGCCTTAAAGATGATCTCCTGGCCACGCAGGTCGTTTTCTTCAACCTTCGCTTCCCACCCTTTCTCACCTTTGACAACCGGTACGACAGGCAGGTAGTAGCGACCGATGTTGACAGCGCGCCCGGTCTGGGACGCGGCACGGGCATCCTGCTGCAGGTGGTCGTAGCGCAGGGTGTATTTGTACGCACGCATGGAGGGGTTCAGCACGCCATTGACTTCGTCCAGATACACGAGACCTTTACCACCAACAACCGGCACCAACCACTCGGTGACAATTACCTTACGTTCAGCGTGCTGGACATCGACGTCGGAGCCGTAGGTCCAGTTGGCGCGATCGTCAGGGGCAATCTCGCGCTGAAAGCGCAGACGCACGGACTGATTGGCAAAGTCCTGGATGGCGGGGAGGATACGTTCAATCCAGTTTTGTTCCCAGTTAATCGGGTTCAGCTTCTGTGCTTCCCGACGGGCGGTTTTTGCGGTATTCTTTTTCTTACCAGACATGCTTAATCCTCTTAATACACTTTGTTCTTAAAGTACTCCGTCATATGCGCGTAGTCCGATGGCATAAAGGAGATCGAATGGATAATGACATTACTAATACCATAGACGGTAATCGTCAGGTATTCGTCGCGAACGTCTACGGTGACCCGCGACTTACGCAACCAAATGGAACGGCTTACATAAGAACACTTGGTCGTGTAATCTAATACATGTCGTTCAACGTATTTGCGTAAATGCTTGGCCATAAACGCCATGCGATGCTTTAAGGGAAAGCCACCCATCTGCATAAAGGCGCGGTAATTACCCGGGGTGGTGAGCTCAAAGCGAATCTCTTCCAGCAGCAGGCGAACGTCATCCTTGAGTTCATCAGGGATCGGGCTGGGGAGTCTTGATCGTGGGTTCATTAGCGAGACAACGGTTAGCATGGCGATAATGACACCGCTCATGGTAGTGAAAACAGCCAGGTACTTCAGATACAGTAATGCGTCCACTGCACGGTCCTCGGCAAAAAAAAAAGAAGGAGGCAGTGCCCCCTTCTTGATGTCAGCTTACGCGATTAAGAAATCGTCCGACAATCCACGCTCTAAGGCTTCACACATCTTGGCGTAGCCCTTCAGCGAGTCCTGAATCAGTTCAACGTCAACCGCACAGTTACCCGTACGGGAATGGTTCAGCACGACAATAGCTGTGTGGTTGCCAAAGAATGATTGCAGCTCCTGCTGGAGGGCGGTTTTGGTGTCATGGATGTTATCGTTAAACAGGTAGATCGCGCTGGTCTCTTTTACCTTGAGAGACACGTGGTGGAAAATACCACGCAGACCGCTTAATACGGTGTTCGGCAACACGGTCAGGCGCACACGCTCAACCAGTTCCTTGGCATTGCCCGAGCACACGACGTTGGTGACGATCTCCTGGTAGAAGCCGTCGACGTCATCATACCCCAGGTGGAAGCGGGTATTAACGTTAAAGTTTAGACGCCCACCGTGCAGCTTAATCTGGTGGCGAATCGATGACTCGATATTGGCGCGTAAACGAATGAGATATTCTTCAGCACTCCCGGCCGTGTCGGCACGTTGGACTGCGGTACGGATAATGGTTTCCAGCATGGTTTGAATCCTTGTACTTTATAATTTGGTTGTGAACATCCAAAGCCCCTGAGGATGTTTGCTTGACGTCCAACGACGTCATATGATCATTTTACATTGAGGATAAACATCAACGTTAGGCCGGCCAAACAGCCTACGATCACGATCAAGTTCACGAGTGAATTGTTCATTTAATTATTCCCACAAGTTAAGTATTACATTTGTTTTCGATCGAAAACTCACCTACGTAATATAGACCCAAAATGTTTTGGAAAATTGTATGTTATTTAACTGATTATAAAGGGCACCACTATGGCAATGCTTGACCGTGTAAAAGGAATGCTGGGGATTATCAGCGTCCGGGAACAAAATGGTCTTATCACCGTGACCGGCGCACCGGCACGATTTATTCAATTCGACATCGAGAAACTCTGGGGTACCTCAAAGATCGCCAAGTACATGTTTAACAACGTAAAGCCAAGCGAGTTTTCGTTCCACAGCTTCTTTGCGCTGGAAATGGTTTACATGTTTGAAAGCATGATCAACGACAAGACCAAGTACTGCAGCCGTCGCGTGCTGGCGCGTATCGTTGAGCTGATCAAGGAAAACACCTGGATGCGGGATCTGAACGCACCCTGGGACGACATCTTGGATATTCGCAAGACCAAGCCTATTGTTTACCCGTTGAAGCCGCATCAGGTCGAGTTCCTAAACTACTACAACCACACCAAACCGCGCTATCGTCTCAAAGGTGCGTTGATGGCCGCAGACCCAGGTGCGGGGAAAACACTGAACGGTATTGCGGCGATGTTGGCACGCGAGAAAGAGTACGTGTTCATCATTGCGCCGAAGAAGGGTATTTACGACGTGTGGGAGAAAACCCTCCAGACGTTAGTCACCGGCAAGCAAACCACCTGGGTGGCGGACACCAACACCACCTGCCCGAAAGGCACCAAGTGGATGATCTTCCACTACGAGCGTCTACAGCAGGCGGTCGAGATGGCCAAATCGCTTGGACTGAATAACGTCGGCATCTTGCTGGATGAATCACACAACCTGAACATGAAGTCAAAGGAGTCGATTCGTACCAACCAGTTCATTGAGCTCTGTAAGGTCACTCGCTCAGAAGACGTGATCTGGTTATCGGGAACCGCGTTGACCGCCATGGGGTCGGAAGCGATTCCGTTGTTCCGCTGCCTGATTGACAACTTCACCCCGGAAGCCGAATACGCAATGCGCAAGATCTGGGGTAAGGTCGGTGGAAAGGCCAACGATATCCTGGCTAACCGTCTGGGGATTGTCAGCTTCCTGGTGCCAAAATCCGCCTTCATGTCGGACAAACCAATTGAAGCGACGGTGAAGATCAAGATCCCCGGCGGCGAGCGCTATACCCTGGAGGCCATCGGGAATCTGATGACCGCCTTCGTGAAGGAGCGCTTTGAGTTCTACACCAAGAACCGCCCGACCTACCAGCGCATCTATGACGATGCCATGGCGTGTCACAAACGTGATCTGCGCACGCCGTTTGATCATCAGCAGTTTAAGCAGTACCAGGCCAACGTGGCGATGTTCCAGAAGTACGGCTTTGACGGCCAGACCATGGCGGAAGAATCCAAGTTCTGTAACAACTACGAGCTGACGGTGATTATCCCGTCGTTACCGGAATCGCTGAAGGCGCCGTTTAAGGATGCCCGCTCGGTGATCAAGTACGTCGACCTGAAGATCAAGGGTGAATGTCTGGGCCGTATCCTTGGCAAAGAGCGCACCCAGTGTCACGTCGATATGGCGCGCCACATCCCGTTCCAGCAGTACATCGATAACGCCGAAAAGAAAACGCTGATCTTTACCGACTTCATTCCGGTGTTAGAAGAGACGCGTTCGCTGTGTAAGGCAGCCGGGTACTTCCCGGTGGTGGTGTACGGCGACACCAACAATGAGCTGGTCAACATTGTCAAGGACTACCGCGCCAACGACGACATTAACCCGCTTATCGCCACCTTCCGTTCCCTGGCCGAAGCCGTGCCGTTGACCGAAGCCAATAACGGGATGATGTTGAACAAACCGTTCCGCTTCCACCATTACAAGCAGGCGATGGCGCGTATGCACCGACTGGGACAAACCAGCCCGGTGTACGTCAATAACTTCGTGCTGGACACTGGCACCGCCCCGAACATCTCCACCCGTTCAGAAGACATCATGAACTGGTCACGTGACCAGGTCGATCAGCTGATGGGTTATGACCGTTACGGTTCCACCGTTAACGTCCCGGACGTGGAGATAGCTGCTGGTACCGAAGGTCTGGATGACCAACCACCGTTTGACGTGGAGGAAGGCTTCTTGTCTGCCGGTAACGAAGCGTTGTACGACCACATGGAAGAGGTGGGTGTGATTGTTCTGGATCCACCAACCAGCGTTAGCCCACCGCGCAGCAAAGCCCTGGAGTGGTGATTATAAGGACAAGGAAGTCTGTTTACCCGATGGAGGTGTTATGTTAGAAATGCTTGTTGCCGGCGGCGGTAGGCCGGCGTACCCTAATTCCGGACCGGGGCCCAAAATACTGCAGGCCGGCACCAGCCAGTTAGGGTATTACGGCACGCTCACCCCGGCAGAGTTGTTTACTCCCACCGAGATGTTCAATAACGTGGGGATTCAGGCCACAGCACCCAATGCCGATTCCAGCCTGCTGTGGTGCAAATTCAGCTACCAGGGCAGTACGGTATATATTCCCACGCAGCCTATGCATTACTATCCGCAGATGCTGAGCTGGGAGGATCTGTACCAGGCCGGGATTGTATACGGTACGGATGACAACGGGTCGTTTCCCTCGCCCGTGGGTAGCCCAGTTAACCAACGTACCGTGATTGCAAAAACCCTGGAATCTAAACCAGCGGGTTTTGTGGTGCGGTTACCTGCAGCCGGCTCAACAGACCCTAACTCACCGGCGGTGGCCGAGTCATCAATGGCCGGTGAAATTGCAGAGCTGCTCACTAAGGTGATTGCGCAGGGGGTAGGGTTTGGTACCGGGAAGTGGGATTCCATCTCATCAGGTATCTTCGCTACTTCAAGTTACCACCTCATGAAAACCTCACAGTCAGGTGCGACAACCAACACCCTGGTTGGGATTGGCACAACATCTAAACCCGGTAGTGTGGGGTACACTGGGGTAGGTAAGACCGCCAAGGCTGCTAATTACGGATGGTGGCCAGTGCTGGAGTACGTTAACCCGGATCTTCACGTGCTGGGGGTTACTGACGTCTCTGCCAGTCTGCCACCGCCACTCGCCGTGGACCTGTCTGCCCCGATGGGCGAGTCAACGGGCGGGATTGTAAATGTTACTGACGTGCGTTGTGTGGTCGGTGCGTCGTTTAGCGCCAGCGCGGAAACTGACCTGTTGAAATCACAAGTTAACCAGCTGACTGTCGCCAACACATCTGCCGTGCCGGTTATACGCTCAGCAGTGGTTGAGCCGGTCAGCGGTGTGATAAACCCCTATGTCACCTTAATGGCCGAACAACCCCGCGTAACGGTTAGCTAAGCCATCAGTTCGCGCCCGTAGTTTTGTCCGATTTGAAATTTACCGAGTAACAGGAGTCAGTATGTCCATTAAGCTTAACTGGGTTAACCGCAATACCCAGCCCGTCACGGTAACGATTTATCGCGGCACCAGCCCTTTAGACCGCACGGCGTTGCCTGCGCCCTTGGCAATGTTATCCAACGGGGAAACCAGCTACGTTGACCTGACCGCCGTACAGGGTGCCGTTTATTACTACGTGTTTAAAACCACCAACGGATCGGAAACCGTTATCTCACGCAACCAAAAGATGCAGGCCGCAGAAACGCGTGGTCCGGGCTCCAACATTTTACAGTACGGTGATCGTGAACTTGGATTGTACGACGTACTGCCGGCCGATTCCTTTATTTCAGCCGCTAACCTCAACACCCTGGTGGGTTCACCGATCAGTGCCCCACAGCCTCACCAATACTGGTACAAATACGCGCGTCGGGGCAAGGTGTATATGGTGCCGGAAAAGATCCTGGGTTACGGTAACCTGTATTACAATCTGCTTGAGGCCAAAGGGCTGATTAACGGCGTGACGGTGAACATCGGTGGATTTAACTGGAAGGTACGGGCAATGCGCGGCTGGAGCGAGAGCGACAGCGGTATCGCACTGCCGTCAAAAGCCCTGAGCACCTTTGACACCACGGCTTACACCCAGACCTGTGAGTTCAATGACTTCGTCTATCCCATGGTGGCCGCGACCCCGCCTACGCAGCGTATGCCGAACTGGCTGCAGCAGACCGTAAGCAACCTGGCCTACAGCACGAACGGGCAATCTGTGCTCGTGGCAGAAAAAGGGCTGGAAGGCGACAAGGCGTTTACGCGCTGGTTTGCCGCATTTAATACAACAGAGCGCACCAGGTTAACCGGTGCAACTTTTAACCCACTTGACGCCGCACACAACACCTACGGATGGTGGCCGGTGTTAGAACTGGTGGAGGTGTAAGATGGGAGTGACCGTAAACTGGAAGCCGGTGCAAGACGCCACCGGGTATGTGCTGTACCGTAACGCTGGCAGTAAGGTTGACCTTGCCGCGCTGCCGGCTGACAAAGTGGAACTTACCCCGGACCAGCAATCGTACGTCTACCCGACATCGGTGAATAACACCGTGTACTACATCGTGGTGGGTGCGACTAAAGCCGACGGCACGGTGACGTACTCCGACCAGATCCAAATTGGCTACTACCCGGATACCGGTCCGGGGCCGACCAAGCTGCTGCGCGGCGACTGGACCTTCGGTTACTTTGGTGAGGTGGCGGTGAGCGAGCTGCTGACTAACCAAGATATCTACGCCGCCATGCTTACTGCGGCAGGGGCAAACGCGATCGCACCCACCTCCACCGTGATTGGCGTGTATCATAAGTGCATCGTTGGTGGTCGCATTGTGTTTATTCCGGATAACGTGTACAGCACGGCTGGATATGCACCTACCTCTCTTATTAACAGTAAAGTAATTATGCCGGCTGGCGATTATGACATTAATGGGATTCTGGCCAATAAGAACGGGTACGACTACGTTGCGCGTCTTGCGCATGCCACCACCGGGGACGTTACCGCAGCCCTTGCCAACCCTAACGACATCTACGCAAGCGAATTAGGAATGCTGTTTGCGTTATTTGGCTCTGCATCAGTGCTACCCACCGTCCCACCTACCCCTGGCGCGACCAGCTTCGCCAAATACCGCCTTAATGATCTCGCCACCAATGGCTGGACCAACGTTCCTTGGTCGACTGGGCGATACACATCGGCAGGCAGGTACTTTGTGGCGACCATTAATAGCAATACCGTAGTCGCTGAAGCTGGCACTAACGGTAAGGTGCTGCTGGTGCTTGAGCTGCTGTTTTAATCGGAGGTTTACATGGGTGTGAAATTAGCCTGGGTAAACCGGGGGACAGTGCCGTTGGATGCGATTAAGGTTTATCGGTCAAACACGAAGGGCGGCAGCCTAACCCTGATTGCAACCCTGCCGGGTGATGCGTTGAGCTACGAGGATACCACCATGCCGATGAGCAACGTGGTGTACTGGTATCAGGTATCGTCGGTATTGGGCACTGCAGAGACCTATGGTGCACTGACACCGGTCGGGCACTTCTCCGATAGCGGGCCTGGCCCGAAGAAGCTTCGAATGGGGGATTGGGAGTTCGGGTATTTTGGTGAGGTTACGACTGACATGTCGCTACTCCCCACCTTTAGCGAGGTGGCTGCCGCTGGCGGTTTCACCAAAGGCAATGACACTCCGACGGTCTGGCGTAAGTTCATAGTGGGTGGGAAGATCATCTACGTTCCGAATGCGGTAATCGGGGTGTTTTCTACCACCGAGCTGGTTAACTATAAGTTAATGAAAGCATTTGGTAATAACGCCAGCCCCATCCTGACGGTAGACAAGGGCAATTACGGGTTTAAAGTACGGATCCCGCGTTGCTCGACGGTGTTGGATCTGGGCGATACAGTTACGCTTGCTGGTGACGCTACCAAGTTAAAGAGTGAGCTGTGCGCACAGATCATGTGCCACGTTAACTGGGATGTGAAGGCTGAAGACGGCAGGTGGTTTAAAGGCAGCGGTCGTTTTGCCGATGACAGCATAACGTCCACTAACACCGGCAGCGTGTTGCTGGGATATCAAAGCGCAACTGGTATGGCGGCGCTGCAGTATAACCTCATGTCCAACCCCATTAGTCCGGGATTGGGAAGCAGCATGACCGCCAACGTCATCTACGAGCTTGACTTCAGCTAAAAAAAAAAGATCGGCATAAAACAAGAGCCCAGCTTCCCCTTAGGGAGGCCGGGTCTCTTTTATGCTGTTCGATTATGCCGCGACGCGAAAGGCCACGGTATAGGCTTCACGCAGGGTACCGATCTTGGTATTGCCGTTTACCGTCGAGCCGGTACCGTCAACAATTTCGACTTCGATGTCCGGCCCCACCATTTCGGCCACGCGCTTGCGCAGCACGCTGATATTGCTGGTCTTTGGACAACGCTTGCCAAAGCGCCCGGCGTAGCTTTGGTAGGCTACCTTTTTCTTCGCACCGATGCGCAGGATCACACGGATGCCTTCCATTTCCAGGATACCTTGTTCAATGGTTTCGGCGGTTACGGTTTTCTTCAGGGTCATGAGGATGGTCCTTTTAAGTCACAACGGGTTAATAAGAGGGTTAGGCACTGAAACGATCGGCGGGGAAGGTTACCACAATAAAACCTTTGCGGGTTGCCAGCGAAACGCTCACGCTGCCGTCTTGCTTAGGTTTACCCACCAGGAGGTGGACATCACTTAGCAGCGGGTTGGTCTTAATGCGCCCCTCGAGGGTCTTACGGTGCTCGGGTTGGTTAAGCCAATCGCTCATAAAGGCTTCAATGGTTTTTACCGCCCGACCAGCTGAACTGGGGATGCGATTACGAATCCCCTGATCCAGCAGATAGCGATCGTGTTTATCTGGAATAGCGGCCGCGCCATTGAGTACAAGCACCTGCTTAATGAATTTATCCCAGGCTGGAATGATCACGACTTCACGACTTCCGTAGGGCGTAGCCACCTGCACAACACGGTTCAACATACCAGCCTCCAGATTATGCAGGGGTGACCAGGGTCACGTCGGCCTCAGGGAACATCGTGTTGGCGATGATGTTGGTGATTGCCGCCACGTGATCCGAGCGTAGCATGTAGCCGCTGTCGGTAGGCTCAAGCACGTATTCACAGTCAAGTCCCGGCATCGGAATGATCACCGGATCCTGACGACGGTTCTGCAATGCTGCCAGCTGACAGTATTCGGTCAGCGCCTGCTTAAACTTGCCGTAGCTGAACAACACGTGCTTTGAGTTGTGGTAGTGTGTCCCGATGATGATCAGGCGATTGCGATCAATCACCACCATGCGTCCCATCTTACGCGGGTCGTACGGGACGTTTGGGTATTCGGTTAAGAGGATGGGCGCGCCTTTCTGGGTGAGCGGGCGACCGTCTTCCCCGAGCGCTGCTTCCAGCGTGATCATGTTGGCACTCTTGTACGCTTCGATCAATCGGGCACGTTCGTTACCATCGTGCAGGAAGTTCTCCAGCACGTAGTTGCCGTTAAGCTGTACGGTGTTGTTGCCAAGCAGCATTAGCGCATTAGTTTTCGCCTGCAGCTCAAAAGGGTTACCGGTAAATGTTTTTACAACAGCGGGTGTTTCAACGGGTTTAGTCATGAGATACCTCTTTGCGGGGTGGTGTGACCACCCCTGATTTACAATTAAGATTTACGCGTCAGCTCGTAGCGCTCGTACTGCAGACCGTCTTCTTCCAGCGCGCTGTTAATGACGGAGGCAAACCATTCACGCTGGATGTCTTCACCGGTTAACGGATAGAACACGTCGGCATGAGAATCATCGCCGTTACTGATGGAGGTCATCAGGATACGCTGGGTCATTGGCATGAACTGCTGATAGATCCCGGCCCCACCGATAACCATCAGCTCGTTGTTGCCGTACACCGCCATGGCCAAGCGCCCACCGAGCATTACTGCTTCCTCGATGCTGGTGACGCAGTGCAGGTTATCGTACTGCTGATCGTTCTCCGGCGTGTACAGGTTCAGCACGTATTCCGGGTCGGTGGTGACAACAATGTTCTGACGATTTGGTAATGGACGACCGATGGATTCAAAGGTCTTGCGTCCCATGATCACCACATGGTCGGTGGTCACCTGTTTAAAGAAGCGCAGGTCTTCTTTAATGCGGAACAGCAGGTCGTTACCCATGCCAATACCGCCGCGTGGACCCACGGCAACCACCTGGGTAACCATCAGCGGGTCACCCGCCATGTCCTCCTCTTCATCCTGATAGTAAGCGGCCTCCTCTTCCGGGGTTACCGGGGTGAACGGCTGCATAACCGGCTCATAGCCAACGTCACGGTTTTCGAATGGGATATCGCCCAGGCTGTGAATTTCAGCCTCCGGGAGATCCAACCCTAAGCCGCCACGGATCTGTGCGCGGTGACGGTTATAAACATCAACCACTATCATCGGTGGTTCATCAAAGCTGAAGCTGTCGCTGAACTCGATCGACCAGGGTTGCGTATTGGTAAAGAAACGGAAGTCAGCACGCACCTTGTTGGCCTCAGCCATATAAGTGTGGCTGATCAGGCATTGGAGATCATCCACCGAGCCACGAATGGAATGCGACGCCCCGTCTTCAAGCTCCAGGTATTCCCCCATCCCGAACATGTCCTGCAGCAGATGCGCCACGTTATTGCTCAGCGTGAGCTTGAGTTCGTTCGGCACCTCGGCAATTGCACCATACCACATCCCAAGCTGCATCTGGCGGTGCAGGCTGGCCGCGGCATCAACGATTCCCAAGCCCTTTACGTCTTCGTCGTCGTAGATCAGCTTACCGGTTTCATCGCGAATCTGCAGGCGACGGTTCACCGTGAACAGCGCACTGGCAGCCTGGTCAAAGGAGTAGGTCATGCCGTCATGGGTGATCACCCCGTTGCTGACCCACTCTTTCTCGGCGCCGTTAAACAGCTGGTTGTACATTTCTTCAGCGGTTGGGATAGTGTCTTCACTGCGTACCACGGTTTCACGCCACGCTACGCCCGGCGACATGTAGCGCACCGTCAGGTCATACCCGTCGGCGGTAGTAAAGGTGCTGTACACCGGCCGCGGTGTCTCGTGGTCAACACACTCGTAGCTCACACCCTGCCAGTCGGCGGTCAGAAAATCGTCCTGACCGGTCTGTGCCTTCAGCGTGTTCAGGATCAGCGTGAAGATACTTTCGTTGTACTTGGGCTCTAAGATACAGCCGTCGTTCACACGCGCTTCCAGGTAGAAGTACGCCAGCTTCCGACTGTCGGTCCACTGGTCACAGCCTTCCACGTCGCACTGCGACAACAGCTCGTCACCGAACCACAGGCTAACATGGTTCTCATCGTCTTTCAGGGTTAACTTCTTATCGGTTGGGTCAAATACGGTATCGTTCATGTGACGTCCTTACGGGTTGCGTTAAGTTAAGGTAGCTGCTACACTACGGTAATGTAGGCTTAAAGTTTTCTGTGTTGCTCAAGATAGACCAACGCGCGCTCAATGTGGTCGATAAAAGGTTCCGTGCGGTATGGCAGATCAAATCCGGTTGAACCATCAAACCCGTTGAACTCGAAATCAAAGAAGTCGACGAACGGCAGGATATAAAAGAACCGCTGCTGCAATGCGACCAGTTGATACGCCATCTCATCCCAGCGCCAGTCAGGAATTGCGGTTTCATTCTTATCGTAATACAGTCCTGCGTTGACCGTGAGAGCAGAACGTAGACGACGAATGACACGCACCTGATGATCGACATTGATGATGGTTTCCCGAATCACCTTGCCGTCGTAACCGCTGGCACTCAGCTGGTTGATTTCCGCGAGGGTCACGCCATCCACCCAGGCCTGGGCTTCTTCTTCGGTGGCAAAACCACATTCTGACACCACCATCACGGACGGGGTGAACTTGTGCTCGCCCGCCAGCAGGTTGTAAATCTCATTTGGTACGGTGGTAGGTTGGGTCAAAGCAGCTTTCACCACCTCGTCCCAATACAACGCAGCGGGTTGTTTCCCGTACGTATACCAGATCCGTCTGACCGGCTGGTCGAAATAAAAGGTGTGTCCGTAAACCATTTATCACCCCACGGGTTTTGTCAGCGGATACAGCACGTCGTGTACATCCCGCATGCTGAAATTGATGCAGGTGTTGGTGCTTTTAGGTATGCGGCCTGCCGGGCCTAATGATGGATCGGGTGGCGTAGCCATTTCACTCGGGTCCATCGGTGCATAAAACAAATCGACGTTCAACGTCGCAGGCTCACCACGAATCACAATCGACTGGTTAAAGCGCTCACCCGTCATGTTAAGGTCATTAATCAGTTGCCGGTGCAGGCTGGAGACGCGCTGCTCGGTAATGAAAAGATCATAGTTGCACACCGCCACCAGGTGAAGTGCGGGTTGCTCATCACAGACGACATGGAACAACACGCGGTAATTCAACGATTCCATGCTCTGTTTGCCTCCCAAAAAGACCCCTGCATGGACACAGGGGTGTACATATAAAAGAGGAAATATGTCCGGCCTTACACAGCCAGCAACCCAGCGACTGCTCGCTGGTACGCCGCCACCAGATTGGGTATCTCCTCCGGTGATTCGTATTCGGCGGCATTGCTGATGCAGTGTTCCAGTTCGGGCGGCATGGCTAAACCGTGACGCTCAAAGAAGGCTTTGCACAGATAGCCACCGAAGGCATCACAGGGCATCCACTCGCTGCAGGCTTGGGCAAACGACAGGTGTTGCTCACTGGGGCCGCCGTGACGATCCCAGACCTCTTTAACCGGGGTTTTGTAACCTTCGGGATGCAGGGTATCGTATTCGCCGCTGCCCTCGATACGAATCCAGCAGTGGTGGGGATTCTGGTAAATCTCCGCCGGGATTTGGTATTTTACCCGTAACACATGGGCTACTGCAATCGCCGCTAAGCCACAGTCGCCGCGGTTAATTTTCCCTGCCGCCTCCTGGTTAGTTAATACCCGCTGCCTGTTGAAGGCTTTCCAACACTGGATGAAGTCGTTCAGAATTTCTTTAATCATAGCTTTTTGCTCAAGTCAAGGCCAAGGGTTTCGGCAATCAGGGGTTTATGCTGTTCGAAGTAATCGCCCACGACGATATACGGATGCTCGGTTTTAGGTAGGTTAATGAGGCAGTGACGCTCTACCCCGCTTTTGCCTTCGATGACGTAGAAGTCCAACGTCTGCTCAAATTCCCGTCGGGTCCACTTCAGCGAGGTGACCTTCCAGTGCACCTGCTTACCGTACAGTTCGAGGTGGTCTTCCAGCCAGGCGGTTTCATGGTGGGCGGCGTTAGCGGGGCTCGTCGGTTCCACTACCCGGCGCGAAGCTTCCAGGTCCTGTGCCGTTAATGCGCCGTCCAGGTTGTCCACAAAACCGTGGAACGACCAGCGCATCAGATCGCTGTAGAACTTGCTGCGGGCGTTGTGGAAGTCCAGTGAATCCACTTCCATTACCGCAATGTCACGCCGCCCAAGCGTAATCTCTTTTCCGTTGTCGGTGGTGAAATACCCCACCATCTGCTGGTAATCACGCTTCCCTTTTACATGCCAGGTATCAATGGTGATACCGTGCCAGGTGTGACTGTTGATTTTCATAAAGCTGTCATCGCCCTGAATATAAGGGGTGTATTTGATTACATGGGTGGTGGTGTGTGTTTGATTGGACATGATAACTCCTACAGGTTAAACAAAAGACCCGTCGAAACGGGCCAAGAGGTTAGTAGTTCTTTAACAAGCTGGCCAGGGTCGCCAAGGCCACCTGCTCGGTATTCGCCGGTTTGAAACGCTCAACCCGCTCTGGCACCAACTCATAAATCTGCTGGTAGCGCTCGTTGATGTACTTGTCGTCGATCTTCACCACTGCCCCTTCGTCCATGTTGGACGCATCATAGCGCAGCTGGTCAAAGAGTTGGCTGCTGATGCTAATCAGACGACGTGCCCCCAGGTCCTCACCGCGGGTGTTACAGTCAAACGCCAGCTTAGCCATGGCACGCACCGCTTTGTCAGTGATGACAAACTCAATGCCTTCCGCCTCCATGATCATCTTCAAGCGACTGATGATCGAGCCGTGAGGCTTGTTGAGAATACCGTACAAGGCATCAGCATCGAGTGACTGCAGCTTCACGTGCACCGGTAAGCGCCCCAGGATTTCTGCCGGTACGTCAGAGACCTTCGCGATGTTAAAGGCCCCGGAAGCTATCCAGAGAATGTTAGCCGTATTAATGCGATAGGTCTTGTCGGAACGGTTGCGAGTGTAGTAGGCATCACGCTCGCCGACAATCGGCACGTCCAGCGTTACCCCATCCAGATACGGCATCAGGTCACGCACCACCCCGATGTTCCCCACGTTACCCCCGCTGGTGTCGACGAAGATCTTGTCAATTTCATCAATGAACACGATCCCGCGCTCTTCGACCAGCTTGATGATAAAAGAGTCGGGTACCTCATTTGAGGCCGGGGCTTTCTGTTTCACATTCCTGAGTAAATCCACGAAACGCATTTTGACCATGAAACTAAGTTTTTCAGCAATGTCCTTCAGCGTGTTTTCCTTGTAATTCATAAAGACCCCGCGCACCTTGGTGGGGGTAAGCTTGGTCTTGGCCCGTTGCAGCAGCTTCTTGTAGGCTTCAGCCGGAATGACGGTCTGAATGTAATCCCCGTGCTTCTCACTGCTAAACGTGTTGTTATCGATACACATTGTAATGAAGGTCAAATAGATGTTGATGTTACGGCTGGCGGTCGTACCACCTAGGCCGAACTCTTCTAACACCTTATCAATGGCACTCTTGTGTTGAGAGTTTGCTTCCTCGTCCTCCATCAGCATGTCCAGGTACAACATGGCCGGCAGTTCGAGCTTCTTAAACTTACCCGACGCCACAGCCGCTTTAACCTCAGCAAAGGTTAACGTGTTCGGGTCGTGCTTTAAGTGCTCTGCCAGCACGGGCTTGTAGTCAAGAAAAACCTTTTGCAGAAATTTCAGCAGTTCATCACCACCGCCGTTGTTTTCCTGACGCCACAGCCCCGGCGCAATGCGCACCGCTTCTTTTACCAGATCGGTAAGAATAGTTTTCACATCGCGACCAAAATACCCGACCTGGGTGAATTCGGTAATTTCCACCTTCACGAATGGTGCATCGGTTAACTCGGCCAGCTGTCGGGCGAGCTCGGTTTTCCCCGTGCCTGAAGCGCCAATCATCAGGATGTTATTGGGTACCACGTATTTCCATTCATCGCCGCTATTGGCGATCTTCAGGGCGCGTTCGCGGTAGGCCACGGCAATGGCGCATTTGGCTGCCATTTGACCAATTACAAACTGGTCCAGGTATTTGGTGATGTCAGCAGTTGTTTTCATGTAACGGACCCTAGTGTCAGGTGATAGCTTACGGGTGTGACGTTCACACTTATAATGGTCAACAGGCGGCTGCCTTGTTCAAAGGTAAGCGGGCTTAAGAAACGGTGCAGGCGGGCGAACGTGTCCGCGGTTGCCCGTGAGATGATGGGGTCATACACGGGTAATCCCTGCATCTCAATAACGTTGGCCAGTGCTTCTGCCACGTTCAGCTGCGGGTTACTGATGTGGTTTAGCACCACTCGCGTCAGATTGCGCAAGTAGTTCGCGGTGGCTTCATCGGTTAACAGGCTGCGAATGGGGCTTATTGCTATTCCAATGGCTTCGGTGACGTCATAGACAGACTGGTTCATGATTCCTCCCTTTTACCGACATAGGTAAAGGCGTTTATGTTCGGGGATACATTAAGATAATGTAGGTTTCAGATTGGATAGGGAAGAAATCGTATAGACTACTTACAAGCCATCGGGTGAACCATGATTGAAATTCTGCACTGCGGTGCTAAAAACAAAACCTTGTTTAAGCTTGCCAACTTTGCCACTCCCGCAGACATTAAAGACACCGGCCCGCTTGGTATTACGGTCACGCCCTTTAACGGTGTGGGGGTGGGTAGTGATGCTAACGGTACCTACATCCATTTCACCGGCGGGTATCTTTATGCCGGTAACAGTAAAATGGATAAACCCAGCGTTGAGATCAATATGGTAGTGGGTGACATTCAACCCAACGTTAGTGGTATATATTCTAATGCTCTGCTGGATACCCGCCCTGCCAGCACGAACGGTGATCAATACATGATGCTGGGCATCACCAACGAACGGGCAGCGCCTTACGTGCCGTTGGTCATTGTTCCTGCCGTTAACTACAACGAACAGTATGTAAACACTGCGCCGATCACTACCTATCCGGTCGCCTTTAAGTTGATAATCAAACCCTCGGGCACTCAACTGTATATGAACGGGGTGTTGGTCCACAGCCAAATCCAAACGCTAACCACGTTTACCGGGAGAGAGTTAAAGATCGCCCGTCACGGCTGGAATGGTGCGGTGCCCGAAGCGCGCTTTAAGCTGTACTATTTTGACATCATCGAACTTTAACCAGCATAAAGGCCAGGGTCACCCCTGGCTCTTATGCCGACTTAATCGTAATACCCCATGGCTTCGGCGTGATGCTTACGACACACCGCCACGTACATGTCATTACCGCCCACCTCGACCTGTGGCCCTTCTTTCACCACGTTCCCGTCTGCACCGTAGCGCAAGACGTGGGTGGCACGACGCGAACAATGGCAGATGGTTCGAACCTCTGTCAGTTCGTTAGCTGTGGCAAACAGCGCTGCAGAGCCGGGGAACAGATTACCCTGAAAGTCAGAGCGCAGGCCGTAGGCAATCACCGGCAGCTTAATGACGTCCACCACCTTCGCCAATTCCCTGACCTGCTTAGGCGTCAAGAACTGTGCTTCATCAACAAAGACGCACATGGCCTTGGGCTGGTCCCGCAGCGCCACGCAGATGACTTCAAACAGGTCTTCTTCGGGCTGGAACAAAATTGCATCGGTTGTCAGGCCAATACGGCTACAGACCTTCCCGTGCTCATCGCGGGTGTCAATTGCCGGTTTTATAATGATGCGCTGCATGCCGCGTTCTTCGTAGTTATACGCCGCAATCATCAGCTCAGCTGATTTCCCTGCGTTCATGGTAGCATAGCGCCAGAAAAGTTTTGCCATCAGTAAATCCTTCGTTTGTTATGATTTAGGGAGTCGTACCGTGTGGAGTGTTTTACCGCCATAACCACCGCTGATGATCCCGAGTTCCCCTTGTTGGAAGAACAGGCTGTGATACGACGGTAGCTGATTGCCCAGGTTTGACGTACGGGCCTGTCCGGTCAGCAGGTTCACACCAATGTAACTGGTATTGCCCCCGCTCAGGTTATAAACGTATTGTGATAGATACGTGCCGTTAATAAAGGTGGCGTTATGGTAGTCATTACGCAAGGCAATGGTCGAGGTGATGGAACTCACCGAGTAGTTGCCAAGATCAATCTGTGGGATTACGGTGTAGGTGTTGCCGTCGTTGTTGTTCACATCACCCGCTACCACCTTACCGCCTCCGCAGAACAGCATCCGTCCATTATAAAGATACGCCTGACTGCCAATGATGACGGTAGGGAGCTTGGTCGCAAAGGTTGCCACCTGCACCCACCCGGCACTCGGGTTACTCACGTCCAAGCGCCACAGCTTGGTGTCGTTCAACGCGGTGCCGATAAACCCACCGGTGATATACAGGTAGCCTTCGTAATAGCAAAACATGCCTTTGGTGACCGGAGTCACCGGATAGACCACCACTGCACCATTGGTCAGGTTAACGCGAGTGATAAGCTGTTGATCACCACGCGACTGGCCAAAGTACACGTACTTGCCGTATTGGAACACACTACCATTAAGGTCGTAGGCGATGGGTGCGGTCAGATCAATCGTGTCCTCATACACCGGCGGGGTAGCGAACCGGTAGCGCGCCATGGTCGAGCCTTTCAGATACAATACCCGGTTATTGTAGATCGCCAGCACCCCGCCGTTAGCAAAGATGTTGTTTAAAAATGCATGGGTCTGCATTGAGTTAGCCTGTTGTCCGTTGGTATAACCTGACAGGTCACTTTTATTATCCGCGTCGTTCGTGGCGTCGGTCCCATACAACAGCTCTAGCATACTACCCCCTAGTGCAATAAAGGCCAGGGACGGACCCTAGCCAATAAATGTGTGGTTATATATACAGGTCACATATGTGCAGTTTTACATATCATCAATCGGCATAAGGGTCGGACCGCCGAAGCGACCCGACCCTCAGGTTAAATCTTGCAACCGCCGCCTTCGCACTCGTTGCTCTCAGCGACCACTTCACCGCCGCCAGCCTGCATTTGCTCAACGCGCTGGTTGACCGCATCAAAGTCAATGTCAGCTAACCCACTGAGGTCCAGCTCATCGCTCACCACCGTGTCAGTTTTGACCGGTTCTTCAAAGTACTTTGACAGATCTTTGGTGGTCACCGGCGCCAAACGGCTGGTTTTCCCATAGTACAGGGTGACGGTACCGAGCTTGATCGAGCGGTCATAGTTGAGGTTCAGGTGCGGTGCCTCAGCAAGCAGCGCATCAAACATCCCCGCAATGATAAGCTTATGCTGGACGTTATCTTTGTGCTTTACCAGATAGCCTTCACGTAACAGCTCTAATGCCTCTGCAATGTCACCGCCAGCTTTTAATTCTACCGCGATCGGGTAGTGCGCTTGGTTATCAATGACGACGTAGGTCGACAGCAGTTCTTGTGTAACGTTTTGTTCAGACATGAAGTATCCTTAGCCAGAAAGAAGTGTATAGAATTGATCGTGGTAACAAAAAAAAAAAGAGGGACCGAAACCCCTCTGAATACGGTTGCTAGTTAAGCACCGGTAATGACGTGCCGCGCATGCGCGCTAACACTTCATCTACCGTCATGGGCTTGATCATGCTGGTATTCGGCACCAGCATCTGACCGTCGCCGGTTATGATTTTCTCGCCTTTACTGATGCATTTTGCCGAGTCGGTGTATAACACGGTAGGTGCGTCGAGATCATCAGGGTTGCTGTATTTCCAAATGGTGTGCACACCAATAATGGTGAAGACGTTCATCGACGCATGCTCAACGATAAACCGGCGTTTACCCGTCAAGCCAGGGACGCTGGTCTCGACCCCCATAAAGAAGCGGTGCGACACAATAGGGCCTGCCTTACTCACACCGTCAGCATACGAAGTCGTTTGGCGAACGGCGTTGAGGAAGGTCAGACACTCAGACATCTGGCTGTCATAAACCTCAACGTCGCATAATGCCAGTGAACCAATGGCGTCGTGCAGCAGTTCAGAAATCACATCGTGCGTAACCGAGCGTGACGTAATGCGGCGACGGTGGGTGGTTTCAAAAGACTGACAGCGACTGACCGACCCGCTACCCAACACAACCGATGGCTTATCGCCAAGGGTGGTGAGCTCATAGCAGTATTCCAGCAGCTTGGTGGTAAATTCACCAGCGTTCAGCGCGTTGAGAGAATCCGGTTCCAGGAACACCTGAAGCCCGTAGCTTTTACCGCGAAAGCCGTTGATCTCGAGGTACACAGACTCAAGCACCTGGTAAGGTTTCATGTTAACACCTGGGTTCACAACGGTATCATTCAGTTCAAACTCAACTTTATAACTCTGTTTCATGTTATTTCCTTAGGGGCCGCATTGCCCGTAGTTGGATTAAAGGTTTTTACTGCACTACTCGATAGGTGTTTGGTTACCGATAATGGTCACCACTACGCCGTCACGAATCATTTCGAGTTGGCCGGTGACCAATTCGTTATAGCTGGTGATGCACTTAGACAGTTCATGGTCGCACAACTGCTTACGCCGAATCTGCTCGAGCATGTCGTAAATCAACTGGGGTGGCTTAGTCATCTGCAGCAGGGTGCAGCGTAAACGAATGGCTGTGTTTACCGGACGCTTATCGTTGATAGCCTGAGAACGCACCAAGGACAGCTCAACCAACGTTTCACGCAGCCGCAGGTTCTCAGGACTGTTCATATCCATGACCTTATTCACTTCTCACCCCGCGCTTTCATGGCGATGGCCACCAGAGCTTCAATAACGTCCGGCGTAGCCAGTGAAGTAAGTTGCGAGCGAATCACATCACGTTCACGCAGCGCCGCTGACGTCGGGTGATTCATTGGATTGAAGTCCGTAGTGCGCGTCATGCGCTGCAACCAGCTTTTGTGTTCCTCACACAGTGCCTGCAACTTGGTTAATGTATCAAGACTAATATTGGGTGCGTCATCAACGGGATCAGCCGTCCGGCAGGTCACCGCCGACGGCTGCAGACCCTGTCGTGCCGAATAGTCAAGGCCCGCCAGTTTATGCCCGATGTAGCTGGTGATGCGCTCACGATTAGGCAGGCGTGCCATTTTGGCCGGGGTAACCATAAAACAGAACATCAATGAGCAGACATGCGCGGGGTTGGCCTGCTCGTCCATCAGCATGTCAAACAAATCTACCAGGCGTTTTTCATTATCTGGGCTACCGTACGCCTGCGCCACAGACTCAAAGAAACGCATCAGCGCCACGCGTTCACGATTATGGGTGAGTTTCTGATTCAGGATATCGGTAATGGCTTTCTTATCGACTTCGTAATACGGGTTCATCTTATACTCCAACATGTTAAGGATAAAGAGCCAGGGGGAGGCCCCCTGGCCGTTATGCCGGTGCGGTGTTACTTATTTACGACCGGTGACACGCCATTCCAGATTACCGTTATCGTCTTCGGCGATAATGACCATCAGCAGGTCATCCGGAATCTCATGGTTCTGGTCAATGACCACCTCAATGGTTTCCGGCACCCAGAAAACATTTTGACGACCGTTGTCCTGGCGCTCGAAACGTTTATGTGGAATGCCGTCAATCAGCACCGTCGTTGCACGCACATCAACTTCAGGCAGGGTAACTTCATCAGTAGGTAACTGCACCAGGTACTCCACCCAGTCATTACTGTTTGCAACACAGGTTAGTACGGTACCACGACGGATGGCTTCCAGTGACGGGAATTCATCAACGCGGTTGGCCGGGATCCAATATACCTGATTCGGCGCAACGAAACTGCCTTCCAACACTACGCTAGCATGCAGCACACCGTCGAAAGATTTGGTCACGTTGGATACGGAAAGCTCGGGCTCTGCGGGTGCATCTGCTTTACGGTTCGTCAACGCAGTCAGTTCAGGTGTCGGATTAGCCGACCCCCCCAGCAACACGTTTAAACGATCAATAGTTTTAGCAGGCAGTACCGTGCGCTCAGCCAGGTCGAAGTCGACGCTGCGGATATGGATATGCAGGGCGTGGGTGTGACATTCATAGTGACCCTCTGCCGCCATTTCGTCGGTTTCGTCAATCTTCACGCCTTTATAAAGCGCCATCAGCCCACCGATAGCCGCGTTAGCGGCAACAACAGCGGCTTCAATATCAGCGTCCAGGTCTGCACGATGAAGGTTGGCATGCGGAACAAACGCGTGTTGCTGGGTGCCGTCACCCTGGCCATTCAGCAGCAGCACGCTGCGCAGGTATTCTGCTGCTTGCAGATAAACGCTGCGCTGACCGGTGGTATCGTCAAGGCCACGGTCACCAGAAATCTGAACCGTGAAGCGTGGCGCCCATACGCCCGGGCCGGCTAATTGGATGTCAACGACGTTGAGACCGTCAACGGTGATTTCCAGGTCGCGCAGGTGAGGTTGGTTCGCGTTCAGTTCGGCCATAGTTTTAAGAGTCATAACGGGTTCCTGTGTTTTCAGTTTTGGGGTGTGGTGTAGCATAATAACTACGGTGTATGTTCGGGATTACACTCAGGTAATATAGACTTAAAAATAGATGCGTTTGATTACCGTGCCAGCGCTAATCGCGATGCACATTACGGAGATTGCCGTACATAAGGACAACCACCACCAGATATTGTAAAGCCGATCGTCCACCCCATAGGCTGACTGTGCGCGACGATAGCTGTAAACAGAAATGCCAGTGTTAAGCAGGCCGAGCAGAATAACCAGAATAAGCTGAAACATGATAAAACTCCTACGGGTTATGGTTTACGATCGAGTACTTCTTGCTTGGTGTACAGCTTGGTATCATCACTGGCATGACGCATGTAGATACCGTTGTTCATTTCGAAATAGCAGTGGTCAGTGAACAGTATCCGACCAGGCCAGACGTTCTCCATTTTGCTACACTGTTCTATCTCGGCTGTCCGTTCGCTGATGCACGCGTTATTTAGATACACGTTACGGAACGACCAGGCGGCGATACTCATGAACACTATTACGCCTAACAGACCGAATATCCCCCACAGGTTATATTCGGAACTGAGCATGTTGAGATACACCAGTCGCCTGGCTTTCACAAACTGGACGATGGAATAAATGATGCAGGCAAAACCTGCGATTAACGCAAAGATACCGACAATCACACGCTACCCCCTTTCCCTTCGATTTTGACAAAACAGTCTGTAACGACAACTTCATCACCGCACCAGGCGGCGGTGATCAGCAAATCGGCGATATAGATCTTGGCTGAGTTACTGTAGATATAAGCATGACCGGCCGGATCAACATGCGCAAATTGCGGTGTGTTGAGCAGATCCATGTAGGCATTATTAAGCTCATGTGTATAATCACCCACGATCATGTCACGACCCTGCTCGTCTTTATAGTAGCTGTAACCTAAAGACGCACTGGCACCTTTTGATTCAGGGCGCTTTAATACAACATGATCGCCTTCCATGGTCAGACCAAAACCAAAGAGCTCACGGCAACGTTCATCAACAAAGTAAGCGTATGCCACACGGTAATACCCATTTGCCATGACAACGACGACGGATGACCCGAACCCAACCATCCCTTCTGGCACATCACGAACCATCCCATTATTTTTGACACGTTCATTTTGTGTTAAGTTAGGGTTGTACAGCTGAAGTGACTCGCCACCAATCAGCGACATAAGTGCGACTGCCATAGCTGGGCGCATGAGTGAACGTAATTCTTCAAGGCTGTGTGATTTAGACATGTTAAGTTTCCTTAGTAGAAAAAGAGGGCTTTAAATAAAAACCCGGTTGAAAAGGCCAATAGGCCAGAGAAAATAATGAACCAGACGGCCTGATGGGTGAAGGCGGCACTTAAGCGATACGCTAGGTACCCCAGACCAACAGCAATGGCGGTAAAGACGGCAAACATGGCTTCCTCCTAGTGCCTCCCCACGGTGATCTGTTTGGGCTGGGTTTTGGCTTTGTGTTCCGCCACTGCCCGCTTAGCATCGGTGGCCTCAATTAACCACAGCTTGGTAAACCCTTGCAGATTGCCGTAGGTGTAGTTGATGTGACTCCGCTCCAGCGGCTTGGTCACGGTCAGCAAGCGCTCACCTTCCTGACGCCGGGTTTTATGAAACGCCACGTAGATGTCCTCTTCGCGCATCTCGGCTAAGATTCGCCGCTCCATCATTTCGGCATTCAGGTCGTTATCGGCAATTGGCATAATAAACATGGCGATGATTACGCCACCAAAAGACGAGGGTGCGGTGGTGCGACACAAGAGGTTGCTGTGGTAAATCGGGTCATTGTTCAGCGCACCCAGAATGCGCTCGGCGATGATGTTAGCTCTAGACATAGCAGGTCTCCTGAAAATGGTATGATAGCGATGTTTACACAGGGGTGGTTCATGTCCGATACAGTTACATTACCAGACGTTGCGTGCCGCTATTTAAACAAGCGGGATCGTTTTATGTTGACCGAAGATTACGTAACGCCAGAAGTCATCGTACCAAAAGGCCTGATCACTGATGGCGGCACTATCCCTCGGATACTGTGGTCGCTGTTTCCTCCGTACTACCGTTACTTCCCGGCCTGCATTGTACACGACTATCTGTACCTGCTGGCGGTAAGGGGTATCGGGACCAAGGAAGAAGCCGACACGTTGTTCAAACTGAACATTCAGCGCTGTGGGTTGGGGATGAAGTACTGGTTACCGATGTACGCCTTCGTCAAGCTGTTTGGTCGCCCAGACCTTGAGAGTCGTTCAGCCCTGCCTGACGATTTGGTGTTGTACCCGAGTATGCTTAACAAACCGGCATAAGTGTCAGGTAAGCCCTTCACGGGGCTTACCTGACTTTATGGCGCCTAAGCGCGTACCGGCTTGATCAGCGGCACATGGTGCGGGACAGAAGAAGCGCGCACCGCAAGGCGATTTACCGTGTTGACACGCGGTGGGTATTTACCCCCATGCGTCCAGTGACCGCCTTTCTTAATTTCCGGCATCCCGCGCACGTTATGTACCGGGCGATCGGCGTACGGGTAATTACCAAAACCCATCAGAAATTCCGTGGAGCAGGCAAAGACCGTGTGCTCCGGCCAGGATGAATGACGGATTAAATCGCCTGGCATGGTATCCATGGCAATCTCGCGCAAGCTGCTGTATTGTTTACGTTCCATTTAAAATGTCCGACTACTGTTGATTGAGATACACATAACGGTCGCTTTCCGTATTAACAGGGAACCCGCCGTCGTTTCTAATAACACACTTACCGGAGCTGAAGTACGCCTGACCGCCAACCCCGTTGATGGCATCACAGACCTGACTGGCTTCGTTGCGATCAAGCCCTCTTACACACAAGAAGATGATCAGTAACGACACACCCATGGTCGCGCCAGTAATACCGGTAATCGAGCCGTCAAAGAGTAACCCAACAAAGATGAGCCCAAAGAACACGATGACAACCCATAGTAATATAGCAATAAGCATGCAGTTCCCTCTTAATGCACGGTAACGGATTTAATCAGCTTGCCGTTAGCATCGTAATACGTGGTGGTCTCCGGGCCGGTAAACCACTGGATCGGCTGGCCGTTGAAACTGCAGTGCCGTAATTCACGCATGCGCTGTTCGCGGTATTTGGCGAAAGCGCTCCGGTGTTTGCCAAACAGATTAAAGATGTTCATTCGGTGTATCCATTACGCTATGTTAAAGTGGTCTTTGATGTCAGTGATGCTGTTGAGTTTATGCGCCTGCAGCAGCTCTACGGTTAAGTTACATGCGCCGCGTGCGACCTGCCAGTACTCTTTCGGTTTAAGCGCGAGATCAGGCGGTAAGCGATCGATCATCACTGAGGTAATATAGGAATCTTTTACGCTCCAGTTCGATTCTTTATTACGGAGTTCCACATAGAAGCTTTCACGGTCGGTAACCGTAATCATGTCCTTAAACAGCAGGTGGGTGTAAAGATAGAACTTCTTCCCGGTGTGCTCAATAGCACCCATGCAGTAATCATCCCAACGCCCCTGTCGGGTTTCACGCGCCAGCAGTTCAGCCAGCTTGTCCAGCGATACCGTGAAGCCATACTCACCCAGGCAGCCGTTGAGCGGATTAAAGCCTACCTTGCCGTCAACGATCTGGTAAAAGATCTTGCCCTGTTTTGCCTCAATCACCCCTTCCTTAGAAATCACCTTGTGGCTGTTCAGGGTAAAGTCGTCTGACCCCTGCAGGTTTTTAAACCCCAAAGCATCAAAGCGAAGAAACTGCTCCAACCCACCGAGGTTGCTTTCCAGACAGTCGATATGCAGACAGGTTTCCTCTGCGGGATTCAAAATGCTAATCACAAAACTGCGGCTGTAAATTTCAATCGTCATCTTACCCTCCAAAGCTGGCGTGGGATGAAAAAGAACGCCCAAAGCCGCTGCGGGTGACCGTGGTCGTGGTGGCAGGCTTGGGCGCAATGTTGCTGCGGGTGGTCATGATGCTACGGCCCGATACAGCACTGCCGTAGTTATGTCCGTTGGCATCCGAGAAGCTGCGATAGGTTGCGCTTGATGGACGGCTGGATGAATACAGCGGTTGGGCGTATGAGCCGTGGCTGCCGTACATAAACCCGGCGGGATAGGGGGTGTACACATACCCGCCACCACTGCTGTGCTGATAACACTGGCCGTAACCAAATTCATCGGTGCACTCGCCCTGGTTGCTGTACTTCGGTCCGGTCTTGTCACTTTCCTGCAAGGAACGCTGCCAGGCCTTGTTGCACTGTTCCGTCTCAGCGGGATTGGCTTTCACGCAATCGTCTGAGTTCTTGTACATTGCCACAGCCTGGTCAGCGGGTTCCTCACAGCCGGTCATGACAAACGCACCGGTTGCTACCATTAATGCCATAGATAAAGAGCCGAACCGATGCACTTTACGAAAACGGTCACGGCGAATATTTTTTGTTCTTTTCATTTACTCGGTTACCAGTACATCCGGAACGTCTAACGAATCTCCGCAGTGGTACAACACGAAGCCATAGCAGAGCGCCTTATACAAATCATTGCCGTGAACGTGGCAGGTAAGATCCGGATCCATCCCCATCATGACGGACACGCTGTACTGACCATCGGCATCAACAGAAACCTGACGGACCGCATCACGGTTAACCAGATCGTTCAAGTGTGCGGCAACAATACCCTGCATCGTAACTGGATAAGACTCACCTGCAGTTTCCACATGGATTTCACCCTGCAGACTCAGAGTAACGATCGCGCCTTCGCTTGCCATTTGAGTAAGCGCGTGATTGCCCGGCCATTGATGCGGGCTGGACGCTTCGTGATCACCACAGACGTAAATAGGGTAACCCAAATACTTCAACGCCCCGTAACACAGCTGCGCATCAGTGAGTTGTGCAAGCTTCTCTAACTTCTTCATTATGACTCCTTACTATCAATTAAAAGGAAGGTTTAATCGTCGGTGTTTAACTCAGTGCCTGATACAATGATTGGTGGTAACCAATGCATAATGTACGTTTGTTTTGAACCACGTGGGCCAGTCCAGTAGGAATGCCAGTGACCACGACGAATATGGGCGCGGCGTGCACCACCCGTAGCAGTTTCCCGCTTGGCTGCTTCTACGGCTTCCACCATTTCCTGGCCTACCGTCGCGTACACGGTGGATACACGGGGTCTGATACGGAACCCGCCGTTGTGATCTTTGCGTGGGGTTTCCCACACTCGGGATGATTTACCGACTAACGATTTGTGGTACTCCCCGTTGATGAAGAGCATCGTGTTGATGATGTCACAAATCATCTCGCTCATCTCGGTGATGCGCATGGTGCGACCAAACTCGCTTGCCTTGATGTCCGGCAAATCCCGCACCGCCCACGCAAACCCTTCACCGATAGTGGGTGCAGACGTATCGATGTACATGTTCATTTGAATCAGGCCATTATACGTTTCATAATGCAGCACCATCATCATGTACTCTTTCCCGCCGATGGAGGTTAGCCCATACATCAGCGCCCGCTGTATGTGTCCGTCTCTGTCCCTGATGGCCTCTTTGTCCCAGCTTAACGCCACACAGGTCACCCACTGCGGGGTATTCAGCAACGGGTCGATAGGCAGGTCGATGATTTTCTCATCGGGTACCGCAATGCTGTCTATCAGTTCCCGACCGATGCGGTAAACCACCTTGTTCACGTACCATAACCAGCTAAACGGCATGTCACTGTTGTAGACTTCAACGGACAGCGGCTCGGGGTAACGCGCTTTGATGTCGTGATGAAGACGCTGGAAGGTTTTATCCTTGGTCAACAGGTCACCGTTAATCACACGGTACGGCTGACCTTTACCTTGTGTATCAACCAGGTATTGGTTAAGAACCTCCAGCCACTTGCCGTTCTTGGCAATGAAGCTGACGTTATTCATCTCCGACGTAATCACATCAGGCATATAAAAAGGTTTCATAGGTGCTCCAACGGGTTAAGGGTTAGAAATGCTTAGAAGAGATCCTTGGTGTTGAGTTTCTTATCGAGATCTGCAATAACCTCTTTCAACACGTCGGTGGTGTCTATCTTAGCGGCAACGGCACCGTTAATGTAGCCTTTCAAGTATTCGTGTGCATTAACACCGTTAACACTGCCATCGGCCTTGACGATGTTGTGGGTCTTCAGGTTCGCAATGAGATGGTCAGTGTCAATTTCAACATTCAGATTAATAACAAACTTAGACATAATAAAAACTCCTTAAAGAGGGGAGGGTCACCCTCCCCGATGGTGATTAACGTTCGTCGTTGTACTCGTTGTGCACGATTAACGCATTGATGTTTTTAAGCGGTGCCAGCGTCTTCTTAATGGTGTCGGCAAAAATGCCTTTCTCATCAATAAAGATCACAGTGTGGTTGGTCATCCCACGGCCGAGCTTGGCGGCGGATACGTAGTTAGTGGGATGCGGATTGATGATCAGCTCATCCATCTCGTCGTTGGTGAAAACCGACAAGAAGGTTTTTCTGATCTTCTCACGCGCTTCAGGGGACGCATAGATATACGTCTTGCGTCCTTGCTGCTGTGCGTCCTTAAACATCTGATGGTACGTTTCAATCATGTCGCGAGTGAAACGATACTTAACCGACGCAATATTGAGATTCATTATTTCATCTCCCGTGGATTGTCGGTAGACAGATCAAAGCAAACCAGGTTTTGAACATGATTGAGTTTGGCACCGACCTCTTTGACACCAACAACGCCACGAATACCAAAGTAAACATTACCAGCGGTAGCAACACGATCTTTGGTTAGCGGCGACGGTTCTACCAGACCCACCACTTCAATGATCGGACCATGTGAACCCTCACCCAAAATGTTGATAGCGTAATCAACCAATACACCGGCTGCGTTACGTTGATCAACGGTCGCGATACGCTCAAGCCACGCAGCGATGTCCTGACCCGCTTCCGGTTTTGGGTTATCAACTTCACCGACGGTTTTACCCACCAGACGATCCATTGACTCTTTAACGCCCTGGATATCCATCAGGAAAACTTCATGGTTATGGTTAACCTGACCGAACACACCCAGCGTGGTCACGATCTGGTCATCTTTCTGATTGCTCAGCAAGTGCGCAACTTCACCGGAAATGGCAAACGGGGCAATGTTATCTTTATTACCCTGCGCTTCATTCCAAACGCGCCAGAACGGCTTTTTGACTTCTGCTTTTACAGGAATGGGTGCAGACACAACCTCTGAGGTCGGCACCTCAGCAATGCTTTTACTCAATAACTCAACAGGGTTTTTGCGTAGCCACTCATTGAGGTAGTCACGCGTGGCTGGTTTGGTAGTCTCGTCAGCAATAGCGGCCTTAACCATTTCAGGCGTGAAGTCGCTTTCCTTGACAAAAGTTCCTGACACCATTAACCATTTCCTGTCCTTAATATCTTCATACGCTTCAATCACACACTCAGACAGCGACCAACCCTGTTCCAGTGCAATAGTTTCTAACGTATACACCACATCGTCGCAGGCTTCACAAAAGTCGGTCTTGAAGAATTCAATATTACCGTACTCGCTATCAGCCTCCAGGATGTTTTCAATTGCTCTCGCCACGCTGGCCAGGTTGTATAACACCTGCAGACTAAAGCGCTTTAATCCACGGCGTTGATACAGCGTAGTAATCGCCTGACGATCGTCTGGTGCGAGCAGCGTCAAATGCTCTTCCAGATTGATGTCCAGGTTACCCGCGGCATTGACCAGGCAAACGTAAACATCACCGATGTCGTCTTTCATCAGCTCACGCTGGCCTTTACCGATGTGGGTCCAGAGCTCACCCGCCTCAGTCAGGCCTTTGATGAACTGGTCCAGCGTAGTAGAACCACCGCCAATGATGTTACGGTCTTCGGCCCACTTACGAATAAACGGGGTGTACACTTTCACCATGTCTACTGCAACAACATCACCGTCTTTAATCACGATATCTACTTTTGGTGCCTTGTTAAGATCTGCCACGTTTTCTTTTCCTTCGCTAATATAAGGGGCGTCATCTACGATGATCGCGTGTTTCATACAGCCGCGCAACGGCAGGGGCTCACCTGGTTTTGGATACGCGTCTTCAACGTTGATCTCTGGAATGGCAGCCCGCACGATTTGTGGAATCGCGTGGTTTTCCGTGTTGATCTTAACGGAAATATCGCCAGTAAGCTCACCCTGTGATGCTTGGAAGCTTTCAATGGCTTCGCGAACATATTTAACTGGGTCTTCACAATCCGCTGGGATGTTCAGGTTAAAGGTATGTTTCATTATTCTACCTTATCTGCAACAAAATCGATATTGATACCGCCACTACGCGCGATGGCATCCATGATGACCAAAGACTGCTCTTCGGTCAGCGAGCATTCGGCCTGCTGATCAATGTACTTCTGCAGGTTATACCCCGGGTTAATCGGAAGCGGGTGCATAATGCCGGCGATGGTCGTGGCAAGCAATGCGCGTTGCTGTTCCGTGCCACCAGAGAAAGACAGGTTAATGCCTTCCTTCTTAACCCCCAGCACGTTACGGATGATCTGACGCACCATCATGTCAACCGCCATCACACTGCCGAAGACTACGAAGTGGTCGGAACGGATACTGCCGCCCACATGGGCAATCCAGTTACCCATGGTCCATTCGTTACGTGGTTTAGACGAGAAATCAATCCCGGCCACTGGATCAGCTGCACTGGTGATTAGCTCGACATCAGTTTCTTCTTTTTGAACGGATGACAGGACGTAAGTGTCCGTCACATTAAACACCCACTTGTCGTCTTCGAAGGTGTATATCAATTCACCATCTACCAGCGCCTTTTCCCCTGCTACAGCACGTTCGGGTAATTCAAAACGGGTTGTGCCCTCATATTGCCAGAGCATTAGGTCCTTATCGCCATCCTTGTGATGTTGTACCAGTTTGCCGGCGTAACGTTGTTCTTTCTCAGACATGTTCTATTCCTTAATAACGGTCGTAAGGGGTGTGGTATTCTTTATCAAGGGTGAGGTGATCGTCGATGCGCAGCGAATGCATCTCTGGATGAAACGCCGGATGGAAAGCGTCCAGCAGATGTTTGATATCACGGCCTGACAGGTGCATGAATTTAGCCACCCTCCCATTGGCGCGCAGAATAACCACCAGTGTTCCGTTGCGGTTATACCGCACGTCAGGTTCGTCATCCACAATCTGGTAGACATCCATAATCGTCAGGTTGTCAATACCGTGCTTGCGAATCCGTACCAGCCTTGCCGCCTGCATCATCACGTCGGGTGTCATCACCGCCCGTTTAGCGCGATAACAAATAAAGGGCATCATTCACCGCCTTTTGGCTTCACCACAACGTGCTCCTGGTTAAGGACAATGTGGACACGATCCTTAACTTGATCAATGACCTCATCGACATTCACTTCTTTCATCCAGCCGAGCTCATCCGCGGTCGGGGGGGTAACTGATACCTCCAGACCTTTTGCCAGTAATAGCTGAATGATAAGGTGTGTCAAGACGGTCTTACCGGTGTTGACCGGTCCAGCGATATTGATAGTGACTGTGTCACGATCCGGGTTAATTAGCTTTTCCATTAGTCTTTGTCCTTATACACGGGCAGGATCTTAAAACCGCTGCTGTGATCATAACCCTTAAAGCTGACCATTGTTTCACCCGGCAGTTCAAAACGACGCAACGCGTGGGTGTGAATCTCTTCAACCATCACGCTGGTATTGCGATTGATCTGGCTAATGGCAACGCTGTTTAAGGCTTCATCTAAACAGACGCTCTCCAGCTCGTGTTGGGCGTTCTCACCCAGGTCATAGCCGATACCTGCCTCCTGCAGGGCCTTGGTGATGATCCGCTGCACCATGGTCTTACCGGTATTAGGTCCACCGACAATCATAATCGCCAGCTTTTGACGGCGGTGGCTGGGTTCAACCATCTCGCCATTGATAACTTCGATGATGGTGTGTGCCGGCGTCCAGTTAGCCCCTTCCACATGGTGGATTTTGATATTACGGGTTTCTGCTCCGGGCACGCCGTTAGAAGCATAGATGTACTCGCTGTAGCCATAAATGCAGCTGGCCCATTTCGGGATGGTGACATCATTCGCAGTGGCAATGGCGTCGCGTAACTGTTGTTTGGTAGACAGGGTCATGGTTATTCCTCCGACAAGTTGTAGGGTTTGATGTTTTCTTTCGGGCACTGGTCTAACGGGGTGGTGGGTTGAATACCACCGTTTTCTGATAGCATGAATTCACACCCGGTTTTACGGTCGATCAGAAAGCGGGTGGGTGTGCGCTCAATCGATACTTCATAGATCTCAAAGCGGTCTTCAAACACACCACCATAGGGGTGGTTAAAGCTAAGGGTGCTGCGTTCTGGCTCAGTGCGTTTGGTCACTGCATCGGATGCACCCGTCACCAAATACAGTACAACGCCCATCGTGAGAGCAACAAACAGTTTTTGTTTCATTAACTAGTCCCTAACAAAAAATAATACCGGGTGTGACCCCGGTATGGTTTTTATGCTGTGTTCATACAAGTTGAGTTAGTTCAAAATGGGTAGCTGGCAATGCTCGGACCCTTTGGCCTGCACCACCGTTTTGTTTACGGAGTCGTACACGTACTGACACTGCGTGTGCGGTTCGGTAAGATTAAAGATAGGGGTATCATCCACGCTGGTCTTCTTAAAGCGGTCAATCTGGGCTGGGGCCTCCATCTCGTTAAAGAAGAAAAACATCGCCAGCAGGTAAATGACCAAACCGGCGATCAGAACGGTTAAGATACGGTTGCCTACTTTACGCTTACTTACAGACATTACAGGTCCTTATTAGTTATGAGTTGGTACTCAAAGCATGGTAATACAATGTTCGCTTTTACGGGTTCAGCTTTGAAAGATTCGACTGCCCCAGTGATGGCGGCCGATTACGTCAAGATGGGTGTATATTGCGCTTGATAGCAGTTCAATGGTCGTTTCAATATCCCGCCAGAGAATCAAACTATACTGCACGTGTACACCGTCCCAGTCCTCCAGGGTGAGTATTGCCGAGTTGCTAGCAAGAAAACGTACGTCACTGATGATGATTACCTGGGGTTGGTGTAGACCAAACCGCTTTGCCAAGCTGCGATAGCAAGATACGGAGTGGTTGTACGACCGCGCCCGGTACACCAATTGGCGTTCGATTAACGTCCGCGCCTCTCGGGTTTCAGGTTGGTTCTTCAAAGGTATCCCTAAACCCGCCAGCGCACTGTTCGTCCCAAGAATGTACTGCGCGAGATAACGCCGGTTTGGTCCGTCACCAAATACCAGGTCAATTAACCACGCCCCGCCAAAGATCGTAACGATCACCGCTAATGCCAGCAGGATGTGACCAAGTCCGTCCATCAATGGCTCTCCTTCGCAATTCTCACCAGCAGCTCGTTCTGGTCATTCAGCAGCGTCAGGCTGTCAATCAGATACGCCACGTTGTTAAACGGGATGGTGAAATCACGCTGCTCATTCACGGCGGTCTTTAAGGTCAATACCCAAGGGGCGTACAGATCGTCGGAGTCCTCGTTGTCCTTTATCTGAGAGACGAAGACGCACCAGCCTGGATGACAGGACACGCTGCCGCACCAGGCATTGTAATCGGTGGCCAGTCTGACCTGCCGTGACAGCTGCTCGCGCAGGTAGGTGTAGTTGTCGTCGTATTCGGTTTCAAAGTGGTCGGCAAGCTTACCGGTACACTTTTCCAACAGCTCAATGATGGACTCGTTAAGGAAGCGGTGAATTACCATCAGCTGGGGATCACACTCCTGATCGCCATGAACCTGGTTTCGTACCCGTAACCAGAACAGGTAGACCAACCCTAATACGATGGCCACCGCCATCAGCCCCATGTTAAATGCAAAATTCGTATCCATGCTTTATACTCCCCGGGTTAAGTGATGCTTAAATAACTGATTAATGTCGGCAAAGGTGCCGGTGACGACCGGTACGGCATCGGCCGGCAGGTAGAACACTTCGGCCACGTCGTCTTGGGTATACACCCACAGTTCGACGCAGCCGTTGCGATCAATAACGGTATTGACAAGGTCTACCAGAAAGCGACCCCGTACCGCACTGACCAATTCACCGGCATAATGCAACTCCTCCAGCAGCCGCTTTTGGCCGCTGGTAGGATGGAAGGTCGGCTTATAGTGGGTAATGCTTTCAGCACCGTGGCGTTTAAGCGTGCGCAGGTAGAGCTCCACCACGTCATTGTAACGACGCAGCGTTAAGCTCTCCAGGCTGCTGCGCCGGTGCTGAACATACAACAGGGTGGCCAACACGCCAAGCACCACCCCTAAACACAAGCTTAATGCGATCATGCCTGCACCCCCTTCTCGTCACGGTTCATAAAGTGGTTTACCAGCTGCTCGAGCTGCTCCGCATGGTACTGCAGTTTCCCCACGATCTTGCTGATGTCACGATTGGAGACCACCAACGGAAACGACTGGATGTTGTCATTGACCTGCACGCTCACCTGAAACGCGTAGGCCACCGCCCGATCCTGTTCATCGACGTGAGTTGCCAGATGGCTGACCGACAGCAGGAACTGCATCATCGGCAAGCGGGAGGCGGCAAACATCGAGGTCGCTGCCCACTGCCAAATCCGCAGGTAGTCGACTATGGCGTTTTCCACCGTCCCAATCAGGATGCGGTCTTCACCACCGGCACCTGCTGGAATCGAACGTATCGGTGGGTCAGCCACAGCAACGCTACGCATTGCGGTCACATACATCGACAGCAGGTAGGCCAGGTTAATGTTGGTAAAGCGCACATGTACGCGCTTGACGTAGCCAATATGAATAGTGGTAACGAACACTAAGCATAAGGTCAATACGATAATGAGTAGGTATTCACTAAACATACGTATATTCTCTTTGAATATAGATTGTCATAAAACCCTGTCTCGTTAGCGTTAGCTCGCTAAAAACCAATAATGGCTTCTATAAGAACAGGGAGTTATGTACAGGAATACATATCACCGATCCAGCATGGTGATACGCACTGTGAATTCCAACTGCAGACACTTCTCGGACAGGTAAGCGGGTTTAATCGCCGTACCGTATAAGCGCTGCAGTTCATTGACCAGGTCATCCAATACCAGGGCGTGCTGCCAGACGTCAGCCCGTCCGTACCAAACGTAATGAGCCAGATCAAACCGCTTATTACCTTTGGCGAGGATCCCAATAACCTCGTCCTGCATACGGCACCCTAAGGTCCATTGGTCAATCGCTACCGTCTTAATAACGTTCCCCTGCAGCTCCAGATCGTTCAGTAATCGCACCAGACGCTCTGGGGTGTACGCAGGGCTGTTTACACGAATCGGATGACGTTCTAGCTTGACATCGAACATGCACTCCTTGACGGGCACCACAGGACGCTTAGGAACTAACAGCTCGGGACGTTTGAACTTGGCACGGAACGGGGAGACATAGATTGCTGTAGGCATAGTAAAATCCTCATACGGGTAATCGAAAAGAAAAGGCGGGTTACCCCGCCGAACGGTTAAACGACCCAGCCATCAAACAGCTCAAAGGCCGTGTGGTGGAGATCGCTGTTAGGAATGATGACGGACGCTTTCATTTCAGCGATGTCTTCTTCATACATCAGCAGAGTATACTTCGGCATGGTTTCCCAGGCATACCCTTTATCCCCGAACTTCTCGCGCATGTGCACGATCGATTCGCTGATGATCTGACGCTTGATCTGGTCGGTGACTTCAGCACCTTCTGGCAGGTGCGCATAGCGGAAACGCACCGCCCGACGCATATAGCCAAACAGGTCCGGTTTACCCCGGTCAGCGGCAGCAACGCACTCGGAGGCATCGTGGCTGCGGGGATACTTCCACGACGCACGGTGTTCGAGCACGCACTCCTCAATACGGGTAATCTCGTCCTGGGAGAACGTGACTCGGGTAATAGGGCTACTGCGGATGTATTCACGATAAACCGCCAACGCACCCAGGATGTGGTGTTTATCGCGGTTCACGTGACACTTCACGTCATGCAACAATGCCCCGGTCAAAATGACCCGATAGTCTTCCCGCAGCTCCGGGAAACGCTCCATGATCATCTCGGCATTGGTTACCACCGCAATAGCATGGTCTTCCAAATGCGCCGCGTCATTCTTGGCGTATTCACCCAGGGCTTTATCAATGAATTCACGCGGCAGGAATGCCTCCAGGATTTCATAGAAACGCTGGCGACGGTAAACGTTATTCGCCGACGTATCCAGCGTGATCTCAATGGTCCTTCCAGTTTGGTTCATGATGACTCTCTTATTAAAAACGGCATAAGTGCAGATGGTGTTGTCTTATACCATACCGACGGGTTTAGGGTTTGGGTGGAAATCAGCGCTCTGCCGAATCATCATCGATGAAGATATACACCAGTCTGTCTTCGGCAATCTTACCTTGCACATAAAACGCCAAACCGTTCTTTCCGGCAAACGTCTCAATCGTGCGACCTATTGTCCCAATGGTGTCGCGGTATCCTTCACAGGACATCAAACCGTCCCTGTTACCATACTGCAGTTCGCGCGGGTCTTTGATGCCGAAGATGTAATCAGGTTCAAATCTATCACGTCTACCCATGAACGAGTCGTCATGGACAGTCTTAAGCATGGGGGTGTCTTGCGAGTCTTCTTTTACGGGTTCTGGTTTTGGTGTGATATCAGTCAGCGCCAAACGCAGAACTTTTGACGAGGTGAAACCGACGCTGATGACCAGCTCACGACCATTCACCATAAACTGTTCGTAGTGCTCTTTATCGAACAGTCCTTCCAGTGGCTTCAGCTTTTCATTTTTATGACGGCTAACCTGTTGCCCGCGCATGGTGAGTGCAACACGGTCAAGGACCTCGGTAATGCGGTCGTTGAGTTTATTCAGTTCACGCCAGCCTGCTGAGTTAGGGTGTGCGTTTTCATTTACATACGACTGAATCATCCCAGGTGCTTTTCGATGATGCTGGCCGGCCTGATGCAGTGCTTGCGAGTATGCAGGTTTTTCTTGATCTGAATCTTTATAATACGCCATGGTTTAATTCCTTACGGGTTAATGGATTAAAAGTTTATACGGCTTATCGCCTTAGTAATGTAGAACTGAAATTAACTGCAGCTCGTCAAGCTAACAAAAAAAGAAGGGGTCGAAACCCCTCCTGATTGTTTATTAGCGACCAACCAATGTATGGTCTTTAACGACATGCCCTACCGCGTCAAACATCTCAGCGACCTCAGCCGGGTACTTGGCACGGATGTTGACCATCGCGGCTTCATGCAGTTCGTTCGGTGTACGGTAGCACACCGGCTTCTCAGCGAGGATCGCTTTGCTCTTTTTGATGCGGGCTTTGAGACCGGCAACGACAGTAACACCCACAACGATTACACAACCGATAATTGCTTTGTTCATTTTACGACTCCAACAGGTTAAGGGCTAATTAAGGATTAGGCTGCGTGACGACGAGCAACAGCATTGTAACGGGCATAGACTGCGATCAACGCAGTAACCAAGTTACGGTTGTCCTGGTTCAGGATTTCGAACTTGACGACGTCATCAACCACAATGAACACGGAGTTAGGGTGATAATTGTCACCCAGTGAACGCATTGCGGTAGCCGCGATCTTACCGGCTTCGATGCACTGCTCAGCACTCCAGTCCGGGTGTTTCTCTTTGGCACGCAGTGCGATAACCAGGAACGGCACCAGACCCGGGTGGCCCAGTGTATAACCATTCTGCTCAGCGTTGTACAGTGCGTCGTTGCGCAGTTTGGTATTATTGAAGTTATAGCGCAGACCTACCCACTGACCGGCAGTGACTAACGCGGTGGTCAGCTTTCCTTCTGGGGTAGCTTCCCAACGCTCGCGCACTTTACTGGCTTCTTCACGTTCTGCCTGACGTGCAGCGTCACGGGCTTCTTTGGCAGCCTCGGTAGAGCGAGCCAGTTTAGCACCGAACGCTTTACGTGAAGCTACCTGACGTGCTTCTGCTTTGTCTGCATTGCGGGATTTAACCACGGTAATCATACCCGTGGTGGTCAGGGCCAGTGCAATAGTGATACCGAGTACGTTTTTCATGATAAACTCCTACAGGTTAAGGTGGAAAGGTGAAGCGGCTTAGAAATTGTTCAGGGAATTATGCATAGCCTGGTGCTGCGCCTGCATGTTGGTAAAGTTTCGGCTTTGTTCGTTGATCTGCCCAAAGACATCAGGTTGCACAGGCTTACGCATAGCTTTACATGCAGCCAGACCCACTGCGGTTACACCCAGAGCAATAACAATTTTAACGAGAGCGTCCATGATAAAATCCTTACAGGTCAAGTGTGGGTTATTTAGAAAGACGACGGATGGTGGCCAGATCAATATCAAACTGCGCGCGGGCCATCTGTAATGAACCGCTGTTCAGCGCACCTGCCAATTGACGCTGGCTCATGTGACGCAGTGCAATACTGACGTAATCAAAGCGTGCGGCAGATTCATGTGCTGCATCCAGCTCAGCCTGGCGCAGGGCTTTTTCTTCTTCACGTTTAGCGATTGCGGCTTTAACCAGACGAATTGGATTAAACATAGTGAACTCCTCACAGGTTTAGGATTAATTGAGCAGGGTTTATTGCTCTTACTCACTAGGCTAATATAGGTCTGAGATTATCTGCAGCTCAAAAGAAACAAAAAAAAAGACTGCCGAAGCAGCCCTTTTTGTTATAGGTCAAAAAGCTCGATGTTTGTTGTGCACCACCACACCGTGTCGGGCATGAGTTCGTACAGACCCACAATCGGTCCGGTATACAGCTGCCCAGTGGCCAGGAAGTACGCGAGACGCTGTGCGTTCCAATCCATCCCGGGTATGCTAAAGCGATCGCTGGTTTCTGCCGTAGGGTTATACACGGTGGTCATGCCGCGATCGACCACATTCAAGAACTCCAGGCGCACCATGTCGATGGGGTCTGTTCCAGCCGGTGCGACGACCAATCCCACATAGGTGTCAAAGGCTGTAACCCCCATACCACCAGAACCCGTGTGCCAGTACTGCATGATGTTCGGTATAGGCGGATGGCGATGGCTGTAGATGTCTTCATTGGGCGGGGTGGCTTCCCATCCACAGCGGTACAAGACTAGCGCTTGTTGCATGTAATACTCCTTTGTTTATTAATCGGCATAAAGGACGGGGTTTCCTCCACACGGAGGAAACCACCGTTGACTATTACGTTCTGCTGCTGTAGTGGCAAATCACCACGCTAATTAAGCAAACTATCCACGCCACCATTCCCTGAATACCGTAACCGGTTTGGACAAAGTGCATCAGCCACAGTACCGCAGCCACGCTGCAGACCTGGATCAGCACCCACCACCGCTCACGGAATTCAAAGATTACCATCATCATCCCCACCGCGGCACCGAGAATGGTGAACGGTCGCAGAGACTCCTGGTAATCACCCGAGGTGATCAGGTTATACGCTACTACTCCGGTGCCAAAGACCAACACCAGGGTTAACAGGGTGTCGTGCCAGTACGGCAGATCCTGGGTGAGTTGCGGTTTACGAAACGCGTACTGGTACTGCCAGATCGCAGCACCCATCAGATTGATCACCAAATACAGTCCTTGCGCCCATAAGTGAAAGGCCATTCCCAGACGTGCACAATAGAACCCGTAAAAGCAGACAGCGACGCCGCCAAACAGGAATCCCAAGGTGTTTCCACGCCCTAGAAGAATGAAGTGCAATACAAAAGAAAGGGTTGCTACATAGTAGAACCAATCCGCATAGAAGCACGCTGTGGCCGATAACACCAATGACGCAACCAGAATCCAACCTGCTTCAAGTTTAGACCAGGCACCAGATCGACTCACGAGACATTCCTCAGGTAACAAAGACATATCATGAGTCAACCAAACCAGATCTTCCCCTTACTCAGGTTAAGAAAAAAGGTGGTCAGTCCCCAGGTATCTTCACCCCCCTGGGTGTAGCTGATTGTGCAGTGGTTCTCAGCGCAATACTTTAATAATGCATCTACACGAGACTGCTCATTAAAATACTCGTTGAGCAAATGCTGCAGCTCAAGAATCGCCTCCTGGACGTCTAAGGGTAAATGTCGTCGATTGGCCTTGTCGGTGATGCGCAATGCAGAACAAGGCAGTTCGGTGTGTGTTTCAAGAAACTGTATCAGTGACAATACGTCACCGTAAATGCTGCTGGGAGTCATGATTGTATTGGTATATTGGATCATCAAAAAGAGTGGGGTGCGACGCCCACTCTTGCGGTACTGCTATAGAATTTTTAGTTACTTGTAGGTAGGGTAGGTAGGATCAAAATGACGAATATCTTGAACCGTGTCTTTATACCCGGCATACCACCTGGCACGCTTCTCTTCTACTTCGGGTTTACGGCTGGAGCCGCGCGTCAACCATGCGACAAAATCACGGCGGGTCAACTCCCCCTGCTCTTTATTCAGTACATCCCGGCCGTCATAAGCGACAAAGCGGGCCAACCATTTACGGTTGATGCGGTACATCCCTTCTTCTAACCCAGCGAGCTTGTTCATCAGGTGGATTACCATGTCGTCATCGTTGAAGACTTCATGCACGGTAAGGTAGCTGCTGCAGCGCTCGTTCCACCAATCACCCACTTCCGGGTGGAAGAAATGTTTCGGGATGTAGTAGTCGTCGCGGTCTTCGGGGTGCACATGGGTAATAAGCAAACCGTCCAGCGCCTGAGAGAGGGCGTCGTTCATCACCCGGTTAGTGTCAACTGGTCCTTGACCCAGTGCCTTAAGGTTGGTGTTCAGTTTGATCAGTTTATCGGTGGTCTCTTTTTCCAACAGAAACACAAACGGGTACGTCCCCACCGCGTCCTGCCCCAGCGCCTGCAGGTTATCGACAATATGGGATACAGAGGGTTGTAAGATATCGCTCATACGGGTTTTCCTTTTTAAGTGGCATAAATAAACAAGGGTGCCGGACAGACACCCTTGCTGGATTAGTTAGACCGAGACGTCGTACTTAATGAATGGGTGGGGTTGGTACCCGGTTAAGCAGAAATCTTCCCACTCGTAGTCTTCCAAGCGCTCACGCTTGTTAACCACTTCCAACTGTGGTAATGTACGCGGGGCGCGGCTGAACTGCTGCGTGAAGCCCGCGATATGGTTTTCGTACAAATGGACATTCGTACCGCTGTATTCCAGCTCACGCGGCACCATGTTCAGAGTAGTCGCAAACATCATTAGCAACATCCCGTAGCTGGCGATGTTATACGGCAGACCGATTGCGACATCTGAACTGCGCATAGTGAACTTCAGATCCAGGTAACGCTCAGGTACGCTGTGCTTATCCAGGAACGCAAGCAGCGCACCTTCTGCATCCACTTCGTCATTATTGACCCACTTATCCCACAGCAGCGGATTACGCTCAGCCAGCCAGCTGACGCGCTCTTCAACCGTCATCAGGTCAGTGTAGAATTCAACCAGATGGTGGCACGGCGTTAGACAAGGTTTACCCTGTTGGATGTTCGCCTGTGGGCTGATCGACTCATCGGGCATATCTGCTGGATCCCAGGTAGAAATCAGGATGCGACGACTCTCCGGGTTAGTACGTAAGAGATCGAGCACATAGGCAATCTGGTCGTAGGTCTTCCCGTCCCGCCCTTTCCAGTTTCTCCACCGCGGTCCATACGGGGCATTGGTTTCCCCAGCTGGGATCTTCACACGCTGCCAATGGGTTGGTACCCCTTGGGCAGTCATAAACCCATGTCCTTCCGCTAGCGGCTTTTTATCCCAACCTTCGGCTTTCCAGATAGCGTAAGCATCTGGGAACTCTTTTTGCAGCAGCTCAAGTCGTTGCCAGTTCGCATACAACACCTCTTCGATCACCGGCTCGCTTAGCGACCAATCCCGCCAGATGAATCCACAGCCGCGTTCTTCCAAAAACTGCACGTCCGAAAGACCCAGCAGAATCCACTTCAACTCATGGAATACGTATTCCAGGTTGACCTTCTTGGTGGTTACCAGGGGAAAACCTTTTTGCATGTCAAACACCAGATTGGCGCTGCGCACGCTGCGGGTTCCGGTCCCAGTACGATCACCGCGACGTCGGCCCTCTTTGAGGAGGCGATGCCCCAACAGTAAGTAGTTGTCCATCATTAAATCCTTGAGTAAAAATGAAACAGGCGAACTCTTGTCTATAGTCTTGTAATTATGCGGCTTTTGCGGTCAGGGCTTCTTCGGCCATCCGTCCCACAACACCAATGTTGTCATAAGTTAAACTGATTACTTTGTCGTCTTCATCTTTGCCGGCGTCTTGCGCGACCGAGTCAAGGACCGAGACGTTCGACCATTGGGTCGTTGCGTTGGACACCACCAACGCCGACGCCCACTCCAGACGGTCATCTTTCTTGTACTGAATTCCCACGACCATGCTGTCAGTTGGCATGCCGTGAATATCAACCTGCGGTAAGTGACAGCCGGTAATCTCGGTTACCTCGCTACCCCCCACCACACCGTCCAGCACTTTGCGCTGCCAGGGTTCGATTGTTTTACCGAAGTCCTGACGTACAGTCAGCAGGCCATCTTCGAGTAAATTTTTAATGCAGGTATTGATTGCGATTAAACACTCATTGAAGATCTTAAGCATCAGTGTAATTCCCATTTAGAGTAAAGGTAGGTACAGCGCTAGGGGTCATACCCCACAGCGCCACCTGGTAAACTATGCCGCTGTCATTAACCAGTCGGCACATGCTTTGATATTACCATACGAACCGTAAATCTCCATTCCCTGGCGCAGATCCAGTGCATCAGCAATGGAATGGCCATGAACGTCCCAGCCCAACAGCGGCACACCCGAAACCTGGTTGGTACTCAGGTCCATTTTGACGCTGACCACCATTGACTGGATCATCCGCGTGCCCTGGAAATCGAAGCGGCAAATGAAGGTCTTGATTGGTGACAGGTGAGTGTTGATGTTGGGTAATTCTAAGCAGCGACCGGTAAACGTCACACCTGGCTGTTTGATATCATTAATGTGCAGTCCATGCAGAATGACCTGCAGCGTAAACGGATGGAATACCTGGGTCACGTCACTGCTCGCCATTGATCCAACTGCTGCATGGTTATTCACTTCAGCCCAGTAGTTCGCAACGTTAAGATTAGTCATGATGATCCTCCAGAATCAAAGTTACTTGCACTCTATTCGGTGGCTAGTCCGAACGAGTATTCGCCATCGACGTTTCCATTGTCTTGACTGTCCTGCCGTTCCGCACACACGTGCTTATGCTGGTACTAAACCGTTCGGTTGACGGGTCCGATCGGTATAAAACGGCCGCCGGTTAGGGCGACGTATTGCTGTGTGCACTTACCAAAGAACGACGATGAGCTTCACACATTGAAGCTGCGTCTCGAAGCACGTCAGTCATGGCATGATGACGCGGTAAATCAGGAAACGGTTTGAAGTCAGGGATGTACCCGATGGTGGTGTTTAGCTTGGCATCGATAAAGGTTCTTACATCGCGCCGTTGGTTATGGATATACGGCAGCTTGATGTTGTACATCTCTGCAGCATGCTGCAGAATGTTGTCATCAAACTGACGATCACGAAAGTACACAACGATCTTACTGGACTCGCCGTGCACCGCCTGGTGACGGACAATCAGTTCTTCAACCAGCTTTACGTATTGCGCTAACGCATCGCGGAAGGAACCGGTGCCGCCCCTTTGGGCATCGCGTGGTTTACGCAGACGCTCTTGCTGCCACCAAGCCTGCGTAGCTGGATCAAGACGTCGTCCGTCTAACCACTGATCACCAACGTGTAACTTACAATACAGGCTATCAGGATGCGCTTCATTATTCATAAAGGCTTCCTGCAGCTTAACAACAGACTCAGGATCGTCGAGCCGAACAAGTGCTGCAGCAATTGAAAATGCCGCGGCGTCTTTCTCAGTGCTGCCCGTTTCCAGATCTGCAAGTAAAAGGTGGGTCATATTTTGTGTCCTTACTTAAGTAGATCAAAAGTAATCGTCACAGCTGCTATTCAAACTATCGTTGAATTATGTAAATCTTTACATTTTTAACCGGCGGGGTTATTTAGGTCTCCAGGTGTGGGATACCACGTAGTGGGCCTGTCACGTCACCCAGCCCCATGATACCAGCAGTGTTTTTCACCGCGATTGCCATCGCTTCTGGCGTGAAGTTGATCACTACATACCCAATAGCATTCTTGGTGATCACATCCGCTACGGCCCGTGGCCAGTCTCGACGGGTGACGTTGTGGTATGTGAACAATGGCAACGGCACACCCATCACATCAATGATGCTGTAGGTGGTCTCTTCGTCAGCCATGCGGTAATAGAACTTATCTTGCAGGTCGTCATAGTTAACGACGCGTTCGATAATGGTTTTAATTTCGTCGAAATCCATTTCATGTTCAGACTGGAACAGCATAGCCGCCATTTCTGGCTCGTCAGCGTCTTTGATCAAAATAGAATATGCGCGCATCGTTATTTACCCCAGACAAGTTGGTTTAACGGACGGTTGGTATCGAGATCCATATCGCGGATCGGGTCACTGTTCTGTGTACCATACAGCTCATCGTAAAGATGATGCGTTGCAAAGCAGGCCAGATAAGAATCACCACGGCTTTGTTCACGTACCATTAACAGCCGACCCAGCACAAGGATAGCCTCTTTAATCGCCGGATAGTGACCATAGACTACACGACGATTATAATCAACGGTACCCATCGTTAACCCTGCATTGTGTTTACTGCCGCGCAGCCGCCCTATTTCCCAGCCACTGAGCGCAATCCACATGTGGTGTTCTTCGCCCTCGAGATATAACCCGTAGGTAATGCCAACGGACTCACACGCCGAATTAGAACGCGCTGAGTAAAAACCCACAAAGTGTGGCCAGAACAGTTCCCCATCAGAGTCCAGTTTAATACCCTGTTTCAGCGAGAGACAGTAACCTGCTCTGTTTTCCTTTGGTAGATTGAGGCCGTAGCAACCGCGTATGGTTTGCATAAAGTCATCACCTAACCAGTTCCATGGAACGATCATTGGGTCATCCTGCAGCGTATATTGCTCTTGACCGATCTTTTCTAAGAGCTTGTCAAGCGTTCTTTTTGGTATGATTTTCATACAAGTTGTCCTTAAAGCGGCATAAAAGGGCTGGGGTTTCCCCCAGCCGTAGGTTATGTAGAAAACAGCGTGACGCACAACCACCTAAGCCGGCCGACTTGAGTAGCTGTACATACGGTTATGCAACCGCAGCCGGAGTCTAACCCTTCCCCGTGGAAGATACGGGCTAAGCCCTGATCACCTCACTTTTGTGTGACGCTCACAATTGATTGTCACAGAGTACTACCTACTATAGAATAATAGGTAGGCTAGCTTACCTCGACAATGTCGGTAAAGGCGCGGTGATGACCTTCACGATCTACCCAGCAGAGCTGGTAGTGGTGCATCATGGGCAACTCACGCCAGCGGGAGGTCTCAAAGACTTCAGACGCCCCACCCAATGCCGTCATGGCAAAGCCTTGAGCACAGGCCATCACTACACCGGTAACCGTTCCTGGCCACGTTTTGTTCTGCATCAACTCTGTTGCCCGTGGACCTAGCATAATGCGTACGCCGCTGCTGGTCATTAAGAAGTCACCGACGTGGACCTGTGCCGCATGGACTCGATTAAGAAAGGGTCCCAGGTCATTGTACTCGTGCGAATGAATAAGCACGGATTCGGTGAGTAGACCGGTGTTAAAGAAACCCAACACCGGCGTAAACACAATATCGTTGGTGATCAGCAGCCCACGCTGCGACTCACCAATCAGATACGCTTTGCCCACCTCCAGGATGGGTGCTGACACATCAACCATGTTAATCCCTCCACCAACATTCTTCGTAGTAACGGAGTTCCACCGTGTCCCCTTTATGGAACGCGGTGTCCGTGCCCGTGCGTTTAGCAAAGTCGATGTGATCCCAGCCAAACCCGTACTTGACGAGAGTGCCAATATAGTCGACGTCTATTTCGTCTTCTTCCCCTTCATACTCACGAAAACGCTCATACACTTCACCGGTACGCAGGTTGACGATTTCGAAATAATCCTTCGGGTGCCAGCGCTTCCCTTCATTACGCTTGTCCTGCTCGGTCATGCGCGTGTTCCAAGCCTGGCTGACGGATTCTTCTGAAGTGTGCATGTCCTTTAAGACCAGCATGCACTGCGTGCATTTCACGCGCCAGAAGACCAGCGCATGTCGTTCCGCTTTGGCCTTTGACGCGCACAGCGGACAGGGTTTAAGCTTTATCACCTTTCGCCTCCTTAAGTGCACGAGTGCGTTCTTTCTTCGCCGCCTTCTTCAGCGCCTTGTTATTCTTCGGCTTCTTCGGCTGACCCGGGAACTGATAGACACGCCCGTTCTTGTTCGGTTTCTGATTGGGCGAGATACCCTGACCCGTACGGAACGGATCGACGATATACGGACCCTTCTCCTCCGGCTTCTCGGGCAGTGCCTGCGCAATGGGAATCAGCTGGCGAATTACCCAGTCGACTTCACTATCGGCGTAGCTGCTACCGTTGAGCGAACCGATGTAACCATGACGTGCATCTTCGACCAGACTGAAGCCCGAGTACTGCTTGTTTACCAGCTGACCTTTCAGATAGCGAATTGCTGCTTTAAACAACGGTTCGTCAACACGGAACGGCACGTGCATTACTTCAGTCAACGTAAAGTCACCGTGACCTAAGATCGTCGAGGTGTGGTTGAAGAAGTCCTGTGGTGAAACATCGGCAACGATCTGGCTGTCCGCAAACATACGACGATGACGAATCTTGAACTGCACAGACCCGTCAGGCAGTACGTAAACATCAGGTACTGCATCACCGAAGCTCTGCAGATTACGCTTGATACGTTCCTGACCACTGAAGAAATACTTTTCAGTACATTCCTCATCCGGCACCTGACGAATCATTGCTACTTCGTCGTCAGTCACACGACTCGGACCATCGTGTTCACCGAACTTGGACCACGCACACGCATTAGGGTAATAGTACTTGTGAATCTCCCCGTTCTTCAACTGCAGGTCGTAACGGTCTTTCATACGCCAGCCATTGAATGGTACCCAGTGACCCATGTGTTCAGGGTGGTGGTTCATCCCTTCCAGCCAGACGTACGGATGGAGTTCGTAGTTAGCCGGTGCGTCTAACACGATTTCGCGTTCTTTATCAAAGATCAGGTTCGTTACGTACCCGATGAATTCAGCACGCTTTTCAGAACGCTTCCACTCACCATCTTTAAGCACCAGAATGTATGGGTTAACCAGTTTTATTTCTGGCAACACCGCCTCACCGTTAACAAAGGTGATCGTCCCGGTTACGCCGATTTCCAGTTTACGCTGGTTGTACTCTTCATCCGGTGGATAAGGGGTTTCTAAACGAACGTTCTCCAACTCCAGTACAGACGAGCCATCGTTAACACCACGTACAATACCGCGATGCGGTGGAACGTGGAAGATCTGAAGGCACGAACCTTTATCCTTGTAGCCCGCAGGACCATAAGCCAAAACCGTCTTGAGAATGTCAGGTGTCTCTTTAGACGGAGTCTTAGGTTCGGGTGATTTGAGCCCGGTTGCCAGCACGTGGGTATTATCCACAACGATAGACTCAATGATCTCATCACGGATACCTTCGTAATCAACCATGAGCATCGGATCGGCATTGGAGAAATACGCACCCGTAAACAACGCTTCGTTGATAGTGAATGCACCATCACGATACACCATGTCTAAGGTGATACGACCATGGAGATAGTCGTCTTTATTGATGCGTTGCTTGATTTCAATGTCACGCACCTTGATGTAACGGTAGCCGTCTGGATGAGTCTGCCAGATAGCCGACATGTAACGGTTAAAATCGATCGTGTAGTGGTTAATGCGTTGGAACGCATGACTGGTCCAGGATACTATCACCGATGTCAGGATTTTCGGTGAATAGATGACCTGGGATTTTAATTCTACTTCGTCATCGTTCAGTAAATCAATTACGTGGTCTGACATGTCGGGGTCCTTATTAAAGTGGGTGAGTACACACCTTAGTAATGTAGGCTTTAAAACAAATAAAAAAAAAAGAGTAGGGGAAGCCCCCTACTCCTTATGCCGCTTAGAACGGAATATCTTGATCCAGTCCTAATGCTTGTACCACGCGATCATTAGGGGTCACGATACCGCACAACGTATCCGTGTTCCAAAAAAGTTCATCGCCTTTACGGGCATCGGGCTGTGGAAACTTGCCTTTGCTGATACGAATGCGCAGTGCTTTCTGGCTGATACCCAGGTCGTCAGACGCGTCTTTCAAACTGATCATGTTATCGGTGTTTACATTGGTCTTGCTCATTTACTTTCCTTATTAACGAGTTACGAAGTGCCCTTCTACCCAGTAGCGGTTACCACGACTGCTGGTACGGTAATGACCGTCACGCCAGAACGTGGTGCCGTGGGCAATGTATTCGCGGGTGTGTGGGGCACGGGTAAGAGTGGTAGTGGTTTCAGGTTCGACAACCGGTGGGGTAGGGTTGATCTCCTTTTCCACTGGGTGAACAATCACCTGGCATTTTAACAACAGCTTGATCACCAGATCAAAGTGGTTATCGTGACGGTGTTTTAGCGTCCAGCGTTCCACCGCGGTCATGACAAAGCGCAGAGCATCTTCCATGCTGCTGCCACCTAAGGTATTGATGGCAACATCCATCAGCAGCTCTTTGTCTTCATAGACCACCAGGCTCGTGCTGTTCTGCGAGACGATGTCTACCCGCTCCTTACCCTGCTTGAAGGTAAGGGCATCGATCGCCGGACCGGGGTTACCGTTGCGGGTAACCACGCGGTATTGGATCTCCACTTCAACCACGATGTTATCAATGACGATTGCACCGTTAAAGGTTTGAGTGTGATTCTCTACCGCCAGCAGCGCTGACATCTCTTCACCCAGAGCCAACAGTTCCGCCATGATGGCTTCATGCCCCGCCCAAAGTTTATTGAGATGATGCTGCGAGCCTTCCAGCATGCCACTGAAACGCTCAACTACCGCCGTGGCTTGCTTAGCCCGTTCACTCACACCAAACTGTTCTTCCATCAGACTGGCCAGTAGCTTTAACGTACCGGGGTCTGGTGTTCCAACGTTTGCAGGAATCATGACGAACTCCTTACAGCGCAGTGAGGTCGTTAGCCGCTTTCTGCAGATCGTCCAACAGTTCGTTGTGGTTATCCAGCGCAGTTTGAATCTGCACCGAGCTTTCCCGTGCCATGCGCATCAGCACGTCGAAACGTTCCTTTTTCTTGCGCAGCTCTTCGCTGATCGTGGCCTGGGCTTCCAGCTGGGCAGCAATCAGACGTAAAGTATCGGCAGCCTGGGTGACTTCGGCTTTCGATACCGGCTGCGGTTGAGCAGGGGTCAGCTTTACTGACTCTGGTTCGGCTACAGGAATTTCTTCCTCTTCTTCCTCTTTTACGTTAACCACTACCGGCTCAGGTTCTTTCTTCTCTTCAGGCAGTTCACCTTCGGTCTCGTACATGCTGTCATCTTCTTCCTCATCGTGCTCATCGTGTTCGCTACCGGACTGGGCCGCAAACAGCTGGGCCGGGTTCAGCTTGGCAAAGGCTTCCGCCATCGCGTTGTTGGTAACCGAACCGGAGATGCGGGAGATCAGCTCACCAGAGCTCTCTTGTGGGAAGTGACGACGCACTTCCCGATGCTGCTTGGTAAACCACTCAGGGCGTGAAATTTCAGTACCTTCACGACGCAGGGCCAGCACCTTGATGGTCTTGCCCGAAGCCGACTTCTTGGTGTAGAACTGAATACCGTAACGGTTACGCATTTTGTTGACCAGGTGGAAGCGGTCATCGTCGTCGCACTCGGAGAACTCCGGTACCGACATGCGCAGGGCGGTTAAGGTAAGGCCGTGACCTGCCGACTGTGCCACGTGATACGCCATTTCGGCTATCACTTCATCTTCGGTGTAGAACGAGTTGTAGGCAAAGATGTCGTCACGTTCCAGCGTGGGATGATTGACCACTTCTGCTGCAGGGTTAACGCCAGGCATGTTGACCACCTTAGGTTGAGGATTGCTAAACGCCACAGGCTCCAGACCCATGGTCTTATTGACGTGCAAACTGCTGTATTTGTTCAGGCGTGCTTTCTTTGCGGTAGCGGTAGCAGAAACAGGAGTCGTACTGGTTTCGGCTACGGCATCCGCAGGTGCATCGACGACGAGCATAAACATGGTGTCTGACATGTCGTCAGCGTTGTTGTTCCACAGATTTTTCTTTCCTTTAAGGTGCTGAAATACTTGCGTCTTCTCGCGTTTGCTGGCTTTGGCTAAGAGGTCAACACGTTCATTTAAACGTGTCCAGGTAACGCCGTCTGGGGAATTGTTAACCACGCGTAAGCAACGTTCAACGATAGACATATATCCGGACATAAGCTACTACTCCAACAGGTTAATTTTTTGGTATAAAAGGAGGCGGTTTCCCGCCCCCTGGTTTTAGCGCACTGCGTTATTATTACTTCAAACTGATTTTGGTTTGTTGACCGGTGGCAAAGGCGTTATCCGTTTTGCTGTCCGTAACGGCACGACACACCACTTTCAAATCGGCTTTTGGATAGCCGGCTAAGCCTAACCAGAAACCGGACCACACGTTGCCCAGATCGTTCTTATAGGCTGCGCATTGGGATAACAAACGGTTTTGGGTGATTTCGAACTCTTTACGTCCACCTGACATCTCGGCTTGGATGTTAAGATACATGCGCTGATCCACCTGCAGGTTCTGTTCACGCAGGAACTGCACCACCGCCTTTGACCCATCCCCACCATAGCGACCGGACATCTGGGCTTCAATAATCTGCTTTAAATGATCAGTGGCCATTTCTGGCACCTGCGCCATTTCAGTGATACGCATCGTCAAGTTACTCAGGTTCGATGCTGAACTCTGACGCAGGTTGTCGATGGTGTTCTCCATCTGGTTGCCGTTGTTGGCCGCACTGACGTATGCCATGAACGCCACCCCGCCGACTGCCAACAGCAGCGCCAGAATCCCACCAAAGATAATGGCGACAATCGCCCCCGTGCCAAAGCCTTTCTTTCCACCCATTGATTGCTCCGCGTAACTCATTTTACTCTCCGTTAATAGTAACTGCTTTTGGTTTTGGTTAAGAACTTAAACTCCCCTAACTCCTCTTTATGAAGGAACCAACTGATCACTACGGAGACCAGCAGGTTTAACAGCGTTAGGATAGTAATGAACGTAATACTCGGTGACCACTGGTCTTTCAGGTACTCGAGCTTTTCGTTTGGCAGACGCACAAACTTCTCTTTGATGGTCAGCAGCTGCTCGTTTAGCAACTCAGGCGTCAACATGGCATTAAGTGTCGGAATACGCAGCGATTCCAGCATCGCCGCATTGGACTGCCCGTCTGCAAACGAGTCGGCCTTAAACCAGCTAATGTGACCCTCGGCATCCAACCCGTAGAACAGCTGCACATCGTTACGCTTCGTGCCTTTCCAGGCCTGACGCACCGCCGTGTAGTACTCGTACGGTTTGTTGGTGATCACTACAATCACGTTTAACTGCTTCTCTTTGCCCAGCATGCGCAGCTGATCATTAAGGTAATCATTGATCCAGCCGTAGTCGGTATGGGTGTCGTTGATCACGCGGTTAAAGCGATAGTAGTCATAGGTTGACGGGTATTCCGGTAACTGATCCTTGTAGTGCGCCATGATGCTGTCAGAGGTGTTAAAGTGGTTCTCCTGTAACAGCATGTAGTTACTGGCCACCTTCCAAGAAGCCGCCGGTTCACCAATCACCACCTGGGTCCAGCGTGGCGGTTCGGTTAAGCCGCGACGATCCACTCGACTGATCGTCCAGCTACCCACCGAAGATTTCACATCCCAATCGACATCGTAGGCGTGCTCATCACAATAAACCGGTTTACAGGTTTTGTTGCCTTTGCTGTCCTTGGTGCAGGTTTCCCCGCATTGATACTGATGCTCGCAGCCGACCTTCACCCGCTCCTTGCCGGTGATATAGCCGTTGAGGATCTCGGTGTCATACGACATCGTCAGGCTACCCATGGCGATCACCCCCCAAAGGATCAGTGACGTTGCCAGGGCCGCCAGAATCTGAATGCACCACTCTTTAAGGTTGATGGTGGCGTGGAAGATCGCCTTGCTGGCAATCACCCACAACACCGTTGGGATAAACACGATCAGCAAATAGATGCTTGACATGGTAGTTATCCCTTTACCAAACGCCAGGTCAGTTCAACCAGGTAGCCCACCACGGCGTGCAGTGTGCGGTACACCGTGACATACGGGCAGCAGAACAGTCGCCACCAGTCACCGAACCCAGGACGTTTAGCGATAGGATTGGTCATACGAATCCCCCGCCTCTCGCCGAAATGCAACATGACGGATGAAATGAACCAGCCCAATGACAGCCAGAATAGTAGCCACATGTTACCCCTCCAGTTTTGCCGCACGGTGTTCCATGGCTTGATTAAACGCCTGCAGGGCAATGTTGGCAACGTAGCCAAACTGTTCTACCCGCAGCTCCTCTAACTGTTCGTTGCTCCAGCGGTCCGGCGTCAGGTGCGCCACCTCGGAAGCAATCATCTGCATGATCATCCCTTGATCCACGGTGCCACCATCCCAGATATGCACCATGCGGTTATGGTAGTCGGTAAAGGCCCAGCATCCCTGCTCACGAATCCCGGCTACGACCTGGGCCGGGGTGTTCCCGACAATATCCCCAATGCCGTTGTCACCGGCTTCAATGGTCATGCGGGAGAACAGCTCCTCGTAGGGCAGCTGCTCGCGTTGACACAGCGGTTCCCAGTAGGCGCGGTGGATGGCTTCCGGGCTGTCGTGCCAGGCGACGTTGATTGCCGTTGGCTGTGCGTACAGCAGGTTATCGCTTTGGGTGCCGGCGTGAATCATCAGCAGCTGCTCTAACAGCTCACGCTGCTTCTGTGGTTTCCAATTCTTAAACTTATCAACGAGTGACATACGGGTCCCTTATTTAATGACGAAACGGATAACGACGGGTGTAGCGGTAAATGATCGAACGGTAGCACTCGACTGGCCAAAGCCAGGCGCGCACCATCCCGTACGGGTAGTCCCGCAGCTGATAGCCCATGTAAACGTACAGGGCCAACTGACCGACCAACGGAGTGATTGCCACGACAATGCACCCCAACACCACTTCATGGAAATAGTAGTAGGGTTTGAGCTGTTGGCGCTCGGCAAAGAAGATGATCGTCCAACAGACAATAAACTTGAGGGCCACAATGAGCAGGAAGCGCTCTAACATACGCAATCTCCAAAGACTCTAACTCATACGGTAGGGAGGCTATGTACAGAATAACGGGGAAGTGTCATTCACCCCGGTAATGTAGAGGTAAAATTATCTGCAGCATAAAAAGATGGATCCACCTCCCACCGCAGCAGGAAGCGGATCCATCATTAGACGTTAGTTACGCTTGGCACGGGCCCGTTCTTCCAGCTCTTTCATACGCTGGCGGTTAATGCGTGACATACAACCGGTCCGCACGTTAACGCAATAGCCGTACTGCACCGGCACATTGTACTTCACAAAGAGGCGCAGCATGCGCGCCACGTACTGATCCTGGTACTCTTTGGTTTCGTTGATGTTGTCAGCCCGACTGGCGGTCTGCATCAGCTCGTCGTAGAGCTCACCGTTCTCATGGCGGGTTTCATAGAAGCTACGGGAAAGGTTGTGCCACGGTGACGGGAACTCACCGATCAGGTCCAGCTCACCCTGCGCATTGTGACGGTACAGGTAGCGGTCGCGCCATACCAGCGCACCGGTGATCAGCTCGCCGCCGGCGGTAAAGCCGGTACCCATACTGGACATGAAGCCCGGGTCAGCAAACACCATGCACTGGGTTTCGTTAATTGACATGATGTCGCACGGCCAGTTGGTGATGTCAACCAGCGCGGTATCGCGCAGCCCTTCCGGACGCGGGTGATCTTCGGTTTCGGTGTAGACGACCAATAAATGCTCGCGAGCATAGAAAATATGGTTCATTGTTTCAATCTCTGTTATGGGGTTACATAAGGATTAACGCAGCAGCTGCTGTTCCTGACGAACAGCAGTACGCAGAGTCTTGCAGATACGGACGGCCTGTTCAAACAATGCCGGGTAACCTTTGCCTTCTGGGTCAATCAAATCAATCGGTGGTTTTTCAACCCAGCAGATGCCGCGCAGCCCTACCAATGCTCGGTAGTTAAACCCCTGATAGGTGATAGCACAGGGAACAAATCCGTAGGTGTACCACATCAGCGTTAACAAGCTATCATGGTCATCTGTTGCACTGCGTTTTTCATAGCAGTTCAGCGCGTGACAGCACAGCGTGTATTTGATCTTTTCCGTCGATGGGCAGTCGTTTGGTGGGGTGACAAGACCTTGGCTGGATTGGCACATGTCGGTGTCATACCAGGGGTATTCCGCAAGCATGAACGCCCGACCCATATCCACCGACATTTTTACTTTAGGCTGCTCTTTCATTGGTCATGGCCTTTAAGGTGTAGAAGCACAGCAGCGCCTCCACAGCCTCATAGATACCAGAGGTCTGAACGCGCAGCTCAGGGGAGGTCGTTACGACGTGCTTGTTCCAGGGTTTATCGATCAGCACCGTGGAGGCATTGGGGTACTGATCGTGTTCGTAGAACGTATTGTCATCGATTAAGATGATGATGTCGTCAGGCGCATGGCGCTCGCGCAGGTACACCATCTTGTCTTTCCCGTGGACAGCAGGGTCGATAAAATGGTAGCTGGCAAACTTGAACCCGTGTTCGTCCAGTAACGCCATCGTGTGGGCTTCGCCATCCGGGTGGTAACCACGGTGGGTGGCCAACCCATGTACCACCTGCGGGAAGTTTTCCTGGATAGCTTTCCAGGCGGCAATCACCTGGTAGTCAAAGGCGGTGTTGCGCATGAACGTGGCTTTGTTTAAAATTACCGCTAAGTGGCCGTCGGTATTAGCGGGGGTCAAATACACGTCCGTTGCCGCATCATGGTCAAACAGCAGCTTCAGAAGAAAAATAAACTGCGCATGGGTTTTGCCCAGGACATCATCGAAGTCCCAGTAGATGAATACGTTAGCTTTATTATTTTCCACGGTAACCTCAGCGACCCATGTAGCGATGAAGGGCTTGATTATACTGAATGATGGCTTCATCCAGGGTTTTTACCGTGTTGCCAAAACTGATCTCGCCCATCGTCTCATCGTCCTGATCCCAACCGTTATCTCCTTTCCCGGGCACCACGATTTTCTCCCGTGGCGTTAATGAGATGCGCGTCCACTTTGGATGATACCAAAACAGATACCAGCGGCTGTAGCTGCTGATGTTGTCTTCATACTTGACGTCAAAGAGGATGTCTTTGTGGCCTTCTGGCGCACCTTTTGACGCACCAAGCGAACCACGCACCACGTCAAAACGTAGCTCACCTTTACGAGAGTTGTGATCACCCATAAAGATTTCACGCCAGCTGCGAATCCAGGTCCAGCCACACCACTTATCCGCAGACCACCCCAGGGTGGTACTGTGTAAACGGAACGACACCAAATCACGGTCAATGCTAAAACCGGTCTCGCGACCCCCCAGTAACCAATCCTTGCCAACAAACCATTTGGTGAAACGGTTTGGCGGGGTATCGACATGGAGCCAGAAGGCAAACAGCAGCGGGATCGCAATGCGGAAAGTATACATGTGATCCTCATCCCCACCGATCTCTACCCCTAACGCTAAACGCTTCGCCTGCAGGCCAAACTGATACTGCAGCTCAATGCTGTTCACCGTGACGTTCTTTCCTTCCCGCCGCCAGCGAATCCCATAATCCCAATGGCAGATGTTGTTACGTTCCGTAAAATTTGACCACCAACCGCGCAGTACTCCAAGCATGTTCAACCCCTTTTAGTTTTTAATGACACATCCAGAAAACGTGACCGCAACCCGATGACCGTACTTGGTCCGCACCTTGCGAGCAAAATCCTTGGTCAGGGTAGGGTCGACATTGACGATCTTTTGCTGATGGATACCGAGCTCAATCAGCGGGATCTTACCTAAACCCACGTCGTAGCCATGAATTGAACCGCGCGAGCGCGTTAAGGTGAAGAGCAAATCGCTTTCAACATACACCCCGCTACCGCCAATACTGCTGACCACCTCCGGGAAGCGGAACTCACCGACCATCTGCTTTAAAAAGATAATCCCAGTCTCTTTTGAAAACAGGTTACGACAGAGCTCTTCGGCAATCTCTTTTACCGCATCGTGATCCAAACCGTTGGCCTCCGCTCGATCGGACATGGCGGACATGCGACGATCAAAACGGTACAGGCCTAACAAACCATTACGCACGATTAAGAACGACATGTAGGGGTCAAAGCCCGGAATCAGGCGCAATGCAATCGGTACACCCGAGTGGGTGCGCACCTTGATCCCAATGGCCCGCGGGCGGGTAATCCCCAAATCGGTTACCGACTCACCCACCAGGCTTACGTAGAATCGATTCATAGTGATCCTTACAAAAAAAAAAGAAGGACCGGTGTTACCCGGCCTTCGGATTAATCATCAACGTGCAAACCGAGGTCTGCTGTCGCAACCCGTTGCTCAATATAGCTGCCGTTATACCCCATGGTGATATACGAGTACGGATGGTTTGACCCTTTATGCCAGACCATCCCCGTGCCCTTTTCCAGAATGTCTTTCGCCACCCGCACACCGTGGACGTTACCAACGTTAGCGCGCATGCGCAGCAGTGCCGTGGCAACATTGGGGGTCAAGAGATAATGGTGACCGTTATCCAACCTCACCACTCGCATCTGTTCGTCACCCGATCCCAGCTCAGGATGCTGCAGCATTGGGGTAACCGCAAGGGTGCCAAACGGATGAACGGTGATCGAATCCGGTACAGCATTTAGCGCTAAGATCTTAGTCATCATTTAAACCCCAGGTCAAAACCAAACACGCAGGCTTCATAATTATTGCCGAAGGTCTGGCGCAGACCAATACGGGGGTGAATCACCAAACCGCATTTGGGCTTCATCAGGGCTTTCTTTAAGCTCGCGGCTTTAGCATGGGTGTCCAGAATACGAACCACCCCCACCAGGTTACCGGCGACGTCCACACGGGAGCTGATGATCGTACCCACCACATCAATAGGGTTTATCTGACGATAACGATCTAGACGATCCTTGACGGCCTGGCTGACCAGTAAGGCGGGCTTGTAGTCTTCAAAGTCCGGCGCCGGGGGCGACCCCAGTTCACACCAGTGCGGTTGGGTGGTAAGCTCCAGGAGGTGGGCGTGGCTAATATTGCGCTCGTTAATCAGGGTGTTGGGAATGAGCACCAATTCCCGTTCGATGAAGTGTCCAGACATAATACGATCCTTACGAGTAAATTGAGTTTGCTACAGAATGACGGAATAATGTTAATCATTACTTTTACGATGGGTGTCGTGCAGCTTTTGCACCCATTCAATGTTTACTGCACGCCCGATGTGGTTATTTATCGAATTGTAATAATCCTTACAATTGCGGAATACAGACGAGCTCCCGTAGCCCACACCATACATCTTCCCAATGAAGTAGCGATCGAGTTTAGACAGCAACTCAAAGTGTGCAGTGACAGCAACCGGGGTTGAGACACCGAGTTCACGGTACTCACGCACTTTCTTGAACTCGGTGTCATCTATCAACACAAGGGCGCCGTTGCGCGCTTCTGTTTCTGAAAACTGGTAACCGGTCGAAATGTTTGATTGCACCCAGCTGTCTAGCGAATCCCACATTTCCTTTTTAGTCGTGTTCCAAACCGGTGTTGTTAACCCACAGAAAATATTGCGTTCTGGCTCTACACTCCGTACTAAAGATTTAAAGATTCCTTTGTAGAGCGTGTAAGTTTCCTCCGATTGGTATTCTGCCGGATTGTTTTCCATGACATCCATACAGTGCCAGCCTGTCATTGGTCGATAATGAATATTTTTATCAGCCTGCAGGATAACCTGAATCAGTGACGTCATGGTGTTGTATTGTTGAACGAGTTGTACACGCCCAGACCGCATCGCATCCAAACCTTGTCTCACCCAGAGGGCGGGATCGACGGTAACCCATTCATCCTTTATCTTACCCGGATAAAGTTGTTTGAAGTAATTAAGAATACGACGTCGACAAGTTAACTCGGCAAGGCAGTGGATATCACCCTGGGAGACGTAGGCGTAAACAACCTCGACATCATGACCTTTCTTTAATTCTTCCTGCAATAAATAAGTGGAATCCAGTCCACCGGTAAAAGCAATCAACGAACGAACGGACATACGGGTTATCCTTAGATCGGCATAAAGGCAGCCCCGAAGGACTGCCGTTGTGGGTGTACATTATCGACGGGTTATGTAAGGTTTTACAAAGACGGCACACCAGGGGTCGTCGAAACCTGTGCGATCAGATGATCCATCGCCTGCTGCTTGGGCAGCTGGTTCAGGGCGTAGCTGTTGACAGCCGGGCGGTACACTGAGCTGTGTGCGGTAAACTTTCGCTGCATGTTGGCTTTAAACTGCGCCACGGTAAGAGGCTTGCCTTTTGCATACATTAACCGGTTGTTGCCACGATGGACAGAGATCACGCTGGTGATCTTGCGGTTAGGGTTAGCACGCAGAACCTTGAGCGCGTTGCCCGGGCCCAGCGCGTGTGCCAGGTAGACCTCCGAGGGGCTGACATCTCGGTTTAACGCTTTCTTAAGGATGTCACGGTTATCCTTAATGTACTCGGCCGTCATGACCAGGTTAGCGTAAGCATTAGAACGAGATACGTTTTTACTCAAACCATACTTGCGGTGGTTCTTCTTCACCATGGTTTTCCAAGTGCCGGGCATGAACTGGGTCATCCCGCACGCACCGCTTCCAGCGGAGTTGCAGACGTTAGCCCGCAGGTTAGTTTCAATGGATGAATAGGCGGCTAACGTAGTCGCGGATTCCCCGGTCGCCTGGCTGGCCTTCAACAAGTCTTTCTTGTACTTGTTAAAGCCTGCCTGGTTGAACTCGACCTTCTTTGCGGGAGCGGACGCTTGTGCATAGCCAGTAAAGGAAACTGCTGCAGCGAGCAGTAAAACACGGATAAAGTTAAAAGTGGTTGTCATCTGTTTATCACCAAGCCGGCGTGGATATTTTGAGTGGAGACAAGAAACCTATCGTCTCCACGGCGTTTGGTGTGCCCCTGCTGAGGACACGTCGTATACAAGTTCTCCTGCTTAACAAGTTTGTAAAACCACATCGAATACGAACCACTTGCCGGTTGTCTGTAAGAACGTACAGCGCACGACAAGGTTGTCCTGATTCGGTTGGGCGTGAGGTAACGCATGTTTGAGTGCGAGTGCCAGCGCAGTTACCAGATCGGTAGCGGGTTGGGAAAAGCTATCGCGGCCGTAATGTGCGGGGTGGAACAACGGGATACCAACGAAGTATTCCAGACGACGGAACGCTTCATTCTCATTCCCTTCCATGACTAACGCCACGACCTCCATCAGGTCTTCGAAGGCAATGCGCCACTCTTTGTTCTTTACCGCGCAGTGTTGACGCAACAGGTCATCGGCAGCCGGGCATTCAATAACACAAATCACACGTTGAAAATTGGGGGCGTTTGCCATACCACTTAGTCCTTCATCTCTAGCGTTACTAGCGCAACCGTACCATCAATCTGCACGATCCCAATCTGATCAAAATCGGTTTCGAGCTCGGCAGGTAGATGATTAAGAATCTCTACCGCAAGGTCAATGATAGTGTTGGTGAACGCAACGCTTGAGTGTTGATACACGGGGTGATCAATAAGTGCAACGTCGCCCCGGTTAATGTGGTCAATAGCGAGACCGATCAGCTCCGGAGCCGACAGATCAAACGGGGCATAACCCCCAACTAAAGACGGTACCTTGACTACGCACGTGGCGATAATCATGGTATACTCCCTCCTTACACTATTTACCAACTAATTCCGGTAAAACTAACGGATAGCTAAACTGACAGCAGTGACGCGGTAGCGTAGTCACCAGGGTTTGGCTTACCGGAACGTCCGAATGCAGACGAATAAACAGCTGCAATGCCAGGTGTTCGTCCACCACCACGAAGGGGTTACGCCGCACCCATTCCAGCACCCGCTGCTTTTCGTCTTCGGTGGGTTGGCGTCCGGTCACGAAGCTGTAGACCGCAATGGCGGTGCCGAGTACCCGCTGGCGCTGTTGCATCACCACGCAGCGGTTTGCCGGGTAGTGCAGGGTCAGCCAGCGGTCATACTGGGTGTCACGCTTAGCCAGCTGTTCTTTCATGTTAAACAAAAAGGCCGCAATATTCCCTGATAAAAAACTGTCAAAAGCCATAATCATATCCTACTGGTGTTTTAATTAACATAGTCAAAGTGTCATCGGTATGGTTGTAGTATTGCGCTTTCCCACCAATCGGCATCAGCGGGGCGATGATAGGGCGAATCTGATTAGCCAGTAGTGTCAGATGCTCTAACAGTAGCCAGTCGTCTTCCGCCTCATACGGCCAATCACGCAGCTCCGGTGCCAGCGAATGCACGTACGCAAACAGCACGTCCAGCGTGGTATGGTCATCACTGCTCAAACGCTCTACCGCCGCCGTAAGAAAATAGGCCGGGGCGATCATGTGCGCGTAGTTCGTGGCCTTGATGGTTTCGTTTACCGATGCCACTAACCCAGGAAGGGAGATAGTCAACACGTGGTACATACATTACCTCCATTGGATCGTCGTGCCATCGCATAGAGGTAATGTAGGCCCAAGATTATTTACGCAACCAACCAAACCACTTCTGCCAGAACGACGGTTTCACCGGCGCCGGTGACTCATCATAAGCTTCGCGATGACACCAGCCATACTGCTCATCAAAGATGTATACCGTATCACCCGTAACGCGCAGCTCACCGTGCTTTGGCGGATGCAGTACGTTAAGCTGTTTAACCGCCGCCGGGTGTGCTTGTACGATATGTGGTGGCGTCACCACAACAGGTTCGGGCGTGCTCGGGTTCGGCGCTTCCTGAACAGCCGGTGTGACGCTCACAAACGCGGTGCTTGCGGTATTCGGGGCGCTGGCATTCTCTACGCAGCACCAACCCTGTCCGGATAACCACATCATCTGCGACATACTACCGTCCGGTTTGCGCACGTTATACAGAACACCAGGCTCCCCCACCGCAGGCAATGCCTGCTCCGTAGCAACGGAAGTCGTTAACGGGAGTATCGGTTCACCCACAGGCTGGTCAGGGGTCTCGGGATAGATGATCTCAACGTCTGCCACCTTCACGCACTCCGGATAGAGGCAGCGGTAGCCGGTCTTTTGCTGTATCATCTTACCAACACAGTCAGGGATAACCACGTAGGTGTGTTCATTCTCCACGATCAGCATGTCCATGGTTCGTGAGTATTCACGACGAATGATCCAGACGTCACCGATAATGGCTTTACGGTGATGATACTGATTGTCATAGAACACCTTTTCTTCTGAAGCCTGCAACCCACGGATGTGCAGCTCAGCCGGGTAATGGAACGGCGCATTATGTTGTTTGATCGCGGCATCAAAAGAGGCGGTGAAGGCCACCAGATCCGGATGCTCGAGTGTCATACCAAAGATACCGTAGGTCAGGGCGCTGACGTCCTCCCCGCGGATGATCTGGTTGGCCTGTTTGCGCAAGGTGTCCAGCTCACGACGTTGCCAGTTGGTCACCGGTTTAACCAGCCGGTTAGCGGTGGTGCGGGTGATGTGTTCTTTACGTTCAACGTACGGCTTTAGGGTAGCGACGGTGTTAAGGCACCAGGCTTGCTTACCCTTTTGTTTCTTCTCAGACATAACGGTTCCTTTTGAAAGGCAGAAGGGGCCAAGGCCCCAATAGTTAAGACATCACCACATGCTCATTGTAACGCTCTGGGAGGGCCACACCGTCCGTGGACAGGGCACAGACCTCGGCGTGGGTTAGCACCCCGTGCTGAGCGATGTAGTGCGAAATAAGAAAGATCTGGCTGTACTTGCCGGATGATGCACACTTCTTCAAGAACTCCATCAGCCGTGGACGGTGCTTCTCATCGAAGTTGGCACCAATCTCATCGCCGTACAGCGGATATTCGTTGAAGCCCAGATACTCCATCACCACTAAACGAAACACCCAGTTAATCAGCTGAGATTCGCCGGTGGAGGATTCGGAGATGTCGGCGGTTTCGCAGTCGTATTCACCGGATAACAGCGGGAACTTGTATGACAACGAACCATTTTCCAAATTGCAGGGCTTAATCTGGAGCACGTCATCCCATATTTCGTCAATCTCTGCATTCATGTTCCCCATAAAGCATTCAATGAATTCGGACAGCTGCTCAGCAATCAGCCCTTCGGTAGGGGAGGTGGCCTTCACCAACAGCTTCAACACCTCTTCCTGCTGGCGCATCAGTTCGATGTGCTGCTCGGTACTGGTGATGGAGCCTTCCAGTGAACGGCTGTTAAACAGCTGGGTGGTTAAGGCCCGCTGTTCATCCCCAAGCTGGCGATGCTCGTTGTTGGCAATGCTGGTTAAGGTTTGGTGGGCGAACTGACCAACCTGGCTGACGATGTACCCTTTCTGGCGCTGCAGTTCGTTGACCATGCGCTGAGCATCGTCGGCAGTTTGCAGGTCTCGGTTCAATCGCTGCAGGTCCTGATTTGCGGCACGCCGCTGTTCAATCACCCGGTTAAGCGCGTCTTCGTGTTCCTGGTAGCGACGCTTGTGCCATTCAATGGCATCGGAGTCAAACATCTTCAGCCGGTTGGCCAGCTGTTCCAGCTCTGCCGTAACATTGCGGATACTGTGTTCGGTAGGCAGAGCATTGATGATCGCCATCAACTCACGGGCAAAACTGGTACCCCCAACGTACAGCACGCGTTGCTCGGTCAACCACTGGTGTAATCCTTCCAGGTTAGGGTGGCCGACCATGTAGCGGGTAAACTGACTGGCGGCAGCATACCAGATGGCGTAGGTATTAATGTAGTGATCACACTTGGCCATCCGGGCAGTCAGGTCATCGAGCTTCTGCTGCTCCACAGCCTTACGCTGGCGGAACTCTTCCAGCTGCTGGGTTGACACACCGGGTAACCAACGGTGACTGCAGTTCGGACACTCGGTGCGATCGGCCGACTCCAGGTGGTTCAGCTTGTGGCTGATGCGGTTAACAATGTCAGTTTGCTTTTCCAGCTCGGGACCGAGCTCGTACTTCAGCTTGACCACGGCATCATAGCGACGCAGGGTAACCTCTTCATCGTCCATGGGATGCAGGGCAACCAGCAGTTCTAACAACCCAGGCGCCACGCTTATCAGGTTACGCTGGTCAAACTCGTTGAGTCCGGTGATGATCGGCCATAAGGCAAAGTCGCTATAGTTGGACACCGCAATCGCCCAGTCGGTCTTGTCACGCTCGAGCTGTTCACTCAGCTGACGCTGCTGGGCTTCCAGGCGTTCCTTGTCCTCGGCGGTGGCCGCCTGCTTGAACACTTCGTTATTCGCAAGCTCCGTCAGCTCCTTGCTGTGGGTCTGGTAGGCGTACTCCAGCTGTTGCAGGTTACCGTTGGTTTCGTTAATCAGCTCAACGATATGTTCACGGTCCCGGTAGCTACCCTGTAGCGCAATCGGGTTACGGTGATTATTCACCAGACGCTGCAGGTCCACGTAGGTACGATCAATGTTTCCCTGGTGGTTCTCACTGGTCAGCTGTTCGGAAACCAAACGGGCAATCTTGTCACGCCGCTGCTGAAGGTGATCGATACGCTGCTGCATCTCCTCCAGATTGGTCCCGTTGCCGCGCTGGTCGTATAAGCCGGACAGGTGCGTGGAGCTGGTGCGGATTCCGCCCTTGGCATCGCGCAGCATGGTCTTAAACTTGTCATGCAGATCGGTGATGTAGGTCAGGTCGTTGGGGTAGAGCGCCATCAGCCACTCTTTGCGCTTGGCCGGTGACATGGTGGTAAAGGATACGCCGTTCACCAAGCCGAGCAGCAGCTCGTGGATTTCCCCGGTATAGCCAAAATGGACCTCGACCAGTTCCTTCTGGGCGCTGAGGTTCTTGGATTCGTTGAGCTCTACGTCGTTACACTTAAAGGAGTGACGGGACGGGGTGCCACAAATCGACATCAGTTCATAAAAGGCCCCCTTGTGCTCAATGATCACATGCTTGGTGCCACCCTTGACGTAATCACCGTTGTCCGGGGGGAGTGGAGAGATCTCCCGCATCAGGCTGGATTTGCCCATGCCGTTGGCGCCGATGATGACCTGGATGACCTCGGTGAAGTCGAGCTTGATGCGGTTGATGCCTTTATTCTTCAGGCGCTGGTAATGGTATAGCTCAAGGTACTTGATTCGCATACGTTACCCTTTCACGGTTATGACGCTACCGTCAAACACCAGGGTGCTGCCTGGCCCGGCCACCTGACCGTTGAGGTGATAATAGCGCTCTTCACTGGTCGAACTCCCCTTTACTACTACCGACCCGTTGTCGATCGCAGCCGTAAGCCAGTAGGGTAACGTCTGGGCTTCATAACCGATAATGAATTCTAACATGCTGACGTCCTTAACGTGTAATGTATTTAGCTTATACAATCAGTAACGCCAGTATTAAATAACTTAGGATAACACCATGGAACAGTCGAACGCTGCCGGTGGGCAGAAACAAACCCTGCAGAACGTCTCGGTGCTGCACATCCATTCCATGGGGGTGGTGGTAGCGCCGAAGTCGACCAACTCCCGCGACATTCAGGTCAGCCTGCGTGAAATGTCTTCCTACATGTCCGGGGAAGCGGCGGTGGATCCGCAGCAGCTGGAGTATAAAGGCGAGACCGCCAGCGGCGAGCAGGTGCAGAACAAGCTGGTCACCGATCAGAACGTCACCGCCACCTGGCTACCCCACGGCTCGAATCGCGTTACCGCCCCGGATGTAATGCCTGGTGAGCGCGTTGAGGTTTGGCGGGTCGGCGATGAGGACAAGTACTACTGGACCGAGATGGGGCTTGACGATGAGCTGCGACGCTTAGAGACCATTGTAATCGCTATCTCCGGTACGCCACAAACCACCGAGAACAAAACCATCGGTGACGGCGACTGGTACTTTATTGAGTGGTCGTCGCACAAGAAACACATGATGATGTCCAACTCCAAGGCCAACGGGGAAGTCGTGCAGTACGTGGCCAAGTTTGACTACGGTAACGGCAAGTTCTCGGTAGCCGACGATCTGGATAACAGCATTGCGTTGGATTCGGTCAACGCCCTGTGGCAGATGATTAACACCGACAAGTCCATGTTCAAGATCGACAAGAAGAACGTCGAGATCATCGCCCAGGATACCTTCAAACTCACCGCCAAGAAGAAGATCCACATGATCTGCCAGGACTGGCTGGTGCAGGCCAACAACAGCATTCGCTTTGAAACCAACAAGTGGGAAGTGGAAACTCAGACCACCAAGATCAACTCCCCGGGTGGGATCGAGCTGATTGGTCCGATCAAACACTCAGGTGGCAACATCACCACAACAGGTTCTATTACCGCGGCAAAAGATGTGCGTGCCGGTGGCATCAGCGTAATGTCACATCGTCACGGCGGTATTCAGCGCGGTGGTTCAACGTCCGACGGCCCACAGTAAATATCGGCATAAAGGCACTGGCCTCTCCCGTAAGGGAAGGGCCAGGCCTTGCTTATGCCGCCTTACTTGATGGTCACGAACAGGTCGAAGGAGTATTCGTCCCACGACTCGCCGTTGGTACCCGTTGACGGTCCGTCAATGACCGACACCGTTGCGGTGTAGTCGTTTGCCGGGGACGGCTGGGTAATGGTAATCTTGCTGGCATCACGCCCTACAAAGTTACCGATCTTCACCGCCCAGCTGGAGGCTTTATCAATATCAACTACCCCGAGACCCTGAATGGTCGCGGTACGGGTGAGCATCGTGCTGTTCGATCCCGAAGTCCCGCTGTTCATCTGCGGGTCCCATGACGTGCCGGTAACGTAGCACACCACCGGACGTGACAGACTTTCGACGCCGTTTTCGGTTAATGACATGCTCACCACACCGGTGCGCAGGTTAACGCTAAACCGCCCTTCGTAGTCCAGACGGGCCGCAAACTTCAGGGTCTTGACGTTGCTGCGCAGGTACGGAATGATCCAGCCGGTGAAGTCACCCACCTGAGCCGGTGATCCCACCCCAACCGGAATACCGGAACCGATGTGCACCGGTGACAGCTCAAAGGTATCTACACGGATCTTCTTGCTGACATCGATTTTGGTAATCGCTGATACCCCCGTGCTGATGCTGCCGATGTACATCATGGTCATCGTTGGGGATAGCGGCTCAAGCGTGATAAAGTACTCAATACCGGTATCTCCCAGACGCACGTAACAATAGAAGGTCTTGTTCGCCGGATCCGCCGTGATGTTACGCAGATCAATATTACCTGCCGGAACGATATACTCTTTCCCGGACAGGAACACCGGGGTGTCTGAGGTGAAGTACACGATCCAGCCTTTCTCTACCTCCTGTGCTCCGAGGATCAGCTTGTTCTTCACACCCCAGGTTGTAAAGTCCGCGTAAGATGACGCCATGACGTTGATCGCCATGATGGCGTTGTAGTTGGCGTTGTTGGTCGCATAATCCAGCATGCACAGCCCGTAGCTTGGATGCACAAACCCGCTCGGTAACCCGCCGTTAGGGAAGTACGAGTGGTTGTACATCTTCACCGTGGCGTCTTCAATGGTTTTGCTGCCTGCCCGGACTGCGGCAAAGTAGATCATGCTTTCCTGGCTACCGTACACGCCCAGCACCGGCGGTGAAGCAATCGACATCAGGTAGGTACCGTCGGTGCATTTAAACACCTGCAGCGCGCCGTTGGCTTCGTACTGACACGACACGTTACCCGGCACTTTATCAATCAATCCTTTTGCTACCACACGGTTAAAGCTGTAGCCGGTCAGTAGCCCACTGCGGGCACCCGAATGGTTCAACTCAACCAACGCCAGCACCCCGTGGAAGCCTAACGCATCGTCACGCGGTGAGGTTGCGGTAAGCAGCATGATCAGCGGGATGTTGGTGTCCTGTGCCGCATAGATGGTCCAAGCTACGTTGTAGATGTTGTTGCGCCCCAGCGCCGCACGTGCCGCAGTCAACGCCACGTTTTGACCTTCCGTCAGGTTCCAGCTAAACGAGCCACTGATCTTCAGGTTTCTGTCGATCGATGTCCCCGAGCTGCTGACCCCTTTGGTATCCGGACCCCAGGCTACTGAAGCATCACACACTACCGCCCCACCCTGTGAGGTACGGCTGATGAACGCCCCCTGGTTAAAGGTAAGGTTGTTGGGGTATTCAATACGCGTACTGTTTGGTGCCCAGCCCTTAATCACGCCACTGTTTAAGGTGTTGTAGTTAAAGGTCGGGGAACCGGTCAGTTGAAAGCGCTTAGCGTTACCAAACCAGAACTGCGCCGGTTTGTCCGTTGCCGAGCCCTGGTACATCACATACAGGCCGGGTAGAATACGCGGGTTAAAGCAGTTGTTGGAAAACGCCGACCCCACGCGGATGTTGTCGGCTACGTTCGTGATCGGGCGCACTACACGGTTACGCATGCGCAGGGCGTCAAAGCGGCTGACGAAGTTAGTGATCTCTGCACGCATGAACACGTTATTTTCGTCCGGCTGGTTACCGGTGTTGCGGGTTAGCAGATATCCACGATCCGTGACCAGCTGGTTTAGCCAGTTGTTGCCGCCTAGATCATAGCCGGTGCACTTGGTCAGATCGGTCAGCACAATTGGCGAGACCAGCGTGACTTCGTTGACGTTGGGGGATTTGTGCTGCACATACGTTGCGCCATCCTCCACCACTGCCGTTTTAGCCGCCACGTCAATCAGTAGCGAAAATGCCACGCTTGGCATGATGGCTGTGCCGTTTGCCAGACTGGTCCAGATCGTGTGGTAAATGGCCAGACGCACCTGGTTAGCGTTGGTAGGGTTGGGTGCACACCAGCTGCGACGGGCGCTGTGTACCGGACTGTAGGTCTGGGTCCAGGTACGACCCTCATGCAGTAAGAACGGCTTGGCTGCCGGGTCAGTACCGCTGATGGTGGGCGCAATCCGCACATTATCCGCCACGCCGGTGTTACCCCACAGTCCCGTCGAGTTCCACCCGGTCACCCGCTCCCAACTGACTGCGCCACCGGCAATGATCTGGCTGGTTGGACACCGCAATACCTTGTAGTCGTAGGGGTAGGTGGCGTAGCCGTTGTTGGATCCGGGCTCACCTGCCAATGCGACAAACAGATACACGTAATCACCCACCACGCAGGCCGAGCTGGAATAGTTATCACCCTCACTGTAGGTAAAGATATCTTCGAAGCGGAAATACCCTACGTTGTGTGCGGTCACATCCATGGTACCGTGGGTCAGGGCCACGAAACCGGTGTAGGTGGCATGACCATAGCCCTTACCGACAATCACCGTTGAGTCGCTTCCGGTGAGGGTGTCCAGACACTCAAACCCCTGTGGGCGGTTCGGCGGCGAATAACGGAAGTTGGTACGGGATGGCGGGACGTCGTCAATGCGGTCTTCGGCGTTGCTCAGGGTAAAATAGTACAGTCCCTTTGAGGTGCCGTTGGTGCCGGAGCGCAGCCCGATCCAGGTACCGTCATCTTCCACCATAGAGAAGCCACCGGCGTTACCGCTGCCCAGCATACCGGAGCCTTCAAAGGAGCCGTAGATATCCGGTGGCAGCCAGGAGATATCACCGTACACCGAAATCGGGTTGATCCCCTGGTGGTGCAATACGTTACCAAAGTCACCGAGCACCTTGGTGGCCAGCGCCGAGTAGCCATCGGCGGTGATGTACAGATCGGCGGTCACACCGTCCAGGATGTCCTGCGGCGTGGCGGTACCGATATTGTCAACCAACCCCAGCTGCAGCATCGTGCGGTCCACGGCATGGGCGTTAAAGTCGTTGGCGACGTGGGTGTTAAGCTTCGCCATCGCGTTGTTGTACGAGGTAATCACGCTGGTCTGCAGCGGGGTGATTAACGACAGCGCGGCTTCATAAGTGGTAAACTTCGAGCTTTGCAGACGGGTGGTCATGTGTTCCAGGGAGGCAAAAAACTCACCCCATGAACCTGTTGCTTCGCCGGGGATGTCATAACGTGACATTCGGCCTCCTTATCAAGAAGGCGGGGGGTGTTACCCCCCGCAATGGATTACATATCCCACGACCAGTCGCCCAGCTGATACGGCAGACCAGTAGAGACAGGGATCGAGGTTCCGGTGCGGCTATCAGAGATCTGGTAGATACCGACGCGAGAACGCTTCTTCAGCTTGATGCTACTGATCGCACTACCACCCGTTTCGATAGTCCCGATGAACATCTTACTGATGGTCGGGGCCTCTTCAACGGTGGTAAGGTAGTACGACATGTCAAAGTTGTTTTCCTTGACGTAACAGTAGAAGGTGGTGTTGGCTGGGTTAGCCTTAATGGCAGTTAGGTCAACGGTAGTGATCGGCACTACCCCTTCTCGCCCGTTAAGAATCACCGGTACTTCTTCCGTGAAGTACACCACCCACCCCTGACGAACCTCCTGCGCCATCAGCACAAACCGCTGGGTTTTATTGGAGGTGGTAAAACTGGTGTAGTCCGCGACGGTAGACCCCATCGGCAGTAGTGCCATCAATGTGCCGTAGGTTTGGCTGCTGAGGTCCTGATCCAACATGCACATACCACGCCCTGGCATCACCGTTGGCCACCAGGAAATCGCACCCGTGGTCACCGAACAGGTTACCGCCTTGAGGTTGGTCGGGGTGATAGTATCGGTGAGCAAATCATAGGTAAACAGCATCGCTCGCCCAGTACCGCTACCCGGTAAGCTGGTCGCCGTAGAGCTACCCGCCGCAATCAACAGATCGGTTCCCACCTTCTGGATGACCATCCCCGGCTGGTTGGGGCCGTTGTTAGCCACCGCCGAACTGTTATCGGCCGCCATCACCACGTTGTAGTGCCCGGTGGTTTTTAAGGTGTAGTCAGTGATCGCACCACGCCGTGGTCCGGTGTAGTCGACGCCGGTGACATACATCCGGGCCTGCACCCCTTTCTCGGTGGTGTGGCGCGTCATGACCACCGCCAGTACCGGCAGGGTAGGGTCCTGTGGCATATAGATGTCACAGTTGGCCGAGATCACCAACGGCCCCACGTCCAGCGTTCGGGCAAAGCTCATGGCCGCTGCCGTGATCTCCGCTGTTTTCCAGGTCATCTCGGTTAGCGAGTTGTAGGTGCCGTCGCTGTTTACGTCCACCGGCACTGCGGTACGCCACGGCGTCATCACGCTACCCCAGTTGGTTAACACGTCCTTATCGTCCAGGTAGGTGATCAAGCGCAGGTTACGGTCATACCCCACCATGTCAACACGGTCCACCTGTGGCTCATACCCTTTGACGGTACCGACGGTCACGGCGTTGTAGGTATAATCACTGTTGGTACCGTAAGCGGCCCGCACCACCTTAATGCCGTTGTTTTCATCCATGCTGCGCAGCATCACGCGATTACCCGGCAACATCACCGGCATCGCCAGGTTGTTGTTCACCTTCGAGCCAAAGGTTGGGTTATCGACCTGACGACGCAGTCGCTTGACGTCACGACCCAGAATATCCCAAGCCGCTGCCTTTCCGGTCCAGTTGGTGATCTGCCCTATCTCCCAGGCGATGCCGGTGTTCAACACGTTGGTGATGTAGGACTTCATGTAGTAACCGCTGTTGTTATCGATATACAGTGCGCCCCACTCATCCCCGCCGACGTCCGTTTGGTTAGCCGCCAGCCCCAGCTGGGTTTGGGTAAACTTAAAGGCGTCATTATCATCCATGCTGATGGTGGCGAGATTAGCGTTGTTAATGCGGCAGCGTATCTGCGTAGGTGCATCAACCCAGCTCGCAGTACGGGCGTTGACGTCGATCTGACAGCGCCAGCCCAGCGCCTGTACCTTCAGGCTTTGGGTGGTGTAGTAGTGCATGACCCCACCCATTGCCACCTTGATCACCCCGGGAGTGTCCGACACGATATAGAACATCCACGAGCTGCGATACAGCGTGGCAGCCATCGGAGCATCACCGAGAATCATCGGGTTGTCCGCCGGGTCGGTCGAGTACTCCATCGGTGCGATGTTGATGGAGTCGCTGACCGGGGTGTTAGCAAAGCTGCCGGTGGCGGTCCAACCCGTTAACAGCTCCCAGGTGACATCGGCTTTGGTCTTGATGTCGTTAACCGGCATACGCAACAGCACGAAACCCACCTTACGGGTGGTGCCCCACGGACAATGGTCGATGCAGTAGACGTAGTCGTCAATGATGGTGATCTGCGCGCGGTCGGTAATGGTGCGTGTGCCGTACTCGCTGTGCACGTAGGTGTTGGTCACAAAGGACACATAGTGCTTGGACGAGTCAAAGGACGAGCCGGTAAGCGCAATAAAGTTCTTGGTCTTCAGCGTCGGGAATGAGGCTACCTCATAGGCTATACCCCACAGCAGGTCCGGGGTTGAGCGCCACAGCGTATACGGTTTATATTCGGTACCCATGGCGGCTGGCCAGTACTGGGAGTTGGTTTTGATCATCTGCGCACCCAGCGGATCGCTAAAGGCGTTCAGCATGTAGTCGTAGTAGACCCCCATTGACGTGCCGTTGTTACCCGGGCGCAGGCGCACCAGGGTACCGTCCACTTCCTGCACCATCATACGCGCATCACGGGTGGTCACCTGAGCAGAGCCTTCGAACGACCCGGCGACCCCCGGCTCCAGGTAACTTAAGCTGCCCCAGCGGGAGATTGGCAGAATCCCCTGCTTCATCAGGTTGGCTGAATAGGAACGCACCGCATCAGACAGAATCGCACTGGCACCGTTCACCGTCAGGCGCAGGTCTTCGCGCACGCCGGCGCGGGCTTCGGCGGTGGTGGCTTTGCGAATGTTGTCCAGTCGCCCTAAACCTACCTGTTCTTTACTTTCCACATGGGCGTGCGGTGTGGCGACGTGGGTGTCGATGTGGGCGTTTACCTGGTTGAAGCGAGCATTAAGGTAGGTGCGCACCATGGCGGTAGCATCACGGATAATGTCCAGGCGATACTGATCACCCTCTTCCAGCACGTCGCTGGTCCAGCTGTCGACCAGCAGAATACGTGCATCCCAGCCTTCGGTATCGGTAAAGATGTTGTGGCTGTGAGGTGCAGCCGGGAACAGGCTCGGGCGATCCTTAATGTCAGGCCAGAACACCGGACGGTCATCGGAGGTCACAGACCACAGCAGGTCTTCTACCGCCGTTGAGTTGTGCCCGTAGCGATCACCGACCACCTGGTACTCCGCGTAAAGGTAGCCGTCAACGGATTCGTTCATCACCAATACCAGACCGGTACAGGCTTCCCCTACTGCCTTGGTGGCTTCCGGATAGAGGTACACCGGCTGGTAGTCCACCCAGGGGCGCAGGTAGGTGCCGGCTGCGGTACGCAGCTTGATTGACTTGCTAAACGCTGCCCCTTCCAGAAGGGCAAAGATCTTGTTCTTGTCTCCCGGCGGGACGATGTGTAATTCGTTGACCACCAGGTTGGTCTTGGCTTCACCCGTTGAATCAAACGGGTAACGCTCCAAGCTCGGTGTGTTCATTGGGCACTCCTGCTCTTAGCTTAAAATTACTTCCAGGCGTAGGTGCCGTCTTTCGATGGCAGACCGGTGGTGACCGCAATCGCCGAACCAATCTTGGTTGGGGATACCCGCATCTTCCCGACGCCGGAAAACTTGCTGATCGATACCGACGTAATGGCACTGGCCCCGGTGACGATTTTGCCGACATAGATGTAGGTGGTGGATTCCGCAATCGGCGTCGCCTGCACTTCATAACTGGCCCGGTTGTTGCGCACGCGCACATACAAATACAGCGTTTTGTTCGCCGGGGACGACACCCACTTGCTTAGGGTGATGGCGGTGATCGGCAGCGTATAGTGCTTAGAGGCGAGAATCGCCGGCACCTCGGCAGTGATGTTCAGCACAAAGCCGTTGATGCTGTACGGGATGGCGGTATTGGTTAAGTCACCAAACTGCAGCATCGGCACGCGTCCAATGTGCACCAATCCCCCGTCATTCTTCATCAGTGTGGCGTAGGCGGCGTTAAACCCGACGTACGGCGACAGGTAACGTTCCGGGGTACCGTCCAGGGCCTCGGCCAGGGTGGCCATCGGGTAGTCCTTCAGCAGATCCACCTCCAGCCCATTACCAACCCGTTGGCTGGTAAAGTTGTGCGGGTTGTTCACCCGCCGGTAGTGGGTTTGCAGCGCCGCGTACACCGTTTCCGCCTTGGTGGTGATGTCGGTGCGAATCGCCTCCAGCTGGGTGATAAAGGTATTCAGGCTGGGCAGCTTGTTCAACTGGGTCAATGCTGAGGCATAACGCAGCATCGCCTGGGTGGCATAGTACCAGTTGTAGAAATCCTTCACGCTGTGCATGTGCGGGATCGACGGGAACTCGGTTGGCAAATCGGAGATGTCCTGCCAATAGAACGGTCGTCGGTCATTGCCAATGGCGGTCAGAATGTCAATCAGGTCCTCATTGCTCGCCCCTTCATACCAGCCCACCGCCTGGTATTCGGCAATTACCCGTCCGACGTAGCTGGTGTCGATCATGATCCAGGCACCGATGTCTTTCCCGGTGCGCTCACGCAGATCACGGTAGGTTTTGGATGACGGCACCACCGGACGGTAGTCGGTCCATTTTACCAGCGGGGTCCCGTCTTCTTTTTTCAGCACCAAGGACTTGACGTAGAACATACCAAACTTGAGCACGATCGCCCGGTTGATGGGGGAGTCCGGTAACGTAATCAGGTCGTTGGTGATTTTATTTGCCGCCGCCACCCCGCTCGGGTCGAACGTCAAATGTTTGATATTGAACCCCATAGGTTATTGTCCTAATAAGCGTGCAAAGATGGCGTTACGTGACGGTGGTGTCACAACGTTGGTGGTGCCCTTACAGGCCTTCACGATCAGCGCCCCAACATAGTTTTGCCAATCCTTGAGGTTGGTTTGTTCCGCGGTTTGCATCAGGCCTGCGTCGTTGAGGTCGCGCAGGATCACGGTAGTGGCTTTGGCCTGCAGCAGTTCACCAATCACCGCCGAGTCGAGAGCGACCAGCGGTAGCCCGGTGAACATGTACTGGTAGATCTTCTTCGCCATCATTACGCTGACGTACACCTGGTCATTGTTCCCCGGGACATCAGCGGCTGCGGCCATCGGGTAGTTCTTCACCTTCTCCAGCAACAGGTCCAGGGCGGTTACCCCGTGGGCGTTCTTAATTCCCTTGTGGTCGGTCAGCGCTGCCGTGTACTGCGCAATGGCGTTGACGATCACGTTCTGCCCGACCTTCATCGCATCGATATAGGCCTGGTAGTCGAGAGTGGTGCTGGCGGCCTGGATGTGCGGGATCGGCGGGTAGGTTGCCGGTGGGTTAGCAATCTGGTCCCAGAAGATCTCCCGCGGGTTGTTGACGATGTTGGCAACGAGACCGGCGTAAGAGGCGCCGGAGAGCACGAACGGGGAGCCCAGAGTGGCGTAGTCGATCTTGATGCTTAACGGTGCGGACAGGTTGGTGAACGTGATGCAGCCGTACAACCCTTTATATAAGAGCTGCGAGAACTGGTTATACATGTAGCCAAAGGTGTAGTCGCGGTCTTCTACCAGCACCTGGTTGTTGGCCGCGTTCTTGATCACCACCCCCTGGCGGAAGAACGGTGCCGCACGGGGGATGATAGTCACGTAGTTCTTTCCGTTGGCAGGGGTGAGCGTGTAGTCCTCCCCTTTGATCTGGGCGCCCGCGTCGGTCGCTAACGGGTTGAAGGGGTAAACAACGTTACCCAGGTTAATAGCAGCCATGGCATTTCTCCCAAGATATTTTATAGCTTGTATTAAGTACGAAACACATATGATTGAATTTCATATAAGGACGGATTATGTATAGTTATGTCGCCTGCATTTCGCAAACGAAGGGATCACGTCCCCGCTTGGTTAACGATGATATCTCGACGCTGAAGGTGGCGGATGTGATTCGGACTTATACCGAAAACAAAGTGATCGTGAGCAACACCTTCCTCACCAAGAACGTCTGCCTGCGCCTGCAGGATTATTATGCTGAACTGATTGCCTTTAGCGGCACGCTCCCCCAATGGTTCGCCACCCTCGGCAGCCGCTCGCTGAAGACCACCGATGTCCTGCCGAACTTGACGGAACGACACGCCAAGTTCTCTAACCTGAACGCCTGGGGCTTTACGCAAAAGCCAACGCGCATCAGGTCCCACCCGACCACCGACTTTACCTTCGCCGACGCCGAAGACCTGCTGATCGCCAAGCAGGGGGTCGATTACCCAACGCTGTTTGCCCGTTCGCTGTTTACGGTCAACGGCTATTTGCATCGCTCAGCGCTGTCTGATGACGGTATCTATATCCTGGGCGCCTGTCGTGATGCCTGGCATGCCAACGAGGTCAACACCGGGGCGTTAACCTTTAACAACCTCTCGACCCTCAGCACCTACCCGATCAGTGCCGGTGACATCTATGCCCCCGATACCTATAGCTCGCTCAAAGAGCAGGTAATGCTGAAGCTGCCGTTTAACGCCAAGGGGAAATCCGTGGCGCTGGTAGTGGGCGGGATCCTGTATTGGCAAAACGACCTGTTGACCATTATCAGCAATACCACAGCCAACTTCTTAACCGGACGCGTCAACTGGCCCGATCGCTTCTTCTACGACCGTGACTACCTGGCACTGGACCAGATCCCGGCGCAAATTAACCCGAACGAGCCAAACGTCATCCCCCGCGCGGTGCTGGAGAGTGATGCCTTTATTAAGGCGTGGCTGCTGCTCTCCCAGAGCTTCTGGGTGGTGTTTGACAACCCGGTCCTGTATCAGGAGATGATCCCACTGGAAGGCCATAGCTGGCCAGGTTTGTTTACCGTGCCAACTGACGAACCTATCCCTGTGGTGCTTAACAATGGGGTAATGGCAGAACCGCTGTTACGGCCCGGCAGTAACCGGCATCGGTTATTGACCGGTCATCATAAGAAGCGTGGCGCCCTGAACACAACCGTGGGTTACAAGCAGGAGACGCTGGTCACCGACTATGCGTTAATGACCGATGCGTGGCTCAAGCCGAACGCCTACTGGTTGAAAATATCCACCTTCTAGGAATCACTTATGGATCGTATTACGTCACTATTGACCGGCAGTGGGAAAGCGCTGCTGGCGAACTGGCAGAAGATTGTGCTGGTTATCGCCGCCCTGTGGATCTTTAACACGCTAATGTCGGTCGGAGAACGTCTGGGTAAGCTGACTTCTGAAACCAAGCGCAACGGAGAGGAGATGGTGTTAATCCGTGGCCAGCTGGGTGATCTGAAGAACATCTCCAACCAAATGCTCGACATTACCCGAGAGCAGATGGCCATTACGAAAAAGCTGAGTGAGGATTATGAAAAACGCAAAGCGACTAACCAAGCGGTTACTAACGAGCGCGTTGATGCTGTCGCTGCTGGGGCTCTTCGGCTGTCAGTCAGAAAGCCAGCTACCCCCAGCCCCATCATCGGCAACCACCCAGCAGACGCTGGACAGCAAACGTCTGGTGGTGCAGGGCATTCCAGCGGCATTGGATCGGTCGGTCAACACTGACTTTAGCAGTCGGTTGTTAACCCAGTTCCACGCCGACGGACCGACCGCGCCATCGCTGACGCCAACATCACCGGTGGTGACGACTACCTATGATGCGGTGGACTATGACGTCTATTACCTTCCCGATGAGGTGAGCGTCTTTTTAATCCGCCTGGGTTCCGAAGCCGATGACCTGGCCGACCGTTACAATACGCTGCTGCAATACACCCAAGGGCTGTTACGCACCATTGAACAAACCAACCAAGTCAGTGTATTACCCGTTACGCACTAAGACGGCATAAGACCCTGGGACTGCGTGAGCGGCCCCAGGGTCTGTTTTATGCCGATGGGTCATCCGAATTGCGGGTTGGGGTCATCCCCATTCTGCGGGCCACCACTTCCTTGACGATCGAGCCAAGGGAGTTGCGCTCCGAGAAGATGGAAGTGAGGATCTTGCGCACCCCCATAAACTGCCAGGCGGTGAGTACCGGCCCGATCAACATTACCGACGTAATACCCCAGCCAACGTTTGGTGGCCAGGAGTTATTACGCCACACATGCAAGACGCAGGTGCCAAAGAAGATCAGGGCGCAGGCACAGGTGGTCAGCACAGCAACAGAGCCGCAAAACACCATGGCTTTTGACACCAGACCATGGGGTGAGTTTTGCAGTGCATCCAATACCCGATCTTCCGTTTCCAGCACCGGATCAACCGTCCCGTCTTTTTCACGACTCATGGTTGTCTCCACTCGCTTAACAGCAGTTCATTAGTGATCTCCTGCAGCGCATACGCTCCAATGGCAATGGCGTCGATCGCGTGCTCATCCAAACCGGCTAGGATCAGTGGCGGGACACGTAAGGGCTGGTAGGTCATTAAACCTTGACGCACCAAACCTTTACGCTCCTCTTGACTCATGCCCTTTCGGGCAATCGCATTGACCGTTGACTTAGCCTGGTTAGGCTTGACGCTGTAAGAGGTCAGGTAAGGGTTGTATTTCCAGACCGCATGCTTGATGCACATGCAGGCTTCAATCAGCGCCTTAAAGGACTGCGGCGAGGCACCGAGGTAGTTATCTTCATACACTACCATGTGCGGCTGTGCGTACTGGAAATAGGTGACCAGCTGGTTCTCCAGCGCAATCAGGCGTGAGTCGCGACCGTCACCGTCGTGCAGGACGTTACCCCAGTAGTAGTTCAGGACCGATCCCCGCATGGTAAAGGCTTCAACGAAGCGCTGTTCCAGGGTGATGGGGTGTAACTCGAGCAGTGAGACCCCCATGGTTTCTGTGCCGGGGTCTATGCTCACGACGCGGAACGGTTGTACCGGACGTTGATCGTGATAAACCATACTGCCTCACTTAGGCGGTGGGGTCACCCCCACCTTCCTGTTTAGTAATGCACCATCACGTAGCCACCAACCTTACCCACCACCCCACAGTTAAGGATCAGGACGTTGGTGTAGGCAGTGTTCACGTGATAGCCCTTCGACTGCGCCAGCACCGTCAGTCCGTTATAGGCCACCGTTGCCCCGTAGAGGGTGAAGTTGCTCTGGGTGAACCCCCAGACTTCGCCGGTGGTGGTGGACAGGATATCCGCAATCGCCCAATCGTTTTGGGTCGGCGCTGACATCACGTAGCCCACGGCGTAGTTCCGCAACGCTGAGCCGTCTGCGGCAAACGCTGGGTAGGTCATCAGCGGACCCTGCAGGCGCGCCAGGTCCTGCGACGGCGGGGTCAGGCCGGTGAGCTTCAGCGTCTTCAACACGTCTTTTAAGTACGGGGTGGTATCGAGCTTAAAGAACACCCCCTGCACGCTGGTCTTGACGATCGGTGATGTGGTCTTCGCCCGAATCGGAATCTGCCACGGGTTCACCGAGGTATCCACTGTGGTGAGCTGGATATCGTCGGTGGTCAGCACCAGACCGTACTTGGCGTTGATGGCGGGTAGCAACGTATAGCTGGTGTCGCTTGCGGTAAACTTCAGCGTCGGGTTCAGCAGCTTGAACTCGTTATCGAGATCGAGCTTACCGTAGCTGATGCGCTTCATGTTGTAATAAATCGCCGGGTCGTTAGAGACCACGTCGACCATCGCATCCACGCCGTTTGCCCCGGTACCGTTTACCCAGTTGGTCAATACCGCTACCGTACGGTTAAGCGTAATGTGGTTACGCTCTTCGATCAAATCAAAGATCAGCCGGTCACGGTCTTTATCAAAGATATTCATCCGTCACCCTACCTTAGCTCAGGAACGTGGCATTGACCGCGCTGTCAGCCACCAGGGCTTCGGTCGCACCGTAGTTCACCAGGCACTCAATCCCGGAATCGGAATCGTCTGCCGCGGCACCGCGGTTGGTCAGGAAGTTGTTGATCTGCGCCCCAACGATTTCCTTATACTGGATGTTGCCACCCAACCCGTTATCGCCGGTGGTGGTTTGGTCCACGCCGGAGACCAAGCCGTATTCTGAGACCAGCGCGTAGGCTTCGTCTTTGAACATGATACGAGCCACGTTCAGCAGCTCCGCACAATCCTGGGCGGTCAGGGAAATATCCAGCTCGACGTTTGCGGAATAGAACGTTGAGGAGGTCACCACCTGATCCAGGTTGTTGGTGTCCAATGACGGCGGTTGTGGGTTCAGGGCGTTGGAGTCCGGCGCCCAATCGCTTGGCACCAATGCACCGGTAATCGGGTCGCGCACGGTCTTGGTAGACTGAATCACCAGGTTGGAGGTGGTGATCACCTTCGCCCAGTAAGCAATGTACTTCTTGCCGCTGGAATCGGTCCAGATGGTACGCAGGCGATACTTGTCACGCTGGGCGGCATCCAGATCTTTCCCCGGTTCGCGCAGTACGAACGGCAGGTGCTTGTACAGCGCCGCGTGGTCCGGCTGATGGTCAATGGCGGTCGACAGGTAGGTACCGTTAGACCCCATGTAGCCCAGGTGACCACCGTAGCCGATGGTGAAGTACTGCATCTTCGGGTTGGTGCTGGTTGGCGGCTTAATGCCGGCCAGGCGACCGAACTTTTCGTTCAGCGTGGAGCGCTCGAGGATGCGGTGTGGAATCCCCAGCTGGTTAGCAACCTGCAGCATGTTGCCGTAGATGGTGCGAATATTACGTTTCATTTACTGTTCCTTTTTAATACAGGTTCACCAGCAGCAACCCGCTAAAGTTAGTGCAGAGGTTTGACAGGCGATAGACCGCACATTTCGGGTACAGGGTATTGGCCGGGAAGCCCTGCGCGTTGGCTTCGGACGACAGACCCTGGAACACCAGCTTGGCTTCGGCCAGGTTATAGTTGTTTGCCTGTGCAGAGATGGTCCACGGATCCCCGGTAACGGCCAGCAGGGTATCTGCTAACGCCAGCGGTGCGTTGGAACCGATCGCAAGGCCCTCTATGTCATGTTTAACAAATGTTAAATCTAACGGATAGCTGTAGAGGCTGATGTTACCGGTAGAGGCAATCTCTGGCGTGTGCAACGCACCCACGATACCGTCGGCAATCAACTCGTTCAGGTCGATTGACGCGGCGTAGTAGCCAAAGCGTACTTTGTTCTTGATGATCGGTGAGCTATCGGCGAAGGTCACTTCAACGTAGCCCTGCCCCAGCGTGACCGATTCAATGTGCGCCACGTCTAACTGCAGACCGTAGCGGTTGGCAAGGTAGCCCACCACCGAATACTCGTCAAGCTGGTTACCGGCAAGCTCAATGAACTTCGGCACGCCGTAGAACAGCTGGGTAGCGTCCAGACGGTTGTAGGTGACGGTGCGTTGACCGGTGTAGGCCTTGGAGCCTTCTACCGCCACGATCGTCCCTTTGGTGTCTTTGGTGGACCCCTGTGCGGTGTTCGGTGCCACCGCCACGAAGTCAAAGTCGGTAAACTTCAGGTTGGTGCCAAAGACCTTGTTAAAGGCAGGCGCCATCAGGTCGTTGATGCGCTTATGAATGATGTTCTGCAAAGTCATGGTTAGCTCCCCTGCACCCGGTTATAATACAAGACCAGCGGGTTCTGGAATTCCGTGCAGAAGACCGGATCCACGTTCACGACCAGCATGTAGCCCTTGTCGGCATTCCCCGGCCACTCGGTCTGATCGACGATGCGCCCGTTATACTGCACGGTGGCATTATACAGGTTGAACGGGCTGGCTTTGCTGACGTGGCTCCAGAAGTCGCCGGTGACGCTGGTCAGGGCACGGGCCAGGACGTCGTTTGCCAGGCGGGTCATTGGGATATCGAACAGCACCGGGCCAATCGGTTTGGTGTTGGTCCAGTAGCCGTACAGTTCGCCGTAGGTCTTCGGATGCTGATCCACTACCTGAATCAGGTCAAGCTCGCTTAACCCCGGCAGCGTGCCGATGTCGATCTTCTCGGCTTCCACCACAATCTCCACCGAATCCTGCCAGGCAAGGGAGGCGGTCGAAATGGTAAAGCGGTTCACCGCGTTGGGAGTGAAGTCAATCAGGTCATCACGCACGTCCTGCGCTTCGAGCCCCATGTTAAAGGTCTCGTTAAAGAACGGGATCAGCGAGCGCATGGTTAAGCCGCCCGGTGGTACCTCAACGTGGATCTCCGGGTAGTTCGACAGGTAGTACGGCAGTGAAATGCGGTCGTAGTAGTACCAGGTCGACCCCTGGGTCGGGGCACCCGGCCGGCTGACCGCAAAGATCTTACTGTTACGTGGATACTTGATGGTATCCATGTTGACCTGCGGCGTGGACAGCCGCAGGGTAGTGGGCGTGTAGTTAGTGCCGTTATCGTAGTTGATCAGTCCGTACACCAGCTCGCTGGAGGGAAGGGACGGATCGACCGGATAGTGGACACCTGCTTGATACACAATAGGTGCGGTCACAGGAAGCTCCTTCATGGGTAAAAAAGATCAGGTCATAGGATTTGCTTAGGCATCACCCCACTGTGAGGTATCGAGCGACTGCTTGGTTTCGCTGTCCACTTCTGACGACGCGTAGGTCACCACCCGTGGCAGGGTCTGGGCGTATAACCCGTTGAGCACCGCTACCCCTGGTTGGAGGCTGTCCGGCCACAGACCGTTGAGCAGCTTCTCATCCACCACCGGCGGTTCCACCCACAGACCGTTCAATACCTTCTCGGTATCGGCAATCATGCGGCCATCATCAAAAGGTTCGGCGTACAGGCCTTCCAGCATGACGTTGGTGACCACCGGCTCGAACACCGTGTCTTCGCTGCGAATACGCGCGGTGGCGCCGCTGGCAAAGAAGCGGGTGCGTGCGTGACCGATCCCCTGTGAGCCTACGCTAGTGTTCAAGTCGTAGATCCAACGGCGACGCGATGATCCTTGGCTACTGACCACGTTGCTGGTCGAGACCATATCAACCCGGCTATGACGGCGCAGCGTGGACTTCAGGATACGGGTGTTGTGGTTGGTAAAGTGGTTCTGGAAGGTGGTGATGTGTACTTCCCCCAAACGCAGCGTCGGGTAGTCCAGCATTGCAATCGCTTTATCGTTGATCTTGCGGATCACGTGGATGGTGTAGGCGCTAAGTTCCAGCGTCAGTTCAAGCATGGCCTTTTGCACATCCGACATTCGCTGCTGATCGGCGGTGTCCATCCCGGTGGCGGTGACCATCAGCTGGGTAGCAATGGTGTACCAGTCCTCCGGCTGAATCTCCGTGAGGTCCCAGCTGCGCAGGCGGAAGAAGTCCTCATACTTGGTGCCGGACTCAAAGCTGCAGAGTACGTCCTCGTAGAGGTCATAGACCATCGCCTCCATCTCGGCCCGCTCCACGTGCCAGTTGCGGTAGGTCCACAGATCGCGGTGCAGCTGGGTGGCGTTGTTGATCTCCACCGCCTTATGGTAGAAGGTTTCGGTTGAGATAATCACCGGCAGATCTGGACTATAGCGCAATGCTTGCATAATCCAGGCGTCGGTGACGTACTTCGAGCCGTGACGCTTCTTCAGTTCGGCAAAGGTCGGACGCGGCAGCTTGAGACACATGGTGGCCTGGAAGGTCGGGATGTACTCGAGCTCTACCTCCTGCGACTGCCAAACGGCGTACAGATATAAGGCAAAGGCTTCTTTTACCGACATGCTCATGGTCAAGCCGTTCTTCGGGTTAACCAGCGACACGATAGCGGTGTAGCGGTTGTCCGAGGCCATCCGTGCCCATTCGTTTAAAATGGTGTTGGACAGCGGGAAGGTCACCGATTCCGACAGATCGCGCATTGACGACTCCAGCACCTTGGTCGGCAGCTGGGCGTTCCGATTAGCCCGCACCGATAAGGTCGTCTCGGGGATCTTCTCCTCGTAGACGTTGGCGTTATCCCGGGCCAGCGGAATCTCATCCTCAATGATCTCACGGGTGGTGCGGAAGTAGGCATCGTCGGAGATCATTTCCTGCATATTCAGCAGCTCGCGCTTAAACCGCACCCCGGCCTTGACGTTCTCCAACAGTTCCAGCGTCGAGTGCTGAGCGTTGTAGGCGGCAATCGGAATGCTGCGCTCGGTCAGGAGGTTATCCATCAGACGATCAAACTGGTAGCGCTTACCGGGGTTACGCAGCAGGTAGACAATGTTGCGATAAAGCCACAGCACCTGCTTGCGGGTCAGGTACGGCTTGTAGCGCTCCAGGCCGGCATGGGAACCCAGGTGCGACCAGACGTGGAAATCGTGCACGTAGTTGGTGCCGATGTTCTGGTTGCGGATCATCATCAACCGGGTGGGCAGGTGCATCATGATCGCGCCAAAGAAGAACGGGTGCATCAGGTTGTCGGTGAGGTTGATGTAGTTCTGGTGCTCGTTCTGCTTGACGAAGGTATAGATCCACTCCTGCAGCCGCGGGATAACGTTGTCCTCACCCTCCAGGATCAGCTCTTCTTCGTACCAGATGATCTGGTACTCTTTGGCGGTAGTGGATACCTCATAGGGGATCGGGTTCAGGATACCACGAATCAACAGCTGCTGATCAGGGAACTGCGCCAGGAGCTCTTTGTAGTATTCACTGCCGTACTGGTAGCTGCGTGCGGTCGCGATGTGGATACGCATGTTCTCGGCGGTGAAGTCGATCATCTCGTCGTTGTCCAGCGAACGCACCCGCATTAACCGGTTGGAGCCATGATATACGCCAGCCAGGTTCATGTAGTACTTCCAGGTCCGCTTGTCCTGGGGAAGTGACGTATAACCCTGCAGGCTCATGTGTTCGTTGATGATTTCCGCTGACCGGGTGGAGTGGAGGATGACCGTGCGAGCGAAACGTAAGTTCTCCTGCTTGTAAATCGTATAGTCTAAATTCATGGGGATGTTCCCGAAAACAAGGAGCCTTATAAATGGCTGGTCAAAGATTAACTGGGGTGTCTAACGCAAAGACGCCCAAGCTGAATACGCTGAATAAGGATCCAGTGTCCCAATCGATCCTGAGCCTGTTGACACCGGAAGACAACAAAGAGAAAACTAAAACGGGCGGGGCCAACGCGAACAAGGATCAGATCTCAAAGGCCACGCTGGAGCGCATCTCCCGGATCACCAGCACCACGATCGACGCCAACCGAGAGCTGATGGAGTCGGTACCCGGTGCCTTTAAGGCGTTAAGCATCCTGCAGGCCGCGATTCTGTCACCGCGTGATTTGACCAGCATTAACCTGGCCTACAGCTCGGAAGCCTACGAAGGACGCAACAACGACCTCAACAACTCGATGCTGAACACGGTAAAGGATTACGTAGAAAACAACTATAAAATTACGGACCGTTTACAGGACATGGTGGCGGACATCCTGTTCTATAAAGGTTCCCGTCCGATTGCTTTACTGTCAAGCTCGGCGCTGGACAACATTATTAATGGTCACGTACGGGCTTCCATGGAAGCACTGGGTGATGAATACCGTGACGGCAAGTTCATCAACCGTGGCTGGATCGGTGACAACGATCACGTCCTGGCCAATGGGACTCGTCGGGCCTCGCTGGAATCGTTGATTGCGGGTGACATGCCGGGAATGACCAGTGATATCGTGGGTACCGAAGACATTGGTGTCAGCGTCACCGATAATGACTCAATCCTGCGTCTGCCGCAGCTCAAGCTGGCCTTGGCCCGCAACGCGATGGCCACCAAGGTTCGGGTACCGCGGGGGTTAAGTCAAAGCCCACGGCGCAGCTTCGGCATTGAAGCCCTGGACAGCAAGGGCAAGAGCAAGCAGAAGGACGGCAGCGACGGTGAGCGTTCGATCAGTAAGCAACTGAGCCCTGAGCAATACGTCGACATTTATAACCAGCTGTTTAAAACCCGCGACTATGCGCCCACCGATCTGGTCGAAGTGCGCCGCGACGACGAGCTGACCAAAAAGAACGTGGATGCGGTGCTGTGGATTGACCTGCCGCCGGAATCGGTGATTCCCGTGCACCTGCCGGGTAACCCGAAAGCGCGTATCGGGGCCTACGTCCTGTTAGACAATGACGGTAACCCGCTGTCAACGGCGCTGTCGGAAAACGCCTACCAGGACAACCAGCAGAACGCGGCGGATACGGCCAACGCCATTGACGGCACTAAAGGCATCATTGCGATGGCTAACGAGTACCGCAACGGGTCAACCGATAACTTCTCGATGGTTGAGTTCCGTCGCAAGGTCAACGAAGAGATCGAGCGGGATTTGGTGCAGCGCGTGGTGAACGGTACCTTCGGGCAGAAAGTGTCCTTAGGGATGACCGATGAGATCAAGCACATGATGGTGGCGCGCACCTTGCGTAACCTGAAGACCAAGATCCTGTTCCTGCCGGAAGAGTCCCTGGTGTACATGGCGTTTGACTACAACCGCTTTGGCATTGGTCGTTCACTGCTAGAACGCTCACGCCTGTATGCGTCGATGGCAATGGCCAACGTGATTGCCACCACCATGGCCAACATCAGTGCGTCAACCAGCATCACCACCCTGGGGATTCAGCTGGACCCGGATAACCCGGAGCCGGATGCCACCGTGGAAGCCATCGTGACCACGCACCTTAACAGCAACCGTACCATGTCCTCGCTGATTGGCGCGCGTAACCCGCGTGACGTGATCAACATCATGGACGAAGCCTCGGTGCAGGTAAAAACCAGCGGCCATCCTGGCTACCCCGACATCGACGTGGAGGCCACCTACGACAAGCGTAACGTGACACCACCGGACAGCGACTGGAACGACCGCTTGCTCGAGATGTTGCACAACATGTGGGGTGTGGACCCGGCGTTGTTGTCCACGCAGAACGCCACCCAGTTTGCGATCGAACACATTAACAACAACGCCCTGTTCCGTAAGTCCACCGGGATGCAGCGTCACATGCTCTGTTCGTTCTTGTCTGAACTGGTCCAGAAGATCGTGGCCAAGTCCGGTAACCTGATGACCAAGCTGTATGAGATCATCAACGAAAACAAGAAGCTGTGGCAGCCTTCATCGAAGAAAGGCAAAGAGCAGCTGAAAGAATTGAAAGAAGAGCATCCAGAGATTGAGAACAGTGACGAGTCGCTGGCCAACTTTATCCTGGTGAACTTCATCAACTCGATCAAGCTGACCTTACCGGAACCGATGGAAGGCGATGTGGATGAACAGAACCGGGCGTACGACACCATGCGTCAACGCTACGAAAACACCATCAAGGATCTGTTTACCGACGACATCCTCTCGTACATGCTTGAAGGCGCAGATACCTCGAAGTTTGAGATGTGGCGTCAGAACCTGGTGGCACACAAGATGCGTGAGTGGATGGCGGGTAGCGGTAGCTATGCGGATATTACCGCGCTCTGCGAAGTGGGCGATGATTCCAACGAAGCGTTTACGCTGCTCACCTCGATGGTGGCGTACAATGAACAAACCACCAAAGGACTGATTGAATACCTGAAGCTGTCCAACAAAATGAAAGGCAAACTGAAGGAAGCCTTTGATAAGCTGGAAGCCAACGGTGACATGGAGAACAACCCGGCCGATAACGGCTTCGGTGGTGGGGAAGAAGGAGACATGGGTGATGACGCTCAAGGCTTTGATGGTGAGGGCGATATGTCTGGCGATGGTGATTTCGGTGATGGTGGCGCTGGTGACGATCTCGGCGGTGAAGGTGACGCGACTGGTGATCCGAGCGGTGAAGGAGGAGATGCTGACTTCTCCGACGGCAGCGCGGACGCTACGGGCGAGGCGACCGACGGTGCAGAAGCGTCGCTGATGTCAGAAGACGGTAGCGACCCAATGGCCGAAGGTGAAGGCGCAGAAGCCGATGCCGTGACTGAAGGCGTTGATGGTGAACCTGCTGTCGAAGACGATGCGGGAGAACCAACACCGGAGCTGGATGAAAACGGTGAGCCAGTAGCCGAAGCGGAAGGAAGCGATGACTTTGCTGACGACAGCGGTGAACCGACAGAAGACGGTGCTGAACCTGATTCGGATGCCCCAGACGTCGATGCCGATGCGTTTAGTGAAGCCCCAACCGATGGCGCAGATGACTTCGCCGAAGCGTCAGCAGACGGTGCAGACGGTGAGTTTGCCGAAGCATCACCGGACGGAGCCGACCACGACTTCGAAGAACCTACTACGGATGATGCGACGGACGCGGTTGAAGGCGACGATACAGACGCAGTGACCGAAGACGCAGAGACGGATGTCGATGCAGAGGAAGCCACTGATGATGCTACCCCGCCGGCAGAAGACGACGTGGACGTAGATAGTGATGCCATCCCTGAGGCTGACGCAACCGAAGAAGACGTTACGATGGAGGACGAGGTGGATATCGATGCTGATGTAGAAGCAGACGCTGTGGAAGAAGAGACCACGCCGGAAGCTGATGCTGATGCTGACGTCACCGAAGAAACCGACGGTGAACCAGACGAAGACTTCACCGAACCTGCTGCTGCTGATGGTGCGGAAGATGACTTCGTTGAACCGGCCGTGGACGGGGCAGAGGATGACTTTGCTGAGCCAAGCGCAGACGGCGTCGAAGATGACTTCGAAGACGCCTCGGATGCCGCGGACGACCTGGACTTTGAAGAACCGAAAGGTGACGATAAACCAACCGGGAAAAACCGCAAGTCCAAGCGTACACAGAAGAAAGAGGCTAAAGAGAAGAAAGAGTCTGAAAAGAACTCTAACGACGACGTAGACTTTACCGACGTGTAAGGCAAAAAAAAAAGCGTAAGTAGGACGGCGACCTTCTACCCCACTGCGGGGTAGAAGGCGCACGTCTTTTATGCCGGTTGGACAGCGGGTTGCCAGACGGCATAGTGTTTGCGACGGGCGATATAGGCCGTGTTGGCAAAGTGGGTAACAATCGTGCGGGCGGTAACGCCGCAGCTGCCTAAGGCTTCGATGCTGACGTACACGCGATCGCGCGGGCTCAGGTTAAAGGTAGTGATATCAACGCCGTAGCGCTCCTGTAAGCGACGTTTGACTTCGCGGAGTACAACCGTATGGTCACGGTGCTCACGGGCAGTCAGGGTCATGTCGGTGGTCACTTCGTGCAGCATCTCACGCAGCAGCTGTGAGTTGGCGGCAAAGTTGGCGTCTCTCATTGTGGATTATCCCTGTTGTTGAATGTGATAACGTTTCAATAAGATAATGGCTTCCAGATCTTCCAGCGTGAATACGCCATCTAGGTAAACCCGTTGTTCGGTCCAGTTGATGTCGTACCAGAATTCCGGGGTGTGTCCGCCCAAACTGTTTCGTGCAGCGGCTGCCTGTTCCTCCGTAATGTGGGATGTGTTGGTCATACGGGTCTCGTGTTAAAGGTGGATCGGCATAAGCGGGGGACGAGCCCCCGCGTATGATCAGTAGTGAACGTAGAAGGTTGGGAAGGTGTTACCGTTGCCCAAACCTGCCTGGGTGAAGGCCAACTCCACGCCATCGCTGGCGATGATGAAGTGCTTGCTCAGTACCGCTCCGGATGATTTCCCGCGCTTCTTAATGTCGGTCATCAGCTGGTGCAGGTACGGACGCTCGGATGCCATGGTAACGAACGCCGGGTGGTTATCGTTGGCACGCATCTGTTTGGTGGTGCGTGCCATGGTGGTCACGCTGTAGGCCGTTTGTAACAGCACGGCGGACTCCATCTGGGCGAGCATTGCTTCACGGTCTTCCTCCGGCAGATCGTAACGACGGGCCAGCTGCTGCTGTGCGGTACGCAGTGCATTACCGGTAAGCAGGGTGCACAGGCGAGAACGCACGTTAGCCCAGTTCTTGTGGATGCGGTTCAGCACGTCGAGATCTTCTTCCGACTTGTTCATGAACATGATCAGCTGCACCAACTCATCTTCGAACGGGTTACCCTCTTCGAGTTCCAGCTCGTCCGAATAACCGTAGTCGGCATGCAACATGGTATTCAGAGTGTCACGCATGTACTCGGTCACCTTGTGCAGCTGACGCTCGGACATCAGGCCTTCAGTGCGGATGGTGCGGATGGTTTCTGCGAGGTCCATCAGGTCGCTGGCCGTCGAGTCAATGGTCAGCTTGTTGATGTACTCGTTGTTCAGGTACGCTTCGATTTCCGGATGGGAAGTGATCAGGCTGATTTCACGGATCTGGGTTTCAAAACCGTGGGTGCCTTTCTTCAGGTTGTCCATCAATGGCTTGACCTTCACGGCGGTCAGCAGGACGGCTTCCTGACGGGATAAGGCATACACCGGTTTGTCCACCAGATAAATGCTGTTCTCACCGAGTTTCTCATCGAGGATCTCCGGGGTGGTTTCCGGATCTTTGATGATCTTCACAGCTTCACCCACGTTCATCACCGACAGCGGGCCGAAGTCCGCGATCTCTGCCTGGCGAATCTGCTCGGTTGGCACCGGAGTATCGAGAAGGGTAATGTCGTGCTTAAGGCGGTCCATAGGTACTCCAACAATTTTCTGCTCAATTGAGCCATTTTCCATATAACGATACAGACGCGTGCAGAAGCGACGATCGTACCCAATTGGCCACGGGCAGGTTTTGTGGCGTTTGGCCTTCATCAGAATGTGGTAGAACTCTGAGGACGGCGCGTCGTAGTGTTTCTCGGTGAACAACCAGCCATCCGGTAAGCCATCTTCGCTGAGCGGACGAGCTTCCATCTGCTGCGGTGCGCTCACGGTTACCTGACCGGCAGTCAGATCCACAACCTGATCGTTTGGCAAATGGTGGCTGTAGGTGGAGTTATCCACCGGTGCACTGTAAGCACCCGCCATTGCCTGGGACATCGGATCCGGCGTGAAGCCCTTGCTCGCACCAAAGGTATTGCCAAACAGTTCAGTCATGCTCGGCATCACGCTGTGTTCGGAGGCCGGGGCGTTAAACAACTCCGCTTCTTCTGACGTATCCAGCGCCATGATGGAGTCGAAGTTGATGTCGGACGATGGGACTTGAGCAGGCTCCTGCAGCTGGTTATGAATCGCCTGTGCTAACGTGGGAGTGGCGTGGGATTCAATTACCCCGTTGTTCCACTGCGGCGGCGGTGTCCACTGGGTGCGTGCCTGCTGAAGCGGTTGTTGAGCCGGTGCCGGCTGCGGAATCAACGGCTCCAGTGTCGGCACGTGGGTGTAGTCGACCTTACGCGCGGTAATCCCCAGGTTGGCATCTTCCTGCTGGCGACCGCGGTTGCTGCCGACGTTTAACGTTCCCATGTCCACCGGCTTCATCCCCAGGTGGTTTTCTCCGCCTGCCGGCGGAATCACCGCACGGGCGTTGCTGTACCCCAGGTTGTGCGCACTCCCCGACTGCTGACCGGGCTGCGGCTGCTGCTGCATGGTCGGTGCCATCGGCATCGCATACTGCTGCTGCATTGACGGCTGCTGCTGGTAACCCGGCATTACCATGTTCGGCGCCACCGGCTGGAAGTTTGCCTGCTGCTGGGTCATAACCTGATAGCCAGGAATGGTCAACACCAGCGGCGGGATCCCGGCTGCCGGTAAGGCCTGGTTAATGACCTGCTGGAGCATCGGCATGTTCTGCAGCAAACCCTGCAGGACCTGCGGTGGTACCTGCTGCACCATTTGCGGCATGGTGTACAGCGTGGAGATGACGGCAATGTCATACGCCTGCTGCACCGCCATGTTCATCGCCTGCTGCGGTTGGATACCGGGGGTGGAACGCATGATGTGATTTAACAAGGCAGCCCCAACCCGCACCAGCATTGTGGATTCTGCATCACGCCACTGGTTCTGGGCGCCACGGGTATAAATGAAACCACCGACCTGCGTTTGGTTAGCCTGCTGCGCCACGTAGTTCATTAGCGCCTGCTGCATCTCATTGAGCTGCGGGTTCGCCATTACCATGCCCTGCTGTGGCATTTGCTGCTGCTGGGGTTGCTGGTAGTACTGCTGCTGCGGCGGCATCTGCTGGGGCTGCACGCCATAGGCCTGATACATGGGTTGACCGGGTTGTTGCGGGTATTGTTGTGGATACATGTTCATTGTCCATAAAAGGGTAAATGTGGTGTCGAACGCAAGCGCTACTCATACGAGTTAAGAGACGTGTTAGATATTACGACGGGTGATCACCGCTTGGGTATGCGTAAACAGCCTGTCGTGCTTTACAGAGGGCTCAAAGCGATTGTTCGGCAGTGGCTTATACAGGTTAGCAATGGATCGACCCGACGGGTCGGGCTTGGTAATGTGCAGGAACGCACAGCAGTCGGCAATACTGACGTCCAGCGACTTCGAGTCGTCCGACATCGGTGAAGTGCTGGGGCGTCCTTTTCCGCCGGAGGCATTGGACTGCAGCACCAGCTTGTTGTTGATCTTGAACAGCTTGTTGTCACCCGGGGCGGCAATCGAGCTGATCTCCCCGTGGTCCGATCCCTTCACCTTGTAGATCACTTCCGGCTTCAGGTTACGGTTGAACGCGTCAAACAGATTGGCTTCTGTGAAACACATCAGCCGCTCACCGGTGGTGGTGTCGACCGTCCACTGTTTGCACTGCTGCATCAGGTTGAATTTGGTGTAGAAGATACCGTGCACGATCGGGGACAATACGTAAGGCAGGACAGCCAACTTCTTGCCATACACACTGGCCAGGTTAACCGTGTTGATCATGGTATCGAGGTTAGCGATGATGTAGACCATCACCTCGTAGATGTCTTCGCAGACAATCCCTTCCTCGGCCAGGTTTTCCTTGGCCATCGCATCCAGGTAGGTATCCAGCGAATCAAAGTGTGGCTGCAGGTACTCGGCCATCTGCACGTTCTTCACCTGACGGTTGAACACCATCTTGCCCATCATCAGGCGCCAGTGGATCAGTTCGTCAGACCAGCCTGGGTTAAACTCCTGCGGATAGCAGTCGGCCACGTAGAAGAAGCCGGCGATCATGATCTCCGTCAGGTTACTCGGGTTTAAAGCACGAACGGCAATGGCTGCCGTGGTAGGGGCCCAATCAACCGGGCGCTTGTTGTTAGGGTGCTGGGTCCGCGCGCTGTAGTAGCGGGTCCATTCGGAGTCCGGGTACGTGGTCGGGTTGATTTCCGATTCGGTGCCAAAGACCACCTCGGTGCGGGCAAAGCGCTTGAACGCCTCGGTGACGCCAAACTTCGCAAACAGATAATGCGGAAGCGAAGGCATCGGTGGGTTCTTGTTGGTGTTGGCTTTTTGCTGCTTGGCGCGATAGATCTTACCGTACGGAATGTTAATGTGCTTTTGCACCCGGTTCCGCTTCTGCACGATGTTGATCTCATCTTTGCAGATGGTGTGCACCGTACGACGAATGACGATCTTGTCACAGGTCACCCGGAAGAAGCAGCCGTCCTGGGTGATGGACACGCCGGGATCTTCTACCACTGCGGAAACCGTGTGGGCGGTACCGCGCAGGTGCATCAACCCGGTATCGTCACAATACGGCACGTACAGCAGCAGCGGGTGGGTCGGCTTGCCATCGATGACGAAGTCAAACTTCACCAGGCGCAAATCCGAACGGGCTAGCTCGTAGCGAATCTTTGACGGGGAGTTCCCACCATTGCGCTTAAGCTTAAAGCGATACTCTTCATCGGGACGGCAGCAGCGATAGCCGCGGTACTCGATGTTTGAACCCAGGCTGCCAAAGGCGCTACGAAACACCCGATCCAGATAGTACAGCGACTTATCCATTTCTCGCTTGACCAACCCTTCGTAGAAGTCCGGGTTCATCTTCACCAGCTGGCTCTTCATTATGTTTTCGAATAATGGATCCATGATGCTACCTTACTTTATTAATTTCACGATGCCAATCATCGCAGTGGCCAATTTGATAAGTTCGGTGATACCTTTGTGCAAAACAAGACTCCCCTCCTGTTTCTGCTTCTGCTTGGCCTCTTCCACATCACGTTTCAAATTCTCAATAAGCCTATCTTTCTTGTCACCGTTTTTCAGCGCTACCTCCAACGCATTTTGGGTGGTTTGAAGTTCTTTATTCCCCTGGTGTCGTGCTTCACCAAAGGTGGGCCAAAGTCCGTATTTAGTCGGATCCTTTAACAGAACCGCCATCGGGACATAGGTCGCACGTGCATCGTTCTTGACGTCCTTCGCATTGCGCATGGGCTGCGTACCCAGTAAATGAAGTCCATCCTCAATTTGCTCGCTGAGCCGATCGGATGGGTCGGGATCGATACGGAATACGTCTCCGGCGATATTCATGTATCGGGGGCCTAACTGATCGAAACGATCTATCAACCGGACGGCATAAAGCACGAGGCCGTCAAAGTCGTCCTGCAGACGCTGGGATTGATGTTTCTGGATAGCACTGATGCTGTATGGGTGTTCGGCGGTGGCCTCTAGGGGATGTAGAGAAATCACCAGATCGGCAATGGCGGAATAGAACTCGCCACCGTGCCGTTCGAAATAGGCTTTACTGTAGGTCAGGGAAATACGTGCTGAATACACCCCACCGATCAGTACACCCCTATCCTTCATGGTTTGGATAGCTTGGTACAGAATTTGATATTCTTCGGGTAGAGACTCCATAGATTGTTGGGTAATGTAAAGAAATACTTCGGCCTTTGCCGACAGCTCCAGTTGGATAGTGATTTGACCTGAATGGTAGCCACCCCCATGTTTGGGGCGGATCACAGAACTTACCCCAGTTCGTTGACGCACCACCACTGGGACAGATAACGAACTTAAAACCGACACCGACATCTTCATATCGGCCGTGTAGTCAAAGAAGTTATTCTTGTCGTCGACGAGCTGGATTTGGTGGTCGTTGCTCATGTTAATACCTTCGCCTATAACAGCTCAACCAATGCGGGTTATTTCACTGTTACCTTTAGGTAATGTAGGCCTCAAATATTTTTCAAGCCGGCATAAAAAGGCTTCACGCCCCCGAAGGAGCGTGAAGCCTAATTAAGCAGTTATGCCATCACTTACGGCGCTGGGTTGGCGTTCAGACCATCCAGAACCTGCGCTGCGATGTTGCCAGCCAGATCACCGGTGCTCACTGGGATGTTGATAGAACCAGTGTACGCTTCGTCCAGACCAGAGATGGTCAGTGCGGCGATGATTGGGCAGACAACCACGTGCAGGTTACGCGGCTGCACCATGGTTTCCTGGATGTAGTTACCGTTACGCATGATCTTAACGGTGGCTACGATTTCAGGGACCCACAGGTGCATACCGAAGGTGCACAGATCCAGACCACCAGACTTCATACGAGACAGAGTCATGATGACCTTGCCTTTCATTTCGAGGTTGTTAGAAGTCACAACCGTTACTTTGAAAGAGATACCCGCGGTACGCAGGTCGCCAACTTCCATCAGGTACTGCGCGATGATGTTGTCGGTACCGATCAGCAGGTTAGGCTGCTGTTCGTTGTACAGCAGGCCGATGGCGATGTTGTAACCGGATTCCGCGTTCATGCGGTAAGCGTAGTTACGGATGATCAGCAGCAGCTGCTCGCTGATGTCTTCACGGCGCATGTGGGACGCAGTGGAGTTCACCAGTTTGGAGATGTCGTAATCACCTTCGCCGAACCATGGATCAACCACGGCTTTACCTACACCTTCAACGCTGTTCTCATCGTAACGCTGCCACAGGGCGTTGTTCGCGATGCCGGAAGAGCGCATGGAGTCAACGTAGTCCAGCAGACGGCTGATCGCCATTGCGGAGTTACGTGCGTAGGTTGCTGTTGCCAGCTGTTCAACCGCTACTGCTTCAACCGGGCCCCAGTCGTTAGTGGCTGGAGAAACCGCAGTGATTGGTGCGCCGAGCTGAACCAGGTACTTGTAGTTGCTGGTCTGGCGATCGATACGCTGTTCGCGAGTACGGAAGTTGCTGTTACGCAGGTTAGCTTTGATGTAGTAACCAGCGAACTCGAAGGTCAGCTTGGCGACTTCAGTTTTCACCGCAGCAGTGTTGGTGATGTCTTCGTGGCTAACGTTGTCGTAGACGCGATGAATGCGCGGCTGCTCCAGGGCGTTAACAACCAGGTCACCTTTTTCGTGGTTCAGGGTACCGTTAACTTTCAGCGCCAGGCCGATGGTCTGACCGCCAGTGGTCAGCGGTGCCAGCAGCACGGACGGAGTACCGGCTACGGTTTTCTGAGCAGCAGTCAGCTGGTAAGCCAGCACGTCCATATCCAGAGAAGTCTGGAATTTGTCGCCTTCCTGCGTTTTCTGGAACGCAGAACGGTCCAGGTTGTCAGTGCGCAGACGGAACAGCTCGGTGGTGCCGCCAGCGTTGCTGACTTTGATCCACACGTACTGCAGACGGACGTTGTTGTCGATCTGGTCAGTGTGGTCCATCACGCCGTTTGCAACCAGGGACGGAGTAGAGCACAGGCCCAGGAAGCCGATGCGTACGCCTGGTTTCAGTGCTGCGGTTGGCAGATCTTCGCCACCCTGGACTTCAGTGAAGTTGGTGCCGTCAACGAACCACTGGTTGTTGCTGTTGTCCGCTGGTTTGTACGGCAGCAGTTTCACCGCGTCGTTACGCAGGATGGACGGATCACGCAGGGTGTTGATCAGCTTCTTACGCTGCCAGTCAGTCACTTCGCCAGTGGCTTTGTGCTTGATGAACGGCTCAACGATATCGATTGGAATCTTCACGTCCAGACCGATGTCGTTCGCAGTCAGGGTCGTAGTTGGGAAGAAGGCTTCACCCACTGGATCCTGTTTAGCTGCTTTGATGTTGTACTCAATGGTCTGCGCCTGCTGCGGCTGGAACTCTTGAGTCTGTTCGAACGCTTCAGCGCCGTAGCCCTGTTTCGCATCCGCAGAACCGTAGCGGGAACCAGAAACCGTCTGGAAGCCGCCTTTAGACGCCGCGCGTGCAGACGCGGAGTTCAGAGCACGTGCGTAACCTGGCAGGTCGCCCACGATGGTGGCAGCGATAGCACCGGCAGCCAGCTGCTGCTCGGTAAAGCCTACCAGGCCAGCGCTGTGCGCGTCGGACGGCATCGCGGTCAACAGATTGTGAGCGCTCTTGATCGCGGTGTCTTGTTTGTTCAGCGCCACCGCATCCAGTGATTCCATGCCATAACCACTGACAATTTCTTTACCGTTAGCAAAGTTACCCTGCTGCACAGCGGATTGAATACGCTCAAACAGAGATGCACTGTGTTCGGTGTGAAGGATTTTTAATGCCATTATGCTTTTTCCTTTCAATAACTTATATAAGTTTTCGAGACACCAGGAAGAGGTGTTACGATGTGGAGATGTGTTGCGCTAACACTCTGGGTAACAGTACGTCACATAACTTGGTTATTTAACATACTATTATTATTCAGTTTACACACAACGCTGGGCTACGGCGTTACGCACGACGCTCGTACAGAAACCCACGTACAGACTCTTGTACTCCTCGGCTTTTGCTGAGATGGTGTTCATAGAGTAGAGTACGTCACGCAGCAGACGTTGTTCTAACATACTATCTGTCATGTCAACGTCGGCCTGGGGCACCACCATTACGCAAACGGTATCACCGTTTAACACCGTGGTTTTGAAACCATAGGTGCTCGCCGTACCCGCACGATGCGCTTCTACATCATAGGGCTCACCGGTGGCATACTCGTAAACGGTACGGGTATTAAGCTCCGACAGCTCAGCCTGAATGTCGGACTGTAAAGTACTTGCGAACTTTACCCACTCTTCTTGTGTAAAGACATCCATGATGCCATTTGAATAGTACGGCAGCTGGCTTAACGCTTCCGTCAGCTTGTTCGCCAGGGCAGCGGATGACTTACGAAAATCAACGCTACATAACATGACGTTCAGCGCGTAGTAAAAAATGACATCGCGTGCGGATAATATACTAAGTAATTTTTCTGGTTCAAGCAAAACTTTTAATGGTAATTGGTTATCACGCAGTGCTCGTAGGATCGGAGCCGGAGCGATAACAATTTTCTCTTTGAACATAACTTCACCTTAACGAGGAACGTGATGGACACTGGTCTGCTACTCATAAAGATTATTACGTTATTTTACCAACACAGCGTGGTTGGTGGTGAAGCCGGCGATGATTACAGTGAGTTCATTGATGAGCTCATGGAAAATATTCCTGCCCCCGTGGAGACCATGGGCAGTGACGAACAGCGTTCTGTGCAATTGGCGTTACGTAAAACCATCCGCTGGCTGATCGGTCGTAACAAGATAGAACCGCTGGACAAACTTGATCTGCTGCAGCGCCTGCTCAACGACTGCGGTCAGGATGCAGCGACTTACCAAGCTTTAGAGATGGGGGTGAACTCCACCGAAGACGACCCGTACCGCGCTAACCAAACCGTGACCCAAATCTACCGTGACCTGAAATCCTGGGACAGTCGTCGTAAGGCCAAGGCGGTGATTAAGAAACTCGCCATGCCGATTATCTACGGCGGGGACGATGTGGATGTGGATCTGGCGGTTGGGCGTCTGTTCGAGGAGATTGAATCGCTGAACCTCACCACCACCGACCAGTTTGACCCGGCGGTAGTCAGTGAAGTGTCGGTCAGTGATTTGAATGCGGTCAGCCAGCTGTTTAAGCAGGCGAAGGAAGAGTCCTCTACGCTTGGGGTATTACGCACCGGCTATCAGGGGATCAACCGGATGCTCGGTGAGGTGGGTGGTTTCCGTCGCTCGGAGTTCGTGTTGGTGGGCGCACTGCAGCACAACAACAAATCCGGCTTTACCATGGACCTGACCCGTCAGATTGCAATGCACAACACTCCGTACATGCGCGATCCGAAGAAGAAGCCGATGATCATGCATATTTCGTCTGAGAACAACATGACGGATAACATGGTGAGTTGGTGGAAGAAGATCAAAGCCAACGTCGATGGCCTGGTGCACGATCACCAGACGATTGATGAAGCGCAGGCAGCGAAGGAGGTCATGGAAGCGTTATCCGTTATGGGTTACGAAGTCAACTTCTGTCGTGTCGATCCCTCGCAGTTTGGTTACCGTAACCTGTTCGAACGCATTAAGCAGTTTGAGAACATGGGTTACGAGATCCATCTGTTGACCATTGACTACCTGGGGATGTTTAACAAGCAGGGTTGTGAGAAAGGGGTAGCGGGGCAAGAGTACCGTGACCTGTTCCGTCGTGTGCGTAACTTTACGTCAGCGCGCGGTATCTGTGTTATTACGCCTCACCAGTTAAGTCCGGCTGCCAAGATGCTGGTCCGTAACGGCATGGAAGAAGACCTGCCGCGGGAAACCGCCAACAAAGGCTACTGGGATAACTGTACCAAGATTGACCAGGAAGTCGACGTCGAGATCATCATCCACTTGGTGCGTGTCGGCGAAGAAACCTACATGTGCGTACAGCGTGGTAAGCACCGTACCATTTCCATTACCCCGGAGAAAGACAAGTTCTGCGTGTACAAGTTTACCGCAGCCGGTATTCTTGATGATATTCACGGTAAAGACATGTCACGTAAACACGTGGCGGGCGATACCATGGCCGACGGTGGTGCGAACCCGTGGTTCGGGTAACCACTATTGTATGACCAGAAATGCTTTCAGTTTGTTCTTTGGGGGAGCCGCAGGATGTCGTGCTCCCCTTCTTTTTTCTCTATCAGGCTCCACGCCTTAAAACCATTAGAACCACCTGCCCAAGTGGCGTAACGTTTTTTAACCCTTTGATTGAGTAAGCCTGAATGAACATTGTCGTTGCTTTGCCTGCCTGACGCTAACCTGCGGGTTGGACGTCAGGTGGGTGTTATGCCGATCTTATAAACAGCGTATCGGTAAGGTGAATACAAAAAAAAAAGAACATCGGCATAAGTGCAGTTACCTTCCCCGCCAAGGGAAGGTAACTGCGTTATGACGGTTAGAAGAGAGACTTGTACAACGTGTCGATAATGTACCGCTGGTTGGTTTCGGTATGCACCCCACAGCACTGCAGGGTCATTGCCTGGAACCACAATCCGTGGGATTCGTAATAGTTAAAATGAATCTGCACGGCTGAGGGTCGCACCATGACACCAATTGGCTGGCTGGCGCTATTCCAGTCATCATACAGACGACGCTGAATCCGACTGTAAAAGCGCGCAATTAAGTCGGTACCTTCCCGGGTCGTTGCCATGTGAATGTACAACGCCCGCTTACCCTTCACGTGCGGCTGCCCAATGCTTGAAGCTAACGTAATGATCTCATTGGTCGAGTTCAACACGGCCAGGACCCGACTAAAGGACTCGTCGCCATCAGTAGGGTTACGGGCGGCACCGTCTAACAACACGGCAAGCTGTTCGTAATGATCGGGATGGGTGTACAGCTGATACATACGGGTCTCCTTACATTGACCACACGGCGTCGTCTATGTGTTCAAACAGGGCATCGCGGATCTGGTTTAGGGTAGCGGTATCGTACATCACGTTCGGGGCGCCGGACAAATACATGCTTTGTCCCGCGATACCGCGGATACCACGTGACTGAATAGAGGGACGGGGGGT